TATCAGAAATGACTTTAGTCTGTTCAACATCTTCGTGAATGGCAGAACCATCTTCAACAATCTTTACTTCTTCTGGTTTATATTCTTCACCAACTTTTTGATCATTAACTACAGGAGAATCGACAACAGGTTTGTTGGCAGGAACATTTTCAGCAGGAGTATCATTTCTATCTTCAGGATCTGCTTTAGGAGTGGGATCTTTTGGCATATCTGCGGTCATGGTTACAGAAGAAGAAGGAGTTTCTTCATCCGTAACAGAAGGATTCATTTCAGGTTCAGTAGTGACTGAAACTGAAGCGATCTCGCCTTCAGTTGGTTCGCCATTAATATCAGAAGCTGCTTCTTCAGGCGTAATAACAGATACAGTCTCAACAGGTGCACCGTCGATAGAGATGTGCACTTCTGGAGCTTCAGTACCTTCAATATTTTCTTCAATAGTTACAGAAGGAACTGGTTCATTATTAACAACTACTTCAGGTTCTTCTACAGGAGTAATATCAGCAGGTTCTGAAACTTCAGCAGGAACTCCAGGTTCAATTGGAGGAGTTTCAACAACTGGAGGTTCAGGAGTTACTTCAGATTCTACAGTAACAGTTTCACCAGGTGCAACGGAAACGGATACAGAAGAAGTACCGTCTACACTAGAAGATACAGAGGAAGAAACAGAAGGAGTTTCTTCTTCAGTTATTGTGGTTTCAGTATCAGAAATAACTTCACTGTCTTCATCGACTGGAGCAATATCAGCTGGAGATGCAGGTTCAGCTACTTCAACATATTCTACAGTTTCAGTAACTTCACCAGTATTTTCATCAAATTCCATTTTAATAACTTGTGATTTCATGCGATAGATTCCTTATATAAGGTTTAATAAGTTGACTATATAATTAATAAGAAGACTTTAATAACGCAAGATAATTGTCAACCACATTATAGTTAAAAGGATTTGTCATTTCTATAACATGATTGCAATCACACTTATAGCGATTGTCTGTTATGCCGATAACCGCTTCAGGTGTTCTTACAGGAATAGATTGTATAAATTCAATCTGTGATGAACAAAACATTCTATTTGCACAGGTTGCTTCTTTTAAATAATTTGTCTCATCAAAAAGTCGATACATAATCTTAAGAACAGTTGTAATTTTTTGTAAGTGATGAGCATCACAATACAAAAGAAGAGCACGAATATCTTCGGGTTCTTCCGGATCATAGGTTCTTAATTCAAGCATGGGTAAAAAAGTATTAATAATAGTAGTGACACCTAATCTTTCTGTAGTATTAGGATACATCCTTGTACTATTTTTGCGTTTATCGTTGATTGGTACATCAACTGTGTCTACTGCCCTATTCCAAAGAATAATTGACAATGCTTTTAAGTCACCGTACACATCATTTACTTGAGAAATTTTCTTAGGACAAAATCTTCTGATCATATTTGCTATATCAGTAGATAATGGAATAGTCATAATAACAGAATCAGAATATTGAAGTGTGAACGGTTCAGCAAGAAGATGAATCATATTGATAATGTTAAAAGCAAGATCAACCTGAATTTCTTTTTTATGTTCCTCAGTGTATTTTGCATGTAGATCTTTTCTTTTTGGACAAAGATCTACATCAGAACAACGAAGTGAGTACATATATCCGAGTGAAGGTGTAATATTATTTATATTAACATTTTCAATAAGATCAATGCAAGTCATAGCAAAATCTGATCTACTTGATCCTATTGTGCGACTATCGTTAAGAAGCCAATTTTTAAAACAGATAGTTGATTTCATAGAGTAAAATTCCCCAGTATTTATACGTCTTCTTCAAATTCACGAAGTTTTGCATCATAGTCAGCAATTTCACGATTGTACACATCGATGATTTTATTAAGACGAATTGCTTCTGGTGAATTTGGATCTGTATTTGAAAGCTCAAACATGAGTCTTGCTCTATTTGCTTCTAACCATTCTTTAAATGATTTATTTTCATTATATTTATTAAGTCTATAATCGTACCACCAATCAGAAATCGCAGAAACTACATTAAAACCTTTTATTCCATGTTTGATTTTTGATTTTGCCTGAATGTTAAATGCAGAAGGATTTAACATGGGAAGGCCGGATGCACCATCTGCATACAAAATCAAATCCATGTTATTGGATTTAATTTTATTGATGTCTTGAAGAAAACTATACAAACCAGAATTATTTACAGCATTGTTTACAGCTGCAATATATTCTTCTTTATGTTCTCGTAAGAACTTAACTCTATATCCCATAGGATTCTGAATAATTCCAGAACAACCATTGGAAAAATTTTCAATCAAGAAACTGGTATATTTATTAAACATGTTGATTTCTTGGAATACTCCAAATACCATCATGCTAGAGATTTTAATATTGTCAATAGTAACTTCTTTTTCAATAAAAAATTGATTGATATTTTTTATTGCTTCATCAAGAATAAAAAGATATCTTTCAGCTGTAACTTTAACAGCACCAAAAGTCATTTCACGTTCAAGTTGATTTGCACGTCCCGTGAGAAGTCGTTTTAAATCTGGAATAATATCTCCAACAAAACGATTGTCTTTTGGAAATTTGGCATCCATGTATTTTTGAGTAAGAATATTCATGCTCTTAGGATTAAATGCTGAAAGAAACACATATATGTTTTTAAGCATATCTCTTTCGAGCGTAAGAATTTCTGCCAATTGATCTTTGGTAATATTTTTTTTAAACTTCTTTTTTTGTTTTTGTAATTCAAGTGTTTGTACAAATGAATCTAGAAGTTTAAAAACATCTTCAAAAATCGCCATACGAACAATCCTTATAAAAGATTAAAATCTTGGTGCAGATGCACTTGAAAATGCTTTCATAATAGAAGTTAAATCATAGTTATTATCTTTAGCATTCTTTTTTACCTGATTGAAATTAAATTCTGCTCTATTTTGAATTCCAGCAAAATACATGTCAATCTTTTCATAGTCAGAATCAATAGTTGCTACAATCATAGAAAGAGTATCATTAAAATATTTCTCTCTGTGAGCTGGATTTCTAAAATCCATACGAACTTCTCCACACCACCTATTAAATGATGCTTTGTCGTACACGTGGATAGTGTTGGCAATATTTTGTTTGTTGGGTGAAAGCTGTGAATATTTCTTTAATTTTTGTTTTTGATTTTTATTAAGTTCATTGTACATTTCTTTAAGATATCCAGTTTTGTCATCACGAAGTGCTTTTCTTCTTCTTTCTGAAAGATCAAGCTCAAATAGATAATCTCTCCAGAAAGATATTTCTCCAGCAGAAAGCTGAAATTTTCTTTGCTTCTTATCAGGTTTATAATTAAGCATAAGAAATTCTTTCATGACATTATCAGGAATGATAAGTGGAAGAATTTGTACAAACAATTTTATAGATGTTTTTGTTTTATCGTTAGCACCAGAACTAAATATTACTTCAACAAGTCTTCCGTAAGAAAGATTGAGTTCTACTGGAGTAGTATCTACGATGCTGGTATTTCCTAAAACAGGAGTTCCAGTTTTAGGGTTAGTAGCTAATTTTGGTTGATAACCGTTATAAGATGCCAATCCTGAGATAAGAATATTATCGTCTTGCATAGGAAGATTATATTCCATAGCTTCAGTGGCAACAACATCAAGCATGTTTCTTATAGTTCTTGTACCATCAACATATTTATTCATATCAATGGCAGTTAAAATCCAACTCAAATAAAGCTGTTGAATGCTTCCAAGTAAATCATTGAGAATTGGTTCTTCTGCACAAGTACGTTGAATAAATACTCGTGAAGATACCATTGATTTTTTAATATAGTTAGATAGATGTAAATTTTTAGCATCTTGATAATTTTCATACAAATTTCTGATGCTATCCATAGCTTCTTTAAAAGTAGACATATCAACAGGTTGTCCTGATTTCGCTCCACTAAAAATATCTGCTAAAGATTTTCCTACTTGCGCAGCAATGAGCGGATTCATATAAAATTCTCCTATATTTATATATAACTAGTCGTATACATAAAAATAAATTTGCATACTATGCCATTTCCTATTTTAAAGGAGTACTTGAATATGGCAGATTATACTACATCCGGATATAACGATACACAAAATTTAGCAGATAAATATAAAAATTATGATGAAACTGAACTTCGTCGTAGAGAAATTGATAAAGAATATTACACAAAAATAGATACAATGCTCAATGACTTATATTTAAAAGCCATGGAGCAAACATACAGGTCATTTGGTGCTGGTACATATGTAAACCAGCTTCAAAACAATATGACCAATATAGATAGATTTGGTGTTAAAGCTATTACGTATAACAATGTACATAGTGGTATGTTGTTTATGACTAGACCGCACCTTAACTTATCTTCTATTAATTTGCGTCAAAATAGATTTATGCATCTTTTAAATACCATGGACCCAGCTTCAATACAATTTGCGATTCGTCTTTGGTTAGATGTTCCTATGTCTAAAGATGGTGGATTAAAAGATTCTGTTGGAAGTTGTCTTAATTTTACTCCACGATCACCTTGGTTTATTCCACTTATGAATAACATTACTGATGTTAGTGGATTTCCAAGTCAAACTGTAGAAACATATACTGATGAGGGTGGATTTTTTTCTGAAAGTCAAAGTATTGCTATAGGATCTGATAGAAATAGGAAACCTTTTGATTTACAGTTGACATTTACAGAACCACTTGGTGGTATTTGTATGGCTATTCTGCAATTTTGGTTGGAATATATAGCTTCTGTAACTATTGGCGAAATGGTTGCATATCCATTCCAGATCGATAGACAAATACTTAATTATACAGTTTCTATATATAGATTTATTTTAGATCCTTCCAAACAATATATTCAAAAATGGTCTAAAAGTACAGGTTGTTTTCCTACGGCAAGACCTGGTGGTGCCTGTTTTGATATGTCAAGAAATGAAGATTTTGTTGAAGCTGCCAAAACATTTTCAACCACCTTTAAGTGTAATATCTATGAAGAAAACGATCCTATTATTTTAAAAGAATTTAATATGTTGGCAGAAAGATATTGGCCAGAACTTCATTATCTTGATCCTACATCTTCTATGGTTTTAACTGGAGACAAGTATAAAGTAGATCAAGGTCTTGAAAGAGGAAGACTTGAACAAACACGTAAATTTATTCGATGTAGTAATAGACCAGAAGAAAACTACATGGGTCTTCCATATATTACCTTTACTCCCAGAGGTCCACTGTTAGGATTTTATAGAGAAGTGGGTGAAGGTGTAGACAATCTTGCAGTTTCCATAAAACAACAAATGGAAGATGTAAAATCTACTATTAAACAATATCAAGATACGATTAATCAACTTGGTGATGGTTATTTAATGATCAGAAATTTACCTGGGACAGAACTTATTTATTAAAGTATATGCTCTTTATAAGGAATACTTTATATGCCCACTGATATCAATTCACAACAATTGACACTTGAACTTCTTTCTAATCCAGCTAATTTAGCGAGTATCGTATTAGAAGATGTTGAAAAACGCTATAATGGAGAGTTCACTTTAGTTGATCCAAACAATCCTGTTATGCATGTCATTGAGATGGCTTCTACTCTTACTTCTGCAATGGCAGCCATTACTGAAAATAAAATTTCTACTAGTTTAGCCTTGCGTGCCCAGACATCAGAAGATTTATATCAGCATATGTCTGACTATGACTATGTAAATCTTTTTTCATCACCAGCTTCCATCGAGTTCATGATGACTTTTGATAAAAAATATCTCATGAACAATGGTGAAGATTATGATAACACAACTAAACGTATCATTATTCCTAGAGATACAGTAATTAAAGCAGGTAATATTACTTTTGGTCTTTTTTATCCAATTGAGATTCTTATTAATAAATATACAGGTTCTACAATAGTTAAATATGAAACTTCAGTAATAAATCCTTTGTATCAACTTAAGTATAATGTTATTCCATTTTCTGAATATAATTATCTTGGAATGAATTTTATTCAAATTAAATTTAAAATATATCAATTTGTAAAAACAAAAATTCAAGAAACATTAACAAGTCAACATGGTTTCGCATCTAAATATTCTTATACGGATAAATTTTTTGCACTAAGACTTTTTACAGAAAAGAATGGTTCTCTTATTGAATTGGGTCAAACATTAGCTAAAAATGCATATGATCCATTTTCGCTTACAGCAAGACTTGCAGTAGAACCAGAAGTAAATAAATTTTCCGTCAACATCCCTCAAATTTATTTCACTAAGGATATGCTGGGAACAAATTTATATTTAGAAGTATATACTACTAAAGGCGATGTCAATTACGATGTGTCTTCATTAAGTAAAGATCAATATAAAGTCAATTTTAATATTACCAAAGCTACTTCTAAATATTCTCAAGTTCTTGCTAGAACTACCTTTTTTGTTTCTCCAGTAACTACACAGCTTGTTGGTGGTGGAAATGGTTATTCGTTTGAAGATTTAAGACAAAAAGTTATTGATAATGCATTTCATACAACAGTTCTTGTTACTCCTGCTGATATTGAAAGCTACTATAAAGATCAAGGATTTCGTATTGTTAAATATAGAGATAACTTGACCAATCTCATATATTTTAGTTATAAGGTGTTGGTAGATAAAGAAAATGCCATTATTCCAGTAACTAATCTTCCTATCTATGTAACGGAAAAAACACCAGATACTGTGGCTACGATAGTACATAATCTTGATGATAGTATTACGTTATTACCAAATACCATTTACAAGTATGATCAAAAACAAGAATTAGCTATTCCATTGACAGATGTAGAAAGAAACACACTTGCTTATATGTCCAAAGAAAATAAAGTAGAAGAATTTAACAATAATATTTATCTTAAAACACCTTTCCATATCCGTCTTTCTCCAGATGGAAGATATTCAAAAGCATCATCTTACAACCTTATGGACCCAACCATAGATAATTTTATATTTGAGCGCGACAATGATAAAATCATGACTCAAATGGTTTCTATGTCCGGTATCATTACTCACGAAGGAGATGGTGTCAACGGATACAAGGTTCAGTTTATTGTTAATAAAGATTCTCAGATTCTTGAATATCCTGAGGAAGATCTTGTTCTTTGGGTATATACAAAAACAGCAGATAACATCTATGTTGGTGCGCAAGCTACATATATCGGACCATATAACAATCAATATTTATATGAATTTAAAATAGACACCGATTACTATATTTCAGACAATGGAAAATTAAATGTTACTTCCCTTTCTAATTACGAAACAGCTTGGACGCATTTAATTGATCTTGAAAATGAATATCATCTGACATTTATGATTAAGAAAGATTATTTTCCAGATGTTCCAGTAGATACTTCTTTCTATGAAGGAGTTCCTGCAGCTTTTCTTAATACGCATCTGGTCATGATCAAACAAAAATGTACAATCAATTTAGGTTATTCGTTAGATGATGTTATCTACAATAGTATCAATTTGACTTGGTCACAAAAATTATACAAACGATATGAACAAGATGAATACGCTACATATCCTACAGACATCTATGAAAGAAATGAAAATGGAGCAATCAAGTGTTCCGTTGTTGTTGAAAATGGAAAACCTGTAGTTAAACTTAATCTCCTTCATGAAAAAGGAGATGTTATTTATGATGAATATGGAAATCCTGAAATAAGACATGCTAAAGGTGATCTTATTCTTGATGCACAAGGTGCCCCCATTTTAGAAAATGGTGGAGAACGCATTTTAGAATATCTTATTCAGGCAATGCTTATTGATTATAAGCTTTATCTTTCAGAATATCCGGTACATCAAGAATATTGTAAAAGTATCACTAAAACATTAGAAAGCTATTTTGTAACTATTCGTGATAGTTCAGATAGACTTCTTGAAAGAGATAGCATTTATTTTAGACCCACAAGAACTTTAGGATCTGCTGAATTTAGTATAGGTGACGGTGTTACAAGAACACTTCCACTTGATATGACATTTTCATTTAGACTTCATTGTGAAACTGCTGTTAAAAATAATCTTGATATTCAGGACATTATTAAAGAAAATGTTCTTACTCTTATAGAACCTCTTATTGCAGCAAGAACTATCTCACTTACTAATATTGCCGATATCATTACAAATAGCATTACTTATGTAACTGCTACAGATGTACTTGGTATCAATGGCGATATTGATTTGCAAACAATTGCCATTGCTGACGATAGTGTACAACCATCCATTGCACAAGAACTTTATCTTACCAAGGACGATAAAATAAGTATTAGAAAATCTATTTATATTGATTTTGTTATTGATTAATAAATTACAAAAAAAAATAAAATAAAGTTAGTACAATGAGTAAGGAGGGATTTGTTTCCCTCCTTACTCACTTATCGCGGTATAAGTTGTACGTTATATTCAATCAAAGTTTTTACTATACCAGGATCATTGGTCTTTATTTTTGCTGTTATTGATTCGTATCCAATTCTAGCAACATATGCAATTTTTCCACAAACTTCATATCGTGGAACATTCTCGATATCTGGAAGTTGTGACCATTCACACCAATGATACGGTGCATACTCCCAGCCCTCTACTGGAGCATTGTTGTCAAGAAAATTAAAATTATTTTTAAAAATCTTGGGATGGCTAGTTAAAATTCTTGGATACCAATAAGAATTTATGTAGTTGTGAAATTCTGATTCAAATTGAATTATACATTCTCCGTCATCAAGATTTCTTTGAGCATATACATTAAAATATGTGTCACTTAAATGTTCAAGTGTATCCATACTACACATAATTGTTTTGTTATTGGAAAGATTGTTCACATTGATTTTTACCATATGAACTATGTTGTTAAGTCTAATAACATTATTCATATTTTATCCTTTATGAAATATGAATTAATGATCTATAATCAGTTTGAAATTCTCGTTGCATTCTTGTAACCACAAATTTATCGAATTGTGGTCGAAATCGTTTGCATGTAATTATTCGTACATCATACTGGAATTTGTTGGCAAGATTGATATAACGGTTATAGTCATTTTTCCTAATAAATGTATTTGCTACCACAACTTTATCAATGCCGTAAATCATGGCATGTTTGACATTGTCAAAACATTTGTTATGACAAAATGCAAGTTTACTCGCTTGATATTTATAATTGCCATTTTCATCAAGCATGTATTTGTTGGCCTCAAATACAAACTCTTCTCTACTCACCAGCTTTCTTGCAAATTGTGACTTCCCACTTCCAGGAAGTCCTCGAATTATGTACAATGTCTTCATGTAAAACTCTTGTTAGTTATTATCAATTGTTAATCAATTTATTCCAAAAATCAATAGTTTTTATATTGTTGATTGATTTTGTTTAGATTGTGTTTGCATAAATTCCTCATCAAGAAAACTATAAATCCATGCTCCAAATGCAATCGGCCAATCACAATCAGTATTTTTATATTGCAACTGGTCAGATATATCTGACCAGTTGATTTCTAAATGATTTTCTGTTTTAATATGATTTATACTACACCGAAAATTTTTGTATAAATCATCCATATATTTTAATTTTCGAACAATACAGATATTTTTTTCACAGTCTACATTTAAAAATTCATATGGTAACACAATTTCAGGAAGACGTGGATATCCTATTTTAAAACACGGAAGAAAAATAATTTTTTCCATTGGTTTATTTGTACAAAATCTTTCCTTAAAAATAACGTCATTCTCAATATCGATAATATTTTTCGGTATTACATGTGTAAACATATCAGAAACATTTTCAAATCTACATTTGTTAGTATAAATAAGATCTGCCAAATTTATTATATTGTAAAATTTATACATTGACCAGTTTATAGAAGTACTGAGGTGCATGGATGCACGTGTACTTTTGTCCACATTAAAAGAGTCAGAAATTAAAACTGAAAATGGATGTGTATTGTTCATATTTACATCTGTTACACAATTCTTAAAATTGTATTCTTTCAAAATGGGAATGAATTTAATTTTTTTAGATAATCTGGCATAATTGAAAAGCCAATCTTTTTCTTTTAAAATTTCAATATTCATATAAAACGTATATTCATCATTATCCATTTCATACTTGATTAGAGCAGACATATTAATTCTCCTTGATTAAAATAGTTATAAATTGTGTTGCTAAAACATCAAAAAAGTAATATATATTTCAATTCAAATGAATACATATCTATCTAGGGAAAATCCCTAGATAGATATGTATATTACATTTTAGTCATGTATACTTTCGAAATATAAGAACAAATAATTTCACTCATAACCGCAGCATCTACATACCTGGCAGTGTTATCATCAAATGTACCACTTGTTTCAAGATTGCTGATAAGTTCAGCACCAAGTCTATAATAAATAGTTGATACTAAATTATCTTTATACCAAGTATTTAAAATAAAAGAATAAAGAGCATCTTGAACATTTGAAGTATCAGTTCTTACAAGATTTTGTAGAGCATTTTTCGCATATTCAGTAGCTCTATGTCTAAATTGTATTGGGGTTTCATCGGTTGTTATCATTTGAGGAGTGTTGGTTACAATATCATTAATATACTCTTTAGTAACCGATTCAAATGCATTACGAATGCTATTGTTCTTTAGTGATACAAGTTTGGTTTTAATAATATTTTGACTTTCAAGTAGTTTAGTCTTTGTATTTTGCATTTTAAGATAAATGGTATCCATTTTAATGCCATTTACAGAAATTCCTAAATGTCCTGCTTGATGATACAAAATATCATCTTTGTTCTGATTGTGGTAAAGTCTCAAGAAATCTTGAATATCTTCAAGTGTACCACCAAGTTCTTGAAATTTATTAAATTCTTTCTTATTAATGAGATCTGCACCAATAACTAAAGTATCTTCATATTTCTTATCAGCAAGAACAAGAACAATAGCACAGCATTTATTTATTTCACTTAGTACTTCAAAGTTCTTATTAAGCTGTTCTTTGGTCTGATCAGAAAGTTCCAGATCTTCATCAGTAAATACATTAAGAGTCGGATACATATTAAGGAAAGACATACAATTTTTAATAGTATTGTAATTGATTTGTCCTTGATAGATATCCTTCTTAAATAATCTGTTCTTTAAAATGTTGTATCCAATGGGAGAAGTAACAGAATATACAAATTGTCTAATCTGGGTTTTTATATCTACAATTTGTGAACTGAGACTATTTTTATATTGATCAAATTTTGTTTGGAAAATATGATCTATGACTTTGTCATATGTAGCAGGAGAAAGTTTTACTTCTTCTACATTGGGAATCTTTTCCAGAATATATTTTAAACCAAATGGAGTTAATTTTCCATCAGTGCTTTTAAATTCGTATTTGGTACAAAGTTCTGAAGCAATACTACCAATATCTGTAATACCAGATATATCAAACATATTAAAATTTGCTGTAGTTGGAATAGTTTCTCCATTGAGTTCATAGTACCCAGTGGAATTAGCCATTCTTTTTTCACTCTGTTCCAATATTTTTCCAGACAAGTATTCTACTTGCTCGGCAACAGTAGTTTTTAATGTAGTAAAAGCATTGTTGTATTGATCCGCTAATTTTAGTGCATGATCTTGAAGTATGTTATAGTTATATTTACCTTCATCACTTTCCATGTATTGATCAAGAGAATTGATTATTGTTCTTTGATAATCTTCTTCTGACAATCCTGCTGGTAGTTTAAAGGCGATAGATTCTGTAATATTATTTACAATCTGCCCAAGCGTAGAGTCAGTTCTGTATCTGACATCATAATTGTCCCAGTTAATTCCTAGTACCGCATCAAACATTGACATAAAGTATATCCTTATATAAAGTAAAATGATAAAAAGTCTTTATTCTACTTGACTCAAAGATTTGTTAATGTCATCGATGATGGTATTAGACATTTTAATGGCATCAACTTCTCTGTGTGATGCAATTGCATTGACAGCCATCTGGACAAGTAAAAAAGTTATGGCATTAGCGATGACTGGTCTTGCTGTTGCAATCGGATTTATTTGAGCTGAATTAAGAGTAGGGAAAGACTTGCCCTGAGTTAAGCTATCAATAGTATACATGCGGATTTCTCCTAAACGTTGTATTATATAATTGAACCATAACAATAATGTATGGTAGTATTTATTAAGTACCGACCATATCATAAATTTATATTGAGCATGGTATGTCTATAGTTTCTTGTTTTTATTTTTAAATAAAAGGAGCTAAAGAAAATATGACTTCTTTTAGTAATCCATATTTCGAATATCTTATTAATGAAACAAATAATGTTGACGAAATTGTTTCATCAAAGATACGAGAAAATGTTGCTGATTTATATAAAACCGATTTTATTCTTAAGTTGAATAATGAATACTCTGATATTGAAAATAATGTCAATGCAAGATTTAAAGAATTAAAACAAATGATTACTAAACCTTATCCAACAACTGAATTAAAACAAGTTGTAGATAGAATGGTTAGTTCAGAATCTATGGCCCTTATTAAAAAATTAAGTGATAAGCTCCTTCGTCTTACCGAATCAATAAATGCACAATCGTTAGCTTTTTTTCATGCAATTGAAATAGAAGAACTTCTTCTGGCAGACAAACTTAAAACTGTAAACAGTAATAGAATTGATTTGAAGCATTTTCAAAATATGAAAGTTCAGAATATTTCTAAATATGAAGACATGAATGCAAGAATGCTTGTTTACAGTATTGTACTTGATTTATTTGTCCGTTTACAAGAAATTGTTACTGAACCTGTGAAACATGAAGATGATCTAGGAACACTTCTTAATGAAGCATTAAGACAAATGACATATTGTAAACAAAATGTTCCTGGTACAAATAATATTCTCGATTTTTGTTCTTCTGAACTTCAAGTTGTACAAAACGAATCTCCTAATATTCCAACATTAGAAAAAAATTTACAAGAACTTAAATATAAAGTAAATGATATTTTTAGATTTTCCAATATATCATTGAAGCTTTGTGAAAAATATTACACTGGATTAAATAAGTTATTCGATACAAGTAATTATGACAAATCAAAATTTAGAATAATGCTTGAACGAATTCGTTCAGCTGAGTACATTGAAGATACTGTTAGTGTTTCTATAGCTGCTCTTACGAGATTAAAAAGAATAAAACTTGTTCTTGCCATGATGAATCATTTATTTACATCTACATTTACAAATGATATCAGCACATTAAATCACGTCGTAAATAACATGATAGTACAACAATCAAAGAGGACATAATTTATGCTTCGTGGAATAAAATATATGGAAGATGTTCTACAAATACCTCAATCAAATCCATCAGTAACAGAAGAGATTGGTATTGAGGGAATCGCTGACTGGTTAAAAAATTTATTCAAAGGAAAACCTAAAAAAGAAGTAGAAAAATATCTTACTGAATACGAAATGCTAGAATATTTATTGAAGTATCCGAATAAAGAACTTGTTTCTAAAGCTGTACAAAATTGTACCAAGGGAGTTCCTTCTGGTAAAAAAGGAACTTATAAACAAATCACATCAGTACTTATCAAAATTTTTACTATTGTAGAAAAAGAACTTCTTCGATGTGATAAAGACGGTCATCTTCTTACGATATTTAAAGAATCTCCAAAACTGGGATTAGAAATACCTGTAATAAAAGAAATCTTTTCTTTGGCAAAATCTATAAACGTTAAGATCGATTTTAATGATTTGGAGTATCCTTTAGTGTTTACTACAAATCCTTTTATTAATGATATTGATTCAGAAAAATATGCACCATCTTTAAAATCTCTTGGTTACTCAACAATTGAAGATATTAAGAATGATTTATTTGGTACTCCAGAATTAGTACAATTTGGTGGATTGTTTGATGCAGAAAAATTGGTACACAATTCTCTTTATGATGGAAGCTATATTTCTTCAGAAGATCCAAAAGATAAAGAGATAGAAACAATAAATCAAAAACGAGTTGAATTTCTTGAAGGTTGTGAATATGCAGCATATTCATTAAACTATCAAGAAGGATATTTTGTTGGATATCAATTTGACATTGTGGAAGAAATTTATAAAACAGTAAAAAATCATGAGAAAGAACAAAACTCTGGTACTGAATCATTTTCAAAAGAAGAAAATATTAATTCTATAGATTATAAAGATGTAGCTAATCTCAATTTAGTTAATCTTCATGAAACATCTGGAAAAATGAGTCCAGTAGGTTTTGAAACATTTTCATTTTACGTAGATAAATCAAAACAAATAGCTATGGAATATTTAAAAGAAGAACATCAAATAGATACTGTTCTTTCTGATGTTCTTTCTTATGTTAAAATTCCTCACACATATACTAAAGAAAATCTAGATCTTTTTGTTTCAGGATATACAGATTGTCATAAATCTTTATATGAAGATATAAAATTCTTTTTAACGAATCCTAAAGTTAATACTAATATCTTGTCAGAACAAAATATTGCATTATTTACAAAATTGTTTAAAGAATCAGAAATATTACTTTCTTTAGATGATCTTCATTATACAGATACAAATGCTTTAGAATCATATCGAACAATTGTTTCTAATGTTTACAATTCTAAAGAATATAATACTCTTCGTGATACAACTTATTTTGAAAAGTTGCATACTCTTTCTTTGGAAGGAAACAAAACAGCAACCAAGCTGATTAATCTTATTAATATGTATACGGATACATTTGAAAAAATGTATTCAGTACAAAAATATATACTTGATGTTATTCCTTATTATCAAGAATACAAAGATGCTGATTGTTTGTATGATGTTAATTATAAAGAATATTTATCTTTCAATAAAAAAAAATAAATAATTAAATTAAGATAGTAGAGTAGTAGGATTTTCCTACTACTCTACTATCTAATTAATTGCTAAAACATTCTGCTGGTAATACCAGCAACTGCTGCTTCAGCAACAGGTTCTACGATCGGATCGACCACCGCTTGTACTGCCTTAGGAGCAAACGCCTTGTACACAAAGTATCCCGTAGCACCGATAGCGGCAACTGCCACACTAGCTCCGGCAGCAATACCGATCTTCTTGTAAGAGATCCCGAAAAGAGTATGTTCCGTCTTTTCAGTAGCTTCAGTTTCGACAACGTTGGTAGTGTTCTCAGCCATGATATTCTCCTGGTATTTAAAGGATTAATAATAGCGTAGATATAAAACATTTATATCCACATTCAAAATAGGTTATATATAAGTGAAGAATAATGAATGACATATACTTCCTCTATATAGAGGAAGTATATGTATGAAATAATTAAACATACAATTTAATTTTTAAATGAAAAAAGTTTTCATTACAAATACTTCACTTCTACATCTTTCGCATTTTCTAAATTTTTATACCAATCAATAGGATGAGGGAGAACTACAAAAAATTCAGCATGATGCTTATTATCTACAAAAACTTCATATTTAACATAATAAAATTCATCTTGACAAATTTTATCGTCACAAAGATAACGTGCTCTCAAATTTATTTTACGGTGAGTATACTTTATTTTGTAGTAATAGAAAATTTTATTTTATATTTTTCCTTCTGATTAAATTGTCAATCGACAAATGATTTAACTTTTTGTATAATGTCTTTCCTATTTGTATAAGTTATAATCTCTCTATCTTGATATTGACGAAGTATTTTTTCCATAGTCGGAATCTTAAATTCAATAATATCTGAATATGAAATTTTATTATCAACAACAGTAATTTTCAATACTAAAATATTTTTATCATTAATGTAGATTTCTCCTCGTGCTTTATATTCACGTAGAATAATTATACGTGTACCATCAGTTATTAAATGATCAGATTCATCATGATCAAATATAATCAAATGATCTTTACAATATCCGTTCGTGATAAGATCTTCAGCACTTCTTTTTAGTTCTTCGGCTACGAATGTTGAAAAATAATCAGCAATATGTTCTACAATAATCTTGATGGTATTACAACCAAGATATTTCATACAAGTAAATTCTTTATCTTTTTGAATTTCATCAAAACTAAAATTGCTTAAACTGTAAATACTCATAATTTTTTACTCCTTTATTGATTTTATTATAGATCAAGTATGTCAAAAAAAAACATTATGATAACTCACCTGGAATTTATCCAGGTGAGTTATATACACATTTTATTCAAAATAAAGTTTAACTACTTCATCTTCAATATCTTCCAATATTTGTTCAGCTATACCTACAAGCATGGGACTTGTAACAATACGGTTACTGATACTTGTTCCACTAAAGATGGCATCTACACTTCTACCATGTTCAGATTGTAATGGTTCTTCCATGACATCTGAAATAATAGATTTAAGAGAAGAGTCAAATACGATTTTATCACCGATGCCAGCATCAAGTTTTTCTTGAATAAAGAATCTGATGACAACAGTTTCTTTATCAAATTTAATTCCTTTAAATTTACTTCCTTCAGGAAGTGGTTTAGATGCAGGATAAAGTGTATTTGATGCTGTTTCACTTGCAAACTTATTGCGTTCAACATCTTTCTTACAAGCCATCTTTACTACTTTAGCTAGAGTAGGATGCATCTCAGTAAGAGGACATCCATAATAAGCTTCCATTTTAACAATCTTTCCAGAAAACTTTGCTTTGGGTGTTTGTCTATTAAGTTTAGCTAAATATTTTACTGTATCATCATCTATCTGATTTATAGGTTTAAAACTATCCGCCATAATAGAAGTATCTACATCTTCAAATACGATGAGATAATCATTAATATCTACATTCATTCCGACAGTACAACATTTATGAACAAAGGTATCTTTATTTAGTGTTATACTTCGAACTTGTACAGGTTCAATACCTAATTGCTGTCCAAGTTGTTTGGAAATAACATTACTGTCTTCATAAGTATTGCTGATTTCCATGATAGCTACATTAGCCATTGTACCATGTTTCCAGTCAACCTGTTTACTATAAGGATCTTTTTCAAAGAATTGTGGGTTATAACAAAGAATCTCACCACGTTTAAATGTATCTCCAAGACCTACAGTAAGTTCTGCTTTTTGAGTAGTGATCATATCACTACAACTGCCGTATTCTTCACCATAAGGAATAGTGTGCAGTGATCCATCTTTATATTGAATTTTAATAAGTCTTGCTACTTTGTCATCTTCTATAACTTTACCATCTTGTTCAGCTGGATATGCATAAAGTTTACTGACTCTATGTGCCATCACTCTTTCATATCCAGTTCGTATTCTCATACATTCACTATTGGTAGTAGCCATTTGATGAGATAGCTGAATGGACGTAAAATTTGAACGCTTACCCGATAGTAAGTGTGTTATTTTTTACACAATGCAGTTAATGCAATGTAACAAATAACCTACTTCCTTTTATATTTCTATAAAAGACTGACTATATCTTTACCCTCTTGTCTTATTGCTAAGAGTAGGGTATCTCCCATTTCGGTATTTATATAAATACCTAACCGCGACGAACTCGGATAGTCGATGAACCTTCTCCTGTTCGGAGCTTGGCTGCTGATTGTCCATTTAGATATTTTAAAAATATCACATATAGTTACTTTTTGCACATATCACGTTTGAGTATGTTTCATCTCTGCGTTGTAGTGTAACTATCTTTAGGAGTTTCCAGCAATTAAGGAGAGCACCAACTAATTATTACTAACTAGTGGGACAGTATACAGAGCGGCATTAGTAATATATTTTTACTATTTATAATAATCAAACTTATATTTCAAGGAGAAAACTATGAACAGAAACGATTATCTTGATCCTATTGAATCTATTCCTGGTTACTATGACATTCCAGGTTATCGAAACTATGCCATTTCTAAACAAGGACAAGTTCTCAATAAGAAAACTGGCAAACTTGTTACACAACAAAAGAATAAAAGAAATTATTTATCTTGTATGCTTCCAGTAGATGAAAATGCAAGTCCTCTTATGTTTAGACCAAAATTTATTCATCGCCTCATGGGTTATACTTTCTTATACCCAGGAGATAAATACGTCAACAATACAAGAGATTTACAGATCAACCACAAAGATACAAATATGATGAATAATAATCTCGATAATCTTGAGTGGTGTACTCCATCTGAAAATATGCAACATGCAGTAGCTATGTTACACACACCTGTCGCAGTTTCAGTTGAAGCTAGAAACATTAACACTGGAAAAGTATATACTTTTCCTAGTAAAATGGCATGTGCTCGATTTTTTCATCTCAATAAAGATCAGATGCAATATCGTTTAAATACTAGTCCTACAAGAGTTTTCCCTGAAATGATTCAATATCGACGCGATGATTTTGATAAACCTTGGCCAGAAGTAAGTAATCCAGAATTTGAGAGTTTAAAGTTTGGTAACACTAAATCAGTCCTTCTTAGAGAAATTACACTTGATAATAAAATCAGCGAATTTCCAAAATTACAAGATTTAGCAAAATATCTTGGAATTGCACCATCTACTGTATCACAGTGGATAAATCAATCGGGTCAACCTGTTCTTCCTGGATGTATTCAGATTAAATATAAATCTGATCCTACACCATGGCGGGAAATAGAAGATCCTTATCTAGAATTATCCAAAAACGGTTTATACAAGGTGATCCAAGTTATTGATACCAAAACTAATAAGAAGTATGTGTACATGTCCGCTATAGCTTGTGCTAAAGCTAGAAAGTTACTTCCTACTACTCTCAATTGGAGACTTAAATCCAATGGTACCAAAGTCTATGATGATGGTTGTCGATATGGATATTATCCGTTTGATTAATATAAATAGTAAAATATAAATGAGCTGTATAAGCTATCGTCTTGTGTTGTACAAGGCATAAGTACATTTGCAACAGAAAGTATGTTGGTGGGATCATATTGATATCCTCTACTTTCAGGAGTTTCAATAAATCCATCAACATTTGCTACTGCAGGGTCCATAGAAAGTGTTGCTGTTATACCAACTGCACCACTATCTGGAGTAGCTTCAGAAATAGTACCTATGCCATCTTTAGGATAACGTCTGTCGTTAGTGGTAAAAGATTCACTTGTTCTTCCACCAACACCAGTATAAGTTGCAGTTGAAAATGTTTTGATATCGTGAACTGGATTAATATCTTCCACATTAATCATTGCCTGGTCAAGAAGGATTCTTTGTATAACTGCATTTGGATTAATGGAAAAAGTATTTCCTGCACCTTGTTTTCTTCCATATGCAGCAAATTGTCTTCCCATTTCATTATAAAGAATCGCATTGAGTCGTTCATAAGAACGAAGTCTAAAGTTAGCCAGTGAAGATGCTTCTTTATGCTGCAATGTAGTCAGCATGTCAGTGGCCCGAATGAGCAATCCTTCCATAGTTGTAGGTTCGTTCATTTGCTTTAAAATTCTAAATGTAATAGGATCAATGAACAATTTAAAAGTATCGTCAATACCTTTAAGATAGTTGATTTTAAATCCGTTGCCTTTATCTTTTAACATTGTGTAATAAATATCTGAGAAATTAAGATCTTCATATTTATAAACAGAAGTATCAAAGAAGGTAAGACCAGCCATAATAAGAGAATTTCTTAATGGATATCTGGGGATATATAAAGTCTTATCTTCAAATTTAATAGCTACTTCCATAGTCGATGACATATCAGTTTTACGTCTTCTATTTGTTTCATTTGATTCAATTCTATATTTACAATCAAGCATTTCAAGAACACGAGTAATGCCGAATTTATAACAAAGAATAAAACCAATAGGAAATTTTTTATCAAGAATTTTAATATCAGTCCATTCTGTTAATTGACTACCGCTCAATTGTACTTTAAATCGTTTGTACAAATGATTCATTATCGTTGTTATTTCTTTTCTTTTAAACGTTCTAGGATCAACAACTGTTATTTTATTATTTATGTCCATAAAAAATAACGCAGGATCACCAGATATTCTTTTTCCAATATAAATACCGAAATGTTTTTCCAAATCTTCTAATTTCTTTTTAGTAGATTCATTAGCACCAATAAATCTATTTTTATATTCAAAAAGCCATTCCGTATTACCTGCTTCATTATTGTCATTGTTAAATGTTATACGAGTGAACCATTTTGATATTTCACAATATTCATAAGGAAGTCTAAGTTCACTGGAGTTATGTGAATTACCGTATTGAACTTGTACTTGTATTTTTTCTTTATTTAACAATTCTATATATCGTTTAAAGTATTGTGCAAAACTATGTGCCTTTGCAGTATTTCTTTCAATAATAGTTTTATTGTAATTGGAGGCAAGAGATACTCTTGTCTCTGATACTTTACAAATAGGTACGTTTACAAATTGTTTTTTAAGATATGTTCTTACTCCATTGACAAGACAAGTTCCATCTTCAGCAAGATCTGGTACTGAAAACTTGATAGTATGTTTCTTTGCTTTATAATCTTCATAGGAAAATTTAAAAGTTCTTATTCTTGTTAATTCGGTAAATGTTTTCGTTTCCTCTATACCAGTTAAAAACATGCCATGTCGACTAAAACTTGTACCTATAGATAACATATCTTTTAAAAAGTATGTATTCATATAAGCTTTGTCCATGGATACTATTTTTGAATTTAACATGGATTTATCTGGTACATAATCTTTTAGTACATCTACCGTTTGTTCATCTATATTAGGATTAGCTCTGCTCGTAATAATGTTGGAAATAGATTGTCCATTGATTTGAATGGTATCTATTTTTCCTGCAAGATGGAGACATCTATCTTTTTGTTTCGCAGTAAGTTGTTGATTATCTTCAATAAATCTTTTCGTATCTCTAACTAAACCAGCTAAAAATGATTTATTGACCGCACTTATCTTTTCTGGAGTTTTAAAAGGAGTGACATTGGTAGGAAGCCCAGTGGATGTATCCGCTTTAATTTCTTCTATTGGTTTGTCAAATTCTTCTATTTGATTTTGAGTTACAGTTTCTTCTGTTACGAGTTGATCAGGAGTAACTTCTCCTGCATTGATACTATTATCTACATCTTTAGTATCTGGAGCTTTATTTTTATTTGCTGAGCTATTAAAAATATCAACAATTACTTTTTCTGTATAGTCGTCTTTATCTTTTTCTTTTTTAGGATTATCTATTTCAGCAGGTTTGTTAATAGCAAGTTCTTTTTGAACAGAAACAGAGGCATCTTGAGACGATTCTGGTTTTATACCTGCTTTAACTTGAGCTGTTTCAGTCTGTGTTTCCAAATTATCTTTGATTGCTAAATCAATAGAAGGTGTCTCTTCATGTTGTGACAATTTATCAAGAGTTTCTAATGCATCATTTTTAGATTTATTTCCGTGTTCTGAAATATATCCAGTAAGAATGAAAGCATTGAACTGATTAAGCAATCTGTTGTACAGTGCATTTCGAACATTGACAGAAATAACATCTGACAGTGTCCAAAACATTGCATAATTATTCGGAACGTTAAATACAAATGTAACTTTATCCCACATTTCTTGTGGAAATTTTTCAAATAAAGAAAGATTGGTGTTTGTACTGATAAAGTTAAACCATTGTACCATAAAAAGATATTGATAGCTATTTCTATCTTTAAGTGTATTTCCTTTAAGTTCTTTTTCGCTCATGCGAAACATATCACGAGTATATATTTTATTTACTAAAGGAAGCACTACATAGTGATTTTTATCAGGTACTTTGGCAATTGTATTGAGAATGGAAGCTAGAATAAGATTGAAATTTCTGTATGCTGTTAGTACACCACGAGTAAACAATCTGAAAATAGGATTGTGATTAACAATAGTAAGTGTTGTCGGTGCTTTTTGATGATTTTCAATATCAGGGGTAAAAAGAAATCCTTTTAAAGATTGTTCTCTTCTGTACTTCATTAAAGTTTGATTAAGACCCATTGTTCTAAAAACATATTTATCATCAACTTCAATAACAGCATTTTCACCTTTAACTAAAGGTTCTACATTGTGACAAATATATTTTCTAAACGGTTCATTTTTAATAAAAAGAGAACCGATGCTATTTGGATTGTTAAAATCAGGAACATCTACAATAGGCTTGTTTAAATTTAAATTTTCAAAATTATCAAGAAGATGTAACATGCTTCCCATAGGCAATTGGATATCATTTGGGTATTGACTAAATCTCGTATTAACCTGTGAAGGTCGAAAATAATTAAATTTTTTAAAAAATATGGGAGAAGTCAATCTTTCCATACCAGAAGACATATTAGAAGAATCGTATAAATCAATACTTACAGACATATAACAACCTTTTTAATTTTCAGACAACCCTTCTGTACGCATACTGAGCCATTTTGATGGAGCAAGTCCATAGGCCATTCTACCGATAATACCATCTCCATACATAGTACCAGCATATGCTCCCAAGTTAGCCCATTTATTATCAAAACCAATTGCTCCAACAGCTTGCATTCTTCTTGCAAGAGATTGGGTAATGTTTAATCTTTCTTTCAAACCAATACCGGAAAGAGTCAGCATATATTCTTGGAAAGAACTGTTAGTACCTAGAATATTCATCATGCCTAAATCACTGGCATCTTGAATAGCTAAATGTGTTACAGCAGACAAATCCTTAATAGTAAAAGATACTTCAACTGTAGTAGGAAGTCTGTCTAAGTTCCAGCCAAATTCTGAAGATCCGCGAGTTATAGAAAAACTATCTATGATTCCGAGTGGAATAGCAAACATACCGCTTGAATATGCGCGAATAAGAAAAGGTGTACCATATACGTTTCTACCACCACTGCGTGGAAATGCCAGTGCAATAAGCATTGCTAGTGGAATATAAATAGATTGAAAAATAGAAACTCTATCTCCATATGGAGCACGCAATGTTACATTAAAAGAATAACTTTTAGAAAAACTACTTGATTGCCAAATTTCTGGAATATCTACAAATATGGTACCAGTGAGAATAGATGATGCCATACCAGTGATAGAGAATGTATCAAGTAAACCACCAATTAAATCTTTCGCCATACCGAGTACATCTGATACACCAGGAATATTAGCTATGTTGCCGCCTTGGAAAGAAACGTATTTATCTCTACCACTTCTTGCAACACTATTGATGGTCTGTGAAATAGATGTTTCACCAGTCTGGTTAGAAAGAGATTCGGAAGAATCTACCGATTTATTAATTCTAAAAGCAACAAATTTGTCAGTACCTGAAGAAGATCTTTTAAGTCTGAATTTAAAAATATCCCACTGTGAGCGTTTTTCTTCTGTACTTATATCATTTGCATATTTGTTATCATAGAACGCTTCTGTCAATGGAGGAAGGTTTAATAAATCTCCCGTACCGTCTGGATTAGTCGTATCACGTTTTGTTAAAATATGCCAAATAGATGGACCATCTCGTAAAACCCATGGAGCTTTAAAAGTTCTTTTACGTCTTGCAGCTACAATTTTTGTTAATTTTCCATCTACATCGGGATCAGCTATAGGGTTTCTTGTTTCTACTATTGAATAATCTCCTTGTCCATCTTTACCTGTATATTTTTCAACTAATCCTTCTTTGTTTTGTGTTCCTTGTGTCTGAGTAGAACTAGCATCGATTTCTTTAAAATATGCATTTGGATAAAGACCCATATTAATGGCAAGAGTAGTAATAATCGTATCCACATGTTTATAATAAAGAGGCATCGCACCTTTAATATCGTAGTATTTTGTAACTACGTTACTAGGATCAAGTAACATTCCAACTGTACGAATAAAACGAATTGGCATAGTTACTACATACACAGCAAGATCTATCGCACCACTTACAAGTTTACCAACCCATCTTGTTAAACCACCAGAGTTACCATAGTGTATGGCTTCTGTACTTGTAACATCAAAAGAATTTAAATAAAATTGTGCGAGTGATGAGAATTGCATAACTCCAGCAGTGATATGAATTAGCTGCTGTGTGTTTTGATATACTTCAGAATATACTCTTCCAAGACCACCAAGTTCAGGTTTACCGTGAATAGCTGTTAAAGGATGAATAAGATCGTCATCTTCACAAAAACCCCATCTACAATTAATAGCTTCATTTCTACCTATTTCTGTGGAAGATATCCAGTTTCTTATTGTAGGGAATTCATTTCGATCTTGAATAGTTACTGCAAGTTCAGGTTTTTCTCCTGGAGGATCGTCGTAATTTCCTGGAGCACTACCAAATCCTCCAGTACTTGCTGCTGTTTCAAGTAACTTTTTAATCGGATCGTCATCATCAAGAACATATGCGATTCTTGCAGCGTCATAATAATCCTCAGGAGATTTTGATAGTTCAAATATAAATGGTGATTTTGGATAACCTATATTTTCATCAAATGCTATTGTTTTTGCACACATATTTTGTACACCTATACTAATTTAATTGAATGAACTTCTCATAAGTTAGAGTGAGAAATTTCTCACTCTAACTTGGTGATTTAAACTACTATAGAATTTGTTGCATTTATAGCTTGTCTTCTTGTTTTTGAAACATTAAGTGCTGGTTTTGTAGGAGAAATGGGAATTCTAGATTTCATTTCTTTTTTAGAATTTTGTGTTGGTTTAGATTGTGTACGATTAATAGAAGCTGGATCTGTTTCAACGTAACTACTAGAACTACTTGGAAGTTGTGCCAAGTAATTTGACATGGTAGTAAATCCGGATTGTAATGTTGTTTCTAAAGATTTGAAAGAAGCCTGCCCTTCAGAAATTGTAGCCAGATTTGTATTAGATTTAACAAGTTCAGATAAAATCTGACTTAACAAATTCTCTACATTTCCAGAAGTACTTTCAAGTGTTGGTTTTACTTCTGGAGTTGTACTGGCAGGTATATTAGCTGGAGCAGTAGTATCATTTATAGTTGGAGTAGCGGTATCTGTTTTGTTATAAATATCACTTGCTGTATTAACATTAACTTGCCCATCAGGAGCAAGATTTTGATTTTTAGTCGATTCTTGTGTTGAACCTTGTTGTTGTGTTTTTACATCTGCTGCAGCTGCATTTTCAGATGCTTTTCTAGCAGCAGCTTCTCCTTTTTCTCCTACAGGAAAGAACTTCTCCTGTAGCTGAACTGGAGAACCTGATTGTGTTGCAGCATCTACATCAGATAAAGGAGCATTGGCTTTTTCACCAGGTTGCCCTTTTCTGACCAATTCCACTTTATGCTGTTTTAAAAACGCTTCAGGATCTATAGGTTTACTATCTTTATATACACCAAGATGAAGATGGGGCACATATTGATTAGGACCATTTGGACCTTTGCCACCAGCTTTACCAATTTCTTGCCCGGCTACTACCTTAGTACCTCTTGGAACTTCCATTTGTGACAAATGAAGATATCTGCTGGATAAACCATCACCATGATTAATAGTCATGGCATTATAAGATCCACCAGCACCCGTTACAACACCATCCATCATCGCAAATATTGGATCTCCAGTATTGGCACGAAGATCGATGGCTTTGTGATCTTTAGATCCACCTTCAACATTTCTTGGTCCAAATGGGGACGTGACAACATTTGACTTGGTTGGGCGAACAATTTTTCCTTTGGTATCAATGTTCGCCATATATTGTTCTGTAGCTTTTAAACCGGCAGTAATTGGAGAGGGAGTTTGATCGGTACCAAGATTTCCAAGAGCAGAAACATTTCCTGGTGAAGCTGTACCAGGAGCATTTACAGATGCTGTACCTTGTCCAGCTGATGTAGGTGCATTAACGTCATTTGGTTGTGTTAGTGAAGTAGCTTGAGGAGATTTCGTATCAATATTAACTGCAGCTTGGTCAGAACTTTGTTTAAATTCTCCTTTGCTATATTTATTTACTGCGTTCTGATATACAGCTACAACTTGTGCAACTGTCTTGGGAGCTTGCTGTGAACCATATACTGTTCTGTTAGCATTGATCATGTTTGCAATAGTAGTGTCTTTAATTCCTCCATTACGAAGAGCTGATATAACATCCATATTAGGATTGTTATAAAAAGCTTTCATAATAGCAGGTCCTCCACCAGGACCACTCATATGAGCAGCATATAGATCGACTAGAGAAGGATCTTTACCAATCTTTGATTTAAGAATACTTGCATTATACTTCATGTATTCTGCAGCCATTAAAGCGTTGGCTCTTGCATCAAATTTAGAAGTACCTAAAGGAATACCATATTTTGGACCATATTTAGTAAGTACCTCTGCCCAGGTACCATCAGTAAATTGATAAAGTCCTTGTGCTGAAGTTTTACTATTTCCAGTTCCCGGATTAAAACTTGATTCAATTCCAGCAAATGTAATCATAGCTTGAGGATCAACTCCAGCCATTTTTGCAGCTGCTAAAATCGTATCTTTTACATTGTCGTAACCTTTGCCTTTTGGTACTGGAATATCTTTAATATTTCCTTCACTACCTTGACCAAACTGTACTGATGGTGTATTGTACACATCAGTAGCACTAGCACCTTGCCCATATTGAGCAACGTCTTGAGCTGTAGTAGTTGCCGTGTTAAATCTTGTTTCACCAGGAAGATATCCTTTAGATTGATTTCTCTTTTGAAGCAAAGCATCAAGTTCAGGATCTCCAGTTTCGGATTTTACATCAACAGAGGCAGTGTTTTTATTAATATCTTTGCTGACATCAACAGCACCTTTTGGTTTGGTAATCGAATCTACTTTTCCTTTAAATTTTTTATAAGACTCCGGATATGGAGTAACATCTTTCAATTCTCCTATCAAATGTTTCTGTGCAACTTTTTCAAGTTCACTTTGAATTTTAGAAACAGTTTCAGGAGGTATCTGATCCATTTTTTTTGGAAACGTACCGTAGTTTCGACAAATATAATACCACTGTTTCCAAAGATTAAAAAATCTATAACTAAACCAACGTGCAAAATAATCAAATTGTTCGGAATCGTTTACATCAAATCCAAAAGTTTCTGCCCATTTACGCAATTGATTATCTGAAATATCTTTGTTTTCGCGCGCCTTAGCTGCTGCTTTTTCCATGTCAAGCATGGTATCGACATCTTTATTGCGAACGATGAAATTCCACATACCATTCGCACTTCTGGATGCGTCAATACCATATAGTTCTGCACGTTTCTTAAGGAAATTATCTACAACAGTAGTATCTCTCCATCCTGCTGCAGCATCATATCCAGCATTGACCATAGACAATGCAGATTCATTTTCTGCATTTTTATAATCTTCAATATATTTTTCTAAATCTTCTTCTTCAAAACCATATTTCTTATTCGCAAGAGTTACATCATTTCTTCTTGATTTATCTATGTATTCACTGGCAATATATCCACCGGCAGTAACAGCCAGTGCACCAAGAACATATGGATTTTTAGCAAATGCTCCTAATTTACCAAGAGGTCCTTTGAGAAATTTTCCTCCAGGCATCTTACCTAAAAGATCATCAAGGAATCCTCCTGCACCACCACCTCCTCCAAGCAATCCACCGAGAAGTCCTCCATCTTCTTTCTTAAACCCTTTTTCATTAATGTTTATCAATTTATGAATAGCACTAAGAATATCATCTATTTTTTCATTTCGTTGTATCTCAATATCTATTTGAGTTTTTTCTTTCTTTTCTTGTTGTTTTCTTACTTGTTCTTCGTAAACAGTATCTCGTTTATTATCACCTTCCAAATCCCCAGGACGAATATCAACTGATCCTGGTCCTGTAGAACCAAGAGATTGTTTTAAATCATCCATCCCATCTTTAATAGCACTGACAAGTTCACTTTTAAAAGATTCGGAACGTGAAGTTTCTTGTACTTTCTCATCATCAAAAAGCTTTTTCTTTTCACTGTGAGTTTCATCCAGGAAATTCCAAATTTCAAATAAAATATCAGGAACATCGTGTTGACGTTCCATATGTTTTAAAAGATTATCGTTAATACTATTTAAGATATCGGAAGATACTGAAGGAATATCCATAAGAGAAGTATTTCTCTTAACAGTAGGAGATTCTTTGTATCGTAATGATTGTGAAAATGATTTGCCAAATTTCTTTTCTTGTTCAAGAAGTTCTTTTTGTCTTTGTTTTTCACGTTCGCTTTTTTCTTTTAATCTTTTTTCTTCTGCCAAATCTTCTTCTGTAGCAAACTTTTCTCTAAACTGTTTTCCTTTTTCTGTAGCCTTTTTAAGATATTCTTCTGGATTCTTTAGAATAGGATTGTCTATAAGAAAATTATCAAGTATATTCGATAATTTATCAATAATTTTAGTATTAAAAGATTCAGCAACAGAATCAACTGCTTTTGATTCACTGGAAGATTCTTCTGAAAATGGAATGTGTGATCTTATTTTACGTGCCAACTTATTGTCGGTAACTTTCTTACCAACCCAACTGGCAGCAGTAACAATTCTTTCTTTACCACTTTGTAATGTTTCACGTGCTTTATCAAGATCGTCTTTTCTTCTTTGAAGTTCTTCTTGTTCTTCTTTTGAGCGTCTAACATATTCTTCATCTGTTCTTCCAACAAGATCCAGATTTTTTTCTCGTTCCCTAGCAAGAGTTTCCGGATCAATATTGTAAACACCATCTTTAATTGTAAAAAGATCTCTAAGATATCTACCTTGACCAGAACCGGTGATATATTTATCAAGTCCTTCAAGATAATCATATCCTTGCCTATTAGTACTTTGAATAATATTGCTGACCAGAACCATAAGAGATGGATCAATTCTACCATCCGTTGTCACCAAATCAATCAAGATTTGGGCAACTGATTTTCTTGTTGATTGTCCTTCTTCTGTTTCGTCACCAATACCATTAAATACTGAATCAATATATTTTTTATCTCCAGTACCTAAAGAATCATATCCGGTTTCAATATATTTTTTTAATGCTCCTGGATAAAGATTGTATCTGCTTATTCCAGAATTCACAATAAATTTAGAAATAAATGTTTTTAATTCATCAAACGTTTTAGCGTCATCGCTTTTAGTTGCAAAAGAATAAGCACCACGCAATTTTTCAAGAGCAGTCTGAGTAACATTTCCCGCATTAACTCCAGAAATGCCCATATTAAAAAATGCTTCACGTCTAAAATCAGATTCGGATAAAAAATCTCTCTGTGATCTACTAAAAACTAATTCTTCATTATTTTCGCCAGTAGCAATATTAGTGACTTGTTGTAAAATCTTAGCTAGATATCCAGGTATGATTTCAACAATACTTGTTCTTGTCTGATTATCAAATGATGCAGCTTCTGTAGGTTCAGTACTTACATCTTTAATATAACCACCAGTACGATTGACATCAATCCCTGCAGCATCAATAAGATCTGTAAAAAAGTTACTTTCCGGATGATCTTCTCTATATCGTTTAATTTTATCCATAGCGATTTGTTGCATGTTTCCAAGCATTTCATCACTATGTTGTAATGTTTTCGTTAAAACTTTTGAAGGAAATGCTTTACCAAAAATTTTTCTACCAATCCAATTAACTTGATTTCCTGTAGCAAAAGAACTAGCAAGTTGTCCTGCTTTTGTTATAGCATCAAGTTTTTTATGACCTGCGCTACGTGGCTTTCCTTCTGCTTCAGTCATGTCGTCAGCCAGTTGCTCACTAGTGGCTGCCATATCAAGACCAGAAGCACCAAGTTCAAAACCTTCAGCAAATCGATCTTTAGCTCTGCTATATAAAGTAGAAGCTGCTTTCTTTGCAAATGGAAGCAATTTTTCTTGTGCTTGATCAACAATGAAATTGCTGATTCTTTGTCTGCGTGCTTCTTTTAATGATTCAAGTTTTTGTTGTTTTTGAATATCTGGAAGTGCTGTATTGTGACGAATTTCTTCTAATTTATCTTCAGTAACTTTAGCAATAGCTTGTACCGAAGCTAAAATATCTTGAGCAACGAACAAATGTTTATATTTTAAAACTAGATCTTTCTTTAAATAAGCTTTATAAAAATCTTGAACAAATGCAGCAGTAAAATTATTTGCTACACGGATTTGATCAAGTGTTTGTAATGTATTTTGTGTATTTTTATCTGAAATAGATCTGTCTATAAGTCTATTTTGTTCAGTATCAAGTTTATCTTCAATATATTGTTTTTCTTGAAACTTTTTTTGCTGATCAAATAATTCGGAAAGTTCTGCAGCAATTGAATATTCTCTAGCTTCTTCTTTTGATGGAGGAGAATATGAATAATCGCTATCTGTTTCAGAAACAAGTTTGCTATATTTATTAGCAAGCTTTGGCGGTAAAATACCTTTGACTCGTGGTTCTAAAACTCTACCAGAACGTTTAATAGAATTGATAGATGGTTGAACTTTCTGAATAAAATCGCTTTTTAGATAATCAAAATCATTTTTAAATGATGTAACTTCATCTATAAGCTCAAATGTATTCGGCATAGCTTGACGAATACGATCTTCCAAATTAGATGAAACTATTTTATAAGAGCTTTTTAAAACATCAGTAAGACCAACTTTTGTTTTCTCAATAGGTTCTCTATTGTTTGATGTATTGCTATTATAAACATCTCTATAATTATAATCTTCTAATGTACTGTCATATTTATCAAATTCTTGAATATTAAAATCAGTCGGCTTTTTACTTGCAAATTTCTTTTTTAAATTATTTTGAGCCATAAAGCGTTCTCCTTAGAGTTATCGAACTATAATCTCAGGATTGATATATGAAAATTTAGAACAAATTGAAAGATATCTTGCCGTATCAAGAACGAGTTCTTTCAATTTATCAGTATCGTAATATTTTACTTCTTCTAATACTTTATCATTAACAATCCTAAATGGTGCATACACAAAACTATTATACAAGCATCTTTTTTCATAGAACGCTGTAAAGCCTGATGTTTGTAATGGAGTAGGTTGAATAATTTTATAAAAATCATACGCAAACATATATTTAAATTCTTTATATGTATCAATACTCATATTTTCAACAGGCATGCACATAGAAGCAACCAATAAATTTTTTCTATCTGTAAACCACTGTAATTTTTCTTTAAGTTGTATTTTGTCCTTGTTATTTAAAACAAGAGGGTATGTATTTATATTGTATATGGAAACCACATTTTTGGTGTTGGAAGAAGCTGCAGTATTTTGAGCTTCAATATCTTCATTAATATCTTTAAGCATTTTACAAAAATCAGTTACTGGAGATGTTTTAAAAAGAAATGAATGATTTTTAGGATCGTGTATATATGCTTGAACTTCAACTTCAGTGAGATGTAATTTAGAAAATACAGTTTCCACTACATCTTCAGTATAACGACTATTGTAATAATCGATATTATCAATTACATATTGAATTTCATCTTTGGATTTACAAAGAGCAAGAATTGCTCCTAAATAGAAATCTTGGATATATCTCAAATCAATGTAAACATTTTCTATCGGACCAAATGTTTCTTCCATGATTTCATCAAGATAAGGATCAACTTCACAATATTGTTCTTTTCTGTCGGTAGTCTCAATCATGGTATGACCTCAATTTTTGAAAAATTCAATTGTTAAGCACAGTATAAGGAAGACACAAAACATATGCGTAAACTAAGCCCGGCTAATGTATGGTTAATGGATGTTGACAATTTCATCCAAAGAAATGCACTTAAAGAAGTTACGTCAACCTTTATATACGCACCATCTTCCAATTTATTTCATCCACAAGGATTTTTTAGTGAAGAAATATTTGGACAGTTAAATTCTCCACAACGTCTTACTACATTTGCATACATCAATTTAAACATGGATGTTTTATCTCCACACATTTTCAAAAATGTCATAGATTTAAAACCATTTTATCATGAGGTTATGCAAGGAAAAGTATATGCGGTTTTTGATGAAGTAACTAGTGAACTTATTCCATCTATACGAGAAAATGAAAACGCTGGTACAGGATTTGTTTTCTTTATGAAGCAATTTCCTAAATTAGTATTTCAAAAAACATCTTCTGCTACAAGAAATAATAAAATCAAAACTATTGAGCTATGTAAAGAAAATGGAACTGCCATTATTAATAAAATGCTTGTGTCTCCAGCTGGAATCAGAGATGCAAAAGAAATCGGTGGTAGAATATCGATTGAAGAAATTAATAAAAAATATAGTTCGCTTTTACGAACAACTGATTCAATTAAAACAGCTAAAGAAAATCCTGTCATAGAACAGTTCTACGATGGAATAAAATACAATGCCCAATTAAAAGTGTATGAAATTTATGCGTACTATAAAAACCTTTATGAAGGAAAGAAAGGTTTTGGACAAGGACAATATGCACACAGAGCCCTTGTTTATGGTACAAGAAATGTTATTACATCATCACAACTTCTTGGAAAAAATCCAGATGATCCTGCATATCACAAATACGATGAAACTATTGTTCCAGTATTTCAAGCAGCAAAAGCTTTTCAGCCATTAGTTATTCACGAATTAAAACGTATTTTCTACAATCAGATATTTACATTGGGAAGTACAAGAGTTCCAGCTATTGATCCAAAAACATTAAAAGTTTTATATATAGAGGTCACATCCGCTCAAGTAACAGAAGCAATGTCTACTAAAACTAGTGAAGATCTCATATCACTTTTTCAAAATGTACATATGCGAAATAAATCTGTTATTATTAAGGATGCTGAAAACAAACCTTATTATATTTCTCTTGTGTATGATCTTGGAGATGAAATATATTCCTTTACCAATATAGACAACTTTAAAGAACTTCTTCTTAAAAATGAACCAGAAAAGGCGAAAACTTTTGATATGAAAAAGGTTCGTCCTATTACATATGTTGAGATGATTTATATTGCAACTTATCAAGCTACTCTTGGAAAACACGGAACTATTACTCGATATCCAGCTATTGAAATAGGAAGTATTTATCCTACTAAAGTAAAAGTTGCTACAACAGTTCCAAGTAGAACTATTACATTTAAATCTCAGTATATTCCAGAACAAGAAGTTATAATGCCAATGTATCCTATCATTGATAAAAGTTCTTATCTTGATAGTTGTATTTTACATCCAAGCAGAACTCCTGGTCTTGGAGCTGATTATGATGGTGAACTAGCATTTTCCTGTGTAGTTAATTTTTAATAATATAAAATATCATATACTGTATTTCTAAATTGAGTATCCGTAAACTCAATGGTATACAAGGAAACGTATATGGAATTAAAAATACTTGATGTATTCGGATTTCCAAATTATGCAGTTACTGACAATGGATATGTATGGAGTATACGTAATCAAAAATGGCTACGTTTACGCACCAATCCCGGTGGATACAAACATGTGAGTATATGTGGAAAAACCATAGGTGTTCATCGTTTAGTTGCAATGGCATTTGTACCTAATCCAAAAAACAAACCAGAAGTAAATCACAAAGATTGTAATCCGGCTAACAATACGGTAGATAATTTGGAGTGGGTTACAAAACGTGAAAATTTAGAATATCAATATAAATTAGGAAGTTTAGCAAATTTAATGTCCGAAGATGACGTACGTTTTATTTGTCAAAAATTAGCTGATGGTTATAGTTGTACAAATATTGCACGAAAATACAATTTCCCATATACTGCAGTATATCAAATTAAGCGTGGTGAAAATTGGAAACATATTTCCAGTAAATATAATTTTAATAAACCAAGAAAAAGAAATTTAATATTAACAAAATCTCAAGTAAATTTTGTTTGTCAAGAATTATTAAAAAATAAATCTGTGTCAGAAATAGCAAAAGAAAATAATTTTTCTAGAGACGTAATCCAAAAAATTAAATCTAAAAAAAATTGGAAATCTGTATCATCAAAATATTTTTGAACAAATTACGGATTGTTCAAATTACATACAGGAAAAAATTTATATTGCCATCGATAAATACCGGAATTAAGCATGGAAGGTGGACACACCTGATGTGAACCGAAGGCTAGTAGTAATATACTAGTCAGGGGCAACGCGTAGCCAAAATGAAACCATTGAATATTTTAATTCTCCATGAAAATCTCAAAGAGGTATAAACATGGAATCGTGGATGCTTTTACCGTTTAATAATAATTATGCGGTGTCCAATTATGGAAATGTAAAAAATGTACGTAAAGACAAAATGTTACAGCTAGCAACAACTCCCAGTGGTTACGCTTCAATAACCATTGGAAGAAAAACTATGCAAGTACATAGATTGGTTGGACTTATGTTTGTCCCAAATCCACAAAACAAGCCCTATATTAATCATATTGATGGGAATAAATTAAATAATTATTTTCTAAATTTAGAATGGTGCACGGCTAAAGAAAATGATTTTCATGCCCGTGAATTAGGGTTAAAAGGGTTTAGTGGATGTGTCAATGACAATCGCCCAGTCATATTGACTGATATGGAAACCAACCAGACATACACATTTCGTACAATTGGACATGCGGCTCTTTTCTTAAATACAAATAAAGGCTCTCTGTATCGAGTTCTTAATAAAAAACGTAACCAACACAGAGGGTTCACAGCATCTTATCTATAATTAAAATATTTCAATGGAATATAATTTGGACAACCTAGAGTTGTTAATCCAGAAATGGATTGCCAAGAGGCCGGTACATCGTTACTACCACGATAGCAAGTGGGAGATGAAAACGTACGCTGAACTGCATGTATAATGTACATACATGATTACACTTACGTGATCGTGTAAAATTAAGATGCAGAACTATCAGATAAAAAACTGATAGGATAACATATTGGATACTATTAGTTTCAATGGAATTATGTCAGAAGAAGCTAACAGACGTTGTGCAGAATACAACGAAACTGCACGAAGTCTGGTAACAGTGGATGGTAAATTTTTAGCTACTGCAAGTATTAACCTGTGTAAATCAGTTATCTTTAATCTTACCAGAACACCAGGAAAATAAAAAAAAATAAATTATAACTAATAAACATAGAAGAGGGATTTAAATCCCTCTTCTATGTTGTATAATTACTTATTTAGTATTTGGATAGATTTGATAACGGTATACGATTTCCAATAGAGACATTCCAATAACACCCACTATCAACCAGATCAAAAATACTGTCGTTCTCTCCAGAAAATTTAGATTTTCGATCTACTGTGGAAACTTTTATTGATTTGTAATCGGAGCCACGATCAAGAGAATCTCGCACTTCTTTATATTTTTTTGTTGTACATTCCCAACTTTCGGTTACAAGTTTATTAAAGAGCTGCATCGAAATTCTAGTGTCTTCCGATTGTACATTGCTTTTCATAAACGTTTCAAAATTACGTTTAAGCAACAGCTGTTTTTGAACATAAGTGCTATGGTCCATCTTTGTATTCTCAGAAATTATATTTGTTTGATAATGTTTGCAATTGTTCTTCAAACCAGTTCTTACCATTTTTGGAGACTTCTATTATTGGTATTTTAAGAGACATGGCTTTTATTGATGAAAACTTTTCCTTACGTTCACAATAAAATTGAGGTCCTCCAACATACGATCCTAATACTGGACATTTTGGATGAATTGCATAGATAATAAACTCTGGATATTCTGTTATTATTTTACTGTTAGTTATTTGTGGTTCTACCCATAAAGAATATTCTTTGTATTCAAATCGTTTTATAGTTTCCCAAATTTTAGCTGTTCTTTCTTCAAGTCTCTTTTGTTCTTTATTCATCGTATTCTCCTATATTTAAATTATAGATTAAGAGAAGGGATCTTTCCCTTCTCTTATTAAATTAGTTAATCGTTATATACAGGAATTTCTGTTACATCAAAACGAACTGAAATATCATATTGTACATCTTCCAAAAGTCCTGCGTAACAATTTCTTTTGGAAAGCCATTTCAAAGGTGCAACACGTTTGCACAAATGGTATTCGTGATCATTCCATTTTTGAAGAATCGCACAATCTGAAGTGTTGGTAAAATCATAAGAATCTTTTTCAAAAAGTTTTGTGAATCTGGGAGTATGATCTATTTCATAGCCTTTATGAATTTGAATATATGTAATCTCAGGACTTACCTTTTTACAAGCAGTTACAACCAAATGCTCAATTCTTTTGGAAATATCTTCTTTCTTTTCTATTTTCAAAACTGACAAAAGATCATGAGTCGGATCATTCAAACGAGCACGATGATCATAAAAACACATACGAACAGTAACTTCAAACATAATTTATATCCTTTTTATTTACAGAAGGTCTAAGCATTCATCAGAAAACCATTGTTTAATTTTATTGTTTTCAAGTTTATCCTTGAGATTATATTTTTCTACAATCTCATAAGGAATAAATTCAATTTTAAAATTATACACATTTTCCAATGAATATTTTTGCTGTTGTTTATGATAATATTTGGTTGGGGTTCCAATAAAAGAAATAATAACATCACTATCAAAACAATAACGATAATTTTTTGGAAATTCATTTGGGACTTGTACCCAAATGTGTTCCGCTATAAGAATCTGATCATTAATTTCTTCTACATTTGTACAACAAACATGAAGAAACTCATCAGTTATTCTTTTCTTAGTTAATACTCCTTGTACCGAAATAGGAATGTTAAGATGTTGAGCTAAATATTCCCTATTAAACAATCCGTTGTACGATTCATATTCTCGTACACACTTATTTAATTGAACACAATGTCTGTTAGAAAGAACGATTAAACGTCTAACTTCTTCTGGAGAAATATCAAACATTTTTGAATCGTTATCGTACGTAAAATTAAGATCATCTCCTATATATGGAATATTGTTTTCAAGTTGAATGACTGATAAACTATCAACATTCTCTCCAGTAACAAGTTTAATAAAAATAGGGATAGGCAATCCAATTTTACTAGCCAATTGTTTACAACTGATCACATCTTATTTCCTCCTTTAATTACAAAACGTAATATCAAATAAGTTATATATATATTTAAATACAAGACGAATGCCATTATTACTGAATAGTTGAGGCATCATCCTTAGAGAAATTTAAAATATTCATTTCTATTTCCTGCATCTTGGATTTATCTTTTACAGTAGTAGTATTTTTAACATTAACATTTTCTACAATATCTTTAGCAGCAGCTATGAATTTTTCAGTATAAATATACATATTTTCTTCTTCATCGAATTCTACAATATCTGTATTGTTATAGTATTCAAAAAGAACAACAATTTTGTGAATTGTTGGAGAAGGATATTGCATGTAAATACTTAAAAATTTGGTAAACAATTTAGTAAATAAACATCCTGCAGGACTGTATTTATTTTCAGTAGCATCTTTGATTAAAATAGCTAATCTATTATCATTCCAAATACCACATTTGTCAATGACTTTACAAACACATCTAAATTGTTTACTTACTGTACAAGAACGATATTCCTTAAGACTAGATAAATTTGAATGCGACAATTCTTCTTGTACCAAAATACTGTTAAAAATATCCTTTAAAACTCCAGTACAAACAGTATTGTTATCAACTTCGGTAATAGAATAATATTTTTCTCCTAAAGACAAACATTTAAAATGTTGACCATTTTTTATTCTAAGTAAAATAAGAACAATTACTTGTTCCACATCAACATCGATGTTAAGAATTTTTTCATAATTTATTTCTTTAGAGTCATTTAAATTGAATTTAACTTCTGGAACGGATAGTTTATGAATTATGTAATCCATTATACATGTAAGCAAGAATGCTTTAAACAAATCGTTGTCATGTTCATTGTTAAATGTAAATGAATAAGGATTTCTTACATTAAGAAATTCTCTTATTATAAAAATTCCTTGATGCAATGAAGAATTTTTAATTTTATCCAGATGTGACAAATTTTCCAAATCCAAAACATCTATAATCATAGTAGTTAATTCAATCATGTCTTTTTCTGAAAGTGACATATATTTATTCTCCTTAAATATTTCTCTGTATTATGGTTTTAATCTGTAATAAATGACTTATAGTGATGGTAGGGAAAACCCTACCATCACTATAGTTACATTAACTCTTTCTCACAAGTCTGCCATCATAATACTTGTATTGATTGGGAGCAGCATAAAATCCATAAGGTACTTGATCTGGATAAAAGATCATAGTAACACCTGGTATAGATTTTATATTTCTTCCCAATTCTCTAGTAGTATGAAACCAGGACAATACATCGATTTCTTGAGTCAAAGGATTTTTTTGAAAGGTTACAACAATCATACACACTCTCTTTCTAAAGATAACTTTTATTTAAAAGTGAATGTGGGATAACGAGAACCATCTCCATAAGGAATGGTACCACCTACGCTGTTCCACACATAAATGATCTGATTTGCATCAGACGTACCACAAACTTCAGCCAGATTCGTAGGTTTAATAACCTTACCATCAGGACCAACAACATTAATAAAATTAATAGTAAGTTTATCAGGAGCAAAAAGGTTGTTTGTTTCTTCAGCTTCTTGCGAACCAGAACTATAATCTTGCATAATTAGGAATCCAGCCCATTCAGGACGAGTATCCCATTTGTCTACAGTACAGTTAATAATGTTTACAGTTGCACGTTTGTTTAATTTATTAAAAATACGAACAGCATTGGAAACATCAGCAAAATGACAATTAGAAATAGTTATAACTGCGTCATCTTGATGTTGGAAAATGAGAATGGCGTTATTACTAAGAGGTGCTGTAAAATCAAGCCCGTCAATGATAACATTTTTAGGAGCAGTTTGTAAACCTACTTCAACTGCATTATATCCAGTCTGAGCAAAAGAACTCTTAGTAATCTTTACATATTCAGAAGTATTTATTTTAAGCTGAGCATTAGAAGTTTCTTTAGGAAGATTTCCAGTTAAAGATATAGCTTGTACATTAATGTCATTAGTAGCAGTCATGCCAACAACAGCATTGGAAGCTTTCATGCTTTTAACATCAATGCTTTTGGCTACAACATTTTTAACACCTTCAATGGGAGCGGCTGCAGCAGTTATAACCATATCCGCATCTGGCTGATTAAGATTGGCAGCAGAATCCATTACAACTGGAACAACATTTGTTTTCTTAAGATCAGTAAGTTGAGTTTCTACAAGTTCTAATCTATCAGCAAGTGCTTGTACTGTGCCAGCAGCAGTAACGATTTGTTCTGGGGTTTCAGTGACATTATCCCAACTTACAGAATTAGCTACATCCGCAACCTGAGCAGCGTCTACTTTAGTACCAACTACGGCAGTAGTAAAATCACTTACATCAGCAGATGTCAATACGTCGGACTTCTTACGATAAAGTTCCAGATCAGTAGCTTTAGCTACACCAGGAACTGTCTCAGCAGTTACTACAAAGTTACCGGTTTCAGCACTACTGCCGTCGTATACAAAAGCTTGTACGCCATTGTATTTAATAGTTAGTGCATTTGGGTTGGGAAGTTTTGTAGGAATTACAGGAGCTACATAATCTGTAATTTGAGAAAGACTATGGTTGTGAGAAATAGGAGTGAACTCAGTGGGTTTTCCAGTTACAGATACCCAATCAACAGAAGCCAAATATTCCACATAACCATCTTCGCTGCTAAGCTTGGTATCATCAATAACTTCATAAAGTTTACTTGTTTCAGTTACCTTAACATGATCACCACGCTGTACTCTATCTGTAGTAAGAGCAAATCGTTCGGTATCATTTTCTACAATAACAAGCTCATCAATTGCGGTAGCAGGAATAAGACGTGCATCAATAACGCCACTAGTAATTTGAGAGGCATCAATAACAATGCGATCAGATCCACTGTTTCCGTGATTAGCAGCATGTGCTGCAGGAGTAAATTCAGTTGGCACACCAGTTACACTATCCCAAGGGAAGATAGCGGTAGTCATTTCACTTTCAAACATGGTACCAAAATTATCTTTGGTAACAAAATTGTCAGTATTAGGAAGTTGGTCAGTAGTTGCTATTACTTTATCATCGTTGATAGTTACATTATCAATAGTATTTAAGTTTGCATGAATCTGAGGAGAGCCGATATCAGCAACGTCCCATTTACTAACCATAATAAGATTAGCACCAAGACCACTGGTAGTTACACCAGAAATATTATCGCAATTATTAAGTTGAATAGTTTTTCTTGTTTCGGCAAATGTTGCATATTGAACAAGATTATCCTTGTCTGTTATATCAGCAATAACATGAGGGTGCTTAAGTGCGGCAGCTCCAGTTTGTTCATATGTAACACTGTGAGGATTGTTGGTATTTTCAGTGTGAGCAATGACTTGCTCTTCAAGTTGATCAAATTCTTCAGTAGAAGGTGCTCCAACTTGAGATGCCGTAGTGCCATGTGGATTATTGATATCTGCAGTATGAGTAGTAAGATCTGTTTTTATACCAGCAACTTCGTTCTTCGTAGCAGCCCCAATTTGATCAGAAGTTACTCCATGAGGGTTGTTGGTATTTTCCGTATGTTCTACTACAGTTTGATTGAGTGCATCAAATGCAACTTGTGTCGCAGCTCCAGTTTGAGCTGCAGTTACGTTATGAGGATTTTCAGTATCTTCAGTATGAGCAAGAAGCATATCTTCAGTCAAGATACCAGTTACTTCCTGTGCAGTATGTGTGTGTCCAACTGGAGAGGCACCAATTTTATCTGGAGTAACTTCATGTGGATTGTTTTTGTTGTCAATGTGCGCAGTTACTTGATTGGTGAGTTTAAGATCAAGAGCAGCTACAGTTTCAGTAAGAGAACTTGGAGCGGCACCAATTTTATCTGGAGTAACCTGGTGAGGATTGTCAGTATTTGAAATATGTGCATTTAATGCGGCAGTAAGAGTATCACCATCACTTACTCCAGATTCTACAACATCTCGTAATTTTTGAACTTCCTCAACACTAGCTACACCAGTCTTTTTCATCCAGTCTAAGTTAGGGGTAACTTCCTGGGTTAGAGTAATTTCAGTGACATCTGTGGCCTTTGTTTTAATCACTTTATTCATACAAGTCATCCTTCCATGTGGAATATTTATAGGGCTATTGCTTCCGTATAGTATTTTATTACACATGAGATGTTCTTGTATTTTAGAATAATTTGAAAAATAAAAAAAAAATAAAAATATGTGATATAAGAGAGGAAGCTAAAATGCTTCCTCTCTTATATCAGAATAATTTCTTACTTCTTATGAGTAAGAATCAAATTACCATCTTTACAAATAATTTGAACTTCATCTCCAGGATTGAGAATAAAGTTACAATTGTGCAATTTAGTATTTGGTTTAGGAATATATTTTTCATTTGGTTTATCCCGAAGTGCCAGTTTTGAAGTATCAATTTCCAATTTATTTGACACATCTGTTCCGTCAGTATACACAGGACGAAGCAAGTTATAATTGGGAATTTCAAATTTACATTTCTTACATGTATTGATAAATGAAGTCAAATAACATTCCAAATTTTTGGCTGTTGTAAACTCTCCGATTGCGGAGCTGATATAATTCAGCATATACGTATGAGCTTTGATATAATTTTTCGCATTATCAAAAACAGCATTGCTTTTGATTTCAGTAAAAAATGTTTTATCAAAACCACACAAAACTTTGGATTTCAAAAGAATTCCAGTTTCGTTAGTCGCAACCACATGCGAGTAAATAGAATTCATGGTAATCCTCAAATGACTTTTATTAAAATCACTCAAGGTATATGTACTTGGTTGATTCACCCAAAGACGACTCACCAGGAAAATATCCGCCATTATTGATGCCAATGCACGTGTAAGATTTTCCGCTTTGTGAGGATTGGATTTTTTGTTCTGAATAATATCTTTCCACACGGTGTTTGCAATGGGAATCATTGCAGTTTTATAAATTCTTGTTGTTTTAAACTTTTGCTTAAAAAAGTCTGCCAGCAAGGATTTTTCTTTATTTTCTCCATCTGTCAAACAAGGGTTATTCAAAAATATCCAATCCCCATCCCTAAAAACATTGATTTCATTTCCCTTGGCATAAGTAATCATTTTCTAATCTCCATGTGTTAAAGGTTAAATACAGATTCAAAGAAATTATATATGTATAAAAATCATATGAAATATATTACACAGGGAGAAATTCTCCCTGTGTAATATTACTATTAACAATAAATAATTACATGCTTTAAATTTAAAGTAGTACTGGCAATACCAGCAGTAATTTCAGCATCTAAACTAATTTCTATTTTCTTGGATACAGGATTTCTTCTTATTGTAGCAGACAAAGAACCTGATTTACCATTGTAGGTAAAAGAAGTAGATCCAGTAAGAGTACTAAGCCCATGGATAACAGGCATACAAACAGGAAATCTATTAGCTTCAGATTCTTCTAAATCACATCTGATACTTCTAATCTTAGTAATATCAACTTCATCTTCAAGGAAATGTTCAAGATCAAGATGTACCCAACCAGCACTTCTATTAAGAGGCTCTGTACCTGCCCAAACAATACTTCCTTCTTTAAATGGAATTAAGGTAGAATCTTGTCTACTATCTGTATTTGATATGGACCAAAGAGCATTTTCATTGGGAAGATAAATTTCAGTATCTTGGGGAGTGACAACATGTCCAGGATCATTGGGATTATCTGGATCAACAAGTTTCCAACAAGATTCATTTCCTGACAGATCTTGAATAGCTATTGTTTCTTCAGCCATTCCTTTTAAACGAAGTCCTATTTGCAAATAAATACCAGAAGATTCTTTTACACTTTGATTCCAGATAATTCTAAATTGAGGACGAATGATATTATCAAGATCAGAATAATCTTCAAATGGAATATATCCCAAAGGATACACGGCAGAAAGAATACCAACATCCATTTTATTTACTGGATTTTCAATATTTACTGCAATATTGGCATCAAACAAAAATTTAGTGTGTTCTGTTTCAATGTGTAAATTCATAGTGTCTGCAGTAAACACCGTATCTGAACCAGCCACTTTATAAAGACTAGCGATAGTCCACCAGTGAAAATCTGTATCAGAAGATTGGATTTTTCTTAAGATAGCTTTGCCTGAAGTAACGTCTCCATAAGAAGGTAATCCATTTTTAGCAAGTATACGCATTTGTTCCTCCAATGCAGCCATTCTTGTAAGTAAAAGTTGAGCGAATTTAGTTTCTCCGATAGTATCAGCAGTGATCATTTGAGTATCAGTAATATATCGAATGATATTTTCCTGAGTCTCTCTGATTTCTCTCATGTCGTATAGTGTACATTGACCACCATAAGCATGGTAATTGATTTTAATTCGCCCAACATATGGTTTAATAATAACAATGAAATTAAATAGTCCAGAAGTATTTGTCGTCCAATGAAGTTTAAAGAAGTTTGGTTCCCAAACTTTATAATCTTCATTTTCAACAAGAAGAGTATCTTTTTCAGCACCAATCGAATATACTTCTAGACTATCTTTAAAGAATGTACCGGCAAGAGGATGAATGATATCTACTTGATTAGGAACATTGACTTCATGTATTTCACCTGAAATAAAGTTTTCTGGTTTTGTTTTATGTGGGTCAGGTTCAAGTAATAATGGAGTACCATCAACATCACCAATGTTGTCTTTAACTGGTTGAGTAATTCTTTTTAACATTGTCAAATCTTGCATCATAGCAAGAAGTACATCTGGTGTAAATTCGACAATGTGGTCAGACTGTCTTATGAGAACTTCTGATGTTACTGGATACAATCTTTGATAGGCAAAATTAACTGTATAATCAGCAACAAAAGGTTTTACAAAAGTAACGGATTTAATAAGTGTTCTATTAAACGTATCATCTAAAAGTCGCATATCGGACATTGCACTATAGTCAATGTCACTGTCTTGTATAACCCAATCATCACCTTCTACAAGTGTTCTTTGAGTATCTTTATTATTTGTTGTACCAAGTAGCGTTATTACAAGTGTATCTTTAAAAGCACTGTCATAAAGGGAAACGACTTGATCTTGTTTAATGATGCGTTTGACATCATTAGTTATTTTATATAAGGCATTTTCACCTGTCAAGTCCGGAAGTAAATATTGTGACATACATCTTATTCCTTATATAAGAATGAAAATTCTTAAGCATATGATTTATTAGCCTTGTTCAGCTTCATTTTTTGCATTTGCTATACCAATAATAATTTCTTCATATGCATTGCATCTATCTTTTAAATGATCAATTTGTTTTCTTAATTCAATATTTTCTGAAAAATAATTAACAACTGTTTTTGCTGTTTGCTCTCTATCTGCAACTGCATCTTTATATTCTTCATCAGTGAGCCATTTTTCACCAACACTAATAATATCAGGACCATTTGTAAAGCCAAGCATAGCGCTAAGTTGTTGTTGTAGTACGTTTTGTACATATATCAACTTATCCTCGTCAGGATAAATACCAACTCGAAGAGCTATAGCAAAATCAGAATATTTCTTTACATTGTAATTTGGTACAGTAGAAAATAGTCCTTCTGGAATATACCAAATTATTGTTTCGTCTTCAGGATGAACAAGTTTATAAATTTCTTGTGTCCTGTACATATTAACATCATTTTCAAGATCAGCTTGTGTTTTACCTACTGCTTCATATGTAGGAAGTAGGGACAAGTTATCATCAAGCAATTCGACATAAGCATATATTTTTTTAACGGTATAGACACCATCTAAAGAAGAAAAATCTGAAACAAATGAAAACTTATATGTCCAGTTAGGTTTCAAAAACATACTACTGTGACCTCTCATATTAAATTGTTCTATATCATTAAAACCAGTCGCTACAATATCATAGCATTTATAAGATATAACTATACTCCTCTTATAAGAGGAGTATAGTTATATCTTATTAAGCTGACATCAATTCAATTATTGGTACAACATTACATTTCATTGCACCTGGAACATTACCAAGACCAAATGTATTTTCATCTGTACGATAGTATACGCCCCAGCCATTGCTATTATTGTAAAAAGAAGAGGACAACAATTGGTTTGGAGCACTATGAAATATTGAATGCATGCTTAAAGTTGGATGATTGGCTATAGTAGGATCTAATTGATCGATGTATTCATATTCTAAAGATATTCTAAGAACTTCTGCTATTGTTGGAAGACTGCATTGCCATTCTTTTGAATTTTCTGTAAAAGTGAGTGATTTACAATAAATAGCTGCCGTAGGTTTGTTAAATTCTTCTGTAGGTATATTGGTAGTCAACTTATTTGTTAAATTGACAGCATAATCATCCCACAAATTTAACTTTGTTATAGTTGTATCCAAAATATTAGGATAATTTGCCATATCAGGTAACGGATCAAATAATTCTCCAGTAGGTGACATATTTTCAGGATTTACTGAAGTATATCCATATTGTCCTTGTGATCTGTATTCGGCATCTAATATAACAATACGACAATCCGAAACAATATCATAAAATTCAAGCACACTTCCGGGTAATGTGCTATGCCTATATATTTTTCTTCTAGACGGAAGTATAAGAGGGTTGTTTTCAGTTGGTATTTCAGCTTCATATAAATTAGATATAGCTGAAGAAGAACAAGACATGATTATTGCCATAATAAATATCCTTATATTGAATTGATTTTCAAATAATATAGTTATTATTAATTGTTTTTTTTTGTATATTAATACAACACAGGAATAAAAATTCCTGTGTTGTATTAATATTTACTCTATAATCGTATTCGAATCAACAAATGGTACATTATCAGGATTGTGATCTTCTATAGGAGAATAATTTGCCTTAAGATAAGTATGTTTATTTGGGCAATACCCACAACGAGTACACACATAACCAATAGTTTCCATTTTGTACATGGTATCACAATTGCACTTGGGACATTTTAGTTCAACTTCATAAGACATAATTGTTTCCTTTTATCCATTTACTTTCTTAATACTTCCATCATCATTATAATCATTAGCCATATCAAAATGGAACCAGGTAATCTCCACGCCTTTACTATACACTTCAATACGATTGATATATTTAAAGCACTCAGCTTCCTTTGTATAATGAGTTTTAAAACCAGGTTTAAAACAGCCATATTTTTCCATATCTTTTCGTATTTCAGAAGCAGTCGCATTTTTAAAATTACAATCCATAGCTTCGCCAAATTTATGCGCACTTAAAAAAGCACCTACAGAAGAATTGGTAGGTCTAAATCCTCTGTATTGGTATGACCCTCCACTTTTCCAATTGTTGATAGTAACCGGACCATATTTTTCACGAAGCATATCAATAGTTTCTAATACTAAAGGATTAAAAATCATAAAACCTTTATTTAAAAGACCTTTCTTTTCAATATCTTTATAATAACTTTCAGGAACAAGTTCATAGAGTTTTACATATTTTGGAGTATACATAGCTATTTCTCCTATAAAGAAATGTGTGGGGTTGTATATAATTTTTTCTTATCTTCATACGGCGGATATAGTCGTATAAATTTTTGCATATCCTCTTCTGAAAGTACAATACAAGGTATTTTTTGTACTTGATCAAATGCAGCGTGTACAATACGATGTACACCATCAAGAACAGTATTTTTATACATAATAATAGGATATGAATAATCAGCTTTAAACATTCTTTTAATGTGTTTAATTAAATCAAACATATCCATAGGAACTTTTTCAGTACTATCTTCGATATGTTTAAATTTAGGCCAATAATGACCAATTTTCATATTTTTCAAAAATGATTCATTTACATGAAAATCTGTCGGTGTTTTATATTGACAAAAATCTATAAGATTTTGTGATAAATAATGTTTTCCTTTATATCCAAATGTTCCTATCATTAAGCAAATACCTCATTATAACTTTCCTTACTCAAAATGTGATATTCTACTTTATTGCTTACAAATGAGAACCATATCTTTTCATCGATGATATTGGTGGTAACATCTGCAAGAGTTGTTTCACCCATAGCAACAGCCATACAACGATTAAGACGAATAGAAAAATCTTGAGTAGTTGAATCCATATTTGCAAATGCGCTATCCATTTGATTGTGGAATTGATATGTGGGATGCAACGAATAAATACTTTGTTTATCTGATTCATTTAAAATGTCAGCTAAAGCTAATATAAATATTTCTGATTGCGCACAAGTAAGCACTTCTTGATGATCTGGAATATATGTTCCTTCATATGAGGGAAATACTTGACTAAGTTTATCATTAAATTTATTAAGTGCTATGACAGATGGAAAAAACTTTCTTTCTGGACGAATTGTTATATGATCCCAAATAGGCAACATATAAAAAATGCCAACAACGAACAAGTCAGGAAGAACATCTTCCCATTGTTGCTGACTTGCAATACCTAAGTCTAAAAGAACGTTTCGAATAGCTTCTCTAATTTCCATAGTTGTTGGTTGTGCACCTTGATATAAAATACCAAAAGGCAACAATTGAGTCGATACTGGTTTTCGTAACACGTATTTTGTTTTATATGTCAAAAATCCTGAATGATCTCCACCTGCAACAGGAATTTCCAATTCACCAAAAGAATACTCATTTGATTTAATGAGCATATCCACAGGACCAGAAGCTTTTGATGGATCAAGAATATATCTTGGATCTACTGGAAGAACTACTTTACAAATAGTTGATAGGGGATAATCTTCATTAAATGCGTCTCGTCCTACCCAAATTTTAAATTCTAACGGATCAGTTATAGCTGCAAATTTTACCTTGAATCTAAACCAAGTAGCCATCTGCAATGTACCAGATGGATTAATCATAGCAGCAGTTACTTTCACTGGAGACAAAGTTAATGATTTTGCAACATATACATCTTTCCAATTAGAATTTGTGGAAAGAATAGACTCAATCGTAGCCAATGATTTAGTATTGGCAAGATAGATATTTTCAAAAATACTAAACAATTTTTCATATTCTTCTGTAGTTATTTTAGAAGAAAAAATTGTAGGATCTTCTTGTTTACTTGTATCAAAATGAAATTGAATAGTTCCTGAAATAGATTGGTTATCATAAGCAAGTCTTTCTGTTCTAGGGTCAGTTACTACTCCATGCTCATGAAAATAATTTACCATGTTATCATCAAGATAACAAACGTTAGGAATATTTTCTTTTAAGCTCACAGTAGACTTTGGATGAAACACCGTGTCAGTTATAAATCCATAGATCATACGAATAAATCCTTTTTAAATGTATATTGGTAACATAATCTCTATTTGTCTGTTAAATAAGCATAGCATTTTCACAATTAATTCATTTTGTATACAAAAACAAAAAAAAAATAAAACAACTTAATTGAGTTAGTAGGAGATCTATATGATCTCCTACTAACTATTAAAATATTAAGAAATTAAACACACCTTGGATTATACTTGTTTATATTGACAAATTCGAAAATAATGATTTGCTTCATTAGCAAGATAAACTATACACAATGATTTAATTTTGTATTTTGATAAATTGTTTGGGACTGAGTTATTACATGACATTGATAAAATTAGCAAAATTGTTTTATTATTATCGCTTGTTAAAATTGAGAATAAACGATTTAATACTCCATCATGATAAATTATGCTTTTATTGTAGTAATAGTAGATCCTGATAAATTTATGTGTGTTGATGTATATTTATATCAACTGATACAAAGGCATAAATATGAGTGACCAGTGTAAAAAGTCACTGGTCACTCATTTATATTTTTTATTTATTGATCAATTTGGAATTTCTTTTTTCTGCCAATTTTTCTTCATATGTTTTTAGAATATTGACATTGTACAAAATACTGGCCGGAATCTTTTCAGGATGCCAATGTACGTAAACCATTCGTACATCTTTGGGTTTTTGATCATTGACCCAAATGGTATGAAGCTTTGCCTGAAGACCAAGTTTTTCCTCACAATACGGAGTTTTTACAGGAATACCTTCAAGAACACACCAGTGAACATAAAGATCTATAAGAAACATTTTGATCATATATCGTCTAGACATATTCTCAATACGAATCTTGGGAAACGCAGGCCGCATCTTCGGACGACCATTCTCTTCATAAACAACATTGCCTTTAGATGTACATTCAATCAGAGCTTCTGCGCGCCACGGCTCATTATTCAATCTATTCTTATATTCATCGTAGATCTTCCTGTACACTCCTTTTCTATCCAACATAATAATGGAAGGTGCGAGAACACCCACTAATTTTGACTTAACCCAAGGATCGTAAGTCAAAGACTTCTTCACCTTGATTGTTCCGTCTGCTGCAATATATTCTCTGTCAATCATATCACTCTTAGCCTTCGTTCTTCCTGTTCCGTCAGGAAGAACATCAAGACCAGCGTACATATGGAAAGAAGCAGCAGAGTTAGCCTTGTGCGGGTTAAACTTCGAGATAATGCAGGCCGCCATCTGAGGACCACAACCTGGGACATGTTTCAAGAAGTATTTATAGATAGGAAATCTATCCAAAATTGTTGGGAATTGTTTTACCAGCTTCTTTTCAGAATTAAGAAGTGTAATATATTCCTTAACCAGAAAATACATGATGCTATCCTGGATAGTGGATGTTTCATCTTGCATTTCCTTAATGATGCGATCAAGTTCTCTGGTAGCTGCTGAAGATTCAAATGTTCCAAATGTGTCACTATCAATCACAATACCCGCTTTTGTCATTTCCGCCAACAATCGTGTATCCAGACGACTGGCAACCAGGCGATCAGTAATTCTCTGATATTCTGCACAAATGCGATCCATGATCTTGATGCAAGCACTATCTTTTTTCTGACGTTCTTTCTGAAGTTTTGCAGAAACTTCTTCGTCATCCAGATCATTTTCATTTGCAATCATTGATTGCATGCCCGCAGCTTCAGCGATAGGCTTGGTAATATCTCCAGGAGAAATACGAGAATAAATCGGAGTTCCTGGTTCATTACCAAGCATTTGATTATAAAGAGCAAAAATTCTTTGCCCGACCATTACCCGAAGTTTTTGAAAATCGTATACTGATGATACGATGCTCTTAAGTATTATTTCTGCATAGGAAACAGTGGAATCGGTGTTCATCCAATCGCCAAATTCCGGATCTGTGTAGTGAAACATATCCGGACCATGGCTGAACACGAGCTTTTGTTCATCACCAATAGTAACGAGTTCCATACGTTTTGCGGACATTTTCAATTCTCCTTTCTTGTGTTGATATTTTAGTATACATTGACAAATTTGCATTACCTGAATTAATCAACAAATACTGATAAATTAAACTTAAATTGAGTTATTGATGAATTGTGACAAATTGATGAAACTGTGTATTGTTGTCGTCCTTTGATAAAATAATAGATATTGTATTGTTTACGAATTTCAGATAAACTAAAAGTATATGAGTTAATTAATATATTTTGATAAAATAGGCTTTTTATGAATTATTGTTAGACATTGATAAATTATCGTCCATTGTGTTACTAAACATTAATCTGATAAATTACGGAGCGTTGATTTAATCATACTTTTAGATAAATTACCGAAGTCTGAATTATTTTTTGTCTTTGATAAAAGATATAGAGAGTGGAATTGTTCCACTCTCTATATCTAAATTATTCGATCATCTGCTTGCATCAGCATACATTTTGGCATTCTCAATATACGCGTGCACACTACCTTTCCCTTTAAGCGTATTGTATCGCATTCTCCAAAGCGCGGCACGAGAAGATCTATCTCTGCACAAATCTTGAAGATTATGTCCAGAAACATACCAATACTTGATAAGACACATGGCTGTTTGCCATGGGATATTGTGAATATAATTCCATTCCGCAGTTTGTTTCTTTTCCCAAAATACCATTACTTCATCGTACACATCCTTATGACGATATTTAAGCCAATTCAAGAGATCTTCTCTTGTTTCAGGTTCCATTTGATAAATGCCAAGAGCAGGTCCGCGCTTTTGTCTAACAAGCTGACCTCTAAGCGATTCCACTGCCGCTGTTTCAAGAACGATATCATGAATCTCCTTGCTTGTAGGACAAATAGACATTCGTTCCATGACATTGTAAATTGTTGAAGAAAGAAGAGATGTCTTAATAGGTTTTCCTCCTTTCCATGACCATACTTTAATACGATGTTCTACTGATTTTCCTGTATATCGAGCAGAGTGAATATTGTTTCTTTTCTTTATTGGTTGTTGTTCCTTTTTTGCTATTGCTGTTTTGTCTTCAGTATCATCTGTCTTATCCTTGATTATTGCTTTTTCACTAATAGAAACTTTTTCTTCTGGAGGAGCAGCTATGGTTGTAAGAATTAGTGCTGTTTCAATGGGAGTGTGGTCAACAATTCCTTTTGCTGTCGGAAGTGTCTGTAATTGTGGGTAAGGAGTTCTTAATTTTATCACTGTTGGAGGCAGAACTGTTGCACCTGCATAATCATTAATCCCTGAAAATGCTGCAGATGCAATAAATGTCACTACACCAGTTCCGATCAACAGTCGTTGCCAAACACGCAGTTTCATTGTATACCTCTTTTTAAAAGGATAAAGGTTTTAAATAGTTATTCAGTGATGAGTTATTTTTAAGACATTGATAAATTATCTTGTAGTGAGTTATTAAAGTAATTTGATAAAATATTTTCCGGAATGTGTATTAATTTTGCAATATGATAAATATAATTCTTGCTGATTTAATGGTAGTTTGTGATAAATTAAAAAAATCTTGGGTTATTTTGCTTTATTAACAAACTAAATATAAGTGAATTTAAATTATGTTTAGTGGTAAAATGTTAAGATTTGAATTAATTTTTTTTTCATTGTTAAATTGTTCTGTAGTGTAATAATTTGGGTTTTTGACAAATTTGCCAATATCGAGTTATGTTAAATGACGTTGATAAACTGGCCCAGTGTTGATTTATTACCATCAAATGATAAAATTAATACGACTGACTTACTATAATAAAGTGCTAAATTTATTTAAAGTGAGTTCTATCAATCATTTTGATAAACTAGAAAAACTGGTTTATTCTTTCTCTTTGTCAAACTAGATATAATTGATTTAATGGCCCAAATTGATAAGATTATTTTTCGTTGTATTTATACAATCCTGTGACAAATTTATTGTTTTGGCGGGTTATTTTTTCATCTCTGCTCTATTTCTATATACAGATTGGGTATATCAATAGTACCCATATCCGATAAGTTACTTTGTATATTTAGAAGATTACATATTTCTGAATATCCATTACAGCTTTCTTTTGGATAATCAAAAATATACAACATTGGATTTACCCAATATTCTTCAAGTTGAGTATATGTATACCCAATGATTTCATCTTCTTTGTTTCTATGAAATTTTTTACTTAACCTATGTCTTAATATAGCATTTACCTCCTGTACATTTTTTCTTGGTAAAAGAATTCCTGATGATTTACATTTAAACAACCTGCCTTTAAAATATTTATCTAATCTGGAAAATGTAAACATCACATATTCTGTAATGTTTGTTTCCAATTTGGCCAGTTCTTCACGTTTTTTATCAATGTCAGTTTTAAACGGAATTTCTACTGCGCCATAAGTATTTCTAAAAATAGTATTGATTGTTTGCGGATATACAGGAATATTTACAAAATATTGAAGTCCTCCAAAAAGACCTAGTGGAATAGGATCAAGATCTTCATTGAGGACTTCAGCACTTCCTAAATAGAACAAACCATTTTTACTATTATGAATATTAATAATTGGATTACCTCTTACAACAATTCCACAAACTTCATTTACATCTTGTTGTAGATATTGAAAACAAACTGCCTCCTTAGTTGAAAGATTTTTAGTCAACAATCCTTTAAATACCACAAAACGTGGAGTAAGATTGGTTGGAGTGAATTTCATCAATTGGTCTGGTATAATGACATTGTTTGCAATAGATTGCTTAAATTTATCAACCAGACCAACGATGTCATCAATAAGAAAACAGAAACGTGATAGGGGGTTTTTCATTCTTAAAAATCCTTTTCAAAGCACTTCTAGCACCTTGAATTGCAGAATCACTCATTTTCGTTCCATACGAAAGAGTAATCTTTTCATTGCTGGACGGATATACCCAAACTTCATGCTTTGACTTTGGTACACATATAAACCCTATCGATTTCAGTGCACGTCTAAACTCCTTTGGATTTGTAATTCCCATACATGTAAAACCTCTCTAGTTGAACGATTTTTCTTTTTTACTTAATGCACAAGGTATGTATCTTTCGATACATACCTTGGCGTTATTCATTAAAGTTATATATAACTGATTTTATTACGAAATTTCAGATCACTGCTTCTTTTCTTCTTCAGGATGGAATTTATCGTAAATATTAATCATATTCCCAACATACATATCGTACAATCCTTTAGCTATATCTTGATCAAGAGGAATGAATATAATTCCATCTCTCTCCTGATTGTCAGTGTTTTGTAGTACTATAGTCATATCGTATTCATTATCTACATTAGCTAAAATGTACACAACCATATTTTCGTATTTGGAAACAATTATAGAGTAATAATTTCCGCCTTCAATCATAAAGAATTTATTGGAAACAAATTGATTAACTTCTTCCTTAGTAGTAAATTTATTAAGCTCTCGATGTGTTACTGCAACAGCAGGAATAATCAGATACGTTTCTAAAGGACTAAATACATAACCGGCATCAGTTGTTTCTTCATTTTCCATAAAAGTTGCTTTCATTTTAACATCTGTTGTATTCATTTAATATTTCTCCTTATATAGTTTTTATTTATTCGTCATCGTCTTCTTCGCCACTGACGCCAAATACTGCACTGAAATCAACTTCTTCCAATTCAATATATCCCGCTTCTGTCAAAATATCCTTAGCTGTATCAACTGCTTCGTCATCATCATCCAAATCCAAAGCAGTAAATACTACATAATTGGTAGAGGTGGTTCCTGGTTTAACATAAACTGATACTGTGCTGGAATCATCAATATAAATGACAATATAATCATTTTCAATCAAATTTTCCAAAGAAAGCTCAGTGTCAATACAACTCATGATGTTCTTACTCCTTAAGTAAAAATCATTCTTCCCATAAATAAAACACTTGTATTGTGTAGGGAAGCCAACTGTGATCATTTTGCTTGACAATACCAAAAACAGTTTGACCATGAATCGATGATTTTTTAGCTAATGCATATATTCCTGTTGTTGCTCCTTCTGGTTCAATTGACAATCCATACGTAAGCAAAAAATAACGACGCAATGTATGATAAAACAACTTTTGTTTTATCAGGTTTTTATAAATTTTAAATTCTGAAGTGCATACTTCTGAAAATCCTTCATTGTCATTCGTTACAATCATCTTCAATATTAGTCGCATTTTGAAGCTCCTCAAGACACATTTTGTAATTGTCTTCAGTTATCTTGGTAAAAGTTATATTGCATAGGGTATCCTTTTTGTTATAACTGGTTTCGGCAAATTGATCAATCACAGAAAGAATGGTACCATCTGAACACAACGCATCCAAAAACTTCTGCTTAAAAGTTTTTCTATTCGCAGTAAAAGAAAATACACAAATCGATGCATTCTCATCTTCTATATCTTCATCTGTGGTAAACCCTGCAAAATAAAATGGAATTTCAGTTTCGCTAAATTCATGACGGCAAATATCGAGATCGGGCATTTTTATTTCTCTTTTTTTTTTAAAATAAATATTTGTACATTAACAAGAAGAGAATTATTCTCTTCTTGTTAATAGGTATAATCAATGACAATAAATGTCAATTTCTTTGTAGCAAACAATAAATGTATTTTCTACAACTGTAGTTACAACAAAATATCTACCAGATTTCCATTGTTTTTTAACCCAATTTTGAAGTTTACGAAATTGCTTATTGTCCTGAATAGAACAATAATAAAAGTATGAACCATAAACATTTTCCCTATTCACAGGAAATACATCGTTTAAAGCATAAGATTTTTCAAGGAGCATACGTCTAAACTGTTCTGTAGCAGGACAATCTTGATAGCCGTAATGACTAATATAATTATTAACCGTCGTACATCCATCGCAACTCTTCTGATTAAAACTACAATCGGATAAAGCTTGCTTCATCATTTTAAGTGTCTTTTTACAATTGTAATCAGTCCAAAATTTAGTTGCCTGATCCTGTTCGATAAAACTTACTCGCTCAAAAGCTGCTCCAAATTGTTTATAGAACATACGTCGAGTTTCTTTAGAATGTGACAACCAGGTTAGATTTTTCGGAAAAAGTTGATTGGAATAGCAGTTATAGAAAACAAATTGTTTAATTGAAAGAATTTCTCGAATTGGATTATCCGGAGTCAGATACACAAATTCTACATCATACAACTGACCATAAGAAAATTCAAAATCCTTATTTAAATAATTATTTATCAAGTGAACAAAAAGTTTTGTAAATTTATTATGCTGGACACAATCTTTAACATAAGCTACTTCGTTTTTATCCAATATAACAAATGGGATTTGAACGACAGATGTTTCGTCATCTGCAACTTGATCTTTTTTAGATCTTTTATTGTTTCTATATGCAAACTTAGTTGGAACAATTTGAGTAAATTTCAAAACAATGTTTGTCCCAAGATCTAAAAATGGAGAAATAATTACTTCAACGTTATTTATTTCTTTAGTAAATCTTTCAATATCAAATTCAAGCGGATAACGAGCATGCTCAATCATAAGTCTTACTCCTTGATTTATAATTATTCAATTACAGGAACCATAACCACTAACTCATTTTCTATACACATGTAATGAATAGAAATCGATAATTTTTTATTTGTTTCATGTATCCATTCTACAGTAGACTTAAATTTTCTTCGATCTCGATATAAATAATATTTATATTGATTTGAATCATTAAGCACTGTCAAGTATGCTACAATTTCACTTTGTTTTATTTTGGAAAGATTATGAAATTCAATTGGGGGTTTTTTAAATTTCATATCAAATAAAGTAAAATTAATATGTTCAATTACATCGTTATAATTATAACGATGGGTACAGTAATAAAATCTACAAGTTCCCAATTCTCTTCGTATTTGTTTAACAAAATCTTTCAGATATTTGTTTGTTTCTTCAGATCTAAAAATAAGCTCGTAATAAGATTTATTTAATAATGAAATAATAGAATTTTTATTGCGATCAAAAAATATAACATTATTGGCATTTTTCCAATAAATCTCATTTTCATTTATTTCAAATTCTATACAAATTTCGTATTGAACCCAGAGAATACTAAATTCATTAAAAAATGTATATGCTTCTTTAAATACTTTTTCAACAATATTGTCGTAATCGTGTTCTCGAAAATTTATTAGCACATTTTTTATTAAATTAGGAGAAAGAGAAAAAGATATTTCTTTTTTACATTCTTCTATTTCTTTAATGTTGTTAAAAATTGTAATTTTTACACCTGCAGACTGAAAATCTTTACATTTGATACAAATATTAATTTTATTATTTGAAATATTAAATATAGAAGACATTTTCTTTTCCTTATTTATACATTTCTTCTTCTGGTGAAAATGTTTGTTCTGTATTTTACCTTATTTATACGTTTAACCAAATGACGATCGTTTAAGCTTATACAAAACTTAACAATTTGTCTTAAACTATTTTCTTCAAAAAGTGCTCCTATAGGAGTTGTTGGGATTGGCCATTCTTTAATATTCGTTATAATTCTTTTTTGAGAGCGATTTATTTTTTGTAAATTTTCTATATAGGTATAATCAATAACAATAAATGAATCTATAAATTTATATAAAAACTCACTTTTTATGTGTTGCTCAACTCTAGCTTCAATAGGCAGTCTTCCCAGAAAATCCAATATGATAATATTTGGATCTTTAGCTGCTTCTTCGGCAAGAAGTTTTTCTGTAAGAATTCTAGTTCTTCTGTTTACCCATACAGGAAGCATAAATTCTACACGCTCTAAATATCTCTTTTCTTTGTCAGTCCGAACACAATAGTTTGCTTGTTCAGGACAATTTGCAAGAGAATTTTTAAATTCTATAAGTCTTGTGAACAATGGCTGTTTTAAAAAGTGTGAAAACTGTAAAATTTGAATATTGTTATACTTTCCAACTTTTTTAATATTTCCAGTAGCAAGAATTTTTTTGTCTCTAAATTGAGTATAATACGTTCCTTCCGGATAATTTAACAATTCTTGTTTAGTAACCAGTTTCATTTATTCAATTTCCTTTATATGTTCATTTAGATATATGTGTTCATATATAAGTTGAATTTCTTCAGGAGAAGTGTTAAATTCAAGACCGCAACACAATTCATACCACGTATTTTGTTTTAATACAGCTTTATTAAAATTTCTTAGAACATTAACAAAATCTTCTTTATTTAAAAATTTTAGATATTTGTAAAAATCATTTTCGGTATAATTAGGTTTGCCACAAACAAATATCATATTTTCAAATGAAGAATTATCAAGCATATTTTGAAATTGTTCTATATATTTTTCAGAATTTCTTAATACAAAATTTCGTAACAAAAAGTTGGCATTTGACACATCAATCATAAAAACTTTAAATGATGTAAAATCGTTGTATATACCATTTGAAAAAGTAACATCCCCAACAGTGTTATACCAATTCATTTTAGGTGTAAAAAGTTTATGCTTAAGTGTTTCAAGTAAATATACATTTTTTAAATATGAATCTGATTCTGTCTCTCTAAATTGTAGAATACATTTGGATTCATTGTTAGATGTGTAAATTGTTTTTGTAAGTTTTTCCAGTTCTGTTATGTTTATTGTAAACAATAATTCCGTAGTAGCATCAATTACATCCTTATATCCGGTATTATTAATATTGTTATTATTGATTGATATAGTTATATTAAATTTAGACTCCAAATTAAAACTAAAATTATTTGTATTCATATTTTCTCTTATATAACACTTTTAAATAACTAATAAATTTTTCTCTATCTATACACCTGTCAAACTCAATACAATCTTTTATATAAAAAGTTGTAATTGCCCAGTTATCATTAGTCGTTTCAAGTGAATCATTAAATGAGTAAATATATGACATAGTCGATTCATTAATGAGGTGTTGAAAAACTTCATGATTTAAATCAATGATTGCAACATTAAAATAATGTTGTTCATTACGATCTTTATTGCTATTAAAAATAGTTGTATAATTAATTTCAATATTTTGATTGGCATATTCATTAAGATTTATGTGTGATTTTAAGAAATTCAATATAATAAATTTACGTTTGTTCATATCAAAAACAGAACTAAGCCGACTAATATCAGCTTTATAATAGGTATCAATATCCAAATATTGAGAACAGATACATCGAAGTGATAATGACCCAGGACTTCGATGATATATAAACAAAGCGAGTGTTTCTTTATTTTGTTCTATCAAATCAATACTAAAATAATTTCCTCTTTCAATAGAAAAATCATACAATTTCATAAATTACTCGTATTTGGCATACGCAGTTGTTAAAGTACATTCAAACAAACGAATAAAAGTTTTAACATCTTCCTTTTCCCAAATAACAAATAATTCATCATCGTTGTAACAGTCATCATGATCAATATCAAACATACCATTTTCAGCAGGAATATTTTTGTTTATATATGAATCTTTTATAGGAAGAAATTTAGAATCTGTTTCTACGTTTGAAGAATTAAGAAAATTAAAAATAGCATCTGACGCCATACTAGGATCAGATATACCTATATATGTAAAATTAAAAGGTTTATTGTCATCATCAAAAATGGTGTCCACCTTCATTTCCAGTGGTCCAAATATAACTGGTTTCCATCTTGAGTACAATGTTCCAGAAGGAAGATTATAAAATTCTTTTTTGTTTGTAATGTACATCGTCTTACTCCTTTATTTTAAATTGTTTATAATTCACTTACTTTTATTTTTTCTATTTTACCTTCACTAGTAGTAAAATAAATATTTTTTAATTTAACATATTTAATAAGACTAGTGCACATTTGACAAGGTTTCGCTAATCTAAATTCACCAGAATTATTAAGTCGCATAACAAAAATATCACAATTGGAGAGTTTTGTCCAATCAAGACCAAGTAGTGCGGCTTGTTCAGCATGAAGAGATCTGTCCCACAATCTATATTTCATACAAAGAGAGGACCCACGAATTTCATTATGTGCGTATGAAATTATTCTTGATTTATTAAAAATAACTGCAGACATCTTTTTTTTATAAGTGGACTTGTTACATTCTTTTATAGCCAACTTTATTATACCATCCGTCAACGACATAAAGTACCTCAACAAAAAATAAAGTAGTATACCATTATTGTGATACCTCATTTTTTACATTATTACAAATTCTTACTAAAGAATACAATTATTACAAGGTAGTAATATATGAATAAAATTTATATGAAATAACTAGAGGATCTTTAAGATCCTCTAGTTATGTGTATTTTTGTACAAAAAAAACGAAGAACGAAATATAAATACTATTGGATATAATGAGTTCATTTCGACAAATAAGGAGTTTGCGTACATGCTTCCTACCATTATAGAAAAAACACAACCTATATCTGGAGCTACAGCTAGCTCACCTAGCAATCCTGGATTAGTTCCATATATTCCAGCAGGAGCGGATGGATATCTTCACACAAGTGGTGAATTTAAACCTATTGCTGGAACAGGAGAAAATAAATATTTTTCACCACAATTAGATTACGATAATGTAATGGTTATTGAAAAACGTGAAGCTGATCTTCCAGATCCTCCAGAGACAGAAGACGAAGAATTAAGATTTAATGAATTTGTAGCACCTTCCAATGGGCAATTAATACCATATGGTAGTTCTCTAACTAAACAAGGTCTATGGCTTGGATATTGGGGATATATTGTTCCCGCAGACGGTTCCCCTGAACTTAAAATTAATTTTTCAGGACCGAGATTACCACAATATACAGACAATATAGTAGTTCAATTGCATTGTGGACCATATACACTTTCTAAAGGTGACAAATTTTATATGGCTTGCAATGGAGCAGTTGCAAAGCTAACTCGCGCTATCTACACATTTATTCCATTTAAATATCAAGACGTATTTGAAACTACTACATTAGATGCGTATTATTCTACTGAATTAAATTGGGAACAAAGTGAAGTAGTTCGTTCTATAAATGCTACTGAGTCTAGTACCAACAATGATGTAACAATTGCAACATATACTGCAACTGCTAATGGTGAAGCTTTCGTATATGTACAAAGCAGTGGTTTCGCAGATATTAAAACTTGGGCAGGATTTCGTATAAGTGTTACAACCGCATCTGGAAAAATAATAAAATTACCGTCTACTGCGATATTAAAAGTATCAGAAACTGCGCTGTTACAAACAGTTTTGATGAATAAAGGAGATACCATATCAGTAGAAATTCCAGCACTGTACACGAATGTTGAAGTAGGAAGCATTCGATTTGTACCTTTTAAATATCAAAAAACTAATGTCATACATAGAGATCGTGTTGTAAGAAAACTTGGTGAAATATTTATATACGCTGGAACAGATATTCCAGATAATTCGCTTCCCTTAGATGGACAAATCATAACTGAATGTGACATTCAATATCCTGATCTTTATACCTGGATCATAAACAATGCAAAAACTATTACTTTAACAGAATACGAAACCAAAATATCCCAATATGGACAATGCGGACATTTTGGTTTAGATACAACTACTAAAACTGTAAGATTGCCAAAAATAAAAGCTTTTATTCAAAATGCGGAATCTGTATCTGAAATAGCTGAAGTTGAAAATGCTGGGCTTCCAAATATTACTGGCTCATGGATTGTTGGATGGGAAGAAGCATACATACCCACAATATTAACAAATGGTGCAATATATACCAATTCTTTTGAAGCAATCGAACGTATCGGAGACAAAACTAATACCAATGTTAATGATCCATATAGAGTAAATTTTGACGCGTCTCGCTCAAATATAATTTATGGAAATTCAACTACAGTAACTCCAGATAATGTTAAATATCGTTATTTTATTTGTACTAAAAATGAATTTAATGAACTAGAAAAATTAGCAACACATGCAAGCATGCCAATTAGTGATAGAACTAAATATACTACCTATCCAGTAACCATGGTCAATGGATCTTTAAATAATTTTCATACTGCACCTGCAGACGGATATGTACGAATTATAACAGATCCTGCGAATAGCAATAGTTCTTCTGGTATTATACTAGTTACATATGTTGCATCTACAACAGAAGATGATATTACCGCTATGTTAAATGGTACCAGTATGATAGAAAAAGAAATTTTAGCGGAAAGTACAATTGTAACTAACATCAGACATCGTTTATTTGTTCCAATAGAAAAAGGAAATAAATTTATGGTCTGGTTCAATAATCCAGACAATATACAAATTCTTGATTATTCGTTTATCCCTTGTAATGGATCTTTATAAATAAAATTTACATTAAATTATTAAATTTATAACAGAGTGGATTTTCCACTCTGTTATACTGATTATTTAACAAGGATATTTATATACAAATCCTAGTGAAGAACAACAAGGACAATATTTTAATGGACATACTTTTTCATTTTTTCCATACATAATAAAGTGATTGTAAACACTACCACACTCATTTATTAAAATATTTCGCATTTGAGTATACGTATAACTTGGCTGACCACATAATGAAGGATTTGCGGAGCAATGTCTTATTTTTGCATAAATATAGTTGCTTTCATTCCAATCTGAAGCAGTTGAACTGCTATACGAACAATTAGTACATCTTGTAAATCTTGTTCCAGTCGATGGTTTAGATCCTGAGCAATACGAATCGGACATAGTCGTACCATCGCTTCTTCTACAGTATACTGTCCTATACTGTTCTCCAAACCCACAATCAGATGTTCCAGCAGTCCAATTTACTGAACCCCAAGCTCCAGTATACCAAGAATATGTACATCCGCTAGTGGAAGAACAACTCGTAGAAGTGCCTGGTTTTGTCCCAGAACAATATGAATCAGCTACTCTTGTACCATCATTTCGTCGACAATATACAGTACGTGTTCTTGTTCCAGATCTACAAGTTGTAGAACATGATCCATACGAACCGGTGTACCAAGAATACGAAACACATCCACTCGATTCTGTGCATACTTGTGAAGTAACTGGTTTACTTAATCCATAAGCAATACAAAACTTATCATCCACTGTAGTATTATCATTTCGTGTACAAGTTACACTTCTTGATTGAGTTCCAGTTCCACATGTGGTGGAACAATTAGACCAATTACTTGTTGTCCAAGAATAACTCCAAGTCGCACGCCATGTACCATTAGTTTTTATATAAGGAACTAGAATATCTTTCCAAGTTCCAGATACTCTAGTATATGCTTGTCCAGTTTTCCAACTGTTAGAAGATTTTATTTGCATACCGCATTCCTTTTACAATAAAGTATCATTAACTATTGCAGTATGAAATTCTTCAAATAAAGCATCTGCTTCAAGATTAGTAGTAACAAGATTTAACTTATTTAACCAGTTTTTTTGTATTGCATTAATACGCATAGTCATCTTATTAAATTCAAGATTGTTGGTAATAATACGTTTACAAAGTTCAAGTTTATCTATTTTATTTTCAATATACTGAAGATATGTATCAATAGCTGGAGTTTCAAACATGTTGTCATTTATATAGTTTCTAGCTTCGTACACTTGATTTTGCCAAGTTTCTTTTTCGTACGATTTTATGTTTGCTCCCCAAGTTTCAACACGTTTATCTTCAAAATAATTTCGTAATGTAGTTTCAAGTAATTTAAATAGTTCAGAAAAGACACGTTTATCTACCCATGTTTCAGTTACAAAATCCCATGAATATATCGTATTTTCGTATCCGTGTAAACTGGTACTAGGATGAACAGGAGGTTTAATAAATACATCCCATTCTTTTTGAGTAAAGAAAAGAACACACTGTTCACAAACGTATTCTGTTTTAAATGTAAGAGATCCGTCTGATCTGATAATAGCTACAATTGGTTCCCACTGATTATCTATCCATTTATACGATTTTCCAAAAACTGGTACTTCGACTAATGTCCAACCATAATCTTTTTGTAACGCGATTCTTTTTGGCATGGTATCTATAAATAATTTACTTTCTTTTTCATATGTGTATACTAAATATTCACTTATGTCAGTCCATGTACTATTGACAAAATCATATTTCCAAACATCTCTCTTTATGTCATCAAAAGAAGGTTTGTTATAAATATCCCATTCAGATTGAGTTAAAAATTCAACACATTCTCCACAAATTCCAGCTGGATTTAATATAAGTATACCATCAGATTTAATAGATGCTACAATAATCTCCCATGTAGATCCAGTCCATTTGCTGACAGGATTTTTAGGTTCAATCGTGGTGTAGTTATATCCTTCTTTTATTGCGGTGGATTTCATCATCTCGCCGACAAAACAAAATACATCGTCATATGCGTATACTACATAATCTTTATCATTGTACCATGTTTCTGTAGAAAAATTGTATTTCCATACATCATCAGGATAAATAACTTGTGGTCTATTTTTGTCATTCATCCATTCTTCTTCAGTAAAGAACAACATGCATTTTTCACAAATAACTTCTGGATTTAAATGTAATGTTCCATCATCCAAAACAACAGCAACAATCTTTTCCCATTGTTCTTTGAACGTATTCCATTTGTTCGCTAAAGAATTTGGAGTTTCAACAATTCTATAATTATAATTTTTAGATATTGCTTCGGATTTTAACATTATTCCTACATATAGAAAATCAGAATCATAAGCATATACTGAATAATCAGCAGTATCAATAAAATTATAGGCAAAAGACTCACATTCTTGTTTTTCTTCTTCTGTAAGCTGATAGGTTATTAAATCCACAATTTTAACACTATGGTTTAAAATAGGTTCATAATAAAGAGAATCAAAAGAAAAAGAAAGTACCGGAGGAGTGTTATTTTCAAAAGCAATTCCACGGCTTATTACTCTACAAAGTCCAGTGCTATAGGTAAGCAAATTAACATTTTCCATGATGCTCAAATTCTCCTTATTAAAAATTAAATAATTTTAAACCAAATATCACCATCGTTGCCACCAGAAGGGGAAGCAGTAGATACTGATATATTTGGTTGCTCCAATGTAGTCGCAATATTAATATTAGCACTGCCATCAAAAATGGCATTTCCAGAAACAGCTCCTGTCAAAGAAATTGTTCTTGCTGTTTTTAATTTAGTAGCGGTATCAGCATTGCCTTGTAAATTACCAACAAAAAGTGATGCAATCAAACTTTTCGTTGCAGGATTTAATGTAATACCATCTGCAATAATTGCAGAAGCTGTTTTTGAAGTAGCACTTGTTGAATCTGATGCAAGTAATGGATATGTACCTGAAGCAGCAGATAAAGTTTGTTTTACATTTTCATCAACAACTTCATTAGCTGGTGGAAGTGTAAAACTAATTGAAGAAGCATTTGAAATATGTCCCAATTCATTTACTGTAATGTATGGTACTGAAAATGAATCTTCGTAATTTAATATTGTATCTTTAGATGTTCCATAATTACCATTTGCAGTAGAAGTAGGGTGAACATATTTATTATTTGATACTACTGAATGAACAAATCCAGTAGTAGCAATTTGATTGTCATTTATATCTGAACTTGTAGTTGAAGAAGTAGAAGGATTTAAAAGTTCAGCTTTAGCTTTTAAATTATCTGCAATTAGAGAAGCATTGATCGTAACATCTCCAGTTACAGTTCCACCAGATAAAGATAATTTATTTTTTATCTCAGACATAATTTTAGGAAGCATATTTAAAATCCTCGATATACAGATGTTTATTTTTATATAAAAATAAAGTTACTAAATATAATAATAAAAAGAATATTTTTTTTTCAAATTATAATCATTCTAATATCAGATGGAGATTTAAATCTCCATCTGATATCGATGTTATTCTTTACAAAAAAAAAACATGGAATAAAATTTATTATATTGAATAAAGTTCAAAAATTGTAAGGAAGGTATTACATATGGCATTACCTAAAGTATTACGAATTACACATTCTACAGATAATGTTACTATTATTAATGATGATCAAATCGCTACAGCCAAAGATATTGCCATTAATGGAAATAAAAATGATTTAGCAAGTACAAGAGGACAAATAGGTCCAACAAAAGAACTGGGTGACAATATAGATTATAATACTATTACGGAAAGTGGATTTTATTTAATAAATGCACCAGGAAGCGTAAATGCTCCATTTGAAGGAAATGCTTTTTTCTTGCAAGTTTTTAATAGTCAAAAATATACACTTAATAAAAACATATTTCAAATAGCGTACAATTATTCATCAGCTAGAGAACGAGTATTCATTCGACAATATCGAAAAGCAAGTACTGATTGGTCAGCTTGGTCAGAAATTATATTATCTTCTAGACTAGGCGATGGTATCACAGTGAACAATGGTATTATTTCTGTTCCTGAAATGGCAGGAGCTACAACTTTGACTGATGGCGTGTCTGGACTTGTACCACCTCCGTTAAAATCTGATCTTGGAAAGACTCTAGGGGCTGACGGTGATTGGACATATCCTACAGATATTGCTATTGATGGGAATATCGAAGATTTGGCAAGCGTACGTGGACAAATTGGAAATGCTAAAGAGATGCCAAATCTGGACTTTAATACGCTTATAACTCCAGGAAATTATAGAGTAACAGGAAATCCCACTAACGGTCCTTCTTCGGCTCTCAATATCCCCGGAGCTTCCATTGGTTCTCTTATTGTAACTGGTATTCCTGGACAAAACGGACGCATCTTTCAAATCATGATATCTGATAGTACGATTACATACAGGACTATTCTAACTTCAACAGAAAAAACATGGAGTGCTTGGAAACAGCTATTTTCAGGAAATAAAGTTGGAGATGGTATTCGTGTTACTAACGGTATCATCTCAGTACCTGAATACGAGGGTGCGACAGCATCATCGAACGGGACAAGCGGTCTTGTCCCACCTGCTGTAGCTGGAGAACAAAATAATTTCTTGACTGGTGGTGGAGAATACAAATCAGCACTATCCACAGCTGGAGGAGAATTAACTGGAAGCATAGGAATCGTAGATGTTAACAATGCAGCAGATATTGCACCATCTGCGGATACCGAACATGGTTTCTATGTTGAAGACAAAAATAAATTTGTTATGGGTGGTTTTGATTTTTTACAACGAAAATCTCATAACAATGATAAATTAGTTCAAATGTTTTCTAAAAATAGTCAAGGTAATTATCATGTTATAAGTGTTGCTACTGCTGAAGATGGTACCGGACAAGCTACGATAACATGTCCAACGTATATTGCAGGTGCAGTAACAAATCTTTCTGGTACATATGTCTCTTCAGCTACAGAAAGATATCGTAATAGTGCACTAGAAATTAGAGAAAATAACTATGTAAGCAATACACAAACTGATATAGGTTATGCTCCATCAATAGGTTTTCATTGGGGAAATACAACCAATGGAACACTTGTATTAAAATCTGATGGTGCATTTGCTTTTATTAATGGTAGTGGTACAAGAGCTACGGTAAATGCGAATGTACCATATGCTAGCGAATCAGGAACATCTACTAAATGGAATGGTGCAGCTAAAACAGTATCAACTGCAGCACCATCAGGTGGAGCTAACGGAGATATCTGGTTCCAGTATTAAATTAAAACAAAACTTTAATTAATCAAGTATATATCTCACTAGGTCACTCCTAGTGAGATATATACCAATAAACATTATTTCCAATTATCTGGAATATCTGCATAATTTGAAGCGTTTGTACATCCTCTGAAACATCCTGTTCCTGTAGCATCCGGAAATTCATTCCATAATTCCGGAACATCTCCAACAATACCAGTACAATTAGCAAACGCATAAGAAAAATTGGTTATCTTTTTATTAAACCTAAAAATTTTAGGTGGAATATGTTTTATTTTGCTACATCCATAAAAACAATATGCCACATTAGTAAGTTCAGTATTATACAAAAAAATAGATTCAAGAATAGTTTCAATAGATAAACATCCATAAAAACAATAAGATACATCTTTAAGTTTTGTATTATATCTATATAAATCAAGAGGTATAAAAAGAAGATTTTCACATCCTCTAAAACAATTTGCTACACTACTAAGATTGGGACAATATTTAAATATAGAAGCAGGAACAGTAATAATACTTGTATAAGAAAAAGTTCCATTACAACTAGTCAATTTTGAATTCTTTTCAAATATTCTATCTGGTATAATTTTAAAACTTTCTGATTGTTTAAAAGTATTATTGCATGAAACTATTTTGTCTTTAAATGGAAAGAATATTTCTTCTAAAATAGGATTCAAAGAACTGGTTTTGTAAAACATGGAATCACAAATGTTATTTTTTATATACTTAAAATTGCTAAAAATATCTCCAGGAATAGTTTTTAGATTTGGATTTCTTTGTAATCCTGAAAAAGATATTGTATTATCAAACTCAATATTATTAAATGGCAAATTAATCCTTACTAACGTAGGTTCATCAGTCATAACAATGTTACGACATTTGCCATAAATGGTAATTGTTCTAATTCCAGATTCAGTATCATATTTGTGATATAGTTTTTCATAACTTGTTCCAGTGAAAGCAAGCCTAGTGTATTTCCCATCACCCCAATCAACATATACAGGATGATAAGTTGTTGTAAGTGCATCTTCTACTGGTAATCCTTCAACACCAATATTATAAAATTTATATTCGTATTGAGTTACCATAACTTCAAATTTAGTAATAATATCAGATTCTGGAAAATCAACATTGTCTTCAAATATACTAAATTCTGGTTTAGAATACAAACGTCTCAATCGATTATATTGATCATCATAATAATACTTAATAGGATTTTTATAAAATCCTAATGGAATTTCTTTTGGTGCAAAATGTTGAATTTTACCTGGAATTTGTTTTATTTCTAAACATCTTTGTTTTGTAGTGTATATCCAAGTGATAGCAACTGGTTTTTTAGTAAACACATCTGTTTTAAATGTAACTGTTATCATAATAGATTAACTCACTTTTAATTAGTAATAATACAGTATTTCTTTACAAAAAAAAAACAAACGATATATTCTTTATTATATTGAAAAAGATATTTTTACATTATATTGGAGAATATACCCTATGGCTTTACCACAACTGTTAACAAATATATTCACTGGTGGAAATGTTTTAAAAAGTATAGGTATCCAAGACAAAAACAATGCAGCAGATATTCCGCCATCAGAAGATACTGAATTTGGTTATTATATTCAAGATAAAAATGATTACACCATGGGTGGTTTTGATTTTTTACAGCGAAAATCTCATAACAATGATAAATTAGTTCAAATGTTTTCTAAAAATAGTCAGGGACAATATCATACTTTAAGCGTACAGACCAACGAGGATGGAACTGGAAGCGCAGCGTCATCGTGTCAATTTACAGTACGTGATAAAATAACAATACAAAATAATTCTACTAGTGGAATGTTTTCCATATTATCCGATGGAAATTTTAAATTGGAAAAATCTGATGGCAGTCGTGCACAACTTGACGCAGTTGTTCCAACGGCATTAGAAAGTACACATGCTGTTAATTGTACAAATGCAGAAAATGCAAATACATTAGATTATTATCATTTAGTATGGCAAAACGCAGATTGGTTATTTCCAGCATTTAGTGATGGTACAACTGAAATACCATTACAGAGACGATTAATTTTAGGCGCTAATAAAATAGTAGCTGGATTTAATTCTAATTTACAAGCTCTCCAAGGTGGAACATGGATGATATTTTATATTAGACAACGTGTAGATGGTAGCTCGACTATTGACGCTGGATGGTGGTTACAAAACAATTCTAATATAACAATAGCCAGTGGCGGTTCAATTATATGTACTACTGGAGAAGCGGATATAGCATTTGGATTGTGTTTTAGAATTTACTAATATTACAAATTAATTAAATAATAGATGATGGTATTTAAATATTTCTATCCTTATCAACTAGAAGGAGCTAAAACTCCTTCTAGTTGATAAGATTTTAAAACAATACAATATTTTATCTGTTGTAACTTATATAACTTCAAGTTCTTCCATTGTAGTCGCTTTTACAATAAGTTCTTTTCTCACATTGCCTTTTTGTATATTTGTGTTTTTATGGGCTAATGCACCATTTGTGTACAGAGCTAAAAATTCAGAAGTATTAAATGTCAGTTGTACAAGAGTACCATCTGGAATAGTGTAAGCATTCCAAGTTATACTATCAGGAAGATCAGAAATACCAAATTGTTTCAAAATGCAAAGATTTGCGGTATCTGAAAAATTTTGTTGATCTCTCATGCTGTAATTAAAATGATACAATACATCATTTACAGAATAATCAAATCCAGCAAAAATTGCTGCTGAAACATCATTATCAATTTTTATTTTCTTATTTAATTTGTGTTGTTCAAAAGATATTTCTATAGGTTCTTCTTCAGTTACACATTCTGGATGTGTTTCTGCATATTCAAATACATTATCCCATTCTTCAGCAAATTCTTTCATAAACGGATAGACATGAAAAGGAAGTCCTCCTTTATCAATGACATATGAATCATCTATAGTTCTATGAATAACATTACCATAATCTTTCATATTGAAAACTCTCTTTATTACAATTTGCGCAAATAATTTCCTTCAATGGAATTGACAAGAAGACCATTTGTAAGAATAGTAATAGCAAGACTTAAGAAAGGAAGCCATTTACAAAAATAAGCTCTGCAATTATATTCTCTATATTGTCCATTGTAATGAGGACATCCCCCACGACAAAAATAAAGAACAGGACAGTTAACACATTCTATTCTATTCTTATATGTTGTTGGAGCAACTGGTTTAAATGTGGATGTATCATTATAAACATTCCCATAACAATGATCAGATTCTTTTGTAGTAAAAGATTGACAAGTAAAAAGATCGCCATTTAAATCAACAGTATATATATTTTCATTAGTAGCAGGACATCCGTGATCGTACGCTACAAAATAATCAGAAAAAACATTATAAATAAATTTACAGACACCTTCAAGAGTTTGTTGATATCCGCTATTGGTACCATTACTTAGAGCATCCAATAAATATTGATATGTTTCTTTTGCATATACAAGAAGTTGATCTTCAGGAATTCTTTGATCATATATTTTATCACCAACAACTTGTACTGGAGAAAGTTCTCCTAACCGAATATGCTTATGAAAAATATCATAAAAATATTCATTGACTTTTTTGTGCGAATAATTTTCTTTAGAAAATACCGGATTCAAACAAAAATTATTCTCAAGATGATCACATAGTTTATAAATAAGTTTCATATTTTCAGGATTTTTAAATGGATCACTTGATCTCATTCCCTGTCCTGGACCATCGTGTGATATTGTTACGGTAATATTATTTTTAATAATAAAATCGGTATTTTCTTCTGTAAACAAAGAGCCATTAGTAATGATTCCTAAACGTATGTTCTTTTCTTTAAATATATATTGAATTTTATTAGTTAATGATACGATAGTATCCCAATAAAGCATGGGTTCTCCACCCCAAAAAACAAAATCAATTTGTTCTTTATCTTTAGAAATGAAATAAAGTTGATATAAAAGTTTTTCTAAATTTTTATCAGATGTATCAAGTTCTTTCCATGTATATTCTCCATCCATCTGATCGCAATATTTACATCTAAAATTACATCCTCTACCTACAATAATTCTAAATTCCATTCTCGTAGGTTTTGAAAAATATTTCTTTTTTGTATTGATATTCCAAATGATATCGTTTACAACATCAGTCGAATATAGTGGAGTACCATCCTCCCAGACAAAATAAAGTCTGTAAGGCTCAAATAATAAAAATTTTGTATACTGTGTTTGTGAATTAGGATCAAACAATGTTATTTTTAAAGGTGCACTATTTTCATTCAAGAAAAGAATATCTTCTTTACTATTTGGATTAATCTGTTTAACATTAAGAGCAACTTTTACATCATCTAAAGTATTATTTGTTTTATCAGCTATAGTTTGTAAAAACTGTATTGACTGAACTGTTTTGTCAGTCGGTATGTAAACAAATTCACTTTCCATGATAACATTATCCTTATTCACAAAAGAAATGAATCTATATAAATTCTTCTTCCTAAATTGTTACAATTTTTACGTCCACAAAAAAGATATTGATAAGGTTTATAATTAGAAAATTGTATTTCTCCACAACGAGTAAAAACTTTTTTACTTTCATTTAAATAAGTAAAATAAATAAAATCTTCACGGTAGTCAGATGCTTTTATATCGTATTTAAGATACAATTTGTTATTAATTACTTTTGCTGAATTGATGTAAATTTTAGGAATAAAACGTAAATCAAAAAGATCTGAAGCACTTTCTACATCATAACAATTGTCATAAAAAGAATGAGTATTTGAAATCAAAGAAAACTGATTCATAGGCAAAAAGATTTTTGTAAAAAATTGATGATTCTTTCTATCTATTTGCATAAAAGAACACACTTTATTCAATCTACAAAAATCTTTATTGAGACAATTCAGATATCCTGTCACCATATCAAAATTGTAAAGTGTGTATAACTTTTCTAAATTTCCATTATATCCCAATAGTACAGAAGAATCTTCTTCAATGCTATCGAAATACAATGTTAAAGATTTATTGGCATATTGCAAATATAGAAAAGAATCATAGATGTCAAGAGTCAGTTCTCCAAACAACTTGTTTCTAGTATGAAACACAAACAAATTTTTAAGAAACATATCTGGATAATTCATCTTGATACCAAGGTAAAATATTTTTATAAAAATAACATTCTACATGATGAGTTTCACTCAAAATGCAAGCAGCTCCACAATGTGGATACAATGAACATTTTAAACATTTAGGAGAATAAATATCGATAAGCTCTTGTGATTTTAATAAAATATCTTCAACAGAATCATCTACAGTTCCAAGATAAGTAATCTTATTTCTTCTGTAAAGACAATAATAACAATTACCTTGCGTATCTGTTTTTATGCTATTGTGATTAACACAAATAGTTTCACCTGGAATAAAAAATGTTTTTAATTTGGTTTCCAGATGCCAATTTAATTTTTCCAATTTTATATTGGTAATTCCATAATACCAATAATCATGAAGATATTTGGAAACATATTTTTTATATTGTTTTAAATATTCTTCCATATGCACAGTAGTTAAACTTAAATTAAGCATCTGATCTGATTTATCCAGACAATGCATAAAGTGTGGATATAAGGTAATATTTTTTTTTGTCTTATGTGATAATTCATCAAATTCTTTTAAAAGTTCCGTAAAATAAAAAACATTATTTCTAAAAATGGTAGTGCTTGTATCAATTTTATCTAATTGTTGAAGACGTTTTAAATAATCAACATTATCAAAAATATTTTTATATTGCCTGAGTCCTCTTAAACCATCATAGCTTATTGTTACTATAATGTTGTTTTTGAGAATAAAATTAAATACTTGATCATCAGTTAAAAGCAAACCATTTGTGGAAATCCATTTCTTAACATCTTTGTTTGGAAGAGCATTTATGATATTTTGCATTTCAGATAAATAGAGAGTTGGTTCCCCACCAAAAAATTTAATTCTTTTTAATTGACTGTTATTTGAAATGTTTTGTAAAAAATTTGTTGACAAAGAAACATCGTTAGTAATATCTCTGTGGCAGTAAGTGCAATTAGCGTTGCACTTACTACCTAGATATATGGATAAATTTTTGTATTCCATTTGTTCTTTTAATCAGTTAAAAGAAGTTCGTATTCATTAAGACCTGGCCACCAACGCCATCCGAGTTTCAATTTAAATTTACCTCTATATCCAAATGGATATAATCTAATAGTAGCTTTTCCTTTATCAAGAAATACTCGTGTCGCATTAATAAGACCACAAGAACAAGTAAGTTCCAAATCTTCTGTATCAACTTCCCTTGTTAAAGTATTCTCAAAATTAGAATCGTATTTAATAATGTTAATATCTAAATATTCTTTACTTCCTACAGATATTGGTATGTCCATATTGTCAGAAATAACTGGAGTTTGAGTAGTTTTTCTATATTTATATAAGGTATTATTAATCTTAACTCCATAATTTGGCCACAAAATATACTTGGGATGTACTTTTGTAAGTGCTTCTGATCTAGTCATTGTATTAATTTCACTGACTTCTTCATCAGCTTCTATAGTACAATGTTCTTTTGGAATGCCGGTAAGACGAATACTTATTTCTCTATAAATATCAGTTACAATACCTGTATCAATTTGAAGAATGATATTACCTTTAATTAAATTGTGAATAAAAGTATAACTACTTCTATAAGGATGAGTCAATTTGATAATAGGAAAAATAGCATTGTGATTTTCATACGATTTTCCAGGTTCTCTTACAACATACTCATCTTTAGTATTTTGCATAAAGATCCAAGAAAAATAATTTGACAGCTCTAATTCTTTAATATCTGTTTGTTCTTCATTATTTTCATCTATGTAAGTTAACGTAAATATCATTGTTGATTTATCTATTTTAATATTCAATTGATTGTTATAAGTTAAAACATCTTTAGATAAATCCGGGTTGTGATACAAATTAATCATATTAATATATTCCTTTTATTAAAATCCATCATCTCCACATCTTGAATCATCACATTGACAATTGTAGAATACAACATTGTCTTTTAATTCAACATATGTACCACCAGTATACACAAACAAATTCATTCTAGTTGAAACATGATTTCCTGCTACTTTTACATTTCCAGTATTGTTGATATTAAAATATATATTTTCAACAAATTGTGCTGAAAAACTAACATTCGACCGAATTATAATTTTAGCTCCTTCTGTTTTAGAAAAACCAGCACAGTCAAAATAAAAATAGGCATTTTTATTATCGATTCTTGAATTATATTCGTGTCTGTTGTATGTAGCAATCTGAACAGATATACTGTTACTGCTTACAACTGTACCATTTATTCTTAAATTATCAGCATATCCAGCTCCAGATGCCCATCCAGAACTATTACTATAGTTGGAGCTGTTGCTATAGCTGACATTAAAGTTAGAGGGGTTATATACATACATATTAGCAGGATCATTACCACCCCATAACCATGATGGTTGTCCACCTTGTCCTGACCAGTTAAAGATCATACCACTAGTTCCGCCACCAACACCCAACATCTTTGATACGTTGGCAACATTTGCATTTGTCGCATTCGTGGCATTAGTTGCGTTTACAGCATTTGTAGCGGTAGCTGCATTACCGGTGGTATTAACAGAAGCGGTTCCAGTTAACTTAGAAGCATCTAAAGTATCAATACTTAACGTAATGTTTTTCGTACCATCAAACGCTACAGTATTTGACGTAACTGCACCAGCAATATTAAAATTTCTGGCAGTAGCTAGTTTAGTAGCTGAAGAAGCGTTACCAGTGACACCACCAGGAGCAATTATCTCTCCAGTAACTCGTACCTTTTTCGTAGTACTAATTTGATCAGCAGTAATAATGAATTGATTTTCTGGAGTATTAGTTGTGTTGTCATCATTAAAATAAGTAACATATAATCCAGATTGATAAGTACCAATTCCTACTCTACCATCATTTGTCTTTAAATTAAGAGTAGGACTATATCCACTATAATTATTTTGATAAATAAGAGATCCATCAGAAGAAGTTAAGATATTACTCCACTGTTTACTCGCTCCATCAAAATTAATAGGACCAGTTAGTTTACCACCAACAAGTGGTAATTTAGTGGAATCGTAAATAGTAATATCTTTTGTTCCATCAAATGAAACCGTATTAATTTTTCTAGCAATTTGCAATTTTGTTGCAGTTGCAGCATTTCCTGTAGTATTATTAGCTAACGTACCTGTTATATATTCAGCTTTTACTTCCGTGGTGGGAATAGTAATATCTTTGGAGCCATCTAATTCAGTAGCAGTGCCGATTACTGCTCCAGATATAGCAATGTTTCTTGGCTGACTCCATTTATTAGCATACTCCACGGTATCAGGTTTGAAACTGTCTGAAACAAGTTCGACAAAAGTTTCTCTTACATAAAACAATTTATATGTAACTGGATTATATACATATCTACCAGGAACGAGAAGATCCATAATAGTTTTATTAGTGGAATATTTTTCCCATTCTCCAGCTGTTGTATTGTATTCCCAAATGACATTTGTTTCGACATCATAAATTCTTTGTGAAGGATCTATAAAAGAATTGATATACCAACTACTATTAGGTTGTGAAAATGTACAATAACCCATAGAACATGGTTTTGTAAATATTTGTAAACGAGAATCGGAAGTCAAATCAATTGTTATGGTAGAAGTATTTACTAAAGTGGTAGAATCTAATTGTGATGTGGTTGCTGTTATAATGTTTCCTCTTCTAGAAACAACTATACGAGTACCATTAGGATGTGTTCCCCATCCATGTCCACTATCACTTGTATATTCTGCTTCAGCTGCAGTCGAGCCAGAATTACCATTACCCCATCTGATTACATTTGATTTATTTGCTACTGCCCAAGCTGTACCTTGTTGAAGATCATATTCACACGACCATGTTCTACCATTTCCACCTGGAGATCTCCAAAAACTTAAAGTATGTTCTTTACCTTGAGCATCTTTTGCAAAAGCCGCAATTACACCAATCACATCATCGTCATTGTTTGTTGATTTAATAATAACGTCGAGATTATATTCAGTATATTTATCTGGAGAAATTAAACCAATAAGACTGCAACTGTTGGTAGTATTGTAAATAATATTTTCAGTCTTTTTATATTCCCAGGCAAGGAGTTCTGAAGGAGCTGCTGGATATCCTCCTGGATTAGTTATTGCATCACAATTAGTTCTATTAGAATGAGATATTCTTGAATAACGTAAAAACAAATCTTGCATGGAAGGTCTACTGTTTTTACATTTTGCGACTTCTTCAGCTGACTCACATACATAACTAGTTATATTAATAGGATACAAACCAACAACATTTTCATCTTCTGTAGAAATAATGACATCTCCTTTATTACCTACAGGAAATCTTTTGGTACCAATTGTACCCAACAACTTGGATGAATCTAAACTGTGTAGAGTATCATCAGTATGAAAGTGTGCTTCAGCAGGGAATTGATTTGGTGCATTTTTTACACCAGACCAATCTATCTCGTTTGCTACACCTGCTGTGTCTGCATAATCAGCTTTAGCTACTGTTCCATCTGTTCTTCCGGTACCACCTGCTTCTATTGAAATAGGAAATTTATTAAGTACTTTATTGACATCTGCAGGAGATACTACCGTAGTGGAAGATAATTTTTCGATATCTTCTTCAGTACAAAAAGGAATGACTTCAGAATTGATCTTATCACCCTCATCAAGACCAGATCCTGTTATTATTCTTTTGAGAACATCAGTAGTAACTGAAAATTTACGTGATTGCATGTATTGCTACTCCTTTGTATGAAATACATTATATTAACTATTATAAAGGAACTTTATTATGGTCGATAAATTTACTCTGTCACAAAATGACTACGAAGATGCGGCTAATTTTTTAGATATCGAACTTCCCGCATTACAAGCAGTAGCTAAAATAGAATCATTTGGAAGCGGATTCACTGACTCACACAAACCTACTATTCTTTTTGAAGGTCAAGTATTTTGGAAAGAATTATCTAAAAGAAATCTTCTAAATAAAACATTATCTACCTATAAAAATATAGATGATATTCTTTATAAAGCTCAAACCAGAAAATATTATAAAAATGGTGACGCTGAATGGGAAAGATTAAACAGAGCTAAAAAAATTAATGAAGAAGCTGCCATATGTTCTACTTCTTATGGTATGTTTCAAATCATGGGATTTAATTATGACATTTGTCTGTGTACTTCTGTTTTAGAATATGAAGTACTTAATTTTGCATCAGCTAAAGAACAACTTCTTTTATTTTGTAAATATATTCATACGGAAGGACTTACTAAATATCTTAAAGATAAAAATTGGAAAACGTTTGCTTTAAGATATAACGGACCTGGATATGCAAAAAATAAATATGATGTTTTATTAGAACAATACTATCGTGAATTTAAAAAATAAAAATATAGCTAGAACAGGGAAATATTTCCCTGTTCTAGAATAACAAAATACTATTCTTCTTTCTTTTCTTCCGTATTTTCTTCTTCGAATTTACATACGTAATTTTCAAATTCTTTAGCTAAAATTTCAAATGTTTTTGGACTCAGATCATAATACAAACCACAACATTTACTTATTTCATCAATAGGTAAATCTGATACTTCACAAAACATACAACAAAAGTTGGGCTTTTTTATACTGTCCGGTATTTCAGTATCACGTGGCATATATTTATCCATTTCCAAAATAACCCTAGCCAAATGTTTTCCATCACAGTCCATACTAAAATTCCTCTTTTTCACAAAAGGAATCTTATGAGTCACCATCATATATTTAGGCAGTTATTTTTAATAAAAATTCTAATTATAACTTTTTTATATTTATAAAGGTATGTAAAATATGTTTCAATACTATCTTTTGTTTTTATTTACTGTGATTGTATTCCAACCTATAACAATAATTATTGGATTTATAGGAAGATTTTTATGGCATCCTCCAAAGTATCATCCTGAATTTACAGATATAAACAATAATGCTGGTGATTACAGTAAAGAAAATATCCATTTGGAAAAAATGTATGTAGAAAGAAACAATCAACTTAACAAAAATAAATTGCTTACTAATGGTGATTGTGCCAAATTTCTTGGTATGTATTATTGGGCAACTGATGATGACGGTTATTGGAATCAGATCATGTTACTTTGTGACAAAGAACATAAATGCTTTCACAGAACTCCTGTTGTTGAAAATCCTGCAGAAGAAGTACAATTTAGTACCGATATGTTATCTGGGTTCCTAGGAGCTATTTCACATCGCATGTGTACTTATGGACTAACGGATAATGAAAGAGATATCTTAGGAACTATTTGGGATTATTCTTCATTTTCAAAATGGCCCATGTTACTCAATCATCAAGTTCATGGTAAAAAATTTGGAAGAGGATTTGTATGGGAACCATGGAGAGTGTGGGATACCATGAAAGATATCCGGCATATGCTCTGGTTGTACCTTGGTTATAAACTCACAAATAAGAAAAGATACCTTGTAGCCTATTGGTTAAACTATATTCTGTTCTTTCCTATGTTTATGATATCAGTTCACGATTGTTCCGTATTTATAGGAAGATTTTTTGCTTTAGCTACACACGGTTCTCATTCAGGAATGCTTTGTGCTGCAGCAGGTGCTATGTTAACTAAATCTTGGTTATTTAAACATATCTTTAAGAGACATTACAATAGAAGAAAATATTTTTCACCAGATACTTTAGCTTTATACAACAGATACATAAAAGAACTTTCTGATGAAGATAAAAATAGAATGGAAGCTCTTATCTATTCCACATATAAAAAAGGCACAAAAGATTTTTCAAAAGATGTAAAGTATTTGGATTTTATTTGGCCACCCAAGTTCACCACGGGAGGAAAATATATCTATCCTACTTCATATAGAGGAAACGATTATACTGATGAACGCTCTCTTATCAATGGTAGACTTTATACTGAAGAAGAAAGAATGAATTGGTCAGTAGACGTTATTTTTCCTGCTGGAATAGTATTAAATAAATAGATAGATATATCAAGGGATCAGTTTGATCCCTTGATATATCTTTATTTTACTAACAGATACACAATAATTTTGTATTAGTATCGCTCAATTTATTCTTTGTCCAATTCAAACCATTTTTAGAAGTAAAAATAGTAGAATGATCACTTAAAACATAGAAAGTATCATTTATATATCTACAATTATAAATTTCTCTACATTCATTATCTTCTAAAACAGTACTCCAAATCAAGCCATCTTGAGATGCACATATTTTAATTCCATTAGTATAAAGATAATTCCCAGCAACAACTAAAATTTCATTATTCGCATCTATACGAGTAAATGACATTGTAGAATCATTAATTATTTCGGTTTTAGTCCAATCAGAATCTGAAGAAGTTAATCCTGCAGCATGAATTAAATTTTGTGTAGAAATAGCAGCATACCAATTATTTTTAAATGACACCAGATCTCTAAGTTTTTCTCCAGAATCATTATCAACAACATTATAACTTAATTCTATTAATTTGGTAAACGAGTTATCGTCATTTAATTTAAAAACAGTTTGAAACGCATTGGAAGCACAAACAAAATTTTCAATTTTATGAAACACTGGATCAGATCCAGGTGTATTTGGATATTTAGTAACAGTAGATTTAGTCACATCAAAGGTATCTTTATTCACAAGATATGAATTATCATCATTAATATATACAAAATAATTGCTATCCAGTGAATCTCTAATAAAGTATATAGAACTTCCATACATAGAACTAGAATTTTTATTATTAATAGTGACACCATCTGATGATTGTAGTAAATTTAATCCTGCACCATATAACAATTTATTATCTGTAGTTCTATATATAGTAGTAATTTCATTAGTGCCTTCTAAAGTATAATCTATAGAAGACTTACCCCAAGTATCATCTTGATTTTGATAAAATATTTCTCCGTATGGATTCCCTGCAACTATTACTTTAGACTCTTTAACAATATTTTTATAAATGTTAGAAAAATAAGAAGCTGCTTGATCATTTTTGAATACTATTGGCATATAAATTCCTCGATATAAAAATGAATAATATTTAAAGGTACTCATTAAATATCAAAAAAAACAAATATTGTAAATAATAAGAGGAGTAGGAAATTTCCTACTCCTCTTATACTTATTCTAACAAATGTTTTTATTCTGATACATTTGTTGTTCCAACGAGATATTCATTACCTTCATATGAAATGCACTGCATATATCCAATACCATCAATGCAAAAATACGGGCGTTCAACATGATCGCTAGTACAATCACAATGACTAAAAAAGGTAGCACACCATTTTTCATGATCAAAGTTTCTTACAAGTACTTTATCAAAAGGCTTAATTTGGAATTTGTCTATTTTCTTCGTCATCCCATCAAATTGACTTCTGAGTATCACACCTTCTTTATACTCCACATCTCTTATCTTTTCACAACAATAAATAATCATATCAAAAATATCTTGTTCTATACTACATACACTTTTAAAATCAAACGTGTTAACCATAGTAAAATAACCATTTAAACAGATATGTCTATCAGAATTTTTATGTACTGAAGTTTTAGTTTTAGCAGGACAATCAAGACAACTTTTTCCTTTTATTTTTACAACATATTCACACAAATAACAATAGTTATGCATGTAGGACGACATATTAAATATTTTATTACAAATCAATTCCTTTAAGTAAATTACACTGTGTATACCAGAAAACTCCAATGTTATTTCTTTTTCTGTATTTAAATCAGTAATACAATATTCAAAATTATATCCATCTCGAATACTAGGAGTACATTTTAATTCTTTATTTCTCACTTTCTTAAATATGTCAATAATAGTATTCCACATGAATTTATGCTTAATATCTTCCATGATAACAAGATTAGACATAGTTATTCTCCTTTAGTAAAATTATTATTGATTTCTTTAATACAATCTTCCAATTTTTTATTATCAATACAACATTTCATGAGATCTGCTATAGTGATTTGAATATTATCATTGAGCTTTACTTCTGAGGTTTCTCCTTTGTAATATGTTTTTAATTTCAAACATATTTCGTATCTAGTCATATAACTAAATTCTACTTTGGTATTAAATCTGCCGGCACGAATAAATGCAGGATCAAGCTGATCTTTATAATTAGTTGTAGCAAAAATAAGTTGACCTTCTTGACTATAAATTCCATCAAATACATTAAGAATAGCTGAAATAGAAACACCTGAATTTCCTACATAAAAATCAGTATCTTCACATGCTTCTACTCCTTCTGTCGGATCATATACAGCATTATTATCATTGTAATTTTTCTGAAATTGTACAGCGCTATTTTGAGTTACTCCTCGATTAATTTTCGTATTCATTGCATCCACATCTTCAAACACAACAATAGAGGGATACTCAATATCAAGCATTGCTGCAATAAAAGATCGATCCGAATTAAACTCGTTAAGATTAATAACATATAAATTCAGATCAAAATCATTTGCCAATTGTTGTATAAAATGAGTTTTTCCACAACCAGGAATACCATATAACAAAAATCCTTCTCGATACACTTTGGATCTTTCTCTATACGACTGCTCGTTATTTAAAAAGTAAGCTACTTTCCTATAAATAGATTCTGTTTGTTTTGTCAACAAGAAAAGATCGTGATCTATTTTATCTTTAGTAATACCTCGCCAGTGATTACTTTCTCTAAAATAAATATATTGTTTATATTTACCTTCATCCGCTTCATAGTTGGCAACTAAATTAGACAACATCTGATGTATTGCATTAACATCTCTTGTAAAAAATACAATTTTGTATATGCCTGTTTTAATTATTTTATTTGATTCGTCGACACGTTTGGTAACTTTACATAAAAATTGTCCGAATTTACAATAATAAGAATTTCCTACATTGCTTATTAATCTTAAATGATTGTTATTATTACAAAATTTAATTCGTTTTGCACTTTCATCTTTTTCTAATGTACCACCATTGTACATGTAATTAGCCATATCACACATTCTATCTTGATACAGTACAAAATCATTGTCACAAGTTACGGTTGATTCAAATAAGGCTGCTGGTGATATACTGGACGTACCACTAAACCAGTCTTGTTGTGTTTTTCTTATAATTCCATAATTTTTATTTAATGTATACAATTTTTTTGTGGATAGATGTGTGTCGATAATGTAATACAATCTCCTATCTTCAGCTTCGTAAACATTAATTGTCACTGTAAAATAATTGTAAATTAGATTGTATATTTTTTCTGGGATATTTTTAAAATATGCAACAAATCCTGCAATAAAAGTAGTACCAAACAATCCTGCAACAACAGGATTTGTTTGTATCGCATCAAATACTGTAGCCAACCATTCAATCATAATTAATTATTCTCCTTATAACTGATATAGGTGGAAAATCCACCTATATCAGTTATTTTATTAATTTGTTTTTTTTTCTATTATTTCCACTGATTCTTACGTTTAGAATTTTCTTTCCAAGAACGACTTGATTTATTGAAACTACACAAATCCCAATCATCAAAATCATGAGGGAGACGACACCATCTTTTCATTCGAACAAATTTAAATTCGTAGTCATATGATTTTCTAATTTCATTCATTACTTTTGGCTTACGTGTTCCAGAATTTTGACGAGAGTTATGACTTATTCCAGGTACTGGACCATTGCGCCGTTTGTAATGTTTTTCAAAATTAATAGAATAATACAGATGGTAAAATTTAAAAGCACTCATATGCAACTCACATTGTTAAAGGTTGAAATAACCTAAAACAACGTGAGATTTATTTGAATATAATGTATCATTTATATGCTCCAGCAAATATACCTATTAAATTTATTAATGTAATAATTACAAATATAACTATTCTCCATGCATTTAACACTTCATTGTAGTTATAACAAGTATTCCAATCACTTGCTTTAAATGAACCATTTATAAGAACTGCACCAATATAAATAATTATTGTTATTCCAAATTCTCCAAGTAATAGAGTTTTTAAATACTGGTATAACATAAATAATTATTTTCCTTTTCTTTTATACTGTTCACCTGTTTTTAAATCAATAATTCCATTATCATTTTCTCCTTCTAAACAAAAACACAATCTATCCCAAAAAGGATGATAATTTCCACATTTTTGTTTTTTATACAGAAATGGAATTTTATAAAGAATATATCTATAATACCACGGCGCAAATGAACTGGACATAAATTATATCCTCCTCTCCTTTTATTAATCATTACATAGAAGAGAGGAAGTAAATTAATACTTCCTCTCTTCTCATTATTTTACATCCACTGTTTTTCTTTTTTCGTTCTTTTCCAAGAACGAGTGCTCATTTTACTGTTCTTAAGATCATTCCACCTTGAAGGAAGTTTCTTAAAATTTCTTTTAGTCCTCACAAATTCAGGATATGCAAAATACCATTTACGTTCCTGTTGAGTATTGACGTGACGACGCCAACGAGTATTCCGTTTATACCCTTTATAACCACCCGTATTCGGAATAGGATCATAACGGTAAATAACCCGAATAGCATTATCAATTTTTTCCAAACGAACTTCGAATGCCCAACAATACAGGTAAACGATTTCTTTAGCCACAATAAACTCACTTTGTTTAAAGGTTAATAACCTAGAAACAAAGTAAGAAATACTCGAATATAAGTAATCATGTAAATATGCTCCTAATCATCTTCATGAATATTATATTTTTTCTGTAATTTTGTTTTTGCGGTATAAATTAAACTGTCGAGCAAAAGTAAATAGATTAAAAGTTCAACTAAACAAATAATAAATGCTATCACAGCAAAATTATGTAATAAATTTACTGTTAGTGTAACTACTCCAAAAAATATTAATATTTCCAATATTGCTAAAATTAAAACTTGTCTTGTGTATTCCACTTCATATCGAAATAATTTAATATTATCAATATCCTCTCGTGCAAAATTTTTACTAAAACCAAGCACGTATTTTGTCACCAACCATAATTGTTTTAAAGTGTCTTTCATACTACATCCTTGTAGTTTATTTTATTACTTGTGATTAAAGAATTCATCCAATACCGCAGTACCTAAACTTAATATCGCTGTCATATATACGGATAAAACATAAGTAGATCTGTAGGATTCGTCCCAATCAGAAACATTAAACCCTGCATCAAGTTGAATACTTACAATCAAATAAGGCATTATAAAAATCATTGCAATTAATGCCCACCATCCACAGACAGTTATTGCAAATGATTTCATTCAGTCATCCCATCCCATTTGGTACGCCGATAAATACGATTTAAAACCAAATTAATTACACTAGATACATTCCACCACATAACTATGCCTGCAAAAATAACATATGCTCCAAGTATCATTAAGGTGTCTTGAACTATATCAGTAGAAACTGTGTCTGTTGCTGTACAATTAATTAAAAATATTATTGCTGACAATGGAATATATAAACTTATAATAAATATTATCCAACACAAAGTGTACACTAGTGCTGATTTTACATTCCAATCATATTGAATAGTGTCAACAATTGTGCGAACAAATTCTTTCATTTTTCTACTCTCCTTATTAAATTAAAATGATTATAAGAAACTCAAAAAAATAATATATACACAAAAACAAGTCCACTTTTAAAAGTGGACTTGTTCATTTATTATAAAGGAAGTATAAGGTTGCCAGGACCCAAGCAGAAATCTAAACACGAATCATCTTCAAATTCAAATTCATATGAATATTCAAGAATATGTTGCATATCTTTGTATTCAAGTTTAAGTATAGGTTCCCAGAATAAAGTAGTAGAACTTACATCACAACCTTCCACCTCATCTTTTGTTGGCATGTATGGAATGTTTATTGCTACGGTTTCATCTGCAATATTCATTTGAAATTCGTCGTACAAATCTTTTAGTACATAAGATTCGACATTTGCTCTAAGGTGGATGCCATTATCAAATAATGAACATTTGGTATCAATTACTCTATCACAGTCAAACAATATTCCATCGGGATGTTTATATGTCGAAAGACGTATAAATCCTTTTACAGGTTTTCTTGTAAATTTTTTAAGTGGTTCCCAATCGTTTTTACTTGGACTAAATACACGAACATTTGAAATATTTGAAGAATGTTTGTACTCAGCGTACAATTCTCCAATACTCCAACAAAAGGTAGCGGAATCTTTTCCATTGCTGAAAAACTTCTTAAATACAATTTCCGTTTGTCTATGCATTAGAAAGATACTCCTAAAAATGTATTTTTAATATTCACAAAATACAGTTTGTTTTATTTTTAAAGATTTTTGAACATCAACAAATCTTTGATTGTTAGAACCACGATAATTTAAATGTAAAGATTTTAAATCTTCTACAAAAGGACCATCAACTATAACATCTATATAAGGCAAAAAGAAATCTCTAAGATCATAGTCAGTGTAACGATACAATAAATCTTCGATGTAATAACCCGTGTACATCCAGATGTTATAGTCGTGTTTTTTAAGTTCTTGTACAAGAGGAATAAGTTTTTTATATTGTAAAATAGGATCTCCTCCAGAAAGAGTGATTCCTGTTACAAGGGGATTATCAGTAATTTTATCATATATTTCGGATAGAGAAATTTCATATCCACCATTCAAATCATGCGTTTGTGGATTGTGACAACCTTTACAATTATGTTTGCAACCTTGTGTGAATACAGTATTTCGCATACCAGGACCATCGACAATAGATTCGTATTCAATTCCAGCAATTCGCAAAGTAATATTGCTTAAATCTTGCATTATATTTTCTCCAATTTATACAAACATGTTATACCTTATAATTCTATATAAAGGATATGGTCATGGCTACAACACAAACTGTTATTGCACTTAATCAATTTGTCAATAGTCTTCTAACTGGAAATGCTTATACTACACTTTCCACAAAAGCATATTTAAATCGTAAGAAAAATGGTTCTTGTAAGTTTGCTGATTTCTTGGATATTATTTTTACCCAACATAAAAAATATGGTGGGCATTGTAGATATGCATTCTATACAGACATGTGCAGATGGGAATCTTTACTTTCTACAAAAGGAGAAGATATATTTAAATTAGACGTGGACACTGCTATTAAAGAAAATCGTTATGATTGATATTTCTTATCTCTAAGAATCCAAGATCTTTCTTTTACATAAGGACTATTATTATTTTCCATAATAAAAATAACATCGTAATAGGAAAGATCTGGAAATCCAGGATGTTTTTTTCTTATAAGTTTAATACGTTGTCCATTATCTAGCGTACCATACAAAACATTATTTTCTTCAATATTAGATTTTTCAACAGATGTAGAATATTCCATATAAACTCCTTATTGTAATGATAATCATGTAATAATTTCAAAAAAATGAAAAAATACATTAATTAAAGAGAGGAGATACAAAAGTATCTCCTCTCTTGCAATCAATTAAAATGTTCTTTTATATAAACCTTTTATATATAATTTTTCCTCTAATCGATTAAAATGTTGCTCAATATATCTTTTCTGTTTTTCTGTTATGGAAAGTATTTTCAAATTTGTCATATCGGCCAAGCAATACTTGATAACATTATTGTGAAAATATTCTTTCACAACTGCTGAAAACGATATTTTTGTATCATTATACAAATATCGATAATATTTCTTTACGTACTTTTCAGGTACCATAATCCAAGTATGCTCTGCAATGAGATCATTTGTAACATTCTCAATAACATTTAATACACATATATTGAGCACATGTACATTATTTATAAATTCGTTCTTTCTACGTATTATTGTTCCGGATACATCAACCTCTATTCCAACATACCACTTCAGATTTTTTTTGTCAACCGTTTTAATTGTGATTTATCCCCTTGAATTATTCGCTTGACAATATCTACATTTTGTTTTTCTTCAATAGTCATGTTAGATATGACAAAGGATAGATTAGTTGCTTCTTCCATTGTCAATTTACTTTCTTTTGTATTTTTGAAATTCAATTGTCCTTTAATTTCATTTCCAAAATAAGGTAAACTTATTCGGGAAAAAATATCTGTTCCTTTAAGAACACCAGTTTCATATCCATACAGCATTTTGAACAAAATTTCATACGGGATGTTCCAGCGATTTTCCAATTCCTCAAGAGTAAAGAACCTTGTCATTTTTAAATTCCTTTTTTCGTTTTGTTTTAAGAAATACAAAAATTAATACTCTTTATATTTCTTTGCTGATGTTGGAAGAAATTTATTAGTTAAAAAAGTGTAACAATTCGAAGTTCCGTACCAAAGAACTAACAATGCCAGTATGCGGAAAAACATACCACATTGTTCAAATGTAAGAATAGTATACTGTATCCAACAATATACAAAATATAAAATCAATACACAACAAATACCTCCAAGAACAGAAAGTACACAAATAAAAATTTGGGTCATAATTTTCTTAAACCAATCAAAATCATGATTAGTATTGTCTGTTTCTCTCTTGGTCATACATTACTCCAAGTTATAAGTTTCTCTAAAACTTTTTAAACGGCTAATATAACCTACCGGACTTATTCCAATCACAACTCCTATTACAAATGCTCCCAATAAAATAATTCTTGTCCCTTTCCCTTCTTGTGCAATGGATATAATATCCCAATTTATAAAACAGAGAATTCCATAACACAGCAAAGAAACAACAAATCCTGACATTAAAAATACCAATCCTAAAACGATGTGTCCTTTAAAAGCTCTTTTATAATCAAACATAGCTATTCCTTTATTAAGAATTTATTTTAAAATTTTTATAAGAAATCCACAATTTCTCAATGTTTTCTTTACCAACCGGATTGGCAGAATGAACATTGATTTCAAAATTATCTGAAATAAATTTTTGTTTTTGTATCTGTAATCGTAAATCACGTTCAATGAGCCATTGTAAACAATCATGCCCAGATGGTAAATCATTACCAAGGTCGTGATCAAAGGAAATATATTCAGGACATCCAAACATTAATGTAAAATCTACAAATTCTTGGTATGATCTTAATACAGTAAATCCTTCCGTTTGTGGATTTCTAATATCGTCGAGATATATTCGACGTGGCTGAGTATCAATAGCCATTAAAAATTTTTCTCTGCATTTTTTATGCCAACTTCTCAAACAATTCATCATCAAATTGTTATATTTGACACATGCCTCAATTGCCGTGTCAAAAGGAAATCCATGACACGAATTGTCAATTTTCATTGTTACCAAGAAACAATCTTGATCCAACTCCAATTGAAGATAGTTTTCATTGTTTTTATATTTATTACAATTGTAATAAATGATTCCAGAATCAAAATTATCTTGAAAAACTTGACACGTTTCGGGAATTGCATAACCTTCATTTTGTCTCCAAACCTCATGTGCATACTCCAAACGATTCATAATACAATCTCCCATTGTTAAAAGTTAAATAGATATTTCAAATGAATAATATATAGACAAAAAATAATCAATACCAAATAAACAAATAGTAGACTGGGGAATAATTCCCCAGTCTACTATACTAAATTTATTTTGGAAAAAAGAATCTTTTTGTTTTTATTAACACAAAAACTAGTGAAAGTACTGTTAAAAGAAGTAAAATTGATGGAATAACGAAAAACAATTCAAATGTGGCCCATTTTATATTTGCCCAAGCTAATTCAAGTTCAACATCCATATACGTTACTCCTTTTGTTTAATAATTTTCACCTTCCTTCATTATATTTTTATTACAATTAGATATTGTATTTATTAAAATTACCAATACTTTTCAAATGGATTTTCATATCTCAATTCAATTCCTCCACATTCTTCAATATTAGTTCTAATTTGTTCATGCACATCAATAAATATTTCTTTATCAACAATATCAATAGTTTCAAATACAATTAATTGAAATTCTTTGGAAGTATAAACATCATAGCAAGTAGTAATCTCTTTGTCCCACTGAAGTCTAGTTAATTTACTATTAATAAATAAATTTTCAACACACTCACCTTTATAGATAGGATCACTTTGGTGTTTAATAAGAAATTCAATAAATTTATCAATACCTTCTTTGTTCTCAGTTTTAAATAATACAAACATAATTAAATATCCTTTTCTTTTATATGTTATTTCAGATGCTCAGTCCAAGAATCCCAATATTGTCTTCTTAAAAGTTTAGTATCTTCCTCAGGAAGACTTTTTAAATTTAAAGACCTTGATTCACCGTAACAAATATTTTCATCAATACAATCGTTATTCAAATTTACAAAACCGGCAGAAATAGTTGTACAATCATTAAAACAAGAAGCCATTGTGAAATGATCTATATCTCTAGGAAAAATAACAATGATATTATCGTTATTCATATCACCATTATATCGTGCAATTCTAAGATATTTCATTCGCTATTTCCTTTTTACAACTTAACAACTTCTAAATATTCAATACGTCCAAAATTCCACACATCACAATAATTATCTTCTACCACATAATTTTCACAATTTACTGCTTTATTAATAGCTTGTTTTAATGTTCCATATACTGCAACTAACAAAGGAGTATAATGATTTGTAAATTGACTATAGTTATCAGCTCCACCATAAATCAAATATGTACCTTTGTGATTAAGACCATACTTTTCAATAAGTTTTTGTATTACATTTTGTTTATAAATAGCAATTCTGATTTCTTCTTTTGTAAGCTTTTCCATAGTCTCTCTCCTTAATTGTTACAATTTTCAAACCATTGTGGATATTATTTGTATAGCTCTATCTACCACAAAAATATATGTTTACTATCAATAGTGTTTACAAAATTAGACATTGATTTTTTATTTAATTTTTTGAGCAATCCTCTTTTTATATTCCAGTCGGATTTAAAAACCAATTCAAACATAAATTTATTGTTTATTGCAACTGAATTGATGTTACACTCATAATGATCTAAAACAATCCAATCTTTGGTACCAACTACAAGTTTATTATCGTGCAGTTCAGATGCTAAATCTTTTACATAAAACACACTATTAAGCACTTTTGTCAACAAAGTTAATATCATATCTAAATACAAAACAGATTCCTCAGTAATTTTATTATTAGAGCAGCTTACTTGTAATTTAAAATCAGAAAAATATTTTTCTTTGTATCCAGTATAAAACATAGTCCTAATGGGATATTCTTTATTTTTAACTGATTCAAACTTTTCCAATTGGTCATACAAAATACCTAAAGAATCTTCTTTGATTAATTTTTCATCGTTGGACATAAGTTCCCAAGGAACTAATAATTGATCTAAAAATGTAATTACTCCCCTAGAAGTCAAATACAAACGCAATCGTTTAGATTCCCTATTATTACCTAAATATTTTTGTTCCCACTCCTTTGTGGTCAAGGGCACTATTGTTTTATTATACGGAATAATTGTCTTTTTATTACTATTGTTTGTGTTAGAAATAACATTTTCAATTTTCTTAAATTTCAATATTTTAGTCATCAACTATTCCTCTCGTTTTAAAAATTATTCATCAACAACATTTTAGTTTTTCTGGAACTGAAACATCATCTAAAACTTCATTTATAAGTTTTCTATCTTTTTCATATTCCTCTTTGTTATATTTTTTAGCTAAATTATTAAACACGTTACTTGCATCTTCGTAAAGTTGATATTTTTTCATATGAATTTTATATGTAGGTCTATAAATAATGGTAATCTTTGCACAATCAAATTTGTCAATACTCAATGTAATCAAATATTCAGAAGTACCAAATGTTTTAACTGTTCCATAACGGCGTATCGCAGACCTATAAAAAATTTCATCAACTAAACAAATACTACTAAAAACATTTGAATAACATTGAACAAAATTAACAATATTCATTTTAATACCTCTCGTTTTCTTCACATTCTTTTGCCCATTTAAGAAATTTTTCAAAATCCGTATCTTTATTTGTAACACAAACTTTATAATTACCTAATGCCCGTTTTTGTGATAACGTTACTTGTACTTCGTTCTTAATATCACACAGTTCAATATTTTTTACAAAAGTATCTACCATTGGAAATTGATAATCAATATGATTTACAAAAAATTCAGTCAGTGAATTGTAGATAACATTGTTTGCTTCAAACTGTTCATTTTTATCTTTTGTTATTTGGTATACTTCAATCAATTCATCAGTTTTCAATTCGACAATCATATATAATTTTTTATTCATATCAAATTCCTTTGTATAAACAATATAGTAAGGTATGAGGTTTAAACCTCATACCTTACTTATACTTTAATTTAACGGTGTTAACAAAATTTCATAGCCATCATATCGAATACTTCCATAAAGATCACTATTTATATTCACACCAAAACTAATTCCAGGTTCTCCTTGCGGCTCATTTGAACAAATACCACCTTGTCGAATAATATATTCGTGTGCATCATTAGGTGATACAAACAGTTTACTAAATATCATTGGACCACGTCCTTCAATAGAATCATTATTTTTCAGAACAACAGCAATATACTTTCTATACGGCTGTGTATCCAGAAAAAGTTGTCTTTGTTTTTCAGCTAATTTCTTTGTATCTAATCCACATACACCAAAATCACTAAATTCTGGAAATGTTTTAAAATTTCCGCATTGAATAAAAAATGTCCACGGAGTTTTACAATATTTATAAACCTGTTTTTTATACACAGGATGCATTGTTACATTAAATACTTCACTGCACGTAAAAATATTATTAACATTGACTTCCATATTCGTTCTCCTTATTTTTAGTTTTGTTGCATATCTGTATTAATATCGGCAATTGTGAAATGGTGATACAAAAGAAAATTATAAATAAATTGAGTTATTGTAATTTTTTCATATACAGAACTGGAACTGTCAACAAATGTAAATCTATTATACTGAGTATCAACGTCATATGTTCGTTGTTCAGTAAAAAACATTCCATCTATTTTAAAATAATATAATTGAAGATTTTCCATTTTTATTCCTTTTATATAAGAAGACAGGAGATAGTCTCCTGTCTTCTTATATTTACTTAAATTGAAATATTATTTTTTTAATCATACAGCTCTGGAAAAATTTCTTTAACTAATTCATTAGCAGTAGATCTGTCACAGCTGTATGTGTGTATTTGTTTGTACACAGAAATATCTTCTGCAATTGGAACCAAGTTCATTTCACTTATATTAACATGTATAAGAAAAGCATCGTCATCTAAAATCCTGTTCAACTGAGTATTTTTTAATTTTCTAAAAACTTCTATATATTTTTGTTTTATAATTTCCCAATTTTTGATCTGCAGTATTGTTTTCATCTAGATCAAGAATTACTGTAAACGATTTATCTACGTCATTGTCATCGTTTATAAAACTCAGGCTAATACCAAATTTAAAAATCTTTTGCATATTAAAACTCCTTTATAAAAGTAGTTGCAAGTTTCAATCGATTGTTTACTATGTTAAGCATAGATTTATTTATAGAGTAAAAATAACGCATCTCGTTAACATCAATACCAAAATATGCTTTTACAAACAATGCATCAATACTACTAAAACCTATATCTGGAACAATTTGTAATCTTGGCTGATCATCAAAAAAGTCAGACTCATCATCCAAGATAAGATATTTAATATGTTCATCTTTGTGATTTTCTAACCACCAATTTATTTCCTTACCTCTAAACGTTTCGCTGTCTTGAGGAAAATACTTATCTGGACAAATACTATCCTCGTGTAAATATTCTAATAATTCAAAAGCATTTTTCTCCTTTAATTTATTAATAATAAAATCTATTCCTTGTCTTCTCCATGACGACGATATAACAATTTTTGCACCAACCTCTTTTACAGTATCTGTAAATAATGTTACTAAATCGTTATCCAATCTGTATAGTTCACGAGGTTCCGTCCAAAATCTATTTAAAACTCCATCAAAATCCAAAAAGATAATTCTGGATTCATTCAAAATAAACTCCTCATATAGAAAATAAAATTACATTTCATAACAAAATGTTCTCCAAGTAAAAATTAATATAAATTTTTTATGCGGTTAATTCTTTTATTGTAATTTCTACAGGTGTTTGATTTTTAATTTTCTCATTTAGTAGTATAGTCAATTTATTTTTAGTTTGTTCTAAGTTATTAAAATTATAACAAATATCCTCCAATTCTGTATAAGTTAAAAATGCATTAAAATATTTAATTGAAGGATATATTTTCTCAAATTCCCAACATATAAACATATTGTCTTTGTTATTAATATCAGAGATCCAACAAACACAAAACGATGGAAATCTATCAAAAATAGTAACCTGTGAAATAAATCCTAATTCATTTGTTTTAGTAGATAAAACTATTCTTCCTATAGTAAATATAGATAAATCACAATTCCACCCAATTTCTTTCATATTGATATCTCCTAATCTTTTAATTGACTTCTAAGTATCACACCTTCTTTATACTCCACATCTCTTATCTTTTCACAACAATTAATTATGTTTAAATATTGATTATTGGAAAGCTCCTTAATTTCATTCAACCTAATGTGTTCAAACTGTTTATTATAAGTTTGAACAGGACAATCCGACATTTGAATATTCTTTATAGGACAACACAAACAATAATTATCATCTTGTTTATTGTAGTTCGAGTGTGCACAATGACATATAAAACTGTTATTAGGTATAACCATTTCAAATCCACAATCAGTTAAGATATGACTAAAAAGTCTTTGGAATATAGTCTGTTGTACATCATCGAAACGTTCACATTTATAAAAATACAAATTAAGATATCGATAATGACCTAAACTACTGTGAATTAAATTCTCATTTCTTATATCTTGAATCATTTGAATAAATACATTTATCATTTTTCTATGACTATCATCGTGCATAGTCAAACCACAACCATAAGGTGTATTAAACATATTTTGTCCTTATAAAGTTTATATTGTTATTAAAATGTAATATATCTCTGAATTTTAGATAAGAATCCATCTTTGCAAAAAAAAAAACAATTCAATGAGGATGAGAGAATATTCTCTCATCCTCATGATTAGATATATCTTTATATTACTAATCCCAAATTACATTACCTAAATCATTTTCTTCTATTTCTTTTTTCAATTGTTCCTTTTCATATTCTTCTTTTGAAGGTCTTTTAAAATAATAAATCAATCTTTCAATAGAATTTGGTCTATCAAATATTACTCTTATTACTATTCTTTCACTACACAAATCATCACAATAATCCGTTAAAAATCCTTCAAATCTTATTGTGTATCTACCTTCTCTTCCATTATAAGAATCAGGACAAATAACCTCAAAATTTTCATTTTTAAAAAATGCGCATTCATAAGGTGCAAACATTCTATAAATTTCCAAAAAAGCATGTTTAGTATCAGAGTCTTCTAAAGCCAATTCTTCCCATAAAACATTTCTGTTGGCTTTCAAAAGATTAAAAATATTTGTTTTAAAATCATCTATTGTTTTTGATTTGGCAATACCAAACGCACAATCATCTTCAAAATAAAATTGTTTGTTGTAATCGGTTACAATACCATCTATATACAAAATGTCAATGTGCATAAAAACTCCTTTTAAATTAGTTTCTATTAAAAAAGTAATATATACTTATCTTACTTTCAACAACATTAAATCCCAGCTAGTTGAGATAGTACCCTTGCTCTTCCTCGTCCTCTTTCACTCCAATATTCCCAACTCATTTTTCCACTTTGATGAGGATATTCAAAAAACTCATATTCATTTTCAAGATCCGGATGATACACTGTAAATACGATTTCTCTTGGTTTTACAATTCCTTTCACAAGTAATACTCGAAAACAATCTACCACATGGCTATTAATGGTGTGAATGTGAACAATATCTTCAGTTGACAAAATATTTTTTACATCTTCCTCTATTGTTTCTTCCAACAAAGATTCCTCAACATCTAAATAATCCAGCAAATATAAAAGATTTTTCATATTTTCTGATTTGATATAACAAACTTTTATTTGATACATAAAGTTCTCCTTATAGTAGTACTGAGAATTTCTCAGTACTACTATATATTTAAACATTAACGATTATCGCCTTCTCCATGAAGCATATTACGTTCTTTTCTAGAAAACAATTTTTCAATATTTGTAGTTGCTATTTCATCAAGAGAAATATTCAGTTCTTTTGCAATTCCAGAAAGATACCATAGGACATCGCCAAGTTCTTTAGTAATATCCTTTTTCATATCTTCCGAAATAACTCCATCATGATCGCGATAAAGTTTCTTTACTCTTTCTGAAACTTCACCAGCTTCGCCGCACATTCCGAGTGTACAATACATAAGACCAGTTATAGAATTTTTATTTGGATAAATGGCTGTCTGAAAAGCTTTTTCTTGATACTCATTGAAATCCATTTTATCTTTCTCCATAAATTATTCATTTTCAAGAAATGTACTCAATGCTGAAAAAGAACCATGACTATTTTTATGAACTTGTTTTTTCTTTTTAGAATGACCTTTTCTAAATTGAGAATAACATACAGCAACTCGTTGCTCATTTGATTCAAATTCACCTGAATCATTTAAATTTTTGACACAACGAGAAACGAACTCTTGTTCGGATTCACCAGAATGTGGAGATGGTAATGGCATTTTTAACCCCATATATTTTATTTGTTTAATATTTTCTATACGATTAAATATTTAAATGTAAAATTTAATCTTTTCTAAAATCATTAAATACTGCAATATCAACTTTTATCATTTTTTCTTCATTTATCCATTCTTTTGCAAAACTTATCGTAGTACATCCAAAAATTAGCATCAAATATAAAATACATTTAACCCATTTCATTTACAATTCTCCATTTCATAAAACAAAGTCCATTATGTCCATCGATACGATTGAGCATGTATGTAGCACAATTTCCAACTATCCCAAACGTATAATTATGATAATGTCCATAAAACCAAGTAGTTGGTTTATATGTACGAAAAACATGATTAAGTGCTATCTTTGATGGATCATAATACTTAAACATGTTTAAACGAGCATGTGTCCGATCAAATAATTGTGGACAGGTATGTGATACAACTATATCAATATGGGTTGATTCTGGATCGGGTAATTTGTACATATCTTGTTCTGATATTGTCTCACCTTCCCACCAACTTATTCCAGGAATTCGATTTGCTTTATCTATACTTACTGCTCCTCCACAAAACATAACTTTGGTATTGTCAAGCAGGGTATACACAGAACCAAAAGTAGCATAAAAAATATTAGGTGCTCTAATAGAATCAATTTCAATGAACTTTTCTTCTGTACTCATTTCCAATTTATCAAGAACATCATGGTTTTCATGGTTCCCTGCACACCAAATAATTTTAATTGTATCGTTGACAATACCTGAAAAATGATGTTTTATTCCCCATTGATCCCATATTTTACGTCCACCTGAAAACTCACTTGTTTTGTCAAAATGAGGCCAAAATCCAAAATCTCCACATTGAAGTATAATAACTTCTACTTCATACCCCATTTTAATATCATTTAAAATATCTTTATTTTGTTTAATTTTACGAGCAATAAATAAATGAATTAAAATATCCCCATTCACCATGAATATCACCAATAACAAACACGTATTGTATTTTCATTAATTTGATCTCACATTACAAAAGTCCCATAGACTGAAGACTGATCAGTGTGACAAATATCGAACAAAACATTGTCATACCCAGTTACTTCATCAAAAACTACATCAATAATTTTTACAGTCAAACTGGGTGTCAAACGAACAATCCCAAATCTAATTATTTTATATTTTACATGCATAACTGCCATAACAAATACATCAGTATGTAACTTTTGCCACAATATTTCACAAAGTGGAGTTGTTAGTTTATCACCACACACTAGAGTTTTAAACTGCTCAATACTCTCATATTTAGAATAAAAAGATTCTATCATTTATAACTCTTTTTTTTTGCTTCTTCTCTAATTTCTCTGACTCTTTCTACCAATTCTTTTAAATGATTGCTTCTTTCAGCACACAATTGTTTAAACTGATCTGAATTTGTGTAATATATATTACCATTAGTTCCAATTGTAGAATTCATCATCACATGACAATTAAATTGTTTTTGGAATAATCTCTGAACTACAGGATCATGATCAATCTTATATTCAATAGATTTCTTATTAGTAGTTAAAATCCTATACCTTTCAGATAATTGGAACATTTATCAAAAATATCTTCAATTTCTCGAATGGTAAGATTTTGATTCATATCACTACTTCTAAAGGAATATTTATACCAATCAATATAAAACCCTGTTGGACGATAAATAAAGTTATGATGTACAAAAGGACAATCACCAGAATGTTCTTCAACTTCACTATAAAGATCTGTAACACCGCAAGTACAATCTTCCCAACAATAGGGATTAATTTCAAACAATTCGCAGGAAAATCCACACCGTTCATTAACAAATTTTCCTTTTTCACTATTTTTATTAAAAGCACAAATTCCATGAGAATCACAGTTGCAAAGATCAAGAAGTCTATCCCAAGAACTGCTACTTTGAAGAACTCGATCTACTCGGTACAACATATTTATTACTCCTTGTAGTAAAAGATTAAAAGGATTTACTATAGAAATGATATATATCTTTAATAAATATCAATATACATAAGAGAGGGATTTTCCCTCTCTTATGTAGGATACTTACTTTATTTTTAGTATAGTGCAAGTAATTTCTTTTATTTTTCCATTTGGAAAAATGATAACTTCTTTTTGTGTTTCTGGTTCGGAATTAATAATTTCTTTACAAATACAATAACAGATTTCATCTGTTAAGTAAATAGATTGTTTGGCAATATCTTTATCAGTTACATATGTTATTACGATATTGCCAAAAGATTGTGCTATTTTCAATTCAGCAGTAAATGAAATTGGATTAACTAATCTATACTTAAACGTATCATTAACTTGTAGATATTTAGAACCCATCTGATCTTGTATAGAACCAGGGGAACTAGAATATCCACGATATAATATTTTTGGTAAGGTAGTAGATTGTATCTTGTCTATTTCTGGTTTAATCTTTAATAATTTATTTAAATAATGTTTATCTGGAATAAGAATCCATTCGTACAATACTTCCAAAATATCTAATCGAGATTTAAATTTTTCAACAACTGAAAAATCTAATTTGGACTCATCAATCTTTAATGTTGTGTTTGAAAATAATAATTTTTTCAAACTGTTAACCATGTTTATTAATAATTACATTGACTGGTGTGCTTTACACGTTCAGAAAGTTCAACACGTTTAGCATCATTCCAACGGTCTGTAGTACCAACAAGATATCCACAAATTCTACGAACACGTTCAATCTTGAGTCCACGTCCAACAACAATACGACCGTCAGAAGTACGATGAATAGGCATATATAAAACTCCTAAAAGTATAATTAATTTCGCATTCAATAATGCTCAGATACATCAATAACTTTAAGTTAAAAAATACGTATCGAAATTCTAACTAAATCTTAGGAATTGTAATGTCAGGATAATACTTTTGTAATTCTTTAAGTTTTTCTAAATCTACGCCAGTTTCTTCACTAAATCCACATCTGGGACAAGCATCATCAATAACACCCACATAATTACAAACTGGACAACGATCTACAGCATGGTTGATACTGAAATACCCCATATCTTTAGATTCTGCATATTTTACTATATCCATAAAAGCTTTAACATTTTTAGATGGATCGCCATTAAGTTCAATATATGAAATTGCTGTGAAATCCCGATATTTCTATCAGGCACGGACTATATCTTATCTTGGATTGTTTTTCAATTTATCCAAGATCTCGGCGCTACGGAAGATGTCATATTTCTTCCTCTTAACCTGACTTATCGAATATATTCTATCTTCAATGCCAGGTACTTTAGTCTCTACAGCTTCATTGTCTTTAACATATCTCCATATATAACCGCAAGAACTGTATCTAGTTCCACGACATACAGCAGATATGTGTGAACCTATACGAGGATTGGAAGCGTTAAGAAAACGTGCAGCGTCTGAAATGGAACCAAAAGTTCTAATAAAATTACCATATAAATCATACATAGCAATTTTAACAGCTCTTTTACTATTTTCTCCTTTTGGTCCTTCTGGAATTAACCCAGTTTGAATAGCATGCTGCATATTTTCTTTTTTTAGTAACCCATTCTAGATTAGTGAAAACATTGTTAGTCGTATCACCATCAATGTGATTTACTTCTGGTTTGTTGTCTGGATTCGGTACAAAAGTCATAGCAACTAACCGGTGAACAAAAACTGATTTTTCTAATCCACCTTTACAAAGTTTAACACATTTATATTTACGACTGTAAAATGGAATTAACACACAACCTTTTCTGTATGAAATCCATTTTCCACATGCATCGTAAATATCTCTATTTAAACTACGAACTAAACCAGTGTTGCTAACTTTGTACAATCCTTCATAACCAGCAATGTCTTTCCATTCGGGTTTTATTAAGTTCATGTAAATCCTCGTTATTATACACAAGACAACGCTTGCCACGGTATTACCAGCTATCCTTATATGAATATATAAGGACCTTAGGCTCTCTTACGAAGCTTATTTAAATATATCACTTCTACCGTTAGCACACATATATGAATCACATATGTGCACACCGCTTTGACATGCGTTCACCGAGTTAGCAGGCGCAATTGGCTAATCCACCTGCTAGGCAATATTTATGGTAAGGAGCTTCGATATCAATTTTGTCTTTTACACTAAGTTTCTTATAAACGCGGCAATGGAACGAATTCGTCAGGTACTCATGTTCTGTAACATTAGGAATAATACCATATTTTTTTCTTAATTTACGCATCATAGTACCAACTGTAGATTCTGCAGGGGTACCTATTAAACTGAAATTAAGTTTCATTTCATTAGATTTTTTTACACATTTATCATGCATAAATTTTACAATTTCAAGACCGAGTTTTTGAGATGTTTCCGATTCGTCATGGGCTTTTCCTGTAAGAGCGATGAGCGTTTCAGCAAGTCCAACAAAACCTACAGTAAGTGTACCATGACCTAAAATAGATCCTACTTCATCGTCCTGATTAAGATGTTCGCTTCCCATCCATATATGTTGACCCATTAACGTAGGAAATGATTTAACAAGTCCATGTTTTTGATATTCAAATCTATCCAAAAGTTGATCAAATACTTCATCTTCCATATGTTCTAATTTTTCAAAAAAGAGTGTAACTGGATCATTTGGATTTTCAGTTACAGCATCTAATGCAAGCATGGGGAGATTAATTGTGGTAAACGAAAGATTTCCTCTTCCATACGTAGTTTGATTACTGGGATCAAAAGTATTTCCAAGAACACGAGTCCTACAACCCCGACACTGTTGCGAAAAATTGCGTTAAAATTTTTCTTCTATATGTCACCATATAGTTCAGACTATATCACAATCTCTTGTTTTGGTAAGAGATCCCCGCCTTTTCGAACCACTTGGTTCTACGCTACTCGTTCTCAATATGACAACCATTTGTCATATCTACCTTTAGCTAGTCGTTAGGCTTTTATCAATATACTTCATCAACGTAACACCATTTTTCTTTCATAAAAATTTCTTTAATATGAAAAAATGATGTACAAATTTATATATTGAATTTAGCACGGTAAGTTGTCTTTTGTGTTGGACTCAAACATCACAAAAGAGTTTCTCCGTTTAAGCGGGTTTTTTACTATGTATCACTACATAGGGTCACAGGTTTACTTTATGACCGCACAAAGAGTTTCTGGATGTCCCTCTTTATAATAAGGAGCATTAAAAGATGAATCTTCAAAAAGGAAATTCCTTAATACCCTCGGTTTCCCGATATTTATTAGGGGAGTAGACTATCTCACACCTTTCGGCTCTTGCATTTCGGTACAGGAGTTTCACCTATAGCCTACGATCTTACGATCTAGTCGTTACATTTCTGTAGTATTTATATATTTCCATTTGAATCCAGCAGCAGTATTGTTTATACCTCTAGCAGCTAAACCAATAGTAGATGGAGATAACGAATGATAGTTAGCAGCTTCTACTACAGATGAAAAAATATAAATAATTTCATTTGCAATAGGATCAAGCTGAGCAACTGTCTTCGCATATTTCTGTCGCAATATTTTACCAAGTTTACGTCGAGCTGCAATTTGTGCTGGAGTATCAAATCGTGTTAAACCCATACGGATAGAATGTCTAATGTTCTCACTTCTTGTAACCATTTCCAAATTTGAAAGAACATTATTTCTTTTATTTCCATCAATATGATTAACATCAAGAGTTTTGTCATAGTTGGAAAGAAAGGTCTTTGCTATTAACCGGTGAACTAAACATCGTTCTGTCTTACCATTAATTCTTGGATACACGACTTCATATCCTGAATTAATAACAAATGGTTTTAAGATGGTTCCAATAAGTTTTCTACCATCCGTACCATAACGATCGTTACTTTTAATTTCACCAGTCTCATCATTAGCAGAATACTTTTCATTAGTTCCGGGTATAACTTTCCACATAAACAAAACTCTCTTTTTCAAATGGAAAATAAATCTTACAAAAACACGGTATTACCAGCTATCCTTATATGAATATATAAGGACCTTAGGCTCTCTTACGAAGCTGATTCGCGTATGGGTATAACGATGATTGTCACATCGTACTCTTATTTAGCTTCTACCGTTAGCCAATTATTAAACATTATTTTATATTTAATAACTGACACCCCAGATGTCTGGGTTAGCAAGATTTTCCATCATACACTGTATTCTGTCCAATGTATTGGCCCCAATTTAATTTAGGGAACAAACGTCTAGAAGATACTTCACAACTTAATTCAAAAAGATCATAATTAGGATCTTCTTTATTAAAATTAAATCCACGTTTAATTTGGAAAATCGCTACAGGAAAAATAGAAGTCTCATGTTTACCCAATCCAGCATCTATAGCTTTAAGGAAATTACGAGATACCATTCTCCCTTCTTCAGTTACGTCTGTACCAAAGTTAATGGAACTAAATGGAACTTGCCCACCACTTCTACTTTTTAAAGTATTAAAGTTATGAACCATAGCTTCCATAGCTTGATATGTTTCTTTATCAGTTCTTTCTACTGCTTTTTCTATATATGGTACAAAGAAAATTATAAGAGTTTCAATATCATCCGCGTGGGTTGATTCATTAATTGAATCGTTGCAACAATAAATTGCAAGTTGTTTTACAAATTCCTTTCTGGCTTTTTCAGATAACAAATCGTTATGTTTTTTATAATAATCTTTAAGATAAGTCTTAATAAAATTTAACGTATTTTCTGATACAGTCATTTCTAATAGATCAATAACTTTCTTGATATATGTTTTAGCTACATATGGAGCCAAACCATAATCCAAATTTGGAATAGATTGTCCACCCGTGTATATTCTTTATAAAGAATATACGCTGACTATATCACATCCTCCACCTTCAAGTGGTAAGGACCCTCCATTTTCAGACTGCATCCATCTACAGCCTTACACTACTCGATTTAGTCAATACCTTATGCGATTGACATATCTTTCGTTAGTCGATAGACCTATTTTTATTAAACTGGGGAAGTTCTTGTAGCTTGACTATACCATATTTTCTATCAGGTCCATTAGGTGTTCTTCCAATAGCACGATCGTACAACGTACCTTTTGGAATTCCTGTCAAAACTGATATTTCACTAAGTGTAGTCATGTACCATTGACCAGAAGATGATTCAAATTCATAAACTTTTCCACCTTTAATTCTCAATCCATTTACAAATGCTCTTTTTCCATTTGCAGATTTATTAGAGAATTTTAAATTATTCACTTGATAATTCAATTTATCGTCGTCAAGATGTTCTATCAATGTATAAGGACCATTGTTTATAAATCCTAATGCCACAATTTTGTGCATCGGAATTTTCATAGCAGAATGGTCTTTACATTGCAACGTAACATATGGATAACCACGTTTTCCAACAGTTGGTCTTTTTCGAACATTTGTAACGATGTTAATAACATCCAGATTACTGGTTATATAGTAATAATCAGCAATATTTTCAAGTGAATACAGGGAGCTAATTTGAATCATTTCTGTTACCCCGCAATAAAAATGTGGCACTGGATTGTTACGTCTTTTCTATTCAATATGACGTAAGTTTCCCAGTTAGCAAATACATTAATGAGTCATTTCATACTCAAAATTTGTAAGATTTTACAAACTGTATTCACACCCTGCGGATCACAGGTTAACGGAGGTTTTCGATATACATTTCTGTATAAAGGCACAATGGGTTACTTATGCTGATCTGCCTGATTACTTTGAATAGCTATACACGACAATGCTGCAGCCGATACAATTCCACCTGGAGTTCTTAAAAATCCATGACCAGTATGAAATCCTCTTCTTAGAAGAGATTTAATGTCAATCTGGGTGCAAGTTGTAGTGCGAAAAGTATAAAAGTCTTTATCCGTGTTATTCCAATATTTCTATTGGCACTGACTATATCACTATCCTATTTTATTAGGATATCTGGCACTTCCTATAGTGATAAAATCTATAGTACTCCCTAAGGGATAGTCGATGCACTTTATAGTAAGACAGATGGAATTTTATTCTAAAATTATACCAAATTCAGAAAATAAATTTGGTTCATTATTTCTAAATTTTTTAGCTTCTCTAAAAGCTTTTGATTCAGAAATATTTAATTCTTTTGCCAATTCAGATATAGTGAAACTCGTATCATTAAATATAAAACTATATCTAAAATTAGGATTGTTTCGACTTTTAAAATTTCGATCTTTAAAAACATTCCTAAATTTAGCACTAGTTTTATTTCTAAATTCTGGGTTTTCCCAACGTTTTCTGTTTGATTCAGAAATATTGTTTAACCCTAAAATACGAGCATGCTTGTTGTTATACAAAGCACTACACCATTCCAAATTAGACCAATGATTATTTCCTTTATTGCCATCAATGTGATTAATTTGTGGCAAATTGAATGGATTAGGAATAAAATATTTTGCAACTAATCTGTGTAAAGAAAATCGATACCTAGAATTTTCATAGTGCAAAGTTATTTTATAATATCCATTTTTATCTATATCAGGACGTAACCATTTAAAAGACTTATAAGAATAAACTTTACCATCATCAAAAATACAATACAGATCATAAATGACTTTATATCGCACACAATGGTCCTTTATAAATCTGTCTTACTATCTTAGCACAGGATTACCATATTCCATATAAGAACTTAGGCTTCCCTGTTAGCACAACACTTAACAAGTCATTTCCTACTTGATTCTTAATCGAGTATTGTACACCGCTTTATCATGCGTTCACCAGATTTTCAACAATTGTTACCAATTGAGGCCACGATATTGTTCATGGACATGGATATATCCTTCTTTATGGTATCGGACATGCTGAGGTTTCATTAAATACAAATCAACAAATGTTTTAGATGCTTCAGATCCAAACTTAAGTATTCCACCCATCGGATTCTGACCATCAATGTTTGCGTTTTCACGCATCTCATCTACTTCAGAAACAGGTTTCATAATAAAATCTTGATAAGTTTGCATCAAAGAAGATTTCATCATTCGAAGTTGATTTCTTTTTTCTCTATAAGTAATATATTCTTTAGCAACTTCATAAAGACCCAATGTTACCAATGCTTTTTCTACACAATTTTGTATCTCTTCGACAGAAAAGACTACATCACCTGATACATTATATCTGATATGATCATTGAGAAGTTTAAGAACTTCATCAGTAACTGTCTTTTCAGTAAGTTCATTAGTACTCTTATCTATATTGTTAACAGCTTTAATAGCGTTAGAAATAGCTTTAGTAATCTTTTTATCATCAAAAGGTACTAACGTTTCATTATCACGTTTGATAACATACCAATTCGAAAAATCTTTGCTCATGAGTAAGCTCCTTGTTTAACTCATATTCCGAGTATAGAATTAAGTTACCTTGTTAAATTTAATTTTGTGTATTAAATTAATCAAAAAAAAAATATATTAGTAATATAAGAAGAGTACCTGGTAAATCCAGGTACTCTTCTTATATAGTTATTTATTCATTTTTTTTTGAAACTGATGATTCTTGTTCACGAATACGCTGTACTTCTACATCATTTCCATATTCAAGACCAAAATCAATCATATTTTTGGTACATTCTTTAATGTTAGCTAAAGCTTCTTCTTTAGTTTCTCCAAGAGAACACATTTTTGGGAATACCGAACATGTTCCAACCCAATGTTCATAAAAAGAACTATATTCTACTTTAAATTCCAATTCTTCAAAACGAATATTAGCAATATCGACTCCTTTTTCTGTAATACTGGCATATTCTTTACTTAGTAGATAACAAGTATTACAAAGTTCATTTATTTGTTTAACTATATCCGACGAGGTAATATTTCGAAAATCTTTTATAAGACTGTTAAATTTGTTAATACGATATTCGTTAAGTTCGTGACAGTTTTTAAACATGGGACATTTAGAACATATATCGTAATTATAAATTTTTCGTTCAAGTTGATCACACTTGATTGTTGTACCATTCAGAAACAAACTTAATTTATATGTATCTTCTTTGAGTATAGACAATTCGTCAAAAAATGGTTTGGCTATAGTAAAATATACCCAAACAAGTACTGCTACAACTGTCAACAAAATAATCACGGTACTGATCGACATCTACTTTCTCCTTAATTCGATGTAAGCTGCAATTGCTATCCAAAAGAGGACTATAAATATTGTAATAAGATCCGCCTTTATCTCATTTGACAATGTAAACATGAATACTTAACCACAATCCTTAAATGCTCGTTTTTGTAACACAACTTCTTTTAGTGAATCATATCCTTGGTTTAAGTTATACATATCAACCATAAGAGTCGGCACTCTTCTCATTTTTGCGTAATCAAGCATTTGTGTAAATCCGCCAGCTACAATTTCAGGAAATTCAAATGCCAATATAAAATCACTGCGATTCACTACCCATTCGTTACGATTAAATATTTTTCTTGAATTTCCCGGATTGTGATTAAGTGTTATTACTTGATCAACTTTTTCACAAAGACGTTCGTGTTCAAGTAAAGAGGATTTTGGCCAACTACTATTTTGATCTGGAGTAGACTTAACCATGGTTATATTTAATTCAGGATGAGTTTCTTTAAACACAACCAAATTTTGAGTACACCAAGTATCTACTCCAGACGATCCTAAAACAAAAAATCTTTGTGCTCCTTTTTCATAAAGAAGTCGTATAGATTTTTGAATATAACTATCCAAACTATTAAATATTTTTTTGTTCTGGGTCAGTGCTCTTTTTAGTACTTGAATTCGATGTCCTAGTACGACGACGCTTAACATTGGTCACTCCATTATTAGATTCTTTTTCTGTAGATTTTGTTTCATCAGATATTTCTTTTTTAGATATGGATTTTAATGTTTTAGATTTGTTTGTAGTCTTTTTAACTGATTCTTTTTCTATTCCTGCAAGCCAGAAATAAAAAACTTTTAACTGTAGATAAAGCTTGAATTCTTCAGATTTAAACCTGTTGATATCAATATATTTAAATCTATCAGCATTTTGTTCTTGATAGAGATCATGTAAAAAAGACAACGTGTTATCAATATCTTGTTCTAGAGCTGAAATTACAATACAATTTCCTTCAGGATAATTTTTTTCTTTATTAGATTCAAATTGAGAAAATATGATAATGTGAAGATCCCGACATCTTTTAACATCTTCACAAAAAGCTCTATACGCTCGTTCACTGTCGTCTTCTGAAAAAGTTCCTTTAACTGATACTTCTTTAGACATTGATATATAAAGTATTGTATCATTGTGACCAGTAATTATAGATTGTTCACGAGTCGGTCCAATACATTGAAGTTGTTCTGATCGATACGTTTTTGATGACAATCTATAAAAATCACGTTTATTTGAAAACATTTCAGAATCTATATATTTTTTACCTAATAATTCTCTATCAATTATTTGATTTGCTTTATGAAAACTATTTTCCCTATTGATGTATTCAATCCACAGTTTTCCAATAAATATTCCTATTATAACAATTGTTGCTGCTAATAAAATTTCCATGCTTTATCCTTTTCTTGTTTTATTAAAAATACATAAAAATTTATACAAAAGCAAAGTAAGCAACCAAGTAACTGGTCCTCCCCAAAACAAATAAAAATATACTTTTGGATGAATTGGTTCGTCATCATCTCCTATTGAACATTTTCTCTTTGTACGAGTACAAATTTCCTTTACAACTCGATACTCACAATAAAGTGACCATATACAGTATACCGTAATGAGGGTTAAAACAAATCCCTTTAAAACAACATCTCCCATGCAGCACATCCTTAAAATTAATTTTAATGTTTCACTATATGGTAATATTGTTATTTGTTTATTTACTAAAATGAGAGATGGGTCACATCTCTCATTTTAGTTATACTCTATAGTTTTAATTCATTGAAAGATTTACTTCTGGAATAAAATATCTTTTTTCTCTTATAAAAATGTCTGATGTGTTGTTGCAAATAACTATTTGCCAAATCAATAAATTTCATAGGACCAACAATTTTTCTTATTCTTCCAAACATTTGTTCGCACAAAGGTTCAGAAGAAAATGAGACTGTATTAATTACTGTTATTAAATTTTTAATATCTACCCCAGTACCACAAGATTTGGGTGTACTTACAATAATATCGCTTTCAATTAAATTGTCTTCAGGATCATCACTCAAATAAGTTCTAATATCAAATCTGCCGTTATAATAAAAATCTAAATACTGTTGTAATCTTTGAGCAAATGCTACGGTCTGTACAAAGATTAAACACTTTTGTCCTTTCTCTACTCTGACATTAACATATTCACTATCAACAATAGGAAATAATACTTCGTTAACGAATCGTTTTCTTGTCTGACTATTATTGACTAACTCCATTTCATATTTGGCATGTGAATATCCATAATTTGTATTAAATCTTTGCGGTTTATTAACTTCTAATCTATACGTATACATAGTGGTATCAACATATTTATCATATTGATTTTGTCCACCAATAATTTCAGAAGGAAATATTCGATTAAGAATAGCTTGGGCTTGACTTTTACTACGTTTAGGTGTTGCTGATAAATACATATTTGTTTGAACATTGGACATGAGATCTATCAATACTAATGCAGCAAAATTTAAATGAAATTCATCGTCTATTTTTACACCAATTCCATATTCACTTAAAAAATCAAACCAAGAGATTATTTGATCATACGGGTTTGACTGAGCAAGCACCCACAATCTAACAGTTTCTATAGAACCTATTAATATTTTAGGTCTGTGTTCCCTATTAGTTTCAAGAATGTGAACTATTTTTTGAACAGAAGAAACACCTTGAATAATAAATATATCTTTTTCATCTACAGTAGTTTTTTCTAAGAAATTTTCTTTCCACTGCTCCAACAAACCAGAACAAAGAACAAGTACATATGTTTCAAAAGAAATACTTGATTTTGTTGCGCAATATGTTTTACCTTTACCTGTTTGCATCGAACAACAAAGCATTGGTTCATCTGTTCTTGTAAGATGATTTATTGCGTTTTGATGTTCTGGTCTATCTACCCAATGGGGTAACATTTGTAAAGGAGATTCAAGTTTATCTACATATGGTTTTTTAACACAAATGTCATATTGAATATTTTGTGATTTTAAATTTTCAACTACCAATTTTAACGCATGTCTTGGCAAATGCATTTGTGTAGTATATCTATTATAAAAATAATATCTAGCTGTTACAAAAACTCTCTTTTGTCTTTTGTCAAAATCAGTTTCTTTAAATTTATCCAATACTTTACGAATATTACCTAAACCATCACACACATCACCATAATTAGTAGAATCTATTCTTATATGTGTAGAATATACTTCTATGCGTACGGGTTTCATAAATTTTTAACTCCACTAAGAAGTATCGTTTGTCTACATCATAAAGGTAATATATCACTAAAAACACATTGAAATTAAAAAAAAATAAAGAAGAGGAGAAATTTTAATTCTCCTCTTCTTTATCAATAAATAAACTATTTGACTACTTCAATCACAAATGAAGTATCACTAATTTTAATAAAATTCAAATTGTCTCCAGGTTGGATACAAATACCATTTTGTTTGAGTCTTGTACTAGTTATCACAATACCTTGAGTACTACACTTAAATGCTTTTAAAAAAGATTTACGTGTTGAATGCTGAAGATTACTTACATCAAAACCAGAGCAAGCAATTTCAAATATAAGATTTTTAAATCTTGCTCTAGTAAGAGCGTATTTTTCCATGATTTCGACATCACGCATATTGTTGGCAATATCCTTTTTAACTCCATTGATCATTTCATCATTAAAACCTCTTATTGGTTTTGTGTTAAGCAACTTTTTCACATCTTCAGACACATTATTAGAAGTTGCAGGTTCAATAACAGCAGACTCGATTTCAGCTTTTTTAGAAATAACTTTGGGCATTTTAAAATCTCCTTTAAATGGTTTATATCAAAATTATTATATATATATACAAAAAAAAACGAGAAATCAAGGATAGCGAGGATTTTCCTCGCTATCCTTATAATACTATTATTTTTGAAAACAAATTTTATCACGTCTTTTCATTATCCATTCAGGAAGTGGTGAACCAGGAAATTTGTTATTCCAAATATTTATGATCTTCAACAAATGTCTACATTCCGCAGCAATTAATTTGTGTTTTTGTTCCATGAAAATACTTCCTTCTATTGTAATTACAAATTGTCAGCCACTGCATAACTGTGACCAAAAGGATATTCCAAAAACGTGTCATGTGACACTCTTCCTTCAGGGCCTACCAAAACAATTTCATATGCAGAAAATTCTCTTGTTACACAAAGCTGTGAACCTTCAGGATAATAATCAATGTACCATCCTTCAGGAATATGACGAATATTAGTAGCTTCTCCTAAATATTCTCCAGTTTCCGTGTTATACAAATCATAACTCCAAGTAGGAGTTACAACATTTTCATCTACCATGGCATAAGAAGGAAGATACATAACAAACGACAAAAGAATAGCCACTACAACACGAACAACATAATTAAACATAATAAAATCTCCTTTTTATAACAGTTCTACTCTTTATTTAAAAAATTATATATACTTGACAAAAAATGAATAACATATATAAAACCAGTACTTGGAATATTCCAAGTACTGGTTATTATTTACTTCTTATCAGAATCAGATAACTTTTTCCATGAAGATACTAAAAATAAAATAATAATAAATCCTACACAACGAATAATTGTATAAATAAGAATGATCCAGCCTATAGGACCGGAACAAATAAAAAGTTTAAAAATATCTACTATTGTAGATGCAATCGTTTCGTTACTTCCTGATAAAGAAGGAATCTTATTTAAAAGTGCAGTAACTGGTTCATCATACGTTTTCTTCATAAGTTTATACCAATATACAAACCAAACAATAGAAATAGCCAAAATTACAATAAGACGCAGCATTATTGTTTCTTCCATTTTAAAAATGTTTTAAATCCATAATAATACGTAAACTCAACCAGTGATAACCGTCTTTCAAAAAATAACTTATTTTGAACTTCTACATACAACCTCCTTTGATCGTATAATTCTATCGTTAAATTTCTTAGTAGGTAAATTTTCTATAATAATTGTTATCAATTGTTCTTATCTTCCTTCACTTTTTTCTATAAATGAATGAATAAAATGATACGCAGGTGATACATCAACATCTATCCAATAATCATTAATATATGAAATTATTTTAAAATTAGGCAATATATCTTTATCTGCAATTATTCCATTAAAATTATTTTTATATTGTATTTTAAAAAGCTCTAATCCTTTACAACTTTTATCATTTTTACATTCAGCTGTATTTACTAATATACACACATGCCATTTTTTAAAAAATAAACCTGTTGGGTAAATAAACAACCATTCTTTACTATTAGATAAATTAAATGTATCTCCGATATTGCACATTATCCAATTCAACTTCTTAAACCAATCTGTTCCGTTTGACAAACACGGAATTATTGAAATATTTTCTTTATGACTTATAACAACTCTATCGTAAATTTTATCTAATCCTTGTATTATAGAATTTAATGTTATTAGTCCAGGAATATTATTTTTATCATATTTATTATTACTAAATATCAATCGATATTCATTAATATAATTCATTATTACATTTCTCTCTTTTTAAAATTCATCTATAGAGGGATAGATTATCTATCCCTCTATAAATTAACTGCTATTTTTTATAAATCATAATAATTATCAAAAGGACCGCTTTCATGAGGAGTAGTATATGTTTTTGAATTAGCAAAGAATTTTCTATGTCCTTGTAAACTGAGAGCACCTGAGATAGTTCTATTGCTAATAATTTTAACAGTTTTACTAAAAGTTACATTAGTAGGATCTTCTACAATGGGAATGGACCAGTTGTTCTTATTTGTTACAAGATGGGCCTTCAACATTACTTCTACGTGGAAGATATTGACAAATACTTTATCAAATACTAGGTTACTAAAATCAAAGAGTGCTTTGCTGGCATCCTTATACTTAGTAAGTTTTCCACTTTCTACAAAATCTGTAATAAGATTAACATATCCCATCATAGAATCATTGACAATAGTTGTTCGCATGATAGGAATACGTTTACATCCATTCATAGGAATCCATACACAATCTGGAGTTACTTCCAAATCATTGTATCTGGATTTCATGTATAGCAGAAATTCAATAGTTAAAAATGGAGATTGTCCTTCCACAGAAAGAGGAATTTCTATAATTTCGCCATGTTCAGTTTTAATATAAAAACTTACAAGTTCACTATATCTTTCTTCTGGAATAGGAAGTTCTTCTGTAATATGATGAAGGTCAGTAATGTTACCTCTAATATCAGACAAAGAAATTCCCATGCTCCATTTGATGTTATCACCAAGAAGATTTGGTTTAAAATAAAATCCTGCACTTCCCTTTTCGATATATTTAGATGCAGGATATGGAATTTGATAAAGTTGTGATTTAGTACTATTAAAATGTTTAGTAGACAAAATCATCTGAGATACGTTTGCTACAAAGTTTGCGGCAGAGTTAATCCCAATGTTCATTCCGGGAACAAGATTTTTATGAATAAGACCAGCACATACTTCACATACTCCATTTGTATGTCGACACGTAATAGCAGATCTCATATTAACTGTTTTGTCAATATAATCATCAATGTTATATCTAGTCAATGGAAAAATATTTCCATTATCATCGACTATATTCTTACCAATACATTTCTTACAATTTGCAGCAGTAATTTCAAATGGTAAAGTTACTTGTGTTCCACAATCACCTTCATAAATCTTTTCAATAGAACAACAAAGAATGTGCCATTTTCTGCCTGAATATTGAGATTTTCGAATAGCTTCTTTATTATAATAAACAGATTTTCTTGCAGCTTGATGTTCTACTGCAAGTTCACAAATATCTTTCATACCAGTTAAAGAAGACCCGGTAACTGGCAAACCAATAACTTTATCAGAAACCTCAGTACGAAGACCAAATGCAATCATTACTTGGGGAATCTGTTTACTATTCAAAACACCAGCTTCTTGATATTCAAGAAGAATATTATCTTTAAGAAGTCCTCTTGTACCAATAGCTTTAATGAAATTTGCGTTTGCATTTTCCATGGTACGTTCAATATATACCGTACCTTTTGTTTCATCAAGATCTACATTAACTATAGGTTGAATAAGAGGATCAAGATAAATTTTACACAAATCTACAAGCGACATACCACAATGATGTTCATTTAATTGAAAAATACCAAAATCATTAATATGGTTTGCCGTCTGCCAAATTTCTTCTATGAATTCGCTACGAGAAATTTTATCATTATAATTTTCTAAAATGTCCAAATATACTTCAGTCAACATTTTAACAAATGTACTTTTTCCAAATGGACCTACTTTTAAATAAATATGTTTAGATAATACAGGAAGATTTAAATTAATATAAATTTCCCAAACTGGAAGCAAAATAAGAACTAATTGAATTGGCAAGTCAACATCTTTGTCATCAAAACGAACTGTAACCCAACCTACTGGAAATCGATCTTTTTGTATGATTTCATTGGCTGTTTTATAGTTCATCATATCTTTTGTTATGATCATGCCAGAACACCTTTTGTTAACCAGTAAGAGTACAAGATATACTCTTACTGGTTATGGTAGATTGTGAATAAATACAATCTGTTTAAAGATCAAATTCCTCTGAAATAGTCTTTGTATCATTATTCAAACTTACATTATCATTTTCATTATACAAAGACATATTCAAATTTCTTCTTGCTGCTTCCATTTCTTTTTTAGTTCTTCTTTTACGACGTGCTGGAATTTCATCTGAATCATCATCGTCGGAATCACAAATAAAAGATTTTTCATCATCATGAATAATGTGATCCGTAATATCAACTCCAACTGTCTGCAGCATATGTTTTGCTACAGCGATCATTTGATTACTGTTTTTAAGTTCAGCGTCGTCGACGTCTACCCAAGTCAGTCTAGTCGGATATTTTTCAGTAAGTAATGATTCTGTAAGTTTTTCTGTAGCTTCCGGAGTATTTGCATACAAAGATAAAATTCTGAATGCAATATTTGCTCCTGCCATCATCATAATGTTTCTATTTTCGTCTTCTCCAATTCGAATAGGAGTAAGCCCAACAGGATATTGAGATTTACTTCTAGGTGACTTAATTCGAATAGGAGTTCCCCATTGATTAACATGACTCATTCCACAAGATCTGGCATGTGGTATTTTACAAAGAACCAATAAATATTTCTTTCCAATCCAAATTGGTCGAATAGTTCTTACTCTTCGAATAAGTTTTCCATTCTCATCACGAAGATTATATTCGATTGGAGTAGCTTCAACTTTATACTTTTCAGTCATCATAAGTACCCATTTAGGACAGAGTGTATCCAAAAATGGAGGAATGACCAAAATAATCATTTCTTCTTTAAGAATATTAAATACAAAAGCTTCTTTCTTTCGTTCTGTTATAACTACATTTAAAATAGCTTTTGCATATTCAGGATTAATATCTGTTATATATTCGATGAGATAGTCAAACGCTTTTGCATAACCATGTCTATCTTCATCATACATACGTTTCATTCGTTTAATGACAAATTCACTCATGCAATTGAGGAATTGCTCGTACAACTGGGAAAGATTCATTCGGTTAAATACAGCTTCTGGAGCCATGATGATATCAGCTACTGTTCCAAAATCATTAACTGGCATGTCTGCTTTGGCCATGATTTTGGAAACAACCCCCTTTCCTCCTTCGCGACCAGTAAGCTTATATCCATTAGTAACTTTATTTTTAAATTTATATGTAATGATAAGTTGAATAAATGAAATAACTTCATTTTTCATAGAAAATCTAGGAGCAGATTTTCTAGTTATATTAAATACTTTTTCACGATATGCCGCAAGCATCGCTCCAGAACGAGTTACAAGAGTGTTAAATTCTGGAGATGGTTCTTTATGATTGTGAACACAAAATTTAGTATATGTTTCAAGAATTTTCTTATGATAAGCAATTGCTCCATCTTTATATTTTTGCAATTGCTCAAACACCATAGGTTGAGTTTTTACTTTTCGAGTCGGATTTTCATAAACTTCAATATCAACAATTTCCGCATCAGGAGAAACCGCATAATAGATATCATCATGAAGATATTGAGGACGCATCAAAGATTCTAACGGCATATCGGCAATAACGGTAGAATCATTAACTTTTCTAAATCCACAAAGAATACAATCTTCACGAACTCTTTCCCCAATATCAGGACATATTTTATATTCATCCACATTACCGTAAAGATTTAAGGGATGATAATTTTTATCAATATTGATAACTAATGTTTTATATCCGGAAGATCCCATTTTATCTGCAATTTCATCAGAAATACAAAAAGCGTCTTCAACAGTTTCTTTAGTTGTCAAATACACCACATTTGCATTTACACCCATGCAGTATCTGGAACCTTGTACAGCTTTTGAATGTGCAATATATTCGTTTTTCTTAATACCAATATCAGGAACAAGTTTATCATAATTAATAATCATGTCATATCCAAATCCATCTGTTCCTTTTACAAATTTGGATACTTCAAGACAATGAATCATATCGTCATCAGCACCATGATAAATCACTGTATATGAAGGTGTTGATGTTATAGGTTGCGAACCTACATTGGTTTTATATTTTGGAATAACAGCAAGAATATTGGCATCTTGATCAAGTCTAGTAGTATTGAAATTATATTTTAAAAATTCATATTCATATGCGGAAGATACTGCTGGGAAATCACAGCCATCAATAAGTAATGCTTGTGTTACATTGTTTGAAAACATGTTCATTCGCTGAGACGAATTGAATTGTACAAATGGGCACAACAATGCCTCATTGCCAATCAATCGCGGATCAGCATTGAGATTTGAAATCATCGGATATTTGTCAGAATCAAATCTTTTTCCCATCACATGATCCTTTTTGAACACCGTTTAAAAATATGCCTGGCCTTAATCAAATTACAATTTCCTCATTTAATTCTTACAGTATAAACAATTGATGTCCAAAATCACACCTACAATAGAGTAATATATATTTCAAGTTTAGGAGAAAAATTATGTCTCTTGTTGATTGGATAAAGAAAAACTATGCTAACTATAATCTTAGTGATACCAATAGTGAATGGAGACTTTTTATAAAAGATCATCGTCAACTCATTGTTGAAAACAGTGGTACATATCTTCTTGATGCAGATGACAATGAACTTTATAGATTCAGACCCAAAGAATTTTTAAAAGCTAACAATATAGATCCAGATATTCTCTGGATCGTATTGTGGATTAATCAGATTTACAATGAAATAGAATTTAACAATATAAAAGAACTTCTTATTCCTAGAGTTGAATATATTAAGTCTCTCTATGAACAATATAGATCTTTTAAAGCGAATTTACAAAGAAGTGATATTTAAATCTCTTCCATATAACCAATAGTGACTCCATTTTTTACAAGAAGCCATTTTTTCATTTCATGAGTAGTATCTTCCACAAATTGTATTTCGTATACGTTATTGTATTCAGTATCAAAAATAGATTCTATCGTGACTGCCAAATCAAAATCACTCTCTACTTTTTCAAATGAAATAAACTCATTTCCATTAGGACAATACATACATATTTTAAATTCACGTGGAGCATCAAAACGTTTAAACATTTGCTATTTCTCCTGTTACAAGATTAGGAATTTGATTATAAAACACGGTTCTATATACAGGAATAAGATAAACCCAATGTCCACTTCTAATCATGGTATTAAATAGTTTATTTAAATTTTCTTGATCGTATCCAAAATATTCTAAAATTGGATATTTATACGAATCACTTTCTCTATATTGAATAACATATGCAAGTACATGATCTATAAATCTGTATTTTACTGTTTCTAAAAACTGACTTGGAAAAGAAACACCTAAAGTAGAAAGAAATTTTATAAACAGTAAGTAATATGTTGGTGCCAACATAAAATTTTTATGTATTTTTTCATTATTAAACAATACTTCTTCCAAAGGAGTGAATTGAAAACAATATTGAATTGGATCAGTTACACTGCCTTGAAATACTTCCATACATACTTGATCGCTGTTTTCATTCCAGCGTTTAAACGATTCCAACAAATCAATAAAATATGCTTTATATTCCTCAGGAGACATAAGTTCTGAATATATTAGACTTGTCTTTAAACGAGTTATACGAATACAAGACGGTTCTTTTGTAACAACAATAGGAGCTTCAAGTTTTGTAGATTCAGGTTTACTAAACCAAGACATACTTTCACCTTCCTTTACGCGACATAAGGTCCTTTATATGCAATATCGGCATGTTCTCTAGCCGGATCTGTATATTGACCAGTAAGATCAATAGAATGAAATTGCGCTAAAGTATCACATGCATCTGCTAACAAATGTAAAGCTTTCCAAATATGGTACATACCAGTGTTTTCACCAGGTGTAGTCAATTCTCCATATAAAGGAGATGTTATTCCACGTGGAGACATAGATATTCCATTATTCATGACAGAAACAGCTCTTGTTATCGCAGAAGTAATTTGTTGATACGGATCATCTGCTACAGCATCTGCTTTCTTTGCTAATTCAGCTGCGTCTGATAATGAAATATTTGGATTATTTGTAGCTGGGTTATATCCATTTGTGGTGGGAATACTCACCGCCTTAAATGGTGAACCTGGAGTACCTAAATTAAGAACACTTGCTTGAAGAGGTCCAGTAACAACAGATTGTAAACGAACAAGTTTATTGATTCCTACTGCAGGAAAATTAATTACACAATTACCAGAACCATGTAAAGAAAAACTTGCAGTCTCCCATTCTGTCCCTTGTCCTCCAGCATTTTTAATAAGAATGGAGGGTATTTCAATCACACCTCTAGATCCAACTTTAATAAGCAATTCTTTGGGTGCTACAATAGAAATATTTTCTTGCGCCAAATCAATGAGAGAACCGCTATTGTTTCTCATCATGACTCTTGGTACTTTACTATCTATTTGAATTTCATTATCATTATTGTCACAAAGAGATACTACACTATCTTTAGTATCAATAAGAAATGTATATTTATATGCTTCCCCATCTGAATTGGATGTAGAAATCATAACTCGTTTATTGTATCTGGTATCTAATTCAAAAAAATATGTATTATCATCAGTAAGCTGATCTACTGGAGTACTAGATAAATCTGAAACAGAGATATTGTATCGTTCTACTCTTCTTAGTACATCATCTCGCCCTGAAGATATCCAAAAGTATTTATCTTGATCGCTATAATTAAAAACAAAAACTTGTTCATTTTTTCGAACATCAGGAGGATATCTTCGATTTGATTCAGTACCTAAATAAGTAGCCGTAACAAAGTTAGATGCTTCTACCGTACCAGAATATGTTTTTTCAGAATAATCACTAGAGACTTGCAATTCCATTTTTTTAGGATTTACTTCTCCTTCTACAAATGGAATTAATTCCTCTAAATGAACTTTTATATCTTTACTACCAGGTTCCTTATCTTCCAATACCAATCCAAGAAAAACTGACCAGTTATTACCTTGTTGAGTTTTAGCAGATATGTTGCTCATAAAAAAGAAAATCCTCTCTTATTTATAAATGGTATAGATATATCCCATATGGGATATATCTATACCATCATTTAAACATTAACGATATCGACGATCACGAGAAGACCATCTATTATTATTCCTAGGAAGATCAGTAGCTAACGTAAATCCACCAAAAGAAGATCTTCCACCATAAGATCTCGAATATCCATAATCTTCTTCACGATCATAACCAATTCTACGAGAAGATCTATCGTTACGTTCAACAACTACATAATCATCACTACTTCTTCTGTTACGTCGTAGGAGTTCCATGGCATCTGTAACTCCAGTATCAACTCTCTTTTCAACTTCGTTTTGATCTCTAGATCCTTCCCATGGGGGAGTATTTTCTTTTTCTTTAAATTTAGTTGATGTAGATCCAGGAACTACCAAACTCTTCGTACAAGTAGCCTGTCCGGTCCACATAGACCGTTTGTGATACATATCAATATCTTTCATGTAATTTTCAATATCTTTCAGATTATCTTTCGTATCTGCAATATCAACATTAAGCGCTTCAAGAAGAGGAACAAATACTTTCCAAACTTTAAGCCATACTGAAGTAAATGCTTCAAAATAAGCATATCCAGTACTAATGCTTGTAAATTGATATTCTTCGACAATAGGTTTGTCAGTACCAAAAATCATACCAACAAATTCATCAAAGAATTTCCAGCTCTTTTTACGAATCTTAGTTCCAAAAGATGCCTGAAATGAAGTATCGTTATTAATAGGTTGAAAACAAGTAAGAGCTTTTGCCGTTTTGTGTTTCTTATCATAATAAATTTTAAACAATTCTCCAGGAGAAGCATTCAAAATCTTATTAAATTCATCTACCAATTTTTCATCAACATCCGACGATATATTTGCTAGAAGTGGAAGAAGACTCTTATTAATATCATCTGGTTTACTATCTTCTTTCTTATGCTCCAATGTAAGAAGAAGAATATCTGTCATGATCTTTTTCGTAAACATGCAACATGTTGCAGAAAGTTGCTGGAAGAACCATAATTTTTCACGACCAATGGAAATTCCATCACCAATTGGATTAAGAATAACCCCATCCGGATCTTTTACATGCAAATTGTAAATATATAACGTTCGTCTTGCATCATCTCCAGCTGCCATAGTAATCGGTTCATCAGGATCTGACATATAGTGAAGACGACCAATCTCGTCACGTCCTACAATTCCACCAGCAGTGATCATTTTACTAAGGAGATCTTCAATATCCTTATGTTCTTGCTTCACATCCATTTTATCAACCTTCCTTTAATTTTAAAGATCATCTATACTCATAACTGTTTCAATAACAGATGCCAAAGAATCAGCATTAGTATCTTTAGCTGCAGAATTTCCAATGACAGAAGTTGTCAATCCACCAAGAAGTCCATTGGTAACTACATACTCATTATTAGTACCATCAAAAACATCAATGAGCTGCAATTGTACTGCACATTCACCAGCACTTCTATAGTGTACAAATACTTCAAATTCTCCACAATTTTTCTTGATAAGAGAAAACAATTGAACACGCATGTCATCAAGTGCACCAAACCATCTGTGTTCAAGCATAGTTCTTGAATCTTGAATAAAAGTTGCTATATCTATAAGTTCAACAACATCTTCGTTTCTATCAAGAGAAATGGAACGTCTATTTGGATTACGAGAAGCATATCTGAATGCACAATCAGAAATACCCCAATTCCCCATAATTCCAGGAACTGCACTATTAATAAGTGATGACCAGACAGACAAAGGCTCTTGTCCTCCATCATCCATGAGATCACAATCAATGTCAAAGGGAATGTTACAGATAATGGTATTGTCATACAAAGAATCATATTTTCTTAGCAAATCAGAAAGATAAATTTCTTTATTGATATCAATACCAAGCATGGTATCATGATATTTACGTTGTACACTTTCACAAAAAGTCCGTTTATCCAAATAAGGATCTACTATAGGAGTAGATGAATTGAAATACGAGTTGGAACTAAGTCTATTTGCACGACGTTTATTGATGGTAGTACAAATACCATCAACAATACGACCTACTTGATATTTGGGTGAACGTTCTGCTGTATCTAGAATAATATTAGATTCCGCATATTTGATATTATCAATCGATGGAGTATCGTATTCAAATCTATCAAATTCATTTTCATCGTCATTATAACCACTATTAAAAATTCCAGAAAGATCTTCTTTTGCCCAAGTGGAACTTAAACTTTGTGGAGTCAACAAATATTCTCGATTGGAACTATTTTCAGATACATGTCTTGGTACGACAATGTCAACATCCAAAAGAGGTTTAACAATAATTCCTTCACCTCTCACATCTCTGTTTATTTGTACATTTAATTGTGTAAAGTGAGTTGCAACAAGAATACAATCTTCATTAAAAATCTTTTTTCCATATTTTTGTATGACTGGTTCTTCACCAATACAAAATCCTGAATAAAACAATCTATTCGGTTGCTTGATACGTCTGTGCCGACCTTCAAGTTCGGCATTATCTATAACCAAAATAAATGTCCAATTTTGAGTATAGAATTTGGTCTTAAATCGTTCGCATTCACTACTTGGTTTAATCCAATGATTTGCAGAATCAGAATATTTTATAAATTCTCTGGTAATGTTTCCACCAAGAGCACCGCCAATAGTCCTATCCGCTTCTAATTGAGCATCTTGAATGGCTCTATCTAAATCATACGTGATTTGTTCATCAAATGTATATAGCAATGGACGTACATTTTGATCAGGAATATCTCTTGGAGTAAAGAAATAAAGAATCGCTTTCTGATCATTGACACTCCAGATTTGTCCATTGACATTATACTTATCTCTGCTATTGCCAAACATTTTCTCTGCCTCCTGAGAAATTTACACAGTTTCTTTGTAAAATCACGCATCTTCATTTGAAATAGTAGAAATGCTATTTGATATAATTCGTAAATACGTCATATCAAAATAGTGAGCAACAATTCCTTCATTTGAATATAATACAATAAGAGCAATGTCACTATGTACGATGAATTCTATTTTACTAACAATATGAATAAATTCTTCACCAAAAGAATAATCCCCTACTGACAATAGCATTGGTTCAAGAAAATACTTTAACCAATTTGTATATGAAGTTGACATCTTTTTATATTTAGGATATGACATTGTGGTCAATAAATGTAATTTTTCATTGGCAATTATGTATGTCAATTGTAGATTTGTACAAGGGCACAAATTAATAGTTTCTACTAATTTACATTCATTGATGATTTCACAATTTACTATATCTGCTAATTCAAGGCGTTTTGTAATGATGTCTGTATTAAATTCATTTTTAGATATTTTTTCAAATTTATCAATTTTTAATTGTTTATTCAATTTTGGAATTTCAACTACATTCTCAGAAGTTACTAAACGAAGAAGATCATCTTGTTGTAATTTTTGTGGAATATCCGGTTCAAACATACGAATGAAATCTTCTAATGTATAAATTGTTTGTGCATTAGAAATCATATTTGCCTGGATCAAATTCATTTTTTGATCCAGTTCTCGAATCAATCTATACGCATCTGGAGCAGTATTGAAAAATTGTTCATTCCCACATCGCTCAAACAGATTATTCATTGTTTTATAAAAATTTACAAAATATGAAAACTCCACATCAAAATCGTCACACTCTACAAATACATCTAGAATTTTTCCAAGATATGCTTGTGCCAAATAATCCAATTTTTGTGTACATAAAGTATCACCAATACCTTTAGTACACAACAATGTTTTTTTCTGAGGCATTCGTAAATTATTTATATTTATACATATCGGAGTAAGAAATCCTTGCTTTATATTTTCTTCACTTCCAATGAGATGTACATCAAATATTACATCATTAATCTTTTTTGACAGTATAAATTTTTCTTTACTTGCATCAGCTTTGAATACGTTACCTACTTTCAAATCATTAGCTATTGGACATATCAAATTAAAATTGTTGCTTGTATATGACAATGGAAATTTATAAAATTGTACATTATCCAATACCGTTTCTTCTGGAAAAAGATTTGGTAAATGATAAACTTGTATCATAATTCCATACTCCGATTTCTAAACAACACTCTGACAAATTGCATAATTTCTGTCATTAGATTAAGATAATCTGTAAACAATTTGCCATTTTGCATTTCTAATTGAGCATAGTCCCAAATAGATGGAGCAGTTGCATAGTAAATATTTTTTTGGATAAGATATTGAGAAATTTGCTTAAGTTTCGAATCCCATTCTTTCTCACCAAATCCACTTGGAAATACTTTCTTACATTCTACATATGCACCAGTAGATCTCCAAGAATTGACAAATACAAAATCACTAGGAACATTAGCTCTATTATCTACACTACAATTTGCAGTAAGAATATGACAAATATAAGAAGCACCATTTTTAATAGACAATACTTGTAATACAGCAGTAAGGCAAGACATAAGCTGATTGTTTAAATGAAATATAGATTCTCCACCACCAAGATCAGGACCAAAATACGAGCTTAACAAATATACACTAATAGGATTTATAGTGACAGGATTTCTTTTATAAAATGCAATAGCTGCTTCAACTACATCTCTGTCCAACTCTTCTTTTTCAATAACAGTTTGCCACAATCTATTTGCTGCAACACGAATAAGAATTGGGACATCAGCAGTTGTTTCAGTTTGACGACTTTCAGCTTCAATACGAGAAGTATTGCCTTCATCTTTCTTTTCAAGATCAACAGGATCTGAAATAATTTTAACTGCATTTGCAGCAGAAATATGTGGTTCTGCAGAAGATCTGCAACAAGAAGCGATATATTTAACAATATTGCCGTCTTTTCTATACAAGTCTACACCAACAAACCGTTTGGTAATAATCGTGTCCATTGTGACACGTGTAGACCTATCAAGAGTTCTACCATTCCATACAGTAGTTGGATTATTTTTTAATTTTCCTTCAATAAGTCTATTAATATAAAAATCTAATCGTTCGATAATAACTTTACATTTTCTAGAAAAGAATTTAGTCATGATACATTGAGCATGACCTTCTTTAAATTCATTATCAATAACATGTGTATATTTAGCTATAAATACACCAATAATAGGAGATAGCAGTTTCATAAGAACTGCTATCGTCGTAATAGTTATTGCTTCATCTTCAACAAATGTCATCTCAATACTATCTTGAATTCTAGTACCTGCATCTGACATATCAGAAATAGGAATATTTCCTTTACGAATATATTCCTCAATAAGATCAAATAAATTTGTAGCTTTATCGAGATTGTCAATAACTTCACCTAGATTATCTTCCACATCTATGATATCAGAAGCATCAGGTTGTCCATCTTCAATAATCATTTGCATCTGTAAGAATGCATATACAATTTGCTCTTGAATATGTGTACTTACTGTGGTAAGAAAATCATTTACTGGACCATATGCCATACCTGGTCCATTATTTTCCTCTCTTGTAAAACTAGCAAATGTTTTTACTTGAAACAAACACATTTCAGGCCGAATTTGATCCGCCCCATCGATGTTAAGTCCAGACCATTTCATTTCAATAACAGGGTTAACACTGGAAAAATCGTCAACAGGAACAAATGCGAGCATGGGAACCTCCCAATATACTTCTTGTACAATATAATGTTTGGTTGTCATTTTTTATTTTAACGAATTTTGCCATTTTCTATAAATAATATATGTTTTAAAAACCATTGAACAAAAAAAAAATAATTACATTAACTATAAGAAAGAGACAGGATAAACTCCTGTCTCTTTCTTATCACATCAATTTTACCTATCATTAGACTTATTGTTTAAATTTAAAACTTGCACAGTTTCAATATACTTATCAGTAGCATTGTTTACAAAATACTTAGAAGCAATAGTAACAGCAACAAGACCGATTAATACACAAACCTGACGAGCATCCATAATTCATTTCCTTTATAGTAAAATATTAATTGACATTAACAGTCTGTCCAGAAGCACTATCATTAAAAATATCTGGATTTTCCTTACGAATTCTATTCGTTTCGGAATTAAGAATATAACCAGTTACAACATTGCTCACAGCAATACATACCAAAACACTCACTGCCGCAGTAAAGATTCTATCCATAATAACGTCCCTTTCTTTTTATTTATTTTTTAACGATACTGACGACAATACTTATTAAAAGTAGTATTCAGATTTTCAGCAGCTCTTTTCTTCCAGAAACAATCTACTGCATTAACAACTATAATAGCAGCTACAATTTTAATAACAATCTTTACTGTAGATTCCATGTTCTTTCTCCAAAAATTATATCATTAATAAATATCAATCTCTATATTCAAAAAAGTTATATATAAATGAAAAACAAAGAATAACATGAAGTAGAGGGATGATTCCCTCTACTTCATGTAGTATTATTTTTATTTTTTAACTCCATTTAAAATATCAAGAATATCCATGATACTCATATAAGGTCTATCATTATCTTTGTCGTATGTCCAATAACCACGAGAATTCAAAATATCACTAATAGCAATAGTATCATTAGCTACTATCATTTCAATAAACTTTTCTGCAGTTTCTGGAATGTTTGTATTCATTTTATCAACATTCCAGTAATTAAGAATCCATTTAAGCTGAGATAAAATTTCAAGTCCTCTACAGACTTCTACATTGGCTTCCAATGTACTAATAATATCTTTCCTATGAAGTCTGACTTCTGGAGTTAACATTGAATATCGATTATGTCCTTTGACATTAAAACCAAAATCACCATTATTTTTCATATAGTGATAATTTGACAAATCTCCAAGAATACCAAGTGTCTGTGACATTACAAGTGGTATGGTAGTACCAGCAGCATTTGTTTTACATCTTAGTAAGCGAAGATTGACTTCATTGATATCCACATTAGTTCCACTACCATTTGGGTATTCAGCTTCTTTCTTTGAACTATCTAAAATAGGTGTAGGAGATACACACTGCAAAAGAATATTAGTTAAAAATTCAAATTGAGAACCCACACTTTTCAATCTGTCAGATTGTTTCATCCACTGTAATTGTTTTTGTGAAGGTTTTCTTGGGTCAAGATCATATTGATCATCAACATGTGCAGTCATAAGAAAATACATGCCATATTTGTATGACCAATGTGAAAACATACGCATAAGACTACGTTTTACTTTACCGTCATACATGGCAGTCATATTCTGTTTACTATCTTCAACAGATAACGTTTCCATAAGTTCCGTTTCATTTGAAGTACGTAAACAAGAAAAACTATCAATGTCAATAATAGTAGGAATCCACATTACAATGGGTTTTCCTGTATTGGCATCTAGAAAAGGAGTTTCTACTGTATATTCTTTTTTATTTTTCATTTTAAAAGCTTGTGCAGCTTTTAATCCTTCAATAAAATCTGGAAGTGGCAAAGTACTCATATTAGAAAGAGTAATACGATCTTGAATTCTTTTTCCTGCCATTTTATCAAAACGTTCTAGACCAAAGGAGTTAGATTCAGTATCGTATTTAAGTACATCCATTCTGGAATATCTAATAAGAGCTTGTGCTATAAGAGAGTCTACGATAGTTGATTTATATGTTTGCGCACGTCCACAGACTGCAGTGATTGGGGCAAGACCACCATTAAGTAACCATTCTCCATTTATTCCTAATTCAAAAGTTCCGGTTGCAATGTCAATCATAGATCCGACATTGATATATGGATACATCTGAGCGTTTTCAACTCCAACTTCTGAAAACAAACCCATAATCACTCCTTGATATTTAAAGATAAAATATTTTTATTATTAGTACATCTGATAACTAAATTATGTCACAAAATAAATTCATATTTAATTTTAATAAAAAAAAAACAAGTTATAAGAAGACTCCATATGGAGTCTTCTTATATTTTTAATCAACTATTAAGGAACTTCGCATACAAAAGTTTTCTCATCTTCAAGAAACATAAATTCAACTTCATCCATAAATCTTGCAATAGTAATAGTCTTTGCCAACTTCTTTTCTTTTTTATTTAAGAATACCATGAAACGTTTGTCCATATTGGTATTGTTGGCATGAATACGAATTGATTTATCATCACTTTTCATATTCTTGATAATAACAATATCACCGTCTTTAAACTTATTTTCCGAATCAAATTCAAGTACAATATCCTCTGGACCAAAAATGCTATACTTTCCAGGTTTAGTAATATCATACTTTTTAAATGCTTCTCTAACTACATATGAGCTGTAACTTGTAGGATCAATTATAGTAGGTTTTGATTCTATAATCGTTTGAGTACTAGGATGATTCTCCAATTCTTGTTTTATTTTTTCATCTACTTTTTCAAAGAATTGTCTACCAAATGTTTTGAATAAATCTTGTCGTAAATATGTTTCATCCAGATATTCTTTTGTAATATCATTGATTTCTTTTATATTAGATTGTGAATTTTCTTCATTTAATTTTGTACATAAACAAAGAGATTTATTAAGAAGTGTAAAATTAGGTACAGTATACCAATTTTCAGAATCTTCTTCAAATGTAAACTTTACTCTCAATAATCCAGTATTAAGAACTTCTTTTGTCTCCGTATCTCCAGGATTCCATGAATAAACATATACACGAAATCCTTTATATTTAGGAGGACATTCTTTAAAATCAATTACAATAGGGGTTAAAAAGGACCAAGAATCTATTTCATAAACTTCACTGATTTCTTCCCAAGCCTGACCATCGTTTGTTCCTTCGATTCTAAATAATTTTGGCGATGGTGCAGCCAAACCAGGTTTACCAGAATTGCCAATTCTAGCAACAAGATGAACTGATTTTAATGTAAGATATCTATTGTCAAATACATACCCAACATACTGAGGAGTTTCCAAATCATTACTATCACTTATCCACTGCGATTCAGTTGAAATGTTATCAAACATCATCATGGGATAAAACACATGCTGTGGCAAACCTATTGTTTTTATTCCAGTAGCAGACGCTGATGAACAAACGATAGTACCATCATCGGTTTTTGGACTATCTTTGTACCAAGGAAGAATATTACCATTTTTACAATTTCTACAAAGTGGTTTTATCCAATCTGGTATTCTGGACAAAGGTTCTATTTGACCAATAAAAGGTAAATAGTCCTTATTGTCTATTATTTCTTCAATTCTAGCAATAGTTACATTGGTAATACTCATAGTAACAACTGCTCCTCCATTTATTTTATATTATTCTCCAACATGAGAATTTTTATTTCATTCCATATGACCTTAAATTCTTTTAAACAAGATTCTGCATTTTCAAAAAACAAATCAAATTTTTCTCTATTTGACATAGTTAAGACAACAGAATTATCAAAAATATTAATTACACATACATCGGAATCGATTTTTGCATAAAGTCGAAAATAAATTGCATCTGATTTTAAAAGCTCGACATGAGTATTATCTGAACTTACTTGAATGATGTGTTCATACGATCCATTTTTACTACAAGTAGTGTGATACTGGATATCATCCTTTCTAGGATAAGTAGCATATCCTTGTATAAGTTCTCCATAAAAAAAGTGATCTACTCGGGGAAGTAAAAAATCAGAATAATCCTTTCCTTTCTTAATCAAAGGAATGATAAGTTCTGTATACGAAAAAGGTTTTTTCATAAATATAACTCCTTAAAATATTCATAGAGTAGTGAAGAGATTAATCTCTTCACTACTTTTATATTTTATTTTCTTTTAATTAATAAATGTCACCATCTTCAGATGGAACTGAAGTAGGCATAGAAGCTGGAGCAGAAGACGCACCACGATTATACGAAGTGTTAGTATTTGTATAATTGCTTCGACCGTTTGTATAATTTACTGGAGGACGATTTTTAGTCAAAAGACAAGCAGTAGGCAATTGATTAAAAAAGACACAGAATGCCGCAAAACCAATACGACTCCTGGTACTATTGGAATCTGCTTCTACCCCAGTTTCATAATTTCGATTTCCAATAATGGGGAATCTAGCTGCCATACCAGTTACAACATCTTTAAAATCAATATAATAACAACCGTTCTCATCGATACCAAACGTAAGAACCTGCTTCAATTCTCGTTTGTTATTATTGGCATCCCAAGCTTTGATCCTAAAAGGATGTGCTGCTCCTGGAATACCCTTTTTAAGTTCTGCTAAAATTCCAGTAATAAGAACATGTGCTTCCATAGGAATGGAAATAGAAATAGGTTTTCCATTTCCCGTACCGGAAAAAATAGTAAAGGACATACGCCCTGCATATGCACCGATACTTAGAGTATGATTCTTATCTTCACCCTTAGCAGACCAAAGAGTACTTACATTAAAATACTTTCCATTTTCAGTAGCTTTATCTTCAGCCATCGTTACAATCCTTTTTACGTAAAAAATTAAAAACAATTATTTCAGCAAAATATAAAACACATCTTTACAATTTAACAGACATAAACAATTGTCTACTAAATTTTCCTTTAGAAATAATATCGCTTAAAATACTTTCAGATGTTTTTGACTTCCATCTATTTTTTTGAGCAATATCCAAAAACTCTTGTTTGAATTTTCGTTGTACCAAAGGTTTTATTTGTACTGCATCTCCAAAAAGAATATGTGTATATTTATTAAAAGGAACATATGGAATTTTAAATATCTTAATTCCAAGCATACTAAAAGTTTTAAGAACTCCAGTAAAACTTTCCATAAGTACTATTTTTGGAAATAAAAAGAAAAGATGAAAATCGATAGGGTAATGTGTAATAAGTATATATTTTTTATCCGTTCCAAAAGAAATAGGATGTTTTTTCTGCGCATATAACTTGTCAATACTTTCAACAATTTTCACTAATTGTTTGTGTGGAAATTCTATTTTATTTCCACACTTTATAAAGAAACAATCCATGCCGGCAATAGTTAACTTACATTGCTCAATATCATCTAAAAATACAGTTTTTCCAAATGTTTTAATTTTTTGCTCTTTCTCAAACAACGTTAAAAGTTCTTGAATTCTTAAAGATGCTTTAGTATCATTTCTTTTGTTTTCTTCAGGTAAACACGAATAATCAGGTATATAAAAAACAATATATGGAAACACTGGAGCGTTGGGATGTTTATTGTAAAAATGTGAAACCGATTTAACAAAACTCAAAATGTCTTCTAATGTTTTTTCAATAATGTCTTTTGTAGAAAAATTATTATCATTATTATTTCTAATAAAAGTTCCAATATTTACAAACGTGGTATCCCATACAACAGTACTTGCTACAAACCTAGGATCTTCCAAAGCATTTATAATACCTTCAATTCCATTACTCCTAATGTACATGTCATCAAGAGCAATATTACGAGTATCATCTTCATTTGTTTCTGGTTTAGTCTGAGGTATCTGTAGAAGTTTGCGGAACATTGCTGCGTACTTGTTCAATTAATTCTCCCATATAAGTCGTTATCGTTTCTAAGGTCAATCCATTTGTCTTTCCATAGTTAGCAAGATGTGAAAAAGTTAATTCACAAATATTATCCAACGTAGGTTCAACAAGAGTGGACGTTTCAAACTCCAACTCATATGGGACATATTTTTCTTTTAACTGTTCTTGCTTACTAGAAATAGAACTTACATAGAGTTGATCACACCATTTATTTATTGCAAAAGATTCCAGTCTCTGACGCAAATCGGTATCGTCACATTTGATACGTAGATAACCCCATAATCTAGGTACAAATTTCTTTTCTACTTCAGAAATTAAAATCTTACAATTTTCTTCATAGGACTTGGTATCACTTAAATATATTGTAAAAAACGGAGTAGTATCTAAATTCCAAATCCGTTTAACAAACCAATTATCTGTTTCTTCATTATACGTTAATGTTAAAAATCCTTTATTTTCTTCCTCTCCATGTGAAAGTCTTTCAAATGACCCACAATAGTAACAATTTGCATTTTTAGATGGTGTGTGCACATGTCCCATCAAAATACAATATTTGACAATATCATTGAATTGATCTACCCTAAAAGTACACTTTGGTTCATGGGGAATGTTTCTAGGTAGTACATGTTGAAAATATCCATGTCCTACTACAAAATCAACTTTATCCCAATTGGCATCTCTTAATAATTCTTTTATTGCTACTATACAATCAGAAGAGGATTGATAAACAAGGTTATCTGGAATATATAAAATTCTTAACCGCATTTCTTTTTTTATAGTAGATATTGATAATGAAGAAATATAATCCAAATCAATATCCATGCCTTCAGCTAATGTCCAAAAAAGTTCGTTCTGATTTTTATCATGAGTGAATGTTCCACGCAACACACGAATTGCCATTTTATTTGTCTGACCTATTTCCAGAATATCATTAATTACTTTTACTGCGACATGAGTGGCTTTTTCATCAAGTTTTAGCATTCTATCAAAAAAATCACCAGCAATGATAAATACGTCACAATCACGCAATTCTGGATAAAGGTATGTTTCTACATTCAATAAAAAATTATCGTGTGAAAGTCGTTTATTCCCAATATGAAAATCGGAACCGACAACTATTTTCATGTACACAATTCCTTTTAAATCAGATCTCCTTCCTCTTCATCAAAAGAAAAAGTAATCTGTGATTGTTCATTTTGCTTTTGTGTTTCTTTATCAACATGTAATGATGCTTCTCTTTCTTTTTTTACCAAAGCTTCAACAACAGGATGTTTAGGATTAAGTTTTTGTAATGCTTGAATACTTTTTATAAGTGTCTTATCCTTAAGAGCAGCCACTTTTTCAACATTAAACTCTTGAGCATTCATAATACTAAGAGCTAGTTTAGCCTGTGCATTATACGCAATATCCGGACGATCAGAAGTAATTTCTTTAGAAAAATCTCCCAAACTTTTAGCTACTTCAGTACCATACATTTTTACTTGATTTTCAATAGGAGGAAGAACTGCAATTATTTCCTCACGATTGTAATCTTGTACAATAACAATTGGTTTATAAATATTGACTTTATCTCGTAATTCTTGGCTTAATACAATTAAAGTTCTAGCTTTTCTTGGATTGGTATCAATGTCACTATGATTTTGATATAAAGGTACAAATGGTTCAAATTCAGATTCTGACATGACATTTCTTTCTAAATCAATTCGCTCAAGTTCCATAAAACTTCTTTTAATACGTTCTGCGCTTTCATCTACTTTTTCAGTTTTCATTTTTTTTAGCATAGCTTCGCTATTGAATTGTGACATAATGAATATTCTCCTTTAGAAATAAATTTCAAATTGATGATTTTTAATAGCTATCTTCGATGTAGTTATAACATTTAGTCCTGATGCATCACTTACTCTAATTTCAATATCATAATTGTTTGTATCATAAATATACACAGAACAAGAAGCATTAACTTGATTTGAAAAATACTTATAATAAACACTATTCAAAACTCGTTCTAACTCATAAGCTAACGCATTCGGATCACTTCCATATTGCGATTCTAAACTTTTAAATGAATATACCGCACCATCAAAAATAGTTGATGATTTTCCTGGTGCGGACAAGACTTGACGCAATACATGTGGAACTATATCTTCCATCTCAGTAATAATACCTACTCCTGGAATAAGAGTAGGAATTGCTGGTTTTGCTGGCATAAGTATGCTCCATTTTACAAAAAAAAAATAACTACTGTAAAATAAAAGGATAGATAGATCTTTAAAGATCTATCTATCCTGATCAATATTTAATACAATGCATCTTCAATAGATTTTCCACATTTTATTCTAAACCATACTGTACCATATTTCAAATTTCTTTCTCGACAAACATCTTTTAAACACTTTCCTTCATATCGAATAGTATCTCTTTTATTTTTACGTTGTTCGTCAAACGATATCCATGTACAATTGTCTGGTTCATAATTACCATTAACATCTTTTCTTTCAATAGTAAGATTGTCATTGTATCCATTGGACAATGCCCAATCTCTAAAATTAATATAACTATTTTTCCATTCATCACAAACAGTTATTCCACGTCCACCATACGAAGAATATACAGAATCATTTAAATTGTAACAACGTCTTTTCATACCAGACCATTTTTTATATAATCTAGTACCAGTTTCACCATGTGTTGCGCTTTGTTTTCCAGCAATACGACTAGTATCTTTTGACAAACAACCACAAGATTTTACTCTAGCGTGTTTCAATTCATTTGTACTAAGAATAGTTTCTCCAATTCCACATCGATGGCATTTACATCTCCAATGTGCGGATTGATTTGATCCATATGTTCCAACGTATTCAAGTACTTCCAAATAACCAAATGTTTTACCTGTTAAATCTTCATACCTAGGCATACATCACCCCTTTAGGGCGGATAAATCAGTAGGATCAAGATCAGTTGTATCCAATACTTTCTGAATAAAATCTCTTGAATCTTCTAAAAATTCTCTATGTTCTGGTGTTATCCAAGGATCTGTACTTTCAAATGTAGAAGATACTGTAAAATTACCGATTTCATCTCGTTCAATTGTGTTAAGATCTGCACGACCGTTTGTCACTATGAGTCTATCATAACGTACTTTTTCTTCATCAAGATTTTCTGCAATAAAACCCCAACCATCAATACGACCTTGTCTTAGCAAACTATACATAGGATCGTAAGTGAGCATTGGGATCATCATACAAGGAGGAATCTTTCTCAAATCATCTTCACTTTCAATTCTTCTATATTCATCTTGTTCAGTAACTTTATTAACAATATTTCGTATTGATAGATTTGCACGACGAATAGGCTCAACAAATTTTGTTAGAAATGTTCTATGATTATCTCGAAACCTATCTCTATCGGAACCAAAATACGAAGATGCTCCGGTTGCTCTATTAATATCTTCAATAAGGGCTCTGTCTCCTCGAACCCCAACAAGATCTCCAAGAGATGGAATTGCATCTAAGTCTGTAATGTATAGCATTTTCAAAAATCCTTTTGTTGTGTTATAAATCAATATACACAACATGGTTGTACTAGGTCAATTTTAACATTGTTCTGTCCTTTCTATATTGTAATATATATCTTTAAATCGTATTGATTTATTTTTTATTTTCATCATGATCAACAATAAATTCTTCAGCACGTTTAATAACAGTTCGTAAAAAAGTTATAAAAAGCTGACTCGCTACTAATCTATTTTCCTCTAGCTCTTCATATGAAATATCTTTTCCTGGTTTATCCGTAGATTTACACACTTGTGAACGAATAATAATCCTAAAATAAGACAAACCCTTTATCAATTTCAGTATATTTATTTCTTTCTACAGTCAAACAAATTTCCGGATGTTCGTAACGACGTTTATCTGTAATAACACTATTTAAACTACGAGTTATTTTTCTAAATATTTCAGCATGTTCTTTTCCAGATTCATGCGGAGGAAGAACAAACATTACATATGGTTGATACGAAGTATAGTAATGTCTATCTATAAAAGTCGGATCAAACACATTTCTATTTACATGAGAAGAACAACAATAATTTGTTTTTAAAGGTACATTTAATTTTTTAAAAATTCTATTGATGGCTGAAATTTCAGCACATATTTGTTCATCAATATCCACTAATTCCCCTATACACCCCCACAACGGACATTGAGTCAAATTTGTTTCAAAAAGCTCATAGCAATTAGTGCACATTTTCATTATAAACACCTTTTTATGTTTTATATATTGTCTTTTTTATCATAAAAGGATTGTAAAATTCTCCACGAACAAGGTTTATAATTAAATGTGTTGTAATCAAAATCATCTACTTCATCAAATAAAGATAACTCATATTCACCATTTATGTCATAATAAACATTCTCCAACTCAACAACAATATGCGTTCCGGAAACATTGGATTTATTTTTGCACCGAATCCACACTAACAAACAATGTGCTTCAGGATAAACAAATTTCATTATTTGTCCAAATCTAAAACAATCGCCTTTTGTAAATATAATTTGATTAATTTCTTTTGTAGTTTCGTAAGGTTTTTTGGTAATCCTATTTATATTACCAACATCTCCCCTAATTAAAGAAATAAAATACAATACTTGTTCGTTGCTATATTTATTCATAACAAATGTTTTTCAATCTTAGTTTTAAAATCATTTTGGTTAATTTTGATTTTAATAAAAGCAGTATCTCTTATATTAAAATTTACTACAAAATAAGAATGTTCGTATTTGTCACAATCATTCTGAATCCAATCTTGTCGAAAAGATTTTTTGATTTGTTTAATTCTATTTTCCAAAATATCAGAAGGATATCTAAAACACAGATAGTAATTGATATCTTGATTGCAAGATTTATAAAAATCATCCCATATAAACAATAAATTATTTTTTCTATTGATAAAATATATAAACCAAAAATCTGCAGAATAAATATGATCAAGTTCCTTATTATTTAAAATATTTGGAATAACCATACAAACATCCTTTCAAATTTATGAAATTCTTTTTGTTATATTTAAAATCATGTTTGTAAACATATCTCGCACTTTATAAATAGATGTTGTTATCCCAGTTATTCCAGCTAATGTTATTAATATAAATAATACAAATCCTATAGTACAAATAGTTCCTATAAATAAGGCAATAATACCTAAAATCAATCCAAGAGTAGTCATCTGTATATTTCCCTTTTATTAATAAGAGTGAAGAGGAATTCCTCTTCACTCTTATGTTACTTGGTTAAATTGTCAATTCAAAACGAACCGATTCTGGGACATCAATGGCTGTAGCCAAAAAACTGTTAATATGAATATTGCTTTGTGTAGTAGGTGTAACCATACCACTAATGGCAAGTTCAGATTCATTAAGCATAGTTTCTCTTGGATGCATATTTTTAAGATATTGTACCATACTCATTTCTTTAATAAACTGTAACCACATCTCGTCCATGTGGGTGTTATCCTATCAGTTTTTTATCTGATAGTTCTGCATCTTGTACTTACTTGTATTATGCATGCAGATCGGCATATCTTTTCATCTCCCACTTGCTATCGTGGTAGTAACGATGTTGAGGACTCGTGGTAGCATTATATTCTTCACATACGAAGGTTCAGCTACTATGCTCTGCGCCTGACTAGTATATTATTACTAGTCTTCAGCTCTGATTAGGTATACCTACCCTTCCAGATTTTTTCCTCAATTTATCGACGGCAACGAGAATTATTACCGTCAAAATCCTCATATGTTCAATAAGATTCGCAAGATCTTATCCGCAGCATGACCTGCAGCTTCAGGTTTCCCTGAATGGACAGACTATATCTTCACCACCATCTGGGGTGCTCACCGCTGGACTACCATAAGCTTGTAGCCACTTAGTCGTTGAACGTTCCTCTATTCGAGACTTCGCTGCTGATTGTCCATTTAAACACTTTATGTGTTACATCTAATCATTTTTTAAAACCTTCGCACTTAGGTTTATTTCATCCTTACTTGCTGTGGTATGATTAGCTTTAGGATTTCCCAGCAATTCAATGAGATACCTGACCAGAGTTTCCTACTGGTAGGGCCTGTGTATAAGACTTTTATTACAACATCCGTTTGATAGAATAATTCCGATATTCGAAATCATTTCCATATTTAGCAATAGCTTCGCATAATGTAGATGGATTTATACCTAACACTCGTGCAGCTTCTGCTTGACTGTAACAATCGTATTCTTTTCCTGTTATGTTATCAGTAATAACAACACGATTATTATCATATCTTAATCCTGTACGATACGCTCGCGCTTTGTTTTCTTGAGGAGTAACTATTTCAAGATTTCCTAAATAAGTATCAAGTTTATCACCATTAACATGATCTACTTGACACTCTTCAAATGGAAGTCCTGTACTATTCTCAAGAAAAGTATAAGCTTTAAGACGATGAACATGAACAGTTTTAGTTCTTCTTTCACCAGATTTAATTAAAGACCAACCAGGATACTTACTCTTCTCACCCATAGTTGGTAATATAATTTCTCCGGTTTCTAGATCAAGAGCTATGTCATATTCATTGATAGCATAACGTTCATATGGAGGCGGACATTGTTCAAATCCAATCATACAACACATTCCTTTTCTGTGTTGTAATAAAAAAGTCTTATATTTTAAGCATTTGGTGCCTTGCAGCTCATCGGCGGAAAAGATACGGTTCTGTCGAATATATCTTTTTTAACTTTTGTAAAATACATAAGTTGAATTGCGCCGTGTATTACTCATATCTTCAGTAGAACTCGCAACATTCTACCAGCACCATAACGTGCATCTTCAAGTTTCCTTGAATGGAGTGACTATATCTCAATCTTATTCGTCAAATGAGACAAATAAGACCATCACCGCTCGATCGCCATACGCTTGCGACCACCTAGTCGATGAACCTTTTCCATATCTTACACATGAGTAAGACTTAGGAACTTGGCTGCCGGTATAGATAATATTTTATTATCTACCCTATTGATTATCCCTAACTGCTCTTTTTCAAACATATCACGCTTAGATTTTCATCTTACGTTGTAGTAGAGTAGTTTAACAGGAGTTCCCAGCAATTCAATGATGTGTGCACTATCAATATCACTATCGATAGGCCCTCGATAAGAAATCCGCTTATTTTTAAATTAACTTTTCTTTCTACTATTTTTATTTCGTTTAAAATTATAATTTTGAGAAATTCTAAAATGATCACCACACTTTATATTTAAAACAATATTTCTAGATACATTTAAAGAACGAGAAATGTCCGCAACACGTTCCCCATTTTCCAATGCTCTACAAATAGCATGGATCTGATCATCTGTTACAACAGCTTTTCGCAAACCAATGTCTCTGGCATATGCAATATTTTCATATGGTCATACCCAACGTACGTGTGGCAAATCAAAATCAATTAAATAAACAAAACTCATTTGTTTAATTTCATCCCAAATAAACATATAAACTTTCTCTGTTTCTTTTTAAGCGGATTTCTTATTACTGCTCAGGCGCAAAGAGCAGCAATGAAGGTAGGGTTACGTCCAACCAAAATAGCGATGCCCTTAAAAGGACATTCCTTAATGAGCATATTTACAATATCATAAATGTGTTCATCAAATATCGTGAGTGCTCGCATAAATTTAGCAAGTGCATCATTTAAAACATAACCTTCACGATTCATCAAAACATTAAGAATTTCATTTTTCAATCCGTTGAGTGCAATAGACCAAGGAAGATGAATTTCATCACTCATGTGTCTTTCAACAATAGGTACGATAACACCACGAGCGGAATAGTGGGTTCTTGCACCAATGGCATGTCTTCTTAAATGAGCATATTTATCACCAAGTTTCTTTGTAATAATAGTTTCAAGATAAACAATATATTTAGAATAGCTTTTCCAAAGAGTATTGTCAATATATCTGCTTGATGTAATACAACGTTTAGACGAAAACGCTGCGGTAGCCAAGTCGGTAAGAGTTGGCATGATAAGTCCTGCTGACTGATCAATAGCTTTCATCTTACCTTCTCTTGCAAGTGGATGAAGAGATGGATGTAAGATAGGAAGTTTATTAGTAAACATTCTATCTTTATACATCTTGTACATTTTTCTAACATACGGAGTCATTTTATTAAATTTGGCTCCGCGATATTTATTTAGAAGAAAATCCATAATTTCTTCATAATGTTCACGAAAATATGTAAAACCTTGTTTTTTGATATGACCTTGTACATCCAAAGGAAGTTCTTCTTTAGGATTGAGAATTGATTCAATGAGAGATACTTTTCTTCCTCTAGATTTGCTAGATGTTCCATTTTTTACACGTTTCGCTTTACCAATCCATTCTCTCATGACACAATAAAAAACTGGATGTAGTACATCTGGCATGTTGTCAGGAATACCAACCCAGTTAACATTAGCCAAGTTATTTGCAAACTGAGAAGACACTACAGTTCCGCAATATGGACAAACATATCCTAAAAAATAAGTACCTCTAAATTCTTGACATTCACAAGAAGGAACAAATCCCAAATCACTATCTATTTGATAAAACAGTGATTTGATATGATCTCCTATAGCTTGTCCAGATGCGGCATATCCGCTATTTATTACTTTGGCACCTAAACTTTCATGAAACAGTTTATCATAATCAACTAACCGTAGTATTCTATTTTTAGACATTACAACGTTACCATCCTTATTTAAATGTAACTATTGATTTTTGCCAAAAATAAAATATTAATATAAATCATCTAAGGTGAGTGAGTTAAATACCCACTCACCTTAGATGATATTATCAATTACAATACATTAACGACGGAACGGAGAACGGTATGTGGAAAGAAGACCGCTACCGCCATTACGAGAATAGCGAGACGTTCCGTAGCGACCAGCACTACGAATAAGCGGGCTGTCAAAAGATCTACGGAATCTTTCACCAAGATCAGATGAGCAGCTAAATCCAAACATAGAACGCTGAACATCATCATCCATAATCGGAGTAAAGAACTGACCGATATTGGCAGTGATAATTTTCAGGTCTTCAGGTTCAAACACACACATGGAATTTGTATAATACGACATGATATCATTGAATCCAGCATCCTTGATATCAAGGATGCGATTTTCAGGAGAATCGCTATGTCGCAAGAAATTAGTAAAGATATTCGGATCAGGATTATCCGCAATAACACGGAAATAATCGATAGAACGAGTATCCACAGGTTTGCCAGCATCAATAGTGATGCCACAATATTCATCATAAACCTGGCCTACGATATCACCAAGATCATCACCGACACGTTCATCGGTAAAGAATCTGCCAATAATAGAAGAAACGATATTATGTCCTTCAGCGGACTGAGTAAGAAGGCTCAGACCAGGGATGGTGGCACGACCTTCAAGTACGTCAAGAACCATAATAGCATCAAGACACTGTTCATCGATGAAAGTGTTACGAGCCTTTACATTGGTCACAATTGCAGGACGATTCAATTCTTCGTCGAACAAAAGAGAACCAATATTAGGTTGCTTTCCGGTAAAATCAGAGAACACCTTGACCCAAGAACTATTACCAATAAATACCTGGAATGCCGCAGCAAGTGCTACAGGGAGAACATAAAGAGAAGGCATGGGAGATTCGATCGCAGAAATATGAACAACAGGCTGAATGCGAGGTTCATCGCGACGACGGCTATATGCGCTTTCTACAGTTACGAAATCCACATAGGCACCGACAACAACAAAAGGAATCCAGTTGAATTCATTTTCATTACGACGAGGAGTATAATCATCGCTGGTGCACAATTCAACGGCAGCCCCAAACTGAATATGAGGCGCGACGCCATGAGGAGAATATTTTTCAATATAATTCTTGATTTGAAATACGTTCTGAGTAATACGGAATACATACTTGGATTTGGAATTCAAATCAGAAATAGTTACAACTGAAGACAAGCCATACTTAAGAACACGATCAATATATTCAGCCATTTTATTGGCTAGATTATAGTCTTCCTTTATTACTTGTACAGCAATCAAAGGATTGATGTTGGGATACATATCGCTCGCTTCGTCGATAACCTTAGAGTTTACTCTAGACGTAGGAGCATAAGGATCGTTTGATGCAGCATTGATATAATGTTCTGCGAAATAGATCGCTACACCAAGATTTCCATCGTGGAACAAATATCCATTGGTCCTTGGAAGACGTTCACATTTATATCCAAATTCCTGAGTCTTTTCCATCAGAGATTTCAGATACACGTTACCGGCTTCGGACAAAGACCAAGCAGATTGTGCCCCGAGAAGACGAATACGAAAATCAGGAGCATTGTCAGCACCACCACGAGTACCAGTGGAAACTACCGAAGGTCCGGTAATATTACCAGAATGGTAATCGTTATCTCCACTGACCTTCACTTCATCGCCCTCAACAGCAGCAAAACCCATCATGTTTACACTAGGTGCTTCCGTAGTCATTTTGTTTTCTCCTTGGAGAATTTAAAAGGTTACAAGTCTGCAGACTTTTATAAAGAAATCTTATTGTAGCATCCAACCACAATTTGACTTCAGTGTAGTAATATATGTTTACAATTTTTATGAAAAAGAAACTCCTTGAAATTTATCTGCATCATATAACTATCGTACGTCATTAATTACATTATAATCGGAGTCAGTCATGCTACAGGCATTACAATCCCACTTTAGAGAGATGACGCCAAAAGCACTTCCTATATGGGAACAATACTTAAACGCTCTCAATTATCAACGAGATGAATTAAAACGTCGTTATATGCTTAACTATGGTGGAAATAGCAGATGTGTTCAAGTGCTCAAACACATTTTATCTCTTACAGATATGGATCATTTAAATTTACAAAAAAATGATTATGATCGTTATCTCAATTCATTACGTTTTTATAGAAATTCATTTAAGGAAATATTTGATCCTGTTAAAAATGGATGTGCTTATAGAAAAGTTTTTTATGATAAAAAACTTCTCTATAGCACTTCTGAATATTTGTGTCCTATAGACACTATAAGCTATCCTTCTATTTTACCATTTCAAAAGAATTGGTATGCTTGGGAAAAAGTAAAACCAGTACATATTTGGTATCACAATTCAGAAGAATATACTCTTAATTTTCTTAAAAATAGTATTGCATTTAAAACAGAGCAACCTACACACGGAATTATCTTTATCGATACTATTTCCCTTATCTTTAAATATTACAAATATCTTATGACGGATCTTCCTAATGAACCAGAAAAAACCATGCATAATTTTATTCATCGTCATGTATTAAATACTGTATTTGAGGATCTTGAAGAAATATGGTTATTAAATCAGATCTTACTTTGTGCATCAATTGAAGATAATACAGCCAATTATAAAGACATTTCATTAATTCAAAAAATTAGCGATCGTCAATACGGATACGTTACTTCAAGACACGAAGAAGCTATGAATGAAATTCTTAGAGCATTTAAATTGATACGTACTGGCCAATTACGAGTCAATTCATTTCTTTCCGCAAAAATCTTTCCATCTGGAAGCATATTAGATCGAATTGAATATAGTTTTAAATATTTAGATGTTCCACATCTTATCCAGTATCAATACATGGAAATTATGCGTGACTTGCCTCTACTTAAACTTATTATAACTCTTTATAGTTGGCGACCAGAAACCGTCATGTACAAAGCATTGTGTAGAGATTTACGTATTCTAACACAAAGAATACAAAACACAAAACCATGGTTAAAAATATTTGATAGTAGTATTAAAGGTTATATACAACAAGAAATGGATAAACTTTACGAAAAAGTAACGTACGGCGTACCTGATCAAACATCTTCCTACTAAAAGGAAGTATGTATTTTTGCATATAATAACAGTATACAATGTATTAAATTATATAAGTTTAATAATACTATTAAAAATTAATAACCCGTGGGAGGAAAAAAAGTTATGTATATCTACATGGGAGTCAAATACTACATTGCATTTGCGTGTATCATAGCTGCTACCAACATACTTTCTAGTTCTCTTACGACGTATCTTTCTAAGAAAAATGATACTTCTGATAAGGAGTAGAAAATATATGTTTTTTATTCCTAGAAACATAGGTTGGGAACACGTTATAGTTGGAGCATGTGCTATTGTGTTATCATCGGTAGCAGGTGCGATTATCAACAACAAAATTTTTAATCAATCTGTTACCAATAAAGAATCTGAAAAATCTGAAGAAAAATAAAAAGTTTATTTTAATGGTAGTAACTCACTCATTTGAGTGAGTTACTATCTACTATAACAATTATATTATTCAGTTTCTTTTTTAGGTAAATTCTTATACCAATCCCAAGCATATTTTATATCGTCATTTGTATAAGTATTAGCTAGAAAAAGAAGATTATACAAAATTAAATCTTCTAGAAGAATATTTTTTTGTATAATATTAATATCAATAACTTTTTCAGTTGTCATAAGTGTAATTATACATTTTTGAACAATATCCAAATAAGCTTGCTCATAACAAACAGCATTGTCTTTAGGAGGAAGCAATCTGGTAATTAAAGAATCGTTCATTTTTCCAAGAGAATATAAAACCTCTGGAGAAATCTGATCGAACAAATTCATGTACTCAGAATCATACGCCAAATCTATTCTAGAGGTTAAAAATATTGTTTTACTAAAATGTCTAGTATCTAATTTTTCATCAGTTTTATTCAAAATCCTTCTATACGTATTTGATACTAAAGATTGTGTTCTAGCAAGGGCATGTCCCAAATGAAAGAACTTTGTTTCGCTATCGTATTTAAATCCCATTTGCATAAGAGTAACATGTCTAAAAATTGCATTCAAGGAATCTTCAGGAAGAGAATTGCTTCCTTCAGGATCATTTCTCCATGAATATTTTTTATATTTTACATTGCCAAATTCATGAGCTAAAGACATAAAAAACAAACCATTTTGACAAAACACTATAGGAGGATCTGTTTTAACTCAAAATTTGGTTCATTAATTTTCGAAATATTTTTAAGCTCTACCTTTGTCTCTTCTTTTGTTGACATAATGATTCTCCTGATAAAAATTGTTAACAAAATCTTATAGACTAAATCCTATTGAATAGGCGATTATTATATTTTTTTATTTAGGAGATAAAAAATACCTTATGCCAAGAGTATATTCTCCAGTATCTGAAATAGATACCCATATTGTTCTTCCAGTGGCTACGCAAATAACACACAAAATTGTCAATGAACTACACTATCAGTACATATTAGGAGATAGAATCTACATTGATACTGGATGGACAGCTACTATGAATCATCGTATCAATCATGTTTTTATCAACAGACAAAATCTTCTTAAAGTTACTGTAGAAACACTTCATCCTTCAAACATGACTTGGGATTTTACTTCCTTTAGATATCCCACAGGTCATATGATTCAAACTCCACATATACAAGATATTTTTCCAGATCTTCTTGTAGACAGACAAGGAAGAATTACTCTTAAAGAAATGATTCTTCCCATGTGTATCAATTTAAATGGTACTATGATGTTTAAAAATAGAGATCAGGCATACGAATTTCAATCTTTAATGTATAGAAGATTTTCTCCAGGTATGGTATTTACAGAAGTTATTTCATATGACTACCCTATACCCAATGATATTCTTGCAATGATCTACAGTTTATACAAATTAAGAAAATTCGACAATAGTCCATTAAAATTTAAAGAATGGATGGATATCTGCTCAAGTAAAATGTGTAATTTTGATATCAACAGAACCGCAACTAGCAGTGAACTTGTTGTCAAAAAAGTACTCATTAACCCACTTGTAACAATTAATCATACTGAAGACAAACCAATTGAAAATAAAAGAAATAAAGCAGTAACTCAATACGATTGTAATTTTACTGTCAATATACAATTTCAAAGACCGGATATGTTAACCTTAGAATATCCTTGTGTTATCGATAATGAATTAGTTCCAAGCAATATGGTTGTTACTCCAAAAGAGGATAATCCAATAGAAAGTCTCGATGCGCCTTACCCATTAAAAATTCTTGAAGCACAAATGCAAAAGACAAGTGTAAAAGGCGTCGAACCTTATTGCATTCAATGTCCTTATTACGACACTTGGAAAACTCCTTACACTCCATTACGGGCTCGTTCATATAAACCAATGTTTATTGCAATGTTTTTACTTGAAGAACTTCCAGAAGAAGAAAAAACTGAAGAAAACAAAAACAATAAATATCGAGACAAAATTATAGTCGATCTTAATAATGATCTTGGAGATGGTTACGAACTTCATCCTAAAGTAAAAGAAATATTAAAGATACAAAAACATGAAAGTTTTTTTAGAGATTGTATTTTTAATATTTCTGTATTCGTAGATGACTACATTGTAGGATTTGAAAATTTACAAATAGACGATGAACTTAAAGTAACTATTCCTGTAAGCCAAGATATTCATAGAGAAAGAAGAATTGTGGTTTCTGAAATTTCAGATTTACGATATCTTAACGATAAATGGTATCCGCTTATTAAAGATGACGATTTCTTTATTACAGATAAAGAAACAGATATTCACGATAAAATATTCGGTAACGATGATTGGGTAGATCGTTATGGAGGTACAGAAAATGCCCCTTATTCCTCGCTCAGGCGCTTCAAAAACACTATCTTCGTTAGAAACAAAACTCGTAGAAACAAACAGAGTACAGCCAGATAACAATCTTGCTGCAACTGACAAAAATGCTGATAAATTAAAAAATATAGCAGATACTTATACTACTCAAACTTCATATAACCCAGTACGATACAATAAAACATATAACATGTTGATGGCCTATCCGGATGGTCATCCGATTATAGTTACATATTTTCACCAGAATATTGGACCTATTGATATTCGTACTGCTCCCTCTGATTTGAGTAATACTCTTCATAAAAATCATTATGATTTTACCAAAATAAATCAACTTGAAATGCGACTCATTAATCAACTTGAATCTGAAAAAGAAGATGATGATAACACTATTACTTTAACTGGTACTGCTATCTATTATCCATCTGTACTTACTCCTTATGTTGGAGATATGTTTCAACTTGATGTTGGTGATGGAAAAATTATGATCTTTGTTGTCGACAACGTAACTCCAACTACATATAGACAAGGTACTTATTACGAACTTACATTTAACAGCTGGACATTTCTTGATGAAGAAATGTATGATTGGTTAGCAAGCTGTACTAAAGAAACTGTCTATTTTAAGAAAAAGAAATATTTTGGGGAAAGTGAACTTACTTTCCTTAATGAACAGTCTTATATCGATTTAATGACATTAGAAAGATTTAATAAAGAACTTAAACAATTTTTTATTCGTAAGTTTTTCAGTCCAGATTGGGAATCATTTGTTCGTCCAGATAACATTTATGATCCGTACGTTACTGAATTTGTACGTAAAAAGATTTCTATACGAGAATTTGATATTCGTCCACTACAACTTTATTCTAGAATGAGAGATTATTATAAAACATTGTGGGATAAATTTACTTATGCTGCAGATAAAGATACACTTACAGATATAGCTTGTTATTATCATGTTAAATATCATGTAGCGGAAGCACTTGCAACAGATATCAATGCTCTTATTAATAATAATTATATTGCTCTTGGATATGACAGCAGAGATATACCAGGAAACTCTACTCTTTACCAAGTAGAATCTACCGATGATAGTACTACGGATGTTCCTGTTTATACAGAAACTGGATGTAAAAATTATTGTTATTGTCGACCTGACGACTTTATTCGTTATTCTGACGTATTTGTTATCAGAGGCACTAATGCCGAACAACAAGATGACTATATAAGAATGCTTCATGGATTACCACCTATTCATACTACAGGTGGTGAAAAACATCCTTATAAAGGAATGTATTGTAATTGTATTGCCAACAAAAAAGTTTGTACTGCATATACCACGTGTACCTGCATACCCAATCAATATAAAAATACTCCAGCAATGATAGCATCTTCCTGTGGTTCCATGACCTATGGAAAGTCTGCAGTATATTCTACAACAAGTATAAATAGTAATAACAATAATTGCAATTGTAACTCCAATTGTTGTAACACTAATTGCACTTGTACAGATTCATCTATTTCAGATGGTACAATAAGATACAGCAAACCTTATATATTCAATACTGATTTTTATAATGGATTTGTTGATTCCATGAATGATCTGGAACTTCTCGTATATAACTATCTAGTTCATAACGAACTTGATATTAAAAAAGTTTTAGAGTTAGCAAGTCAGTATAGAAAAATGTCTCTTATGGATGCCTTTTATAAAGTTCCTGTTCTTATGGAACTTGTTGATATATCAATCCGAAAAATAACTTGATAAGGAATCCACAATGATTGTCTATCAACATATAGCTGATTACATCAATAAAAGAAGATTTCCTCTTCATGATATTCCAGATTCATACGGAATGATCAATGAATATTTTTTAGATCCATCTACTTGTGGTCCGATCAGATCTTCTCTTTATGGAGAAACTGGTTATGGCAATTACACTATCGCTGACATGATCGATATGTTTAATAATGAAATTCCTTTTACCTTTTCTAAAAGAGAAAATGTTTTTGAAATTTACAGATATCTTTTTGAATATGTAGAACTTTTAGAAGAAAATAAGCATAATCTAGACAAATTTACATTAAGCTATCTTGAAAGGTCAAAAAAATTTTTAGAAAAGGTAAGAATAGTTGCCTCAAGATTAGTTAGAATTCTCAATTTAAAACCTAAAGAACAAAATAAAACATTAGACACTCTTGTGGAAGAATATAATAAATACATAACTCCAGCTTTACAAAAAAGGTTGACAACTAATGTATCTTCTTCCAAGTGATCAAATGAATAGAGTGGCATGTAATATTTTAAAATATTCCTTGCCGTGTAAGATGAAAATTACTTGTAAACTATACTCTTCTGAAAATGAAGACATTGCTGTAGATGTAACACAAATTAATTCATTTTCAGTAAATCAAACTTTTGAAATCAACTTTATGGATGCTGCAACTATTTCAGTTGCACTTACCATTAGGGAAGCATTACTTGTATTAAGAAATTATAAAGATATTCATTGTGCACTCACATTAACAAGAGTGCACAAAGCTTATTTTTATCCTATCACAGAACTTCAACCATTTGAATATGATTTTCTAGTAATTATAGATAATGCGGAAGATCTGCTTAAAGAATTATCCAAAGCAGAACTAACCGCTAAAAAAACTGATGACGAACAATCAAGTGCCGATAACGTAGATCGTATTTTAGGTAGAAAAATAGAAATAGTCATGCAGCTTGTGACTCAAGAGGAACACGATCTTAGATTGTCACAAATGAATGCTATTCTTAATAATACCACTATAGAAAATGCTATTTATTTTGTAGCAAATACTTTAAATATTAAAAATGTAAATTTATATCCACCGGACAATCAAAAAGTATATAGTACAATAACTCTTCCTCCAATGCAAAACATTGCCACTGTATTTGATTTCATGCAAGAAAGATATGGCATTTATGCAAAAGGATTAGAATATTATTTCACTCAAGGAACTCTTTATATTTATCCTGGACTTGAAACTAATCCAGAAGCAGAAACAAAGAAAATTCTTCATATATACAACGTACCCAAAAATAACTACGAAGGATCTGATGGTTACTATGCATACGACGCAGATGATAACATTCATCTTCTTTGTAACCAAGATATTCGTCTAGTCAACAATGCTCAAAAAAGTTCTGAAAATACAGGAAGTAACTTTGTAGCACTTAGAAACGATACTACTATAGATCTTACAAGAACTACCAAAGGAAACAATGGAGAATTTTCAGATCAAAATCTTCTTCTTGTTGGAACTGAAAATAACAAAACAGCTATCAGTAATAGTGTCAATAATAAATATATTGGTGGCACTAATAACGTATTAGCTCTTACAAGTGAACTTGCAAGAAATAATGTGGTACTACTAGAATCTGGATGGGCAATGGCGATGCCATATATTCTCACACCAGGTATGAAAGTAATATATCACTACGACGATGTTAATGAATATAAAACTGTCAATGGTATTCTTTGTGGTGTACAATGTACTGTATATCCATTAGAAAATAATAAAGAATTTGTATATGCTGCTGGTGGTCTTATCACTTGCAGACTTGAACCAAATGAAGAACAAGACACATTAACTACTGATGCGTCAGAAGAAAGAATGGCTGGTCTTGAAACTACACTGACTGATACAGTACAAAATCTTACAAAAACAACTTTAAATTCTGTAACCAATACTACAGATGTTACTAAAATAACTGAAAAAGCAAATATAGCTACAACTAGTGCCGGTACCACTATAACAAAACCAGGAACTATAGAATTCAATTCTACGGAAAACAAAAATGATTTTGTCAATAGTTTAAAAGACACTACCGAATTAAAAGATGCTACGGTAAAATCAGTAAAAGATTCTTCAGTTTCTAACGAAACTTCGAAGAATCTTTTTGAAAATTATAAATCTTTATCTGAAAAAGTTCAAGAAGCAAGAAAACCTAGAACTATAACTGACATGTATTTTGAAGATGATGAAGACGAAGATCCTTTCGTTGGTGTCGTTCCCAATAGTCGTAGACGTAAAAATAAATAATAATATTTATTAACATGTAGGGATTTTAAGTCCCTACATGTTAATAAATTTATAAAAATACTAATTTATTCAAATTCATCGTCGTGAAAGTATACACTTCTAGTTCTACGTTGGCCACAACATGGATATACACCTGGATCATTTTTCCATTGTTCTTCTTGAGTTTTCTCTGCCACCGATTTATAATTTTCAAAAAGATTCTTCGAAGTTTCGTTAGAAACTGAAGAATCTTTTACTAATTTTTTACATCGTTGTATAGAGAGGAATGTATGCAGGATTATTCCTGTGTGCATCTTTTTTGGTCAGGTAGAAATAACTAAGATTGTCATCTTTATCTAAATTGACTTTAACAATATGACAATGTTGTTCATCATCTAAAATCCACTGGATATTTTTAATATCATAATCAGATTCAAAAAATATCCATTTAGGTTTAACGCTAAGAAGCATTTTCATACAAGTAATACAAGGCATAGTTGTTATATAAATAAGAGAATCGATTAATGATACACCTTGAATAGCCGCAGATACTATAGCATTTTGTTCGCTATGAATAGATTTACATAAATCAGGCATTTGTCCTGATGGAATATTATTTTGATATCTATAGCAAGTTTCTTTAGTGCAATGTGGATGTCCTGGAATATTTCCATTATATCCACAAGAAATAATTCGATGATCTTTGTTGGTAATGACACATCCAACTTTACGTCTAACACAAGGAGATTTTTCAGCAATAAGCCTTGTCAATTTCATCATGTGCACAATCCAAGACATTTCTTTATCTGTAATGTTATCATTTTTACTAAATTCAATCTGAGTAGCATCAATCTCCATTTAAAACTCCTTAATATAAAAACAATGCTATGCTTAATGTTACTTTAATGTCTAATTTTTCTCAGCACACAAGGTGGGCAAAACAATGAGTGATCGGACGACTCTTATTTCAGAATGGCACAACATTACTAATGAGTTACCATCTGTAAAACTAAATAGTATGTTTTTTCAAGACATGCTTACCATTATTAAAAATTTGAAAGATGCAGAAATTTTACAACGATGGGAAAAAGTAAAAGAGTCTTTATATGAACATGTAACTGATACAAACAATCCTCATCATCTCACATCTGAACAATTATCAGTCAATGTAATTAATGTATTGTATTCTGCCTGGTTGTCTGAGGGATACTCGGGAACACTGCAAGAATTTACAGATCTTATCTTCAATTACATTCACATTACTGACGTTATACATGAAGAAATAAGTCCAGAAGACGATTGGCTTGTTCCAACAGTAAAGGCATTGGCAGACTATGTAGAAAATTATCACAATGCTAAAATAACTGGAATTCATGAAGAATTACTTAATGATATCTTTTTTGGTGATATTGTCGACATTCCTCCAACGGTATATTTAAACAAATATATTGGAGTTCCATCAGATCTTATTCCTGAAGATGAAAATGATTTTGTAACGATTTCAAGTACTGGAACTCATTATAGTATTTGTATTGAGAGTAAATATTTAAATCAATCCATGTTTACTTTAAAAAACAATACCAAAACAATTACTACTCAATTAAATGTACCAACGAATGAAATAATTGTTACCATTGGTGAAATTCAAACAAAATTAAACATAAATGATTTATTTTCCGATACTTTAAATACTGCATCGGAAATTCTTTTTATATTTGTAAATAACGAAAATACAGTCGAATGTTATTGTAGATTACAAGGTGTGTACAATAATGTACCTGTACAATCCAACTATAAAAAATGGACTATCAGCGTTCAAGCAATGTCCAATTATAAACAAATTTTATTTCCTGCAATAAATGAAACTTCAAACGTTATTTCATTTAGATACGACAAAATAGCTTTTAATGAAGAATATGCTAAAAAGATATTAGGCAGTTACATTTAAACAATCATTTTGGAGATCATAGATGGCTATTAAAGATACACCACCATTAGCCACGGGAAGAGTTCTTGGAAATATCTCTGGTTTTGATGAATTAACTACATTGACCGATCGTGGTCAAATCCCTACTTCTGATCATTATCACACAAAAAACGATCTCTTTCTGTTACTTAAAGAAATTCGAGATATATTTAAACCCGAATATTTAGAAGAACTTGAAGAAATTATACAACGACATGTTCAAGATCTTAATAACCCTCACCATACAACTCTCATCAAAATGGGTACTTCTGTACTACAAGAGTTGTACCTATTGTGGTTAAAATCTGGACATACTGGAGAAAGAGAAGATTTTATCAAACAGCTTTTTCAATATGTAGAAATTGCTGATATTGATACTACTCTTCAAGGAGAATCTTTAAATAAAGTTACATCTGTACGTGGTGTTAAAGAATTTTTAAACAAACACAATACAGATCCTGATGCTCATGAAGTTTTATGGGAAACTATGTTTCCTGGTTCTTATGTCGATGCTACTCCATCTATGGCTCTTCATGGGTATATTGGTCTTCCAGATTTCTTTAATGTCCAAAGAGATAGCACATTAGATGTAATGGATCGTACTGGAAAAATTGTTACTCTACCTAAAGATAAACTTACTGAAGATTATAGTGTTGGAGATCCTGCATTTCCTATATTTCCAGCAAAAACAAACAATTTTCTTTATAGTGAAAATTTTTCCAATGCCAAATGGGTTAAATCAAATTGTACCATAGTAAATTCTACTACAATCCCACATCTAAGAAATGATAATGCTTTTGCACAAGTCATTTCTGAAAATGGAACTCCGACAACTGTTAAAGAACATCTTGTTTCCTATAACTTAGATGTTAAAACAAACATGGTTTATAACATTTCTATATTTGTACATCCGAACGGAAGAGACAGTTTTGGAATACGCATTCCTTCTGCAATTGCTGGAAGATATCCGTTTGTACACTTCAATTTAAGTACACAACAAGTATTTATGAATGACACCACTGATAAATCTATTATTACTGGTGGTATGACAAAATGCTTAGGTGGCTGGACAAGATGCTTCATTACTTTTAGGAGTGGTAGTTCATCTACTTGTAAAATAGATTTTTATCCACTGGATATTTATGATGGTGATGTAAATTACAAAGGTGAAGCAGGAAAAGGAGTTGCTATTTTTGGTGCTACTGCTGTCGAAGGTTCTTCTTTACCTCCATATATCTACAGTAACAACACCATGGGAAAAATAGCAAGTACTAATGTTTCCACTCCCATCGACAAATGGTATAATCCAAATGCAGGAACATTTGTTTTTGACGTAGCAAACGTTTCTTCCATTAGTGTTATTGGGCAAAACAAAGAATTGTATACCATTGCAGATTCTAATATAGCTATTAGTTTAAACGGAAGATTTCCAGCTAACCACAGCGGAAGATTTTATTTTAATGAATATAATGCAACAAACACTCCCTTGACAAACGCATGGTCTACAAAATCCACTAGGGAATGGGTTACGCTTATTCATGGTTATGATGCAACATCTGCACTATTTGGTTACAATGAAGATCCTCAATATACTGAAAAACAAGTTACGGATCTTCCAAATCCTAATTGTACCACACTCTATTTAGGATGTGATAGATTCTTTGGAAACCATTTTGATGGTTACATCAGAAGAGTACTTTATTATCCAAAAAGAATAACTCCAGAAAATATTAATTTTTTCTTAGAGGAATAGAAGAATGTCAATTATAGTAAATGTTACTGATTCTTGTAAAGAAATTAAAATTGAAGATACTTCATGGACATCTTTAAAACTTTTTGGCGACATAACTGGTGTAACTATAAAAAATATAGGTGGTACTCCAGTTAGTATTTACTACACTGAAACAAATGTTGCTCCTACAGACGAGCAAATATCTGCTACTGGTGAAGATCCAATAGAACTTGGCGGACTTCATTATGAAGCCACTTGTAAAGCTGATGAATATATTTGGGGCAAAGCTTTAACTGGCGATGCAGTTCTTAATGTTCGCATTCAAGGAACTGTAGATCCTGGAGAAGACACCACTTATATTTCAAACAGTCTTAATACACTGCGGCAAGAATTTGAATTTCATATCAATGATCTTGCGAACCCTCATAAAGTCACCAAAGCTCAAGTAGGTCTTGGTAACATTCCCAATGCTATTTCTAGTGATCCTACTGAAGATGCAACAAATAAACTTGCTACGATCAAAGCTGTCAATCTAGTTAAAGTTACTGTGGATGCACATATTGCAAATTTAAGCAATCCGCACAAAGTCACCAAAGCTCAAGTAGGTCTTGGTAATGTACCAAACTACGGAATTGCTACAGAGTCGGAAGCCATTGCTGGAACTGTCAACAATAAATTCATGACTCCTCACCTGGTTAATTTGGCAGTTACTACATGGCTAAATCTAAATACAGGCATATCTCCTCAAACTGTCATGGCGGGAGCTACTTCTAGTAGAATTGGAGGATGGGCAAACACTGATTGTGATTTAGGAATTGCTACAGTTACTAAAGCTTCAACAAGATCTATCCGAATCAATCCTGGATTAAAATTAGCTTATGCCAACAATGGTAAAGTAAGCGACACTAAAGTTCTTGCTGAAGCTATTTTGCTCAATTATGGTTCTACCGTTAAGAATGGTACACAATACATTTATGTCGATATTGATGGCGATAGCAACATTGTAAGTGGTGGAACAACCGCACTTCAACCATACGAAGGTATTCTTCGCGACGGAAGAGCAACTGACTTTTTCTGTACTGCAGATTGTACTATGTACGATTCTGCCAACAATATCGTTAAAAGAGTATACATTGCCAAAGTCTACTTTGAAGGAAATGGTATTGTAAATATTACTTGTGTACCATTCGGAACTCATTATATTGTTCCAGTAACAACATCTCTTGCTTTAAGTGGAAGATATCTTTTTGATAACCCATTTATAAGCAGAGCACAAACTTTAGCTGAAGTAAAATATCATGGTACTTGGGGACCTACATATTGGAATGACCAGTCTGGTATTATGACTAGTTCATTCCCATCCAATCCTATTGATAACATTGTTCTTCAATGTGGTAAAATGGGTTTTATGTCTAGTGGTGAAGAAGCAGGTTCTCCTTTTGGTGCTACATTCAACACCATAACCATAGCTCCTGTAACTCGTATTCGTGTAACTAGACTTTATTAAAAGATTACTACAAAGGACATTCATATATGGTTTTACAATCTTTAAAAAATCAAGACTTATCTGTTACAATAGCAATTCCTTCGGAATTCAATAAAAAAACATTTCAAGAACTTTATTGTGATAGTGAAAAAATAAAAAACCTTTTATGTACAATAGAGTTAACTGATAATTCAGGACAAGAAAACTTCGTTGTCGATGGTATTGTTAGATTATTTTCAGGTATCGTAAATATTGTCATGCATATTGTCAATACCTTTAAAACAAATATTTTTAAATTCTATAAAAATCTTAAAAGAACAGAACTTAGATATTTTCATGAAAGTAATACTGCTTCAATAAGAAGAATCTTAAGCTTTGATTATGAATTGTTAAGTCAAATGCAAGTTCCGGTTCCAGATAAACTTGGAACCACTTATTACACTGCAACTGAAGCTGGTATGAACTGTCTTTCTGTTATGAACATGAAAGAACGTTCTATGGCATTTGTATCACTTACCAATAATTTAAAATCATCTGTTCTTTCTGGACAAACTATTGAAATTATGGAATTTGGAGATCAAACAGATCTTGGAAATATTCAGAAAAGTTTTCAAAAATTCAATTTATGTTTTACTGGAAAAAGAACAAATACTATAGATTTTGCTACTGTGTTTCCTACTATGGAAGAATTTAAAAATACTGATATGCTTTTAATGAAAAGTGAAAATTATCAGTACGAAGTAAATGAAATTAATAATAACCTTGAAGCATGTGAAGCTAGAATGAATGAAATTCTATCTTTCTTGAATCAAGGAGTAGGAAATATTTCAAAACAAGATCTAATTGTGTTATCTGATACTTGTATGACTCTTGCTAAATTATTTGATTTGTACGGAGTAACAATTCAAGATATTACAAGACTTGAACACAATTTTACTCTTATCCTAAAACAAATCAAACGTCAATTTAATTTATAAAATTTAAATAGTTATTATCCTTGAGGGAGATTTCTCCCTCAAGGATATATTCTACATTTATTTTATTTATTCTTAGGATATTTTTCTCTAATTTTATCAATTCCATCAAGAATTATATTCATTTTTGTTTCATCTCCAGATACATAATCACAAAATGCTTCCAATTGTTTATGTACAGGAAATTCTTCAAGAATGGCTTTTCTTCTTTTATTGTTAATAATAGTATTTTCAGCTTCAAGTGGATTGTCTTGAGGAAGAATCCAATTTCCAGACTCTTCTGCAATATACTCTTCCGCTGGCCTATCACTACTCATAGCAATATATCCTTTCGGAACATTCCAGCAATGTGCATATATACAGAGATTTGTTCCAGGAAGAGCATACAATTTAAGTTCATCTAAAATTTTACTTGGTTCAGTCATATTTATTTCTCCTTAGCGTAACACAATAAAACAAAGATCATAATTAATCAAGATATCATCATGGAATTTAATAGTATTGGAAATTTGTTTTTCTATACCAACTTCACTGTAAGTAATTGCATCTGGATCAGAAGAATTAAATCCACCCATTGCATGAAGACCATTGATAAACACAAACAAATTATTCTTGCCAACAGTATATTCAGGAACCGTATATTCAGTATTTGCAAGAATGGTTTCAGTCCTTGTATTAGCAACACTTTGTTCAACAACAACTTGTCCAATACCACCACTGCCAGAAGTAGATGTCTTTAATTTCATATACGAATAATAAATAGAATTCGTATTTCTTATTTCTGTTGGCATAGTAAATGTTGTCAAACCATCACCACTTCCAAAATATTGACATTCTCCAGAATCTGTAATTGTCTGATCATATACTGCTTGATCTATTAATATATTCTCATCTTGTACAATTTTAAACAATTCACTGTTGTTTGCTCTTGATAAAACAGACCCATTAAGTGCAGCATATCCTACTGGAGCAGTAGATTTTATATTACGAATAGTAGTACCAACAGGAGTATTATCAATGACTCCTACAGTCATGTCATATGCAGGTTGAATCAATTCATACAACGTAAACTTCATATCGGTAGTTACAGAGGTATCTTTTATTTCAACATGCAATGAAGTTAAATCTACAACAGAATCAAAATAACTAGTAGAAATATATCCACTTGAAATAATGACAGGAAAACCATAATCGACAACTGGAGATCCGGAATCATTTAATACTTTACTATTTAAAACGCCATCAATAGTCATACCAAAAGTATCAATACTTATTTCCCCAGATGCATAGTTCATTCCAGCTGTACTTGGAATAAGAACGAAATGGTCTAAAGAAATATTATCACAACCTACTGCTGTGATAGTATCACTACCAACAGTCAACGTTTTAGGGTAGCAAATGCTATTTCTAACAATATCTCCAGAAGAAGTAAGTCTTGTTTTATCAATACGTAATGCAATATTTCTAGGATCACTTCCTTCTAGTTTTAATTTATATGTTCTTCCTTTTTTAATATTAAAACGAGTTGAAGTGTTTGTTGTATTGTCCAAAGTAAAATGTGAAATGTACGTAGTTTGCAATTTACTAAATTCAATTCCGCTTGTTGAAAACAATGTCTCCATAAATGATCTTACTTTAGCTGGAGTCATATATTTGTTATCAACAAGACCTTCTGTAGCTTCTTCAGTAGTAGCAATTCCGTAATTCTCAACATTTCCTAATTCAATCTGTTCTTTGTTTACTTCATGTGGATTGTCTAAATTAACAGTATGTAAATTTATTCTTGTTTCGGCATTTATTATTTTGGTATCAAGATTAGATAATTGAGTTGTAATTGTACTTATATCGGTTATATCAGCAATAACGTGGGTGTGTTCAAGAGGAGCTGCATTTATTTGTACTGCAGTTACATTATGAGGATTGTTTCTACTTCCTACGTGATCGGAAATATATAAATATAAATCATTAGTAACTTTAGCTACTGGAATTTTATCTACACTTGATTCATACATTGAATCTGTTGTCGATGTAGGAATATCTCTAATACCTAATTGCTCTTTTGTTACGTTGTGAGGATTGTTTAAATTTCCTTCATGACTTTGAATAATTTTTAAAATATCATTAGTGACTTTAGCAACTACTAAAGTTTGAGTATCAAAATCATGCATAGATTCTGTTATTGCATTAGGAATATTACCTAATCCAACTTGTTCTTTTGTAACGATGTGCGGATTTTCTTTATTGTTAATGTGATCTGATATTCTATTTGCCAAATCTGTTTTTAGTAAAAGAACGGATCTTGAAGTAGCGAGAGTCGTATCACTATCCAAATCTGTACGATCTGAAATAGCATTAGGAATATTACCAAGACCTACTTGAGCTTTAGTAACCTTATGTGGATTATTAGTATCAAGCAGGTGAGTATTTATTTTTTCTATTGAATCTGTAAATTCTTCTAAAGAAGGAACTCCAAGTTGTGCTGCCGTCACATTGTGAGGATTATTAGTATCATTAATGTGACTATCAAATTGTACCATAGTAGGAACATTTAATTGTGCAGCAGTAACTTTATGTGGGTTATTTAAATTTGTTATATGTAATTCCAAATCTTCAGACAATGCTGCGCCAATTTGAGTCGCGGTAACACTATGTGGATTTTTTTTATTGTTTACGTGTATATCAAAATCTGTTTTAGTTGCAGCTCCAGTTTGAGCTGCAGTTACGTTATGGGGATTTGACATATTTGAAGTATGTACTTCAACAAGTCCTTCAAATCCACCAACAACATCATTGGTATATTGTTGTAATTCAGTGCGTAGTGCACTAATTGTTTGATTAAATATTTCAGTTGTAACAAAACCAGAACCACCAGATGCCAATTTAATAGCAATATAATTCATGTACGTATCAAAATCATCGCGTACATGATGAATACTTGCTCGTTTAATTCGTACTGTAGAACCCTCTAGTACGTTATTGGCCACAAAATCAAAATAAGCAATAGCTGGATTAGTTATCTGATATTCAAACCAATACGTGTCCGCAAGCTCAAATTTTTTAATTACTTTGCCTTCATTATCAAACAAAGTGATATCACTACCATCGGCAATTTCACCAATTTCTACATCAAAAAAATATGTTCCTGGACTTTTAATAGCTTCAGTAACTAAACGTATATTGGCTTGATTTGTACCAGGTTTATCAAAAGCATTTGTATAAACAGCTGTTCCTTCATCAATTGTAAATCCTCGATATTTCCAATGAATATCTATAAATTGAGGATCTGCAATAGCTTCTGATAATACAGAACTAAGTACAAGATTATCGACACTGTTTTGAATACCAGAAATTTTTTGATCATATGCGTTATTGCTGGTACGAAGTGCAAATGCAGAAATTAATTTCTTAGGACTTTTCTCTTCGTAATCATGCGTTATTCCAGTTGCAATTTGCGTATCTAAAAGAAGTGTTTCAGTATCTGTTACTTTAGAAGTTACTTTTGGAGTAGTTACTCCATAATTGGTAACATTTGATCCCAATGTCATTACAGTACCAATAACATCCGGATCATCTAGAGCTTCTTCGATACCATCTAGTACACAAATAAAAATATCATCAGAAGGAACAATATCTGTAATAAACTGAATAGAAGAAGAAATTTCTCCAGTGTCACCAACTTCACAATAGGAAACACCATTAGCAATTGTTCCAATAGATCCGATAAGATGTACACCATTGACAAATACAAAAATTTTATTTTTACCAACTATATATGGAGGAACTGGATATTCATTTCCTGCAACAATTGTATATGATCTGGTATTTGCTAAATCTTTTTTTATATAAACTTTTGTATTATTAATCGTCTTAGATGTTTCCATAACTTTTCTCCATGTAAAAACTCCTGACATCTATAGAATTGTTTACTCCTTTTGAGTAATTTTACTCTATCTACATGAGATAACAGTGCGTTTAAACGCACTGTTATCTTCATGATGTATTTATTTTACTTCGTCAGTTCGGTTTTTGTAAAAAACTGTTTTGTAGTCAAATAAAACTTAGAGTACGTAATCACAGGTTCCATTTTACTATTTTCAGTTTTCAAATTAACTGCAATTTCTTCCATCTCTTTCCAAGACTTAAATCCAAAAAGAGTTGTGAAATAAGTGCGAGTAAACTGACGCATGAAATTATTATTCTTTTCTGAAACAAAATGATCTTTTTCTTCAGCAGATGACATCTCAGTAGAATGTTCATAAGTAAACACTGTATGATGTAGATTTAACGGCTCTGCATCACCATTGTTATTATAAAGAATAGAAATTTCAGTATACCAATTATGAGAATTTTCCTCTGTTTCAGATATGTTTGCAAAAGAAGAACTAGATCTTACATATACAAACTTATATTCATTTTGCAAACGGGAAAGTTCTTCCATGAGATTGGAATGAAAAAGATTTAGATCTTCTGATCCATACCACTGATTTAAAATATCGGTATTTACACCTAGAGATACATTGTTTTTCCATCCATGTTCAATAGCATTTGAAATGCCCTGATTCATATTGGCATTCAAACGAACAAGTGGTTCAATATAGATAGGAGTTCTACAATTGCGAATGGAAAGTTTTTCCAGAAGTTTATTCTTTAAAAGATCAAGATTGGTATTCTTGATAAATAAAGATTCGTCGCTAGACTTACAAGTACCATCTTTTGAATAATCTGCATTATAACAAAGTACTGCTTCTACAGAACCAAAGGAATATCCTTCGATATCTACAAAAGTCTGATCTTTGTGCATATCAGAAATACGATAAATAGCCAAATGAGTATAATCACAGTGTTTTGTAGCAATGCCTACATAAGACTTTTCATATACTTTAACTGCAGCTTGTACTCCATTTGGTTTAATACCATATAGAGCCATACCAACAGGATATCCACCTGTAGGAGTCGACACAAGAAGAACCGTACTAAATTGATTACCCATTCCACCAAGTTCACACATACATTCTTTCCAAGTAATGGGAAGTTTGATTGTACGTGGGAATTGACAATGTCTGTTGTAAAAACCGCCATTTTCTAAGGCATTGAGAGTTTCTTCTAGATAGATTTCACGCCAAGTAAGTTTCTTTTGTTGGTCCTTCTTCTGCAATTCCATGTTGGATTTCTCCTAAAATGTTGAAAAAAAAAAATTTAAAATTAAAATACATTTAATCCATAAATATATTGCAAAAATTAAATATGGTGTAAAATAGTACATACATCCAGAATTCTGGATGTATGTACTAACATTATAAATTTATTTTATTTATAAACACAATAAGTATCAGTTTCTATAGTTCCAGCAATATCACCCGGAAAATATTCTTGTCCTGAATTTCCAGTACTACATATACTACTATTAATCAAAGAGTATCGTTTGCCAGTAACTGCTTTTCCATTATCAATGACAAATTTACTGGCGTAATTGCCACCACCAATGCTATAAAATTTGCCATTACTAAGTACCACAAATCCTGACATTTCACCTTCACAATGAATTGTCACATATTCTTGATTTGTGTTGCTCGATATTGTTTGAATAGTACCACCATGCTCTGCAAAAAATACATACATAGCAGAAGAGTTTCCTTTGTGAAAACGTAAATGATTGCGAGTTCTAGAAGTTGCATTTATTTGTATTAAAGAACTGAAAGTAATTGCAGCCAACATTCTAAGTTCTATGTGATCGGTTGGGGCCGCCCCAGTATACTCTTGATTTATGTCACATCCTTCAATATAGACATATCCTTTTTCAGCGGCAACAATACAATATAAATAATGATTAATTCCATCGTTTATAGCAGTAACTGTATTCTTTATAATAAGTCCTCGTAAATACCAAGCACCACCACGAACCGTTACAGTGTTTTTATTTTGAGATGTTATTGTAACACTATAGTTATCGTCGTGCGGAAAAAGGGAAATGTGTCCAGTAGTTCTTGAAAATTCTCCAAAAGTAAGAGACTCGTTATATGTTCCAGGAAAAATTCGAATTCCCACATTGTTCGAATTTAAGTTATAATTGTTTGATACATAATCCACACATGCTTGTATTGTTTTAAAGGGTTTAGCTGTTGTTTCGCCAATACCTTCAGTAAGAACGTCAGAACCTGTACTGCCATTTACATAAAAATATTTTGTAGAATCGATCCAAATGGGTACTCGAATAGATTTAAGCATTGTCTCAAATTTATCAGTAGGCATTGTAGAAAAATCTACATAAGTTCTTCCATCAGAATCAAGACTAAGCCCACCACCATCTTTTATAAGAACAGAATTTATAGCTACTCTTTCAACATTACTTTCTCTTATAAAGAAAAGTTTATTTGTCAGATAGTTATAACCTAATGTTCCTGGACGCATGGCTTCATAAATATTAATTGTAGTATCGTCAGCCCAAGTATTTGTTTCTTGATTAAAAACAATTGCGACCCCTCTAGTAACATCATAAACATTACTGGAAGGATCTCTAAAATATTGGGTATCCCAAGTTGTATACGGATTTGAAGCAGCTAAATATCCAATACTACAAGGTCTGATAAACATTGTTAAATTTTCTTGTCAACTCATATCTATGGTCATGGTAGCATCTTCAATAAATGCACCATCAGCTTCACCAATATCAGTAGTTTTAGCAGTTATAATGTTTCCTCTTCTGGAAACATAAATACGAGTTCCATTTGGATGCATCGACCAACCTGCTGTACCAGTATCATCTGGATTGGCAGGACCTCCTGTGACATACCCAGCTTCATTCGCAGTTGCACCATAATTACCATTGCCCCATTTTAATGGAGTAGGTTTAGCTTGTAACGTTGCTGCTGTAGTATTTCCAATATCATAATACATAATCCATTTATTATTTCCACCAGGAGATCTTGATACGGAAAGAGTATGTTCTACTCCATTTTCATCTATGGTAAATGCAGCAATAAACCCAATTGAATCATCGTCGTCTGTTTTTGCATTAAAAATAATTTCAGTTTCATATTCGGTATACTTATCTGGAGAAATTAAACCAATCCAAGATACACTATTAGTATTGTTTCTAACAACATCAGTAGTTTCGTCATATTCCCAGGCAAGGAGTTCTGAAGGAGCTGCTGGTTGACCACCAGGATTAGTTACAATCGCTGGATACGAAGTGGTTGTAGCATGAGATATTCTTTTCCAACTATTAAACATTTCTCTCATACTTGGAATATTATTTTTACACTTTTCTACTTCTTCTGTTGTTTCACAAATATACAATCGTTTGACCATAGGAACATGTATAACTGGATTTGCACTGCCAGTATTTAAAAATACAGTTCCTATATCACCAACCCCTAATTGAGCATAGGTAACATTATGGGGATTTTCAGTGTCAGATACGTGGCCACTTATCAGATTTCTATTCGTCTGTACTGACAATTCAAGATCAGTTATTTTTGTTAAATAAGATTGTATATCGGTTATATCAGCGACTTTATGAGTATGTTCAAGAGGAGCTGCATTTATTTGTACTGCAGTTACATTGTGAGGATTATTAACATTAGCAGAGTGAGCATTGAACGCCATTACACTATTATCTACTTTATCAGTTAGATCACTCAATGAATCAGTTAAGGTACGAATCTCACTGATATCATGTTCATGTTGTATTGGCGCTGCTCCAGCTTGTGCTGCTGTAACTCTATGTGGATTAGTTCTATTATTAATGTGAGTTGCTAAATTTTCATCTGTCGTTGAAGTGTTTTCTTGAATAGCATTGTCAACATACAAACGTACGTCATCAACAACAGTAGCAATATAATCATTTATATCTCTAATATCCGCAACATAATGTTCATGAATCTTTAAAGCAGCTCCAGTTTGAGCTGCAGTTACGTTATGGGGATTTGACACATTTGAAATGTGTGCATTAAGAGCTGCTCTTAAAGAATCTCCACTTCCACTTGTAACACTATCTACATAATCTTTAAGCGTATTAGTTATGTTGTCAGATACTGTTGATATATACGTTGTCATATCAGTTATATCTATAACCTTATGAGTATGTACTAAAGGTGCAGCACCTGTCTGAGCGGCTGTAACTCTATGTGGATTAGTAATGTTTGCAATATGATTATTTAAATTACTAGTAATACTGGAAGTTCCTTCGATAACAGCATTTTCTACAAACTGATCAATATCAGTTATATCTACTGTTTTATGTGTGTGGACTAAAGGAGCAGAACCAGTTTGAACATATGTGACATTATGAGGATTACTTCTATTTTCTATATGTGCGTATGCTAAATCTCCAACTTCATTAATAAGAGTTGTAAATTTATTAGTAAGCGTTGTTACTGCTGAAGCAATCGCAATATCCACATCTTCTTTAGATGCCAAACCACCTTCGGCAACCAAATTTTCTACAGCATAAATAAGATAATCTCTAATTCTATCAGTTACTTTGTGAAGTCTAATTTCTTTAATAATTATAGATTCGTCTGGAAATACTCCAGATGAAACAAAACTTAATGTAAATATAGTAGGATCATCAACAATAAATTCCAAATATTGAATACCAATAGTATCAAATTGTCCTACAGTTTCACCTGCATTATTAATAACTAAAATTTTACCAGAATCCAATCGTTCAATATTGACAACTAAAAAGTGATATCCTGCAGTAGTAAAAACATTATTTGCTACTGTAACTTTATTGGCATAATCATTTCTAGTATATGCCAGTTTATTATCTACTGTTATAGTCCAATTCTCAACTTCCCAATCAGTATCTCCTTCAGCAAATGAAGGAGATAGAAGTGGAAGAGTAATAACAGTATTGTCTTTGAAAAAATTACTATCCGGATCAATTTGATCTATGTTCTCTTGTAATTGCATTAAAGCATCATAAAGGGCTTTACTACTTGGAAGAGAATTGTGTTTGTTTTCAGTATAATCTTGTGAAATAGAAACTACATCAGATCCATTCAAAAATATTCTTTTTGTATCAACAATTTTTGATACAACTTTTGGTGTAACAACACCAAAATCAGATGCGTTAGTTCCAGTATTAAAAATACTACCAAGATCGATAAGATCGCTTATTGTAGAATCGTCAGTCCCATCAAGAACAGTAACAAAAATTTCATCACTTATTGCAATATCTGATCTAAAAATAATAGAAGAACCAATATCGTATTTATACCCAGGTTCATAATAAGCAACACCATCTTCAAGTGTCTTGTACGAACCTATAAGACGAGTACCATTAAGAAATACCGCTATCTTATCTAAACCAACAGTATAAGGTGGAACTGAATATTCTGTACCAGCTTTAATTATATTTTTTCTTGTATTAGCCAAGTCTTTTTTCGTTTGAACTGTAACAGCTCCAAAAGTATTTATTGCAGCCATATATGGTATCTCCCTAGCGAAGTCAGAAAATTGTTAGGATCATAGTATCACTTTGTATATTATCCCACTCCAATTGGAGTGGGATAATATACTTTATATAAATTGAACAATAATTGGTTTTATATTCATACCATTTTCATTTAAAATATTTATATCCATACGAACTGAAGATGTTTCAAAAATACCTAACTCTTTATTTTCAACCATATCACCATTGTCATTGATATATCCCAATCCAAATGACAATCCGATAAACCCTGAATTATGCAATGTAAATTGTAGATATGGATGTGCTATCCTATCTTCTTTTCTATCTTCAATAATAAGTTGTTCTACATCTTTTTTATAACAAGAATTTAATCTATTTACAACTCCAGAAATAAACAACTTAAAAAATAAAGATAATCCTTGAATACTGTTAAATAAATTAACAAAATCATCAAGTCTCACAACTGAAATTTCTTTTCCAGAAATAACTTTTTCATTACTCAGCACAAATGATTTTAAAAAAATATCACTATTACTCATCAAAATACTCCCGGATCAATTTCTGCAGGTTCCTCTGAATTTGATTCATTTGACACATAAATGTCTCTTACAAATTGTGGTTCTCCTTCAATATCATCTCCTATTCCAAATGGAGTAAACGGATATGCAAAATATTTTGCTGCTTCTGGAGTAGTGTCAACATATCGATGTTTACCACGTTGAACTGTAAGAAATTTTTTCCCGTTGTGATTTGTTTCCAAATGTGCAAATATTTCTAAATCAATTTCCTGAGATGGTCCAATACTACCAGCAGCACACCAAGAACCAAAGTTCTTTACAACGTTATTTTTACCCTCAATAGAAACTCTCATGGCATCACGATTAAACTGATGTGCAGTAATAAAAGTAATACCTTTTACCTTATTATAATTGCACAAATTACAAAAAAGTTCTGAGATAGCAAGATCATCTCTTTTATCAGATGTGCCAACAGAACCTTTTTTCATTTTATTCGCATAGTCAAGAAGAACTGCTTCTATACAATAGCCAGCAGCTTCATAAGATTCGATAAGATTTACATATTCATCAAATCCAAATTTACGACCTTCATAACGTTCCATTGCAATTTCATACCCAGTCTTTGTATAAAACTCATGGGTAAATGCAATGATTTCTTCATCAGACATACCGTCTGCAGAACGCTGATATGTGGTTTCATATGCAACTCTATAAAGTTGCATCATATTCATATTTGCTTCATTTTCCAATGATATAAAAAGAATAAGTGGCTTTCTACCAATTGGAATATTCTGAGGAATGTTATATCTTGCAAATCCTCTAGCTATTGACAATAACAAACCTGATTTAAAATTATGTTGCAATGCAAAAATACAAGCACATTCGCCTTTGGCAAAACCACCGCGTTTGCCAAGCATTGCATTAAGACCTTGCAATCCAGTCTTTAATACTCCAGTAACTGAAGTTTTCTTATATTTTTCAAGTGCTTTTCTAATAGACTCTTTATCAGAAAATAAAATTCTTTCTACTGCACCACTTGCAAGTTTTCCATTTTCTTGTGCAAGCTCAACTGATTTTCTCAATAAGTTAATTGCATCATTAAGATACATTTCTTGTTTATCTTCATCCATAACAGAAGTGCAAGCAATAAGTTTACTCCCAATGGATTTGTTCATTCTATTAATCTTATTCCACAAAACGGAATTATTTAATCTTTTCTGTAGCTTTTCAATAGAATTTTCATCACTACTTTCTTCTACACTTTTAAACAATTCTTTTATCGATTCGATAAGAAGTTCATCTCGTTTAACTTCTGGATTTGATAAAAACTTAACAATCAAACTGGATTTTTCTAATGCTGCTGTAGTTTCATCAGATGGAAGTTTTTTAAGTTGATCAAGAAACTGTACAAATTGTCTATTTAAAGAAGTATCAGTTACCGGATTTCTTTTAACTTCATCATAGTACAGTTTAAGTAAATCGTCCACCAACTCTTTAGAATATTCATCTCTAGATTTAATAAGAAGGGCAGCTGCGTTAAGAAACAACTCCGTAGATAATGTAATCACAGTTCTATCTCCTGAGTAGAAACAAACCATCAAAAATCATTTTGAGTACATAAAATTCAATCGAAATATTAAATTTAATTTCTGTAATGTGTATAATTTCACACTGTAATGCTATGTAAATTCAGGCATGTAAACAACAGTTTTGTTGTTAAAAGCAAGGAGCAACAATCAACCATGATTAAATACCTAAGTATAAAACGATTGGTACCAATAAAAAATCAAACATCTTCTCAGTTAACCACTAAACTTCCTCAAGACATTGAAGATGTTTTTCATTTGCCAAACATGTCACTTAGTAAAAAATTGATTGTTCTTATGGAACAATATCTCCTTGCTTACAGCATATGGGATATGAACAACAAAAAGAATAATCAGTTCTTTACTTATATGAACAGACTTAATTTAATTCTTAAATCTTTAGAATCTGAACATCAACAAGAGTTAGTAACAGATTCTAAATTACGAATTTATTATGATGCTTGTAAAAATGTGTTTTCAAATAAATCTAATGGTGGATTAATTTTAACCGATATGTTTAAGGATTATCGTTATTTTCCTAAGACATATCGTATGTTTCCAAAAGAATTTTATACACCTTTTATAACTACATTTACGAATGTTAAATACACTAATAAAGAAGAAGATACTTTTTATAATCCTGTTCTTCTTATTCCATCCTATACAAAAAGAGAAGAAGATGGAACAATAGTCGTATTTAAACCAATCTCCTTTATTAAATATGAGAATAAAATTCAATTTAACGAATTTCAAAATTCTCCAGTATTTAACCATATTTGTAAATTAGACTGGTCAAGTAAGTCTTGGAAAACGTTCTATGATGTTGTACAGTCTTATGGAATTCTGACAAATAGAACAACCAATACCTTACCTGCAACACTTCGTGCTGTTCTTAAAAACGAAACCAATAATAAATTCATTAATTACGAAAAACCACGTACATTATTTGCAAACACATTAAAAAAATTACATAATACCTTTAATATGGATCTATCTGATATGACATCTATGAAATTAATTTTCACTTCACTTGGATGTGAAAATTTAGATTATTTGTCTACTAAAGATCCTACCAAGAAAATGATTGACGACTTCAATAAATACCCAGAGTTACGATTTTTAAACAAATCAACTACTCAGTATGGTATGGAAGCAGCAGAAGATCTTACTAAAGATAATGATGAAGATGATCCGTTTACAGAAGATACCAATAATCCAGAAAACAATAATGATATAGATACTGAAACTAACGAATCTAACGAAAACGATGAATCTGAAAATGATACATCTTCTAATGATGAAGAAAATCCTTTTGATGAGCCATCTGATAACCAATCTTCTTCTGATTATACAGACAACACAGACACACCTGAAGAAGAGGAAGCGGACGATCCTGTATCAAAAGTTTTAGAAATTGTTGAAGATGATACATTAACAGATTACATTAAAAGAGAACAGATGATTGTAGGAATCAATAAAATTATTGCATCTCCTCCATCTGGATTATCTTCTGAGGATCTCAAATTCCTAAAAGTCTGGGCAACAGAATGGATCAATCTTGTCTCTGCTGACACAACTAAATTGATTCTAGCTAGACTTCTTTCCCGTCCTGTCAAAATAGATTAGTTTATCTAATTTCACAATAACTTTAGCATTTATATTTCCTTAGTGGAGTAATAGTCCATGAATAATATCACCAATCTAGACTTTTTCAAAAATTTCCAAGCTGACCTTATGAAAGTAGCTGAAGACAATGATCTGCCTATGGCAGCCATTGAAAGCTTTCTTGATTTTGAAAAGGTTGGCAGAAAGTCTCAAATCGGTAAAACCTATCATGACGTAATTGATTTTCTTAACCAGAGCCAGCTCTGGGCTAACGAACAGTTCAACGCTTTCTTCCAGCCTAACGAAAAATATGGCAGAGAAGCTTTTACTGGACATGGTCTTGAAGATGATCAAATGAGCACTATGTCTCTTGATCTTCTCAATCTGTGTAAGAAATGCAAAGTTCCTACCGACCAGATCATGACTACCGTTACCAACATGGCCATGATTCTTCGCCGTTACTGCAATAGCAATGCTTTCACTGGTCACTTTACTACCGATACCAGTGGTGCTCAGAACCTTCGTACTCCACAGACCATTTATCCTGCTGGTGCTCTTACCGACGTATCTTACAATAAACACGTCGGTCAAGAAGCTTTTGGTGTAACTATGGATCAGGTTATTCCTGACCTTAAAGCTGCTCTTACTGTTACCCTGCTAAAGCCTCACAAGGGTATCATGTCTCGCTTTATGCATCGTAAGACTGTTGCTGGTTCTGTTATCAGCTATGTCATTAACTACGATGAATATTACGATCTGGCTGCTTCTCAGGATAAAGAAGGTGCTGTTCGTAACTCCTTTAATCATCGCCACAACTTGATCAACCTATATCGTAATCCTGATCCAGTCAACATGGTGCTGACTCCCATCATTCCCATGAAGTCCAACGATGACAACGACGATCTGGTTGCTGATGGTATTATCAAGTTCAATCGTCGCGTCAATATCTTCGATCTTTCTACTGATCCTTTGAAGATCAACTTTGAAAAGATCAACTATACCGATCTCGTGTCTGAACGCGTTATCGTCAAGGGAGTTCATCTTGAGATTTCTAAGGATGGTACCACTGAAAAGTACTATCTGGATACTGAATCTCTGCCTCTTGCTCAGCTTAACATGATTCAGACTTCTATCAATAACTCTGCTGACAAGGCTACCAAATTCCTTGCCGGTATTCAGCTTGATAAGGATGCCACTCCTGTCAATCCCGAAACAACTGAAATCTTCAAGGGTGTAGACAAGTCTGTTGAATATGTTCAGCTAATTCTTGACGTTTCTGCTGATATCAACCTTATGACTGCTATTGTTCACGCTATGTGTTCTCCCACTCTTCGTCCTGTAAGTGCCATTACTGGTCAGCTTCCTAGCGACGAATTAAAGAACCTCGTTAACAATTGTACTGTTGAAGTTATTGGTTACGAACTTGAAGCTCGTTTCTCTGAAGAAAACCTTCGTAAAACCAACATGGCTGCTCGTTCTCTGACAACCATGATTACTTACGAACTTCCTCAGGGCAAGACTATCGTCGTAGACTTCTCCATGCAGCAAGCTCTTCCTGAACATGTTCTTAACGTTGCTCAGGAAATTCAGTCCATCGGTATCGATCATAGAAACGTACAGATGTTCATGAAGACCATGAAGTCTGTATATGACCGTGTCATCAACGAACGTAGCGATCCTAACTACAAGGAAAACTATGGTGGTCATGATGTAAACTCTGCATTCGTTTCTGGTACCAAGGTTAACCCTGAAATCTTCCTCGGTACAATTGACCTTACTCGTGCTGTTTCTATTCGTTCTTCAGACATGCTTTCTGATATTCGCGAATTTGTTATGGCTTATATGAATAAGGTTATTTCCATCATTCATTATCGTTCTCTCTATCTGCAGAATCTTGATCAGGGTGAAGTTCCTACCTATAAGGTACTTACTTCTTCTCCCATCATTGAAAACATGTTCTCCATTCCTCAGATTCATGCCCATCTCATGGAATCTGGTATGAGTGGTGATCAGATCTTCAAGGAAGTAACTCCTGGTGAGCCTATCGAATATACTCGTAAGCTCTACTCTGGTGTAAAACTTGAAATGATCACTTCCGCTTTCAATTATCTTAAGAATACTATCATCGTTGTTCCTTATCGTCCTGGTGATCCTGCTTCTGACCTGAACTTTGGTCACAACAATGACGGTGGCGAATTCGTAGCCAACTACACTCCTAACGATGGTCAGCAGGTCAACCGTCGTGTATTCATGAATACTCGTGAATGGCCCATCATCACTTGTCCTGTTGGTGCTATTCTTAAGGTTGTCGGTCTTGAATCTTATCTGCCTGATATCAATAAGCCCACTGACAATCCTGATCTTCCCTAATATACTATGCAGAATACTTGGAGTTTTCAATATCATGGATTGAGAACGAAAAGTTACTGATTACAGTATCTTCAATGACTCTGGCCATCTATTAACCCTTTAACCAAAACGAAAAAAAAAAGAATATGATTAATTAAAACCATACACTACCTAGCAACATTGCTAGGTAGTGTATGGTCATTTCATGCAAATTTTCTTTTTAATATATGAATAACATAAAGGTTAATAACAATATCAAGAAAATAGTGTCATTCATATTGAGAGATATTTTTAGTGTATAGTCTTGGAAGCAGCAAAGAAATTCAAAAGATCATCTTGAGTAATACTATCAATTTTATCAGCTTTGGTAATACTGATTGTCGTTTGGTAATAACCATTTGAGTATCCAATGATTATCACGTTTTCATCAGCATCTGTAATCACAATTCTTCTGAACGTAGGATCTGCTTTTACAGAAATCCTATTATCAAAGAAATCCATTACAGACTTGTTGTTTCTAATAGATTCGTAATCTTCACGAACAATACTATCGACAATATTATTCCACATATTGTCGGTAACTTTATTCATGACTCTAAAAGAACGAATCATAGAAAGAACTGATTCTTTGGAATTTTCAATGTCATGAATTGAGAAAGAAAAGTTACTGATTACAGTATCTTCAATGACTCTGGCCATATAAATCACCTCTAACGAGATTAAACGATTGTCATATAGAAAGAAAATTATTTCTATATCAATACTGGAACACCCAATATCAAAAATGTAATATATACTTAAAAATAAACGGATGACGTTTAATATTGTAGAAAAGCAACTTTATAAAAACATATTGATTTAAGGGGAAACAAAATGAACACTGAAAATGACAATTACTTAACCTCTAAACAATGGATTTCCAGTTGCTACGCAATGACTGAATCAGGAACAGCCATTGTAGTACATGAAAAAGAAGTTACTATTGACAAGACAACGCACGACATCAAAAATGTAAAAAATAATCTTCGTCTCATTAAAGATCCTAAAAGAAGAGTATATGTTACCAAACCTCAATTTAGAAATCACAAATATAAAAAGGAAACTGAATTCTTAGATAGAACGGATTGTTACATCATTGAAGATAGATATGCAGTAGAACATCTTAAAAAGATCTTAGATATTAACCCATATAAACGTATGTCTCTTATGGAAGTGTGCGATTCTCCTTATATCTATGGGGCAGATGTAAGTATGGAATCTCTTGTTCGTCAAAGATACATTCATAATGCACAGCACCAGATAGTACCGATTACTACTGGTGCATTTGACATTGAAAAATCTGTTCTTGGTGATGATCAAATTAACTGTATTACATTTATCGCGGAAGAAAATATCTACACTGCCGTTCACAATAGTTTTATGTGGAAATATGACGCAAATGGAAAGAAACATAAAGCTAATAAAAATGATATTGTAGAACTTGCGCACAATCTTCTTGGTAGATATCTTAATCAACCTTTTAAATGGCCCCTTAGTAAAAAATCTAATACATACAAAACTTTTAAACTTCATGTAGAAGTTTTTGACACAGAAGAAGAAGTGCTTCGTTGGACGTTTAGCAAAGTTCATGACGAAAGAATGGATTTTATAGGTATTTGGAATATTGGTTACGACGTTCCAACTATCATTGACAGATTAAAGAAACTCGATATAGATCCTAAAGACATTTTCTGCGATCCCTCAATACCCAAAGAATATAGAAAAGCTTATTTTAAAGAAGATAAAAAAAAAGTTCAACATATTGCCGACAAATGGCACTGGTTTGACTGTACATCTTATTCACAATTCGTGGATAGTATGCTACTTTATAATCGTGTTCGTAAAGTCAATTCTAAAGAACCTTCTTATAGTCTGGATGCTATTTCAAATAAAGAAGTAGGTGAAGGAAAACTTAAGTTTGATAATATTGGTGGTCACTACGAAATGCAAACAACCAGATTTGTAGAATACGTAGTATACAACATCATGGATGCCATTCTTATTCAGTTGATGGAATGGAAAAATCATGACATGACTACCATGTATCACCAAACTGGAAATAGTCCTTTGTCTGAACTGAGCAAACAATCTGTTATGCTCAAAAACAAATATGCCGAATTCTGTTTACACGAACTTCCTAAACATCCTGAATATATTGGTAAACCAAAAGTATACGCTACTGTTGGTAAAAATATGAAAGGTCCCTTCGATGATATTATTGGTAAAGTAGGTGGTGCAGTTCTTAAAGCTGATAACACTTGTGACATTGGAACCAAATGTATCATTGAAAGACACAATTTAGAAACTATGGTTTTGCAATATGGTGCTGACCAGGACTATTCTGCAATCTATCCTACTACAGACTCAACCTACGGAATTTCAAAAGAAACAAAATTGTATACTTGTGTTGGAATTGAAGGTATGGACAGATCTGCTATAGAACCACTCTTTGGTGGTCTTGCCAATCCAAAAGAAAATGCAGTATGGATTGGACACGACTACTTTGGTTTACCTAATTATACAGAAATGCGAGAGATATTTGGTACGTGGTACCAGGAACAGAAACTTAAGCAGTTATCACAATAAGGTATTTGTTTGTATGGCTAGAACAAGTAAATTGTCTATAACTAATCAAAATTGTATTAGAATTCTTTCATTTGACCCTGGTATGAATAATACCGGCTGGGCAATATCAAATTACAATATTGTCACTAAAGTCTTTGATGTACTTAAATACGGTACCATCAAAGCTTCTAGAATGGCTGAAAAACAAAAAGATCTTACTAACAGACATGGAAAACAAATAGTTGCTATAAACATTTTAAAACAAGAAATTACCAAACTTGTTATTGATAGTGTTCCAGACTACGTAGCTAGTGAAGATACTTTTTATAATCCAAGAACACCAAACGCATACAAATCACTTTTACTCTGTCTTTTCTCTATAGACAACATTCTCTTCAATATGTACTACTATAAAGAAGAATGTAATCTTAATGAGACAGCAAGTAAGCTTCACAAAATTTCACCCAAAACTATTAAAATGGTTATGTCTGGAACAGGAAACAGTTTTAAAGTAGATATGCTTGAAGCACTTAAAAAACAATATTCAGAAAAAGCTATTACATTTTCTCAATATCCTGATATCCCATTTGAAGATTTTCAAAATACACTTACCGAACATTCGATTGATGCTGTAAGTTGTGGATTTTCATTTGCCAAATCTGTATATCCTCAATTAGTCGTATAAAAAAAAATAAATATATAAATAGATACTGTTCTTGGGATATCCCAAGAACAGTATCTACCAAGTATCAAGACATATATCAATATAAGAAGAATCTTGCAATGAAGAAATATTATTTGTATTCTCAGTAGCAGATATTACATCTGCTACTGATTTGTAGGGTGTTCCTTATTAACCAAATTATCTTTATCAGGAATATCTTCTTGAACAATATTTGTTGCGGAAGTACCGGTATCATTTTGTACTGATGGATCTTGAAATATAGAAAGAAAATTTGCCAAGTCTTCATTAGCAATATTCTTTCCTATAAATAGTTCACCTGTTTGACTGTCATAAACAATTGCTGTATCTTTAAATTGTGAAGAATTTGGTTCGACAACTGATTCTTCATTGTTCTCAACTGTGGTCACATTTTCATTTTCCTGAACAGTTATATTTGTTTCTTGTTTTTCTTTTGTTTTACATGATTTTTTTCTTTGTTTATCGATACTATTTATTACAAATAGTCCGGTAGTAATTCCAATAGCTCCACTAATAACTGCACAAGTAAAATAAGAATTCCAATTCATAAGTCATACAACCTTTTGTTTAAAAATGTATAATACAATTACCATTAAACTACAAATATAATTCATACAAGGAAGAGTCAAAATGACTCTTCCTTGTATGTTGTAATCAAAATAAAATATAAAGTTTGAAATGAATCAATTTTGTCGTATATTAAAATTAACCAAGAAGTGCACGCATACGAGCTTCAGACTTCTCAATATCTTCCTTAGGAATACAACGAGAAATATCTACCGTCATGCTAGATGCACAATAAGTAGTAACAGGATTGCCAGTACCAGGAGCCTTATTATAACTCACAGGAGCAACACGAATACGATCATGAGATGTGCCAACAATAGCCTTGGCATGAACACGAATATCTTTAGGTTCAATTGCCTTAGTGGTATTGACATTTTCCACAACACGAGCACATTCATCAACAGAAACTGCATATAGAGCACGATCAAGAAGTGCCCGAGCCTTTTCAACTGTTTCGATCATCGTTACAGGAGCACCTGCACGAGTCATCAGTTCTTCAGACTTGGTCTTTTCCAGCTTGATCTTTGCACCAATAAGCTTACCATCGGAATTGGTAACATCTTCAATTTTACCATTGGAACGAATGAATTCAGCAGCGTCTTCGACAGTGAGAATAGCAGTGGTGGTTTCAGCCATGATAAAACACTCCATGGGTTATGTGGTTTATTTTTGTGCAAATTTAATATTGTTGCACAATATTCATGCAATGTGTAATGATTTACACAAAACATGGATTCAGTAGAGTAATATATATTTTCAATTATTTTCAACTTTTTAACAAAATACTTCACGATCCACAAGTTCTTGCATAATGATAATATTCTCTTCATAACTAAAGTAGTCGGTAATACTTCTAAATGCTTCTTCTGACATAATAGGCTCAATATCAGACATGATACAATTTGCAAATTCTTCTTCATCATCGATATTAGATAAATAATACCACCACTGAATAAAATCATTTACATCCTCAAATTCATTGTCAATTTTATTTTTATCAATGAACCAACCACGTTCATGCTCAACATTAATTGATTGTAAATAATCGTATAAAGTAACAGTACCTCTAGTTCTGCTTAATTTATCTAAAAACGATTTTATAAATGTATCTTTGTACCCAAATCCATTTAAATCAGATAATGTTAATTGATATAATTCATGTGGATATTCAACAACGTGTTGGGTAACTAATTGAGTAATAAGCTGTAATTCGGTAGAAGTCCAATGTGCGGAATAAAGAGCAATGCTTACAAATCTTTTAATAGTAATAAGCAATTTGGCTTCACAAAGACTATTGTAACAATAAAAATCATCGTTACATCGAAGTAATTGTTTTCCGCAACAAGGACAGATTGTTGGAGCATATGTTACAGAAATAAATTTCCCATCTGTATCACCATTAAATCGAACACAATAGTACACATCCCCATTTATTGCGTCCTGATAAATTTCAATAATATCTCCAACATAATACTCGGTTTGATTTGTAAATCTTTCACCATGAGATTTGCGTTGAAATGTTTTAAACTGCGGAGTATCTGCCTGTATAGATATACCGATTTTTCCGGTAGGACTTACAGTATAAAACACATCTAGTACTTTTATGGTCATTATGTATTCATATTTTTTCATATCGTTGAAGTCAAATTTCATATATTCCATTAACATCGCGCCCTCACAAATTAAACGATTTCCCTGAGAATATTTGTATAGTAGTAATATATTTCCTCATTTTAAAAGATTTTTCATAACATTTGTCATGATGTATAAATATTTATACCACTGTGTACTCTAGTACACAGTGGTATATTACATTAAATTAAAAATAAGATACTTGAGAACTTACGTAAACTTCTTTATCATAAGTAAGCTTGGCCCAATCAGCAAATTGGTTTTGTAAAGAATCATATTTGACAATAGTAGGATCAACTATAGAATTGCCAATATTTTTCCAGGCTGTTATTTCTCCAGAAATACGACTAAGTCTTGCTTTATAATTTTCATTTTTAGAAATAACAGATTTGCAATACGTATCAATGTCTGTAACTGGAATATCCATATTTTCAACATATGCATATACTGAATCTTCAGCATAAATCAAAGCTCGAATAAGAGATTCTTCATTTTCAGAAGCTGAACCATTTATTTTTTGTTCACATGCTTCAACAAGTTCATTCCAAGCAGAAATTGTTACCGCATTATAACTGTCTATACCAAGAATATCCGCAACTGCCCAAGAACGTAACAAAGCTTCTTGATTAGTAATAAAATTTTCCCAATGTATTTTTGCTTGTTCTAAACTACGAACATCTTTCCAAGTTTTTGTTTTAAAATCATATCGCATGATGTATCTAGAATCGTATTCTACTGGAGGATGTGGAAATTTATCCCATTCTTCCTCAGAAAGAAAAATAAAACAGGAATCACAAGTTGCAGCAGGATCTAAACGCAATGACCCATCTGACAAAATAATAGCTTTTACTTTTTCCCAATCTTTTTTAGCTTCATTCCATTTTCCAACAGAATATTCACAAACTGCAGGAGCCATGGTAAAATGATCATCTATTTGAGATAACTGTTTCAATCCGGAATATAACTTATATCCGGTATCATTTTCATATGTTGGAACATGTACATCTACATCAACCATAACGTCCAATAATTTTTCTGAAAAAAGTTGTTTTTCTTCTTCTGTAAAAGAAATTTCAACAATATCTCCATCAGAGTTCATTTTTGTATAAACATAAATATTGGACGCAGGTTCATAGTGCAAATACATTTTAGATTTTACTGGAAGTATATTGATATCAAAATTTGGAAGCTCGTATTTATTCCAGGTCGATTTAATCCACAATGTAGCATTTCCATCAGAATACATAAATGTAGCGATCAAATCTTTAAGTATCGTTTTTTCATTGTCACTAAAATTCATTTTGTATCTCCATTAATTTATATATTGAACCCAGATATCGTGAGTAGTTGACCCAGGAGCTACACTTGAAATGGTAGAAATTTGACTAAATCTAACCGCATGTGGATTGCTCTTATTGTTGGCATGATTGTTAAAATTAGTAGTTACACTACTAATATTATTCGTATTTGTTGTAACTTTACCACTAAGATTTGTAATATTTGTTGTATTGGTAGCTATCTTACTTTCAGCACTAGACACTCTAGTTGTGAGAGCAGATATATCCGTTTTAGCTTTGTTAACATCAGTTGTTAAGCTGGCAATATTATTTTTATTTGTATTTGCTTGATTTTGTACTGCGGTGATTTGACTAGTATGTGTATTTATTTGAACTGTATGATCACTTACTGTAGTTTCCAATGTTGCTGTTTTTTCTTCTATAGTAACTAGTCTATTTGTAATATTAGCTATTTTACCAGATATTGATGCATCCAAATCATTGATCTTTTTAGTAAGTTCAATTCGAAGTGCATTTAGATCTGCTGTTAACAAATCTCCCATGTCATTAATAAGTTCAGTTAACTCAGTTTTTAAATTTGATAATTGAGTATTAAATTTGTTTGTAAGATCAATAAACTTTTCATTAATCTCACCTTTTAAAAGAGAAATCTCTTCTTTTATTTTATCTTCCATTTCTTTTCGTAAATCATCCAATCTTTTTATCAAATCATCTGCCAATGTCTTTATATATGATTTTAATAAATCTTTTACATTGACTATGTGAGGTTGGATAGTATTTTTAACAAAACTCTGCATAGTGCGATATTTAAAGGCCATTCGTTATAGCCCTCCTTATAAATATATTTATACGTTTAAGGTACATTTTATAGTTTGTTCACAGTATGGAGGGAAATTTTCATGTATATAAAGAGTATTGAACTTAGTAAATTTATTCCTTTTGGGTTAGCTCAAATAAGAAAATTACAAGCTACTTTTCATTCACAAATACAAATTTTTATTGGAACAAATGGAAGTGGAAAAACTTCTTTACTAAATGAACTTCATCCTCTTCCAGCTATTCGTTCTTCATATAAAAAACAAGGCTATAAAAAACTTGTTATAGAACATGAAGGAAATGAATATATATTAACTTCTGATTTTTCCGATAAAACAAAAGCACATTCATTTATTAAAAATGGTGAAGAATTAAATATATCTCACGTTAGTGGAATCCAATCAGAACTTGTAAGCACTCATCTTGGATATACTCCACTTGTTCACAATCTTACTCATTTCAAATATAAAATGTGTCAAATGGGGAAAACGGATAGAAAAAATTTTCTTCTTGCTATCAATCCTATTGATCTAACTCTTGTTCTTAAAGCTCACAAACAGTGTTGTTCAAAAATACGTGAGTGTAAAGGAAATATAAATTTACTCAGTAAAAGAAAACAAGAAATAGAAGATAAACTTTTATCTAAAGATGTTCTTCAAGAAAAATATAAACAAAAAGAAGAATTGGAAAAACAAAATACAGAAATAAGCAATACTATTTTTTATTTACAGGAAGAACTGAATAAATATCAACAACAATTTTCTACAATAAATAAAGAAACAATTAAACCTATTGATTTCCAAAGACTTAAAAAATTTGAAAATAGAGTTAATATATTTTTAAGTGAGCATAAAAATATCGGTGCCGGAGATACTCATAATAAGATTAATACTCTTTCATCTGACATAGGATTTTCAGAAGCTACTATTGCACAATTAGAAAATCAAGCTGCTTCTATCGTCAAAGAACTGGAAACATACGATAAAAATATTCTTGATATGAATGCGGAAACATCAGTATCAAAAATTGAAGAAACTTTAAAAGAAAAAAAGAACAAATTCGCAAAATTTAAAAAAATTACCAATCAGATTGTTTTTATTGATGACGAGTATCTTTCTGAGTGTTGTACATCTTTTACTTATTTAACAAATGCTATCAACTCGTTAATAGATTGTCACCCAAAACATATTGTCACTAAAGATGTATTTAATAAAATTTCATCCAAACTACAAATTCTTCAATATAGAAAAAATAATCTCGACAAAGAAATCGTTAGTTTAATGGATCGTATTAAAGAATGTGATGATGAATTGAACGAACTTCCATCTGATAAATTTGAGCTTGTAGAATTATGTACTACATGTGATTACAGATCAAGATGGCAAACTTCCATTAAGTCATTACAAGAAAAGAAAGATAAACTTAAAGCAAAATATCAATATAGTCATAAACAATGTTGTAAACTGGACAGTGTATATACTAAACTTTCCTACTATTACAATGAACAATCTATACTGAGAAATTTTGTAGAGAATATCAAATCTATTCTTTCTAAAATGCATTATTTTAACAATACTGATATTTACATTACAGAAAAACTTAATGACAACCCAATTAAGTTCATGAAAGATATAGAAAAAACAATTCTTATTCAACCTACATTTAGAGAACAATTAAAACTTGAAAAAGAGATACTTGAAATTGAACAAAATATTAAAACTTTAAATAAAACCCAAACTCCAGTTGTTCATATTTTACAAGAAATGTACAAAAACAAAACCAAAGAATTGTTGGATATCCAGACACAATTAAAAAGAAAAGATAAAGAACTATCTTTACTTATGGAAAACAAAAAGAACTATGAATATTTAGATAAAATAAGAAATACCGCACATCAATTAGAAAAAGAAATTGCTGAGTATGAACAATATGTAACAATTACTAAAACCATCGAATACATTAACCTAAGTCTTAACGAATTCAACACTAAAAGAAATCAAATCAATTGTCAATTAGGTACAATTGCTACTGTACTCAAAGAACAAGAATCTTTGTTAAACCGATATAATGAAGAAATTGTAAAACTTTTAGAAAAAAGCGAACGTGATAAACTTATTTATGAAACTATGGAGTTTGGTTTATCTCCGATAACAGGATTTCCACATCAACAACTTATCAAACATCTCAATGTAATGATAAGAAATGTCAATGTTCTTGTTAATCAAATATGGAGTTACCCACTCCAAATTGTAGAACTTGATCCAAAAGAACCTTTCGATTATACATTTCAAGTTTTAGCTAAAGATGAACTTGTTCCAGATATAAGCAATTTAAGTAAAGGTCAAATGGCTATTGTAGATATAGCTTGGATGGTTGTTTCATTGCTTACTATGGGACTTACTAAATATCCTGTATTCTTGGACGAATGTTCAGATGGTCTTGACCCTGTACATTCTCAAAGATTACTCGAATGGTTAAAAGAAATAGCTGATGAAAAATATGTCAATCAAATGTTTATTATCAATCATGATGCTGCACTATATAGTGGATTTTCTGATGCAGAAACACTTTGTCTTATGGGTAACGAAGAATTGTCAGAACATATCAGTCACTTGAATCAACATGTAAAATTCTCATAAAAAAAAAATAAACATTAAACATAGATGAAGGGGGAGAAATTTCTCCCCCTTCATCTATTCCACATACAACTTATTTTTTATAACATTTGTAATATAGATTCTATATTTAACATTTCCCTATCAACTTTGTTTCTAAATAATACAATTGCACTATATCCAAGTTTTGAAAGCAAATCATTCCTATTAAAATTCAGTATAAAATATTCTAATAATGTTTAAACAGGTTCTCTATCCCTTACAACAATAACAAAAAGTTTGTTTTCTATTCGTTATCTACAAATATAATCAATAAAACTATCGCTTTGATTATATCCCGATTCATCTGAATTAGATCTTACATTTAATTCATTTATAATTGAATTTATAGATCTCCGTCAATATTTTTAATAATCATACTTCATTTTCCCTATTTATTTACAATTTAAACCGTTATATCTGTTACAAATGTCAGAATGCCATTCATCCACAGTACTCCATTTTTTAATGAATTTATCTTTAGCTGATTTTTCATCCAGTTCAGTTAATTTCGCATTGTAATTTTTAAAACTACTTTTAATCAAATTTCGTATACATTTAATTTTTTCTAATATTGGATCTTTCGGATCATAATGAGAAATAATCATTTCACTAATAACAGCCATCGGAAGTGAAAATAATTTCCTGCTGTAATAAAGATATACTGAACTCGTTTTTAAACTAAATGTTTCACCAAGAACAAATACTCCAACTCCAGAAGGTTTAAAAATATCGTGGTATCTTTTTTCAACCGTACCAGAAAGAACCATAAGCTTATACATAATCTCATCATAACTTTCACAATAAGTATCATTTGCAACAGCTTTTTTACTGATCATTGTAATGTTTCCTTTCAATTGTTTAATTTATAAGCAACAATAGTAAAATTATCAATTCAATTTTTTATAATTCTCAAAAATTTCAATGTGCCAATTATCAACACTTTTATATTTCTTTAAAAATTTATTCTTAGCTAGTTGTTCTGAAGATTTTGTATTATGCTTTTTAGAATTATATTCAATCAATTTTTTGACAGTACTAATAGTTTCAAGCAATGAATCATTTTCATCATAGTGGGAAATAATCATTTCTGTTATTACTAGCATAGGCAAAGTAAATGCTTTCTTAAGATAATACACATATACAGAATCATCTTTTATGCCAAATGTATCCGAAAGAATGAGCAATCCAATGCCACCTGGTTTAAACAATTCATCATCCGCTTCGTCAACTACTCCAGAAAGAACTACAAGAGTGTTCATGATTTCGTTGTAATTTTCACAATAATTCACGTCGGCAACATCAGTCTTACAAATCATCTTCTATTCTCCTTTTTATAAGTAGTATAAGTAGCAGTAGGACAATCCTACTGCTACTTATACTTAACTTTGCTTAGTAACAACTATCAACTATTTTAGTAATATCACATTCTTTATCCAAAGAACTGAATGTATGAATCTGTTCCATAATTTCAGTATCAGTCATACTAAACAAACGATCAACATCTGAAAACCAATCACAGTTTATTTTAGGTTCACATTTTTCACAATGAAAATTTTCAAACATCTTTTCCATTTCCGAAGACATTACAAACTCTTGATTTCTTTTTAATTGTGTTAAGTGCCCTATAAGGATCTTTTCTATAAATCACCAAATTCAGCTCTTCACACACAGAACAATATTTATTTAAGGTTTCATCAAAATATACCCTAAAGATGTATTCTTTTCCATCATGATCAAATTGTGATTCAGTAATAGCAACTCTTAATGATGAAGCTTTTGCTTTTCTCATTTCTATAATTCATCACTTTTTACTTTGTTAAACACACTATTAAAACATGACCAGCAGGGTAAAAATACAGGTCTTACTCCTTTAACAATAAACTTATACTGATCAAGAGAAACTTCATATTTATCAGTACCAAATTTCGCAAATACTGTAATCTTACTTATTCGATGATCTAGAGTTACTCTAAATTCACCTTCTGGACCTTTATAAGAAGCTCTTGAAATACTATCTTCTTTTATATTAGCTGAAGTTATTGTATCAGTAATAGTATTCTTTTGAATAAATTCATTAAACGTTTTGATAGCGTCAAAAGTTTCCTTAACCAATAATTTTAACTCTGGTTTTATTTCTTCCATAACAACAAATCCTTTAACAAAAATAATGTACTTTTATTATCAGTTCGTACATTATAATTCATTTACTAAAAAATAATATATATGTCATTGCAGCTTGAATTTAAAAATTCTGTACAAATAATAGTACCATTGTATGCGTTGTAATTTGTTTAATGTTTGTCGATTTTATACTTTCTTATATTCTTTTTCTCGATAAACTAGGATGTGCTTCTCCTTCACATCCGAACGAACAAATCGCGCTCTGCTTCCCATCCTGTATAAGTACAACTCCTAAATAGGAGTTGTACTTATACAAAAATATATACAATTCTAATCTGTAGTTACTTCAGAAAAATCGGTATCAATTGTATTTTCATCAACAGGTTCTTGTGAATTTGATTGAGATTGACGACAAACAACAGTTACACCAAGAACATCATCAAACATAATAGGATAAATAGCCATCCCAAATATTTGAGCATATCCTGGAAAACGTTCATCAAGATTATGTGATTTAAGTTCTTCAGTATCAAAGAACCATACACCATCATAACCAACTATATTGAACGCTGTACGCATACCAAGAAGATGATGCTTTTGTTCAGAACTAAGTTTTTTGTCAAGCATCTCTGTATTTTCGGGACAATATACTTTATTGACAATATCCTCGATCATACAAATTTCACCACGAGAACATTGTTCCCAACCAAATTCTTTGATATTAAGACTCATCTTTGTATCTCCTATCATTAAAAAATTTGAACATACAATATATAACTTATTTTCTCTTTTTTCTACATGGAACAATCATAGGCTCAAAACTTTCTCTATCAACATTAAATAAATTTTTTGACTTTTTAAAATACCACAAATCGAAAGGAGAAATATACCAGTATCCAATTTTATAATCTGCATAATCAACTTCTTTTAGTTGTTTATACAATTTCACATATGCTTCATCGTTAGTTCTATACTCTAAATAAAAAGCATTCTTACTATAAAATCTCCAATTTTGATCTTCTGGAATATTAATTACATTCATCTTGATTTGATTAGACTTACATTCTACATACGGACCACGTTTTCCGATAACAATTCGTTCATATCCACGAAGTAACAACAATCCCGTATATGTATAAAGATCAACTTTTGTTTGATTATAAATATCAAATGGTGCCAATCTTTCTTGATATTGTTGTAATGTAGGCATACAGTTGATTTCCTTTATAATAATGTTTTCTACATTACATGAGAACAATAAATATTAAAATATAACTTACCTATCGTTAAGATAGGTAAGTTATATGAAATTAAAATTCTTCTGGTTTCTTAATCTTTGTTTTCAATTCTTCTATATCTTCTAAAGTAACAGTATCTTTTTTCCAAACATCAAAAATAGATTTAACAAAACTAAATCCATATTTTTCAATCAATTTAAAAATTTGTAATAGTACTTCAATACTCATATATTTTCTCCTATTCTGCATATATCAATTTATTAGAACCAGTGTCGTATTCTGGAACTTTTAATCCGAATGATTTGGCAACAATAACAAGTTGTTTGATTCCTATTTTAATAGATTCTATTGCAGCAATAACATCATTCTTTTTATTAGCATCTGCTGCTTTATAATAATTTTCAAGAACAATAACTGCAGACTGATATGAATTATACCAAATCTGAGCTGCGTTTTTTATTCGATCGTATTGATCAGAACTGAGCAATCCTTCTTTAGTGGCATCAGAAGATACTTGCATGGTTGTATTATAAATAATTGCTGAAGTATCGAGAACTTTATATGCATTGACAATAAAAGGATCTTGTTCAATAGGAGTATCTTTATCAGTACAACCACCAGTAATACTCACAATCAACATCGTAATAAAAATAAATAAAATCTTTTTCATACTTCCTCTCTTGTAAGAAATAAATAAAGCATAAGATGCTATTTAGCAAAAAAAAATAAAAATATTAAAAGCATGAACAGTAGGCATTTGCCTACTGTTCATACCCTTCTCAGGAGGTTACCAATGACAACGAAACACAAGAGGCTAGGCATGGGGTGTTCCAACATGAAGGGGAATGGTCATGATAAGAACAATATAAAATCAAGATTAAAAGTAAGCCCCGGTACTTCTATTACTCACATAAAAATGTGCTACCTTGATTTAAGAAAATAGGATAAGCTTAACTATATCAATAAACGACACGAAATTGTGCTGCGAGGCAATGGATGAAGGCCCCAAATTACAACACGCAAGACAATCCACAATATCATTTTACAATCGGTGTCCTTCTTTAATCAACCAATTGTAAAACAATTAATATAGTTATTTCTCGATTGTTTGATCAAGACAATCGCTACCTTATCCAAATTTTAAAAACTATTTTGGTAGCTCGTACTAGGCTTGAACTAGTAATAAACCCTTATAAGGGGTCCGTTATGACCACTTTAACTAACGAGCCAGAAATATTTTAATCGTCCAAATATTTATAATAAACTCGAACAATATTTGAATAAATTCTACTTAATGCCCATCTATTCAATCCATTTTCATCTAAATAATGATTGAATTTTACTGAACATGATCTACAACAAGATGTGGTTAAAGCATCTTGATTGCACAATAATGTATGATTTCGTGGTCTAGTAAATAATTTCTCACACCAAGGACATTTTAAATCTACATAAACAGAACCACGATTTCTTAAATGGAATTTACGATGAGCATCTTTATAAACTAATTCTAAATTATTAATATCATTGTTATATTTATTTTCGTCAACATGATGAACATGTTCGTCTTCATCAAGATATCGTTCTAAGTAATTCTCCATTACAGCACGATGTTGGTGGACATAATCATGGTGTAAACAATGTGGATGATCAGGTATCTTACACAATAAATAATCACCATTTTTAACAACGCGCGAAGTATCTTGATATTTCCACATTTTTATACTCAGCTTTATCTTATCACCTGCTCTGCCAATTGAGCTATTTATCAACAATTTTATTACACGCATGAAATATATACTCAATGTATTTAATTACACCTTAAAATAATATTCTTTCAACAAAAAAAAATAAGAGGAAGGAAATTTAATCCCTCCTCTTATTTTTAATTCATCTACTATTCTTTATTATTAAGATAATTGGTCATTCCTTTATCTTCAAAACAACCAAAGACCAAAGACACTCTTGTGCCATCTTCCTTGGTATAAAATACATCAAGCTCCATTTTTGCTTCAGGAACAAGAAGATAAAGCTCCGCCGACTTAACAAAAAATGTATGAAAGAAAACATCATTTTCGGCAAGATTACCATTGTTAGGAACAGGTGCAATTCCAAGACCATCAGTTTTATTAAACCATTTATCAAAGAATTCACCAACTATTTTCTGTTCTTGTACAGAAAGTTCATTCCAATTGAACACATTGACATTTGCAAAACGTACGTTCATTTTTTATCTCCATAGTTAAAAGGTTTATATATTTTCACAGATTACTTATTTAGTAATCTGATTATCATTATCTCTGAATTTTGTACAAATTAATATTTTCTTTATGAAAATTAAAACTATTATAACCTGTTTCACGAAAGGCTTGCTCAAGACTTTCGGTCATACATTCATATTTATTTCCTAAACTTTGATAGTATATAAAAGATTTTCCTCTTTTATCAAATTTTAATACAACTTTTCCTTTTTGTAGTTTCCAAATAAAAACAACAAAATTCTTTGTCTGAATACTTGTATAATTATATATTCCACGTAAAACAATTTGATTTCGATTAGAGAAAAAGTCACGAATACTTTTTCTCATTTTATTCATCTCAAAAAACCAACATTTTGCTGTTATTTCATGATTCATTGGATCGTCTTGCATTTCAATGCCACCGGTACAAAGACAATACCCATGCCATTTGCAATTACTACAAGTATATCTTTGGCATTCTTCTATTGTACTAAAATCGTAATCACTCCAAATGACCCGACGAGGAAATATATGCAAAGGAGTAATAAATTCCATAACAATTCTCCTTAAAAATTTATAATTAATCAACTAGTAGAGTATGGGTAAATTTACCCATACTCTACTAGAATAAAAAGTATTACACAAAACACCACTGAAGAACTATTAGTTCCTTTTCAGTGAACTTGCGATGATGCTCTTCCCATATAGAAACAGCTTCATCAAGTTCCATCCCTGGCCTTGTCCGCATAATCCAAAAAAGATCATCCGTAATAATGGAAAGTTCAGTGCACATATAACCCTCCAAAGTTAAAGGCTAATACATTATAAATTTAACTCATATTCAAATACGATGGAAATTTATTACAGTTAAACATTTGTTCATATTTATTGATAAATGTTTGTATCTTTTCAACAAGAATCATCGTTTCTTCATATTCCAAAATTTCTACACCACCCTGTTCTACCATATTGATTGTTCAGACATTAAAAAATCACGTCGTTCTTCATTTGTTTTAAAGTTACGAAATTTTTCATATTCTCTTCTTGGTAAACATCCAGAGAACGTTGTCAGATGATCAATATGTCTGTATGTGCCTGTATTACAATATTTTACTATTTCATTATTTTCCAAATGAACTTCCAAGACAATTTCTTTAATAATACCGTCTTTACTAAAGAAATCTGTATTGTACTTTTCGTGAACTTCACATTTGGTGATAATTCCAAATTTTCCAAAATAAAAATCTCTAACTATTCTTCCTACCTTCCAAAGGAAAGAAATTACATGATCATCATTCGCAAGTATGACATCAAAATGACTTTGATAATTGTCATCCTTGCTCAATTGTTCACGAACTTTTACTGCTTCATCCAGAATAGAAAATATACCACGTACTGATGCTCCAAAATTATCGTTTTGTTCTATAATCACATACATCATATTTAACTGTTCTCCTTTTCTTCATTATTTATAAAAAACTTTCCTTTTCCTGCTTTCATTAATGAAAGAAAATCACTAAGATAAAATGTCTTTTTACTTAACAGTTTACCATCTGAAATTGGTTCAATAGGTTCTATAGTTACTTTGTAATTATCCATGATCTCATATTGTCCTCCTTCAACAAAACGGCACTTTACCATTTTGGTTCTATTACTACTTATTCCTACCCCACCAATGACAAAATCACAACAATCAACAGGGTATTCAACAATAACATTATTGATCCCTATCTTGAGAATAGAATTGATAAATTCGTCTCCAGAACACCGCTCACCATTATTAAACTGCTCAATTAATTGATTGAACGGAGTATAAATGTAATCATCAAAATAAATTTTCATCTCATTGAAATGAAAATATTTTCTTCCATCAGCATCTTCTTTGAGTTTTTCACAATGAAGATATTCATTGTAATCTTCTCTTTCACCAAATCGAAATACTTCAATAGTATCGAAAAAATCGTCATAGTGCACGCCAAGAATGACACCATTCAAATTGTAATGTCTGTTCATTTTCTTCATCCTTTATTTAAAAAGTGCATAAAAAAAAAACAATACAAGAAGAGTTTAAAACTCTTCTTGTATAACAAAATTAAGAACATCCTCCGCAATGACCGTTCGGAATGTGATCATTACACAATTTTTCCAAATAAGCAAGTTCTTCCTTGGTAAACTTTATTTCGTGTACAAAAGGATCGTCACAAGCGAAAAACAAAATCCACGGATATTTGTTATGAATAATAAAAGGACCATTAACCATCAAACAACCATCAAGCGAATACTGAATGTCATCAACCTTAATAGTAAGGATGCCGGAACACAAATTGGGATATTTCCCAGTATACTCAACAAACTCAATTTTTCTCATCAAATATTTCTCCAATTTAAAAGATTATATAAGACATCAAAAAAGTAATATATATTTAAATTAACATCATTTACAATTTTAAAATTATCAAGAAGGGGATTTTTTAATCCCCTTCTTGATCAATTATATTTACTTTTTAAATATTGTCTCAAACACATGTAAAGGATTTAAATCCTTTACAAACTGCTCAAATTTTTCAAAAACTTCTTGTTCCCAATTTTGATATAACGAAATAGAATCTACATAAAAATTATAATTATCAGCCATACAAAAATGTACATCTATAATTTTAGATTCAAAGTATCTAACCCCAATAATAGACAAACCTTTATCTTTTTCCTTATAGGAATACGAAGTGATATTACTGATACATTTTGTAGTATCCGTATACGACTTTATTTCACTAGGAAGATCTTCCTTTTTATAATCCTCATCAACAACAAAAAACATAGATTTATTTTTTATTTGTTCTTCTATTCTTTTAAGCATATCTACAAATTGAACATTTGTCATCAAAGTTTCTCCTTATAGAATTTTTTCATTTTTAATAAGATATTATTTTTTTTTTCAAATTTATTAATATGTCAACAGTCCATGTTTTCTAAATACAACTCTTTAAGAATTGTAAACATTCTCCTTCCTATTTTTCTAGTACGGAAGAATAAAATCTTTTAGCATCGTACAATGTGAAATGAAATCGAATAGCTTCAAGAACATTTATTTTAAATTCATTGATATGAAATAAAGAAATTTCCGATCCAGAAGTATTATAAACAATGATATTTTTCAATACATTGTTATCTATGGAAAGATTGTTCATTTTAAAATCTAGCGTATCTTCAAATAGTCTTATAATTTCTTGAAGATTATAATACCATTTAAAAACAAGTCTACTGTCTTTTTTATTAATTCTAACATAAAACAATAAAAGTGTTTTATCTTTACATTCAAAAACAGGAAAATACCCATCTTTGTATTTTACATCACTATTGGGGTGACTAAATACTACATTATCGGAAACAAAATTTCCAATGATCAAATCAGTATTTACATCTACTCCAATTTCAAAAAGTTGCAGAAGCTCAAAAATAGTATCACTTCGATTAAACAAATTTAAATATCCATTTCTATTTTTACATTCTGTTTGATAATCTTTCAATAATTCAGGATAAAATACAATTCCAGAATTGACACCAATTTCATATCCAAACTTTTTCATATAAATTTCTCCATTGTAAAAGATTTCTAGATACAACTTCTACAATAAAGTAATATATAGCTCCAATTTCATTCAAAATAACCCACTAGTAAAAGATTTCATTTTATGCTCAATATCTGTTACAAAGGAGAGTTGTTCATATGGAAAATGCAATTGATTTAGCACTGCGAAATATAAATCACAACATCCCTTTAGAAATACTTGAAGTAGCTTTTGAAAATGATCAAAGAGGTATTTCCATAGAAGATTGTATTCATGAAGATGTCATTATTAATAGAATTTTACACGATGCCAATATCGTAGCAGGAAAAATAAAGACTATAGTACTTGATCCAGCGTGGATTAAAAAATCAGCTCTTCCAGTAGGATATATGATTCCAAACACTGAATCATATTCTATTTATAACATTCCTCCTGAGGCAAGAGAAAATAGACCTATTGCGTCCATCATCAGTATCAGATATCCATTTTCTTTATATGTAGGAAATCAAATGCCTTCAGGAGCATTGACAAACAGTGTAACTATGCAGACTGTAGGTAGTCTTGCTTGTCAAGTTCTTGATAGTCAGTCTGGAGGAAATTCTGCAGTTATGCCCATTCCTCATTTAGTTTCTGGACATCAAATAAAATTAACTCCAGTTACAACTGTAATGACTATGAACTATACATGGGAGCTTAATTGTAGATTGAGTTATGACAAAGAGTTTACTAACCTGACTCAAGATGCGCTTATACCATTTGCGGATTTGGCACTGTGTGCAACTAAAGCTTTTATTTACAATAAACTTGTACTTAAAGCAGATAAATTCTATACCACAGCAGGTTACGAATGGGGAAGGATGAAAGAAATTGTAGATAGCTACGCACAAGAAGCGGAAAGATATATTGAATTAAGAAAAGAATTTTCTGGTGGAGCAAATCAGCTTGACTTAGAAGGTACATATCAGGTTATTTACGATTCAATATAAATAAAGAGAGAAATGTATTATGCCTTTTTATACTAAAGTCAACAATATTCTTCGAGATTCCAATGTCTTTGTAAAACCATCTGGAAATGAGATATTAAAAGAAGCTAAAAATATCTGGGTTAAAAATGAAAGTGGTATATTAAAACCTATATGGAATTATTGGTGGGCAGTAGGAAGTTGGGGAGGATGTTCAGCAACCTGTGGAGGTGGCTGGCAATATAGATCAGTTACTTGTACAAGAACAAATGGGATTACAAAATCAGATACATTTTGTTCCGATATAACTAAACCACCAATGTCACAATCATGCAATACTCATGCGTGTAATATACAACTGTACACAAGTGTTGATGACATAGCTACTATCTGGCCAGCAGATCCTAATGGAAATGTTATTGGAAGTGGCACTGCAGTTATTGGTGGATTTAGAAATGGTGATACGTATCACTACGAAGCTCAATTAGCCACATATCCAGCTATTCCTGTTTACAATGGAAATTATTATTTTGTCTGCGAAGTAAGTGACGTTGGTAACAATAAAAGAGGAAACTGTGGTATTTCTATTCTTAACTTAAATAAAGTATCTTGTACACTTATAAGAACTTTAGATGGAGAATGGGAATGGAACCCAAATGGCTTTACAATTATTGATTGGTCCCATCATGGTCCTTGGTGGAGAAATGTTTCATATGGAACACAAACTATCAAAGGTTTCTTTTACGTACCAGCAGTATAAAACTATAAGAGAAGTCTAGGGTATTCCTAGACTTCTCTTATAGTACTTTAATTTAAATACTCAAATGATTTAATGATAATGTAAAGAATGAGCACAATAGTTAAACTAGCTATAGTAGCAGCTCTTGTTGTTTCTCCACAATTTCCAACAAAATATGTAAAACTTCTTTTCACAGTTACAACAGCTTCATCAGAAATACGTGAAGATGAAAATATATTTTTTACTTTAGTAAGTATTTCTATTTTTGAGTTCATATTTACTTTATCGATCATACATCTTCGATATGATTTTTGTAAAAGTTCATATGTAAGTTTTCCAAGTCCTTCATATATTTCATACTCTATTTCTTCTCCATATTCATTTTCATTTTTAATAACACGTACTTTTTCAAAATCTCCACTAGATGCCTGAATAGCTGCAAGTTCACTAAACATAGTTACTATGATTCTAAATGTAGATTCATTTACAGAACTGTATTGTTGAGACAGTACATGAATAAGTTCATTGTCAATAAATCTTGCTGGACTTTGTATTTGTTGAAGCATACTAGATAACATCATATCAAGTATGTTGGTGGATGATGTAATAACTTTCTGTCCATCTATTTCATCTACCAATCCATATGAACGAATCTCATCACCTTTCTCTTTTTGTTCTCTATAAATTAAATTGATAGTACGAATTTTTTGCCGAATACGAGACTGAATATCAGTAATGACATAAAGGACATCAGCGTCATATTTAAAATTATAGATAGTTCCAAAATGAATAGAATCAGTAGCGAATATATCTCTGGAACGAGCTTCTATAACTTTCTTCCATGTACCATATTTAACAATGTCATATTTTGCCGACAATGATTTGATGACTGATTCCATGGTATCTTTATTCGCACCAAATTTATAATAGTGAAAAACCAAAGATGTAAAAAATTTATAATGAAGCATTTTAAATAAAGCAAATAATCCCTGTTCTTTCAATTCATCGGATACTGTAGACATGGCTACTCTATGTGCCGTATATACGATCATTTGATTATATGGATCATTAAGAACTACCCAAGAAGGTTCTATACCTGGAGCATATCTTAATATTTCTTTAATCTTTTTTTCTGATACTCCACCAATAATAGAAAAGAAAACAGATCTGTCGGTATCCGTAAAAAAAATAGGAACAGTTCCCAATAAATAAGTATTGAGTGCCGCACTATGTTCATTTTTTGTTTCAAACATAGCACAATACTCAACTAAATTCCTAATAAAAAGATCTGTCACCGGATTATTAATTTCTGGTATTTTACTAAATTCATCAAGTAAATATGTAGTGTGTTTATTATCTTTTGCCATCTTTTATTTCTCCAATTTAATACTATAGACACAAAAAAAAATGCTATGTATTCAGTAAAAATTAATTCATTTTAGCATGAGGAAAAACATTATGGATTTTGATCGTCTTAAAAAATTTGTCGAACATAAATCTTCTTCTATTTCAAATTATGACCTGCTAGTTCTTGAAAATGAATATTATAAACAATTTGCAGAAGTCAGTGAATCTATTCACCTTATAGATTCCTGTTTATATGAAATGGATATTCTTTCTTATGTCAATAAAGATCATACTGGATCTTTTGAAAACTTAGCTATTCCAAACAGTGCTGCTCTAGTTACCAACGATCAAAAAGGAAAATTGTCTCAAATTTGGGCAAAAGTTATAAAATTTTTAAAGAAACTTTGGGATCAGTTATCAGAGCTTTTTAGAAAAGCAAAAGAATTTATTTTTACAAAATCCAAATTTCTTATTAATAAAATTGATAAAATAATTAAAGAAATTCAAGCCGCCAGTACTGTATTTACTATTCAGTTTCCAGATGTACAAGTTACTGTCAAATCTACCAGTTCTGCATTTGATGATTTGTTGAAACTTGGTTCTATTGTCACTGAAAACATGACTTTAGATCAGACAAAATCTACAGGATCTAAACTACAAGAAATTGATTCAGAATTAGCTAAAGCAGAAAACATTTTAGAATATCATAAACAACATCCAAGAATGGTAACAAATGATGGACACTCATTGCTAATTGGTCTTAATAGTCTAAAAAATACACTCAAAAATAATGCAAGATATGTCGATGGATATAACAAAAATATCGAATCTGCAAAAACAGTTATGAAGAAAATGCATCCTGATAGATTTGTAGGACAGGATCAAACACTTCCTACAGCAATTACTTCAGTTGCATCTTCTGCATCTGCTTCTTATAAATCCGCAATAAAATATATTAAAAATCTTACTGATACTGTAGAAAATTCTGTTAAACTTGTAGAAAATCAAATTAATGAACATTTAAATATACAGCCTCAACAATAAAAAAAATAAAATTTATATTTATAGAGTAGCCAGAGAAATTCTCTGGCTACTCCTATATCAACAATTATGACACTAAACAACGGGTCAGACAAATATCACTCAAATCATCGTTACACGTTATTCGATCTGTCAAAGTAGGTTCTTGAATTCTTGCAAATTCTATATATCTATCAGCTGCAGCTAACAATCGTTGATTACTAGGTCTAAGCGTTTCATAAGGAAAATTACGAAGTCTATAAACTTCATCAAACATTTCATCAAGATGCGTTTCGACAAAATCAAGTACTATAGTGATACTCATGATAAATTCTCCTTTAAATTACAAGTAAAATATTGAAGATATTTCCAATATCAAATATGTAATATATACTTAATAAAAAATGAATAACCTTTTATCAACTTATACAAGAGAGTAAGACTTAAATTGGTCTTACTCTCTTGTATATACTTATTTATTCTTCTTTCTTTATCTTTCTTTTATTTAGTTTAAATTTCTGCAGTTGATCAATAAGAATTTTAAGAATATCTTCATCACTACAATACGTGATATATTCCTGTATCTTTCTAATCACATCATCGATGGAATCAAGTTTAAATGTTTCAAGAATATATCTTTCAGATTTGGTATTACATACACAAACCATAATTTCAGCTTCATTAAAAACCCATTTAACCTTTTCTTGAAGAGTCATATCCATAGTGTATTTGTGCTTATTACAAACACGAATAAACATATCACTAAGAATAGTTTTATATTTATTATCACCAGATTTCATATTGTCTTTCTTCCTTTTAAAATGTTACTGGTGGAATAGTAAATTTCACTAAAGTGCTTTCTTTTACTTCGTGCAAAATACTTGATTCCATAAATATCAGTAAACTCTTCTATCGCATTTAAAATATGATAGCATCCAATATATTTGCCTTTAATGAATTCTGAACTTCCTTTAGTTCTATCGAGATAGTAACGTAAAGTATCAATAATATTTTTTAAACAAGCATTTAGCTTATGTATGGTAAGACGATATTCTTTACAAAACTGAACTCCAGTAGTTTCCGGTTCAGCCAAATATCGTTCAAAAAATTCAATTTCTCTATTGGTCAAACAATTTCCAAATCTTTCATTTAATTTTTCAAATTCCACAATAACAGGATGCGTACTCGAATATATATTTCTTTTATAATTTCGGTTTATTCTATAATTTTCACATAACGATCGTACTCTTATTTCAGAATAAATTTTCCCTAACATATAGGCAACATACCTTTCCAAATACTTTAATAAGATATATAAGAGATATACCCTGCATGCAGGGTATATCTCTTATATTAATCAGTTATAAAACATTTTTTATTCTCTCTATACAACGTTTAAAAAATAGAGGTTTGTTGTGTTTGTATACAGGAATTAAATTTTTGAATTTATTATCACTTAACACACACCACATTCTTTCTGTTTTCACATCTTCTATAAAAACAGTTGCTGCAAAATCTTCTTCTGTCAATTTTCCAAGATATACATTTCCTTTATAAACAAACCGCGTAGCATCATCACATTTATGAACAAATTTAGTTGTTTCTTCTACAGGTTTAACATTTTCAACATCACCAGAAATAACATCATTAAAATAAGTAGTACAAATTGCAGCTTCAGGATTTTTACAAATAACTTCTCTAAAAGTCTCTAAAGCTTTCTCATAGGAAAGATCTTCTTCGGCTACACTTACACACATAAAAAATGCAAGTGATTTTGTTGTAAATTTATCAAAACTGTCACTTTCAAATCTTGTAACAAGAAAAAGAAAATAATCTTTAAACGGAGACATGTTATTATAAAATTTTTGTATTTCGTAATAATTTCCTAAAGAATCATTACTATAAACAAGTCTCTTCGACCCTACATACATAAAACTTAATTGGTCTAGATATATTGCCATCTTGCTAATATGAGTTGCATATCTTTTCCATTTTGCATTAATTTTGTACATGGTATCAACAATTCTAGAATCTAATTCCATATTCATTATAATTTCTCCTGTTTAAGTAAACTACTACTGGAAAGATTATCTTTCCAGTAGTAGTAATTATTTTGTTATTAATTTCTTTCTACTGAAAATTTACAAGCAATTTTTCTACTTCTTTTATTTCACTTTCTTTTGCTTTGATATACGCATCTATTTTTTCAAGAATTTCAGGTTTATGATCAAATTGTCTTCTATCTTTTACTGCAGTTTCAATCTGTTTCTTCAGCCAATCAATTCTTTTCATATGTTCTTTTTTCTCATAATCGTTCATATCAAACTTATTAAAGAGACTATTAATATTAGTAACTTCAATAAGTTCTTCTTCACCACTTTCAATTCGTTCAACTGTATCTTGAAAGTCTTGAGCCTGTTCATCAATACTACAAGGACATCCGAAAAAAGACAATTCCCAAATGATGGAAGTAACAAACTCAAACAACGTATATCCAGAATCATGATCAGATACGCTTTCAAGATATGCATCACTACAATAACCATATCTATCTTCAGATACAATAACTGAAGGAACTTCAAGTTTAATCTTACAATCAAGCATAGTGATAAAATCACTTAGTTCTATACCACATGATTCACAGATATCTCCTTTCTTGTATTCTCCATTTTCATCATCTTTAAGATAAATACCTTTACCATTAACTTCAATACCTGATTCAACATCAGTTGGTTCGGATTTATTGACATAAGTTTTCTTACTAACAACAATGTGAGTAAGATTTATCCAATCATCCTCATCATTTTTCTTACTTGGAAATCCTTTACTTTTTTCATCTTCATATCGATCAATGAAATTTTCCAAAAAATCTTCAAGATGTTTAAGAAAAGGATATTTCAAAAACATTTCAAAATAATCCTGTAAAGTAAAATCAGGATCAATAACAATTTTCTTATTCAAAGCTCTAAATACCAGATCACTTCCCATAGGAATTATTTTTGAACTTGTATTGTCACAAATTCTTAGTTCCCCATCACGACAAACTTTAACATAAACCATTTGGATACTCTCCTTTTGATTCTTTTTAAATAACTAATTGAATAAAAAGAAATGTTCTATTCACAATACGTATCTAGAAATTTCTTAAACACAGGAAAACACATATACAACTGCTTTTTAAATTCATCCAAGTCATCTGCAAAACCACAAATAGTATTTTTAAAATCATCTGCTATCTGAGCAGACATGGTTAAAGAAAAACTTTTATATGGGAAACACACATACGTATAATTTCTAGCACCACTTACTTTATAAATATAAATAAGTACTGTATCTGCGTCTTTGTTATCCTTAAGTAAGTTTACACTATAAAAACCATTGGCAATATCAGGATTAGGTAAAGTATAAGCTGAAATACAACAATCTATCTCAAATCCATGCTTGGTAACAAACTGTTCAAATTCACTTCCACTGTTTATACCTTTATTTCTCAACTTGTTTAAAAGCTTGGAAAAATAAGCATCTCGCGCATATGCTTCTCTAAAATAATAGGGTATAAACACATCATCAACTTTAAGTACTTGATCACATTTGGAATTCTGATTCTTTTTATATTCAAATATTATCTCGTTATAAGCATCCATGATCTTTAAAAACTGACAAATCAAATCAATTAAAATTGAACTACCATATTCAACTGACAATTGTGCACTGGTAATACTAAAAAACTCACGACGCAGTCTAATAAGTTTTTCATTAATTATCTTAAGTGATCTACAGTAAGTTGATTGAACAAATGAAATACGATTTAAAGCATTTTGTATTTCTTTTATAAACAAATCAATAAGAATTTGCATTTTTATATCATCTTGAAATTCAAAAGTCCAACAAAGATTTCTATGTTTGTTATCGACAGTAAAATAATCGCATTTGTTCTCAATAGTAAGATCAAGAATAGTATCTACACTCAAACAAGAAGCAAAGTATTGATAAATATTACCATTGTTACAATGCTGTAATTGTAAAAGTATAGTTTTAAGAACATCACAATTATCAATAAACACAGGAATGGACTTAACAAAGTAATTTGCAGGATTCATACTACACTTACCCCCACTCTTTAATTTAAATCGTTATTTAAAATACTACACTTAAACACAAAGTCTTCAGGAAATATTTTTAAAAACTTAGTATAAGAGACAGGACTTGTAGTTATATAACTTTTTATACGATTGTTGAATATCCAATTTCTGTGAAGTTTATATATACCTAAATCTTTACTGCTTTTAATTAGAGTACATTCATATTGAAACAAAGAGGTCATCAAATATATATCAGCAGGGCATTTACAAACCATAGACAACAATTGTTCAAAAGTAAACTCACATATTTCAGTAGAAAGCACATAGCTGAACAAATAAGTAGTATCTATCCAAAAAAGATCAAAATTACAAGAACATTTCTCAATTGACTTTAAATGATCAACCTCATCTTTACAATATTTTACAACGAGTGACAAGGCATAAAAACATTTCAAAATACAATAATAAGCTCTTCTAATACCATTATACACATCTCTATCTATACTGCATTTATTACTTTTAAAATTATTAATCTTATCAATTTCTTTATGAAACAAAGAACACAACAAACCTATTTGTTTACAACTTTCAAGTACATAAGAAACAATACAACTATATTTAAGTTTTTTATATTCTTCTTCGTTTTCTTCATAAGAATTTTTATATAAACTAAACAATTCTTCATATTCAAGTACTTGAGTATCGATATCACAAATAATATTTTGTATTGCATCAATAAACACGGATACCGGATTTTGTACAACAGAAGATTGTATATCAGAATAAGTAAGTATCCTGCCAGGTAAATAATAATTAGTACAAGAATTAGTACGAAGCAACAACCCAGCAGACACATCTAAACCAAGCTCTTCAAAAAATGAAATCGTATTAGAATCAGAAACATGTAAAATACCATTTATAAAATCTTGAAGATATAAACAAGAAAGCTCAACATCACTATATTTTTCATTACTGTTATCAAAAGGAAATGTATGTACAAACAGATGACACTTATGAAAATTGGTAAAATTCATTTTTAATGCACTCCTTATTTTCTTTTCAATTAATAAAGTAATTAAACAATAGAATCAAAAATGTAATATATACTTAAAAACCAAACAAGAAAAAATAAAATATATGTATTTTAATATAAATTTATTTTTTAACATTTCTCTATTATTAATATTAAGCATATGAAGAACTTAAATCGCTATTATGATTGATAACACTACTACTTGTTGTAGTAGTGTTATCTTATTACTTATTTAAGAATAAGGAATATAACTAATACATATAAAACGTCTTTTATATGTATTAGTTATATAAAAGACTAATACTAATATTAATACTAAGGAGAAGATATAGATAGTACTAATGTACTATCTATATCTTAATTTATTTACACAGAGGGTCCCCCTCCTTTAATGGTTCCCCCAAAGAAGAAACCACAGTATATATAGTAGTTGTAATTAATTATACATTAATAATTATTATATTAAAATAATAAATATTCTTAATATAAAAAGGAAATAAATAAGTAGTATAAGAGAGATAGGATATATATCCTATCTCTCTTATACATATTACTTCAATACTAAACATTCACCATTAGATCCATGACAATATGGATCAAAAGCAAATGAACAAACATTTCTATCATTACAATCAAAACAACAGAAGTCACCCGCTTTATATTCCACAACATCCAAATTAAATTCAGATGGAAGTTCTGTGAATATATCTCCATAACGTTCATAGCAAATGACATCGTTTACGCTATATTCATTATATCCTTTTATCTTACCAATAGTTCTACAACCTCCACTTATTGTTCTAAATAAACTGTCAAGTTTGTTCCTTATTATTGGATCTTCTATATTGGAAGTTATTTTGTAATTTAGTGAATAAGCAAATCCTATAACAATACCAAGATCACGAATGATTTCTTTGTCTGATGTAGACAATTCATGATTTGTATTCATTATACATATTTTCCTATAACACATGAACCAAACAAACTTTTTAAATTGAATGCTTCCGGACAACAATTTTTGTCGTGACATTCAAAACATGTAAATTCATGTGCATAAAGATGTTTGTCTACATCCATGGAATTTTCAGGTATTCCATAAATGTAGTTTAAGTTTCCTTTAAGTTTAAAATAAACTGTCTGATTTGGATCATTAAAAATTATTTCCGCATTGTGGTTTCCAATGTTTCTTGTGTGATCAATTGTTGACATCAATTGCTCAGTGTGTTCTGCAAGAATATTTGGGTACGATGTGGCAAGTTCAGTTGCTATGGTCGTAGTAGCATCAAGTATTCTGGTTAGAATAACTCGTATTTGTAATTCTTCATCTGAGAAAATAGATTTTGGTTCCATATTTATACATTTGCTCCTTCCATGTTCAACAATTTCCATTCAAATGAACTTACGCCATACGGATCGATATATCTTCTATGTATAGCGTATACTGATCTATCGATGATGTTTGTTTCAGGATCGATAACAAAATAGTATTTGTCATATACTTCTTTAATGACTTCCTTTTTAGAATTGACAATTTTTCCTGCTTTAATATAGTTGTAACTACAAGGAAGAACTTTTCTCTCTGTTTTTGTTGTATCTGTAAACTTGGTTACACCCAACGTATATGGAATTTGTGGATAAATAATATTTTCTTCTTGGTCAAGTCCTTTAGTAATAAAAGTATGATTCGAACAAACAAATTCCGGAGTAAGTTCTACACTTACTTTATTGTTGTTTTCTAGGGTTACTTTATAAAAGACAAAGAGATTGGTTTTTCTGTGGTTAGGAATTGGTCTTGGAATGATGGTAGGAGTTTGTGGAGCTTCGAATATGTCGGCAGTAGGATCGACAAGTAATTCATAGACAGGATTTTCGGATTGAACTGTTTCAATTTCCGCAGGTTTGGTTCTGATAATATTTTTAATGAATCTCTGAACTGAAGTTGTTTTATTGATTTTTACAGCATCTTCAAATGGAATCATGCTACTCAAGGTAACCGTTGTCAAATCGTCGAATGATAGAGTGTAGTCTGGAAATATTTCATCCTTTTTGATGCTTCCATTTTCAAGCAATTCGTTTAGTTTGAGCATGGTAGAAATTGAACAATTGGAGAAGCAATGTCCATCAATACGTTCTTCGATTACGGTTATCATTTTTTTTTGTCCTGCCATGTCCGATCACTCCTAAATCAAAATGGTGTACACATTTAAAGTGGTATAAGAAGTACTGGATTATTTCCAGTACTTCTTATACATTGCCTTAACCAAGACCAATAAAGAGAAGATGCTCAAATGTTATTTGTCATCGTTTCTCTAATTCAGTAATATATTTTTGATATTTAATTGAGATTTAGAGAAAGAAAGTGAGATAGGTTATTGGGGTCATATACATAATCCTTAAATGAATTAGTACGCATTTGTTCAACTGTTGCAGGTTGAATATCCACTATTTCAGTATCTATTTGTGTTTCAAGATTACGAAGTTCTCTAGTTAAAGAATCGACAACTATTCTATTTGTAGTAGTACCAAGCATTCTTTTGATATCTTTAATTCTTTCTGCAAGTTCGTCTTGTTGTTGTTTATATTCAGGTTCAACTATTTTTCCTGAAGAAGATACTTTATTTAAAAATGTAGAATGATCAATATCGTAAAGATTAAAATTCTTTCCAAAATAAACAAAATAACAGGCAAGAAGATATGCGATTACAGTATCATCGTGTCCTGCTGTAGAGTGATCTATTCTACCATTCTTTACATTAAGACTTGCAAGTTCATTAATAAGAGTGCTATCGTGAATTCTGTCATAATTCATTTGAACTGCTTTCATAAGAGTTGCTTTATATAAAGTATCTCTTGAAGTGGCTCCAGTTCCAGTTGTTGTATAACCAAGATATTTTTTATTAACTCCTTCTGTTGCTTCAGGAGAATAAATATCTATGTCGGAATAAAGTTTTTCATCTTTGTTTTGTATAACTTGGTTGTAAATTCTTGTAAAAGGTGCTATACCCTTTTCAAGTAATTTCATACAGATGACTGATATGATCATAGGTGCAGTAGACTTTCTTTCTGGTATGAGAATTGTGTTTGGATGCTCGATCATAAATTCGGCAAGATAAAGACCTAGTTTTAGCAGGTCTGAATCATTACAACGAGCAGTACAAATAACACTCATATCCGAAGCGTCAATCATAACAAGAGATGTGAAATCATTTCCAACATTCTCAGAAGTATCAAGACCGATTATTATTGTACGTTTGCCATATCGGTCATCGAAAACTTTGTCGAGTGATTCGTACCAACGGAAAATATATCCATCAACAATAACTGTATCAATAACTTCTTTTTGGGAAGCTTTGATTTTCTTTAGTAATTCTGGAGGAATGATATTGTTTAGTCCACCAGATGTCCAAGTATTTAAATAGTCTCTGGCAATTTCATCAGGAGTACCCTTTGATCTTGTAGATTTCTCTACGAACCATTCATAAGTGTATCCTAATTGCAAATAGGAAAATTCACCATAGATCATATTAATCTTAGAGTTCTTCTTAACAATTTCAACAAGTTCATCTCTGTTTTTGAAATCGTAAAAAGATTCATGAAATACGCAGGCATCATCAATAAGACTTCGTGTAAATCTTCCTTCGTCAGTATCAAGTTTACCTGCAGTTGTTGTCAGTATATTGGTGTATGGTTGACCATTTTGTCGCGCTAAATCTGCAGCCTTATTGGTTGCAGATATGAGTGCAGGATATGTGATATGAATGTTTTTACAAAAAGGGACCTCATCAAGATGGTTACATGGAGTTGTATTACCACGACCCAAGTTATTGGCTCCTGCTTCATCGGCACGAGACACTTTTGTCTTGTATTGAGTGGTTAATTTTGTATAGGAAAGACCTTCTTTGTTATCCGTATCATCTGGACTAAAGTTCATCAGATATTTGGGAAGGTAGTCACGAATATTTTTAAGATAAGAAACGTTGTCTCGAACGTTATCACTTTCTTTTGTAAGTAGAGTTACTACAAAGTGGTTGGTTTGGAAATAAATAAGTCCTGAAGTCAATGCAATAGTTGAAGCAGTTTTTCCTGTTTGACGAGGAATTGTTAAAAATACATCGATATGATTCCAAAATGTCCAAACAAGAAAAAGATTTCCCCTATGCAATTGAAATGGCATTGGATCAATTCCTGCCATAGGAGGAAGTCTTACTACTTCACGTAAATAATACCAAGGATTGATTTTACATTCAAGACCAATGCGTGCAGCAAGTTCTGGTGATGGATCTTTAAGTTCATGAGGATGTATATTTTTCAATTCCGGTTGAGTCAAAGCTAAAAAGAATGCATTGTTTTTAATACCCATTTTTTTTAAAAGCAAATGCATTCTTAAAAAAGATTTGTTAGTTGTAGTGGTATGTATGATTGCATTTTGATAATAAAAATCTTCTTGATAAAGAATCATGTTAAAACCTCATATATAAATTTTTCTTACATAGAAAAATGATTATAGTACTCCATTGCACCAGTTACTCCTTATATAAGGAGTAACTGGTATATGATATTCATGATCTATGTAGTATTCAGTATTATCTATATTTTAAACCGGAACTCTGCACACTTGGTACCATTCGTTTATTGTAGTAAATACATTACCAGGAGGAATCAAACACTCGATGAACAATTTCCTCAATTTCCTGTATACCACCAATAAGAATAAAGAGGTTTCCAAGTATTACTAGTATTGACATGAATATTAACACAAGGTTTCCAAGTATTACTAACTTTTATATAGGCTTTTGATAAATATTGCCAGGTACCGGATACATTTATTCTAAGCGACATATACAGTTTCTCCTATGTTCATGTAGGAGGGGGGATAAGTTTAATACCAATAAAAATAAATAAATATAGATGTAACAATTTAATCACTCCTATAATAAAGAGTAGCTTAGAGTAATCCTCTAAGCTACTATATTTAATTTATCTATTTTGCTCTACCAACAGATGATAGCAATTCTTTAATTTCAGCTCTGATTTCGTCAAGCTCATCATTTGTGGTACATGATTCAGCACGTTTTAAATAATTCCATTGTTTTGCGTTTACTTTAGCCATAGCAATTTTATATTGTTTATTGTTGTTGAGAATATCCGAACACAATTCTTGTTTAGTAGGTTTATTAATATCAGTTCTTTCATTTAAGAAGGTATCAATATAAGGAGTTTCTACAGTTTGATCAGCTAGATAATTTTGAGCTTCTTCAATCTGATCTCTCCAAGTAAGTTGTTCGTATTGAGGAATATATTTTCCCCATTCCTTCCAACGTATAGCTTCAAAGTAATTTCTTATTTCTAATTGAGTTTCATGAAGAACATTGGCAAATTTTCTTGGATCTATCCATTCTTGATTGACAATGTCATAAATGTAATCTGATGTGGGTTGTTCTGGAAGTACTTTCCATTCTTCTTCAGTAAAGAACAGTGTACATTTTTCACAACGACCACCTGGGTTAAGACGAAGTGTACCATCATCCATGATAATAGCAACAATGGGTTCCCAATGATCAGTTACATATTTAGAAACAACATTACCGGGTTCTTCTAAAATAGTATATCCATAATTCTTAGCAATTGCTTCGGATTTTAGTATTCTGCCAACAAAAATAAATTTGTCGTCATATGCATAAACAGGATAATCTGCATTGTTGACATAACTTTTACAATAAGCACTACATTCTAATTTTTCTTCTTCGGTAAGTTCAAAGAATTCATTGTTAATACCTTTTACAAAATGGTTCGTTGGTGGTTCGTAATAAAGTGTATCAAACTGAAATGAAAGTTCTGGTTTGATATTTGTGTCAAACCTAAGTTCATTGTAGATAATAATTGCTTTGTTATCAACATACGTAACAATAGTTAATTCTTCATTCATTAAAAATATCTCCCATTAAATAAATTTATTATACAATTAAACAGGTTGTCTGCATACTTGGTAATATTTGTCACCGCTACCACTACTGTCCATTTGAGTACCTCTTGTATAGCGATATCCTCCATATGTGTATTGTGTAGTACCAGAATCTCCAAAATTTGATCCTATTAAACTCCCTCCCCAGTATACCCAACAAGAATTAGTATAACCTTCATAGTTCCAATTATAATTGGATTTGTCATACTTACATTCTTTACAAGATTGATTGTTGCAAGTTTGAGAAGAATTTGGTTTTGTTCCTGAACAAAGTGAATCGTTTACAGTAAATCCATCAGCTCTATAGCAATACACATTTCTTGACTGAGTTCCGCCGCCACAAGTTTGAGTACAGCTTCCCCAATTTCCAGTTTTCCAACTATATGACCATATTGGTTTCCAAGTTCCAGATACATTGATGTATATATTTTTACAAGATTTCCATGTAGTATTTATATTAGTATAAATTGCTTTTGTAGTTTTCCATGAATTAGAAATATTAATACCTGCTTGCATATATCCCCCCCCCCTATAAAACATAGGGGGGTTGAATTATGATTAATACTGGAACCAGATATCTCCGTTAGCTCCACCAGATATGGCTATAGTACGTGCGGTTTGTAATTTGGTAGCAGTTCCTGCATTTCCAGTAACTGTAGTTGGGGCTGCTGGTAATTCAATAGATCTATTGACAATAGTTGTTGTTCTTCCTTTAGCGTCTACAGTAATTTGTGGAACATTTACAGTTGTACCAAATGACATTGTTACATTGCCTGTAGGACCATACGAACCCGCAGTAACACCACTATCTGCTAAAGTTGTAGAAAGAGCAAGATTTGCTGAACCATTAAAACTTCCAGATGCAGTAGCATCTCCAGTAAGAGATATTGTTCTGGATGTGGTCAGGTAATTAGCTCTAGTTGCTCTATTTACTAAGAAGTTGGTATTTCTACCAGGTGTAACAATATTGGTGATGCCAGTTTCATCAGTAATAAATTCAGCGGTCCAACCATTTTTAGTAATACTGTTCCATCCGTTGTATCCACAGATAACTTTAGAGATGACTACTTTTGGATATCTCCAAGTTTGAGTAGTACTTCCGATAAGAATACAACATTTTGATCCATCATGAGCCAGTCTTACATTAATATTGTATCCTTCAACGATACAAGTTGTTTTTGTCCACGTTGGATCATCAATATAGTTATATCCAGAAATAATATATTTGCTACTAGTATTATCGGCCCAGTTCCAAATATAAAGTTCTATGGTCATCATGGTATTTGTCCATGAGACAGGTAATGTTATTTTTAATGTTCCGGTTACAGAACCAGCGTCGTTTGTATAAAGTAAAACATCGTGTAATGTTTTTAATTTTCCATCAACAGATTGTGTATATGAAGAATCAATAGATGTTACAGGTATTGATATGTTAGCTGTTCCATTAAAACTAGTGGCAGTACCAGTCACTCCTCCAGAAATACCTATTGTTCTAGCAGTAGCCAATTTAGTAGCTGAAGAAGCGTTACCTGTTATAGATCCTGTTACAGAAAGATTTCCGGTAATGGAAACATTTTTTGTACTAAGTGATCCGGTTAATGTACCACCAGATAATTCTAATCTATTTTCTACCTCAGTCCAAGTTACTGGAAATGATATAATAAAATACCTCTTTTACCAGATAACTAAAATGAAGGAATTCCTTCATTTTAGTTATCTTTTATGATTAACACAAAATGTGTGTTTAATTCATGAAAAATCGGGTTCAAATTATAACCATAAAATAATTTTGTGAAAATTGTTTATGTCTTGTTTATATTTAAATAAGTTACTATGAAGAAGGATATCCTTCTTCATAGTAACTAGTATTGATTATTTTCCCATAATAAGAAAACTTTGATCGGTAGTCATAAGTTCTGTATGTTGGTCATGATTAATAATATTCAATTCTTCAGCTTTGCTGAAAATGTAATTAAAATAATGAGTATACATATCAAATTGTTTTAAAAATGTTTTAACGCCACTAAATTGGAGTGCACCATAAGAGGATATTTTTCTTTCTTTTCCAAATAGCCACAAACAAGATTCTGCCATGCCACATCTGCCAGTTGCATAAGTAACAATGTTGGCTTTACAGGTAGCCATGGAACTAATCATTCCACCAAGAGAAATGTCAGGTTCATTACCAAAAAGTAGCGATCCCATCATGATGGTGAGTGTTTGACCTGGCTGAAGCATGGCAAGTAATTTGCAGAATTTATTTTGATAAAAAGGAGCACGAATATTTGTTTGAGAACAAGTGTATAGTCTAAAATTTTGATTATCTGTGGTTCTTAAAAAGAGTTTTGTAGCTTTTGTGCAAGCTTGTGACATTTGTTGACTTACGTCACTTTTTTCTAATGACTCAGTTCCACTTTCACTTATATCAGGACGATAATTGCTGAGACTATCTGATGGAATTATTCCAGTAGGAGAATATGAAGTTGAATGTATATCTTCAAGTCCTAAAGTAAGATCGTCATAGTAACTATTCATTGATAATATCTCCTTCAACTGGAGGAACTTCGTCATTGTCTGTTTGTACAGAATTAACCGGTGTTAGAATAGTATTGGAATTTATAGAATTGTTTTGAATGCGCTGTAACATTTCTGGTGCAGAAATCCAACACACATAATTAGGATCTGTACAAATACGAGTAATTTCTTCTTCTGTAATATGGCCTTTTTCTAAAGATTTATTAAGAAGAAGTTCTTTTACATATTTGACTTGAAGATCAGCATTTTGTTTAATATCAAGACTGTTGCCCATGTCCATATGTGAAGACATATGCCACATTAAAGTAGCAGTAGGCATGACAGTACAAATGTGCCCTGCTGACCATATAAGAGATCCAGCTGAAGCACAAAGTCCACAAGCTCTAGTTATAACTTTAGCTTTACAATCTAAAATTGCAGTTGAGACAATGACACCTGTACATACATATCCACCAGGACTGTCAATACAAATAGTAATGACATCTTTTTCAGTAGCTGTAGAAAGCAGTTCAAGCAAATCAATATAAAGATCAATATCTTCGATACTTGAAGTAAGAAGAGCCATGTATTCTATTCCACCAGTGGCAGATTTTCCTACAGGCTCTACTTCGCAATATTTAACATTTTCAACTTTACTTAACCACCAGTTATTAATATCAATGCCACTTGGAGTTTCTGTAATTACACCAAGAGGATTCATAGCTTCAGTTCCAGGTAATGCCGTGGTGGTTGTGTTGTTTATTGAAGGATATGTTGGTGTGGATGATTGAGAAACAAATTTAGTAATACCACGTAAATTCATTTTGGTTATCCTTCTTTAGTTTATTTTTTATAAAGAAGGGCATGAATCAAAGATTTTCTTTGACCTGATTCATCAAAGAATGTAGAAGTTCCTCTGATGTGCATGCCATTTTTAAGTTCATACATTTGAATTTCATTAAGATTAAATAGATTGGCTACTTCTTGATCAGAGAAAGATTCAAGACCTACTCTTTTACCATCGCCATCAAAAAGCATATCAGGACGAATTTCACGAAGACTTTCTGTAGCTGGAGCATACCATTTGGATGCTTGAAAATATCCAGGCATGCCGACATAGTCAAAAGTAACTAAACGAATAACCGTACGATACTGACACTTTCGTACATTATCCCATTTTGCAGTAATAATGGAACGAAGAGAAAATGATGTATTTTCTTTGTTGCTTAAAAGAGATTTTTCTAGAAGATCTCCAAATGGGCCAGCTGGTTTTATTTTTCCAAATACTGGAATGCCTCCAGTATCAAGTGGAGCTTCTGTCCACAATTTGGCAATGTGATGAGATCTTCTGTCTTCAAGAATAGTATCTATACGTGGAATCGCTGCATCATAAGGAGGATGCCCCCATTCTCCAAATAGATTTCCTTGAGTTAAGGCTTTATTAAATACTGTATCCGGATTAGTAATCTCATTGACGATACTTGGTACATCGTAATAAGGCCCGTTTCTGCTGTTTTCACCAAGAACAGCTACTGGTACAGTAAAATAACCGTCTTCATCAGGACGAAGTGATTTTAATGTTTTACCATTGATACTGTCAAGAACTTTAACACTAAAAAATACCTTTGGTCTTTCAGTAGTATTGATAGAAGGTACTGTAGGCATAATTACTTATTTCCTTATAAAAATTAAAGTCTTAGTAAATCTTCCATATCGTGATTTTCTAAAGATTTATTAAGGAGTACTGCATTGATGCCATCTCCGGCATAAGCTCCGATAAGTCTTGTTGTAGTTGAGTCTGTACCATATGCAACATTTCGTAAACCAATATGTGCAGCAGGTTTTTTCATATCAGTGTGTCTGTATTTGATATTCATGTCATCTGGATCTCTAGATAAGTGAGCATAAATCATTTCAAATACAGCATGATTGATTCTAGGATTGAAATTACAAATCCGACTGATATTATCAAAAAGAACTGCCATTTGATTGTAAGATAAAAATGATGGAACTCTACCATTGTTAATAAATTCTACAAAGGTAGCATATGCAATAAATGGCTGTTGCATTACGGTGTCATATGCAATGAATTTGTCACCTTTATGAAATTCTCCAACAATAAAATCGACATCATCTTCACGTTCTTTATAAATGTATGAAGGTTCCATGGTAGCAACTGCTGGAAAGTTATAACCATATTTGTATTGCTTATTAATTTCAGTATCAAAGATACAGAGTGTTCTTATTGTATCGCCATAACTTAGAAGATTGTGTGCTTCATATCTTGTTGGGATTTTAGCAGTAAGAGTATCTCCAATAAAAAAATAAGCATCATCTTTATGTTCAAAAAATGAGGAAAAATCAGGTCTTTGTGAAACAGACATCGATATTATTCTCCTATAATCTTGATAAAATAATAATCACCTTTATTCAGATTATAGATATCTGCGTGAACACATTTGCAAGTTTCTACGGCAGTGATAGTTGTTTGATCATAACCAGCTGTTTGTAGTGGTATCATTGATGGTTGTTTTGTGTGTGATAAGAAAGTATTGCTTTCATGATTGATTTTTACATAATCAATTATTGATTGAGTTGCTTGGTCAAAAAGAATACCATCTTGATTAGGCAGTGTAATATTTTCACAATTTGAAAATTGTCCAAGATGAAGTTTTCTTAATGAAATATTTGGATTATCAAGAAGAACAAAGAATGCTCCGTAATGCTCTTCTGCAAACATGAAAGTTCTGACATAATCAAGAACAGAATAGTTGGTATTTACAGTTGTTGTACCAGGAATAAAATCTTCTCTACAAAAATACATTTTAAGAAGCGATGTAGATAATGGAAGTTTGTGTGGAGATATTATTAAAGTTTTATTTGAAGTTACTGTAACAGAATTTGGAAAAAAGAGTGAATGAGCAAGTACTAAAAATACAGATTTATTTTGTAATGTATATCCTTCTGGAAGAGTAAACATTATATCTGAATAAGGAGTATATGCTCCATCAACAGTACGATATCTGTGTGTACATTGTCTTACAGGAACTATCGTAATATTTCCTAATTCATTAAAATTAAGAATAGAAATATTAGGTGTTCTTAGGGGATTGGAATTGTACATAAATCTTGCACCTTCGTGCATATACAATTCGTCATTCCAAGAGGTACATTGAGAGACTAATCCATTCACTGAAACAAGACAGTTGTCAAAATTCAGAGTATCATTATCGCTATTTTTACTTATGACAAGATCAGGAAGTCTCCAACGAGCAAACCACATGTTTCGGTCATATGGTTTTGAAATGGACGTATATGAAATATCGTAATCTGGGGTATTTAAAGCTTCAATTAAAATAAGACTTTTTTGTGGATTGTTATAGGATGCGATTTCTGTTTTATAAGAATCAATTAAAACATTGGTTAGGGTTGTAAGAATATCTTCCCAAGTTTTACATTTTCCTATGTCAGTTTCAAGACACAATAAAGAATAATCAAGAGTTACTGTTTCGGTTTTTTCGTCTTCCAATTCTCTTTCTATTTCCAGATAGTAACGGATATTTAAATCCATTTTTTCTATTATTTGTTGTGGTGTAAATTTTGTATAATCAAGTTCTTGTAATTCTTTATGTGTTTTAACATATAAATTCGTTATATTCATAAGAATACAATATTCCTTGGTGTTAGACGTTTTGATAAAGCATACCATATTTTCAAACAAAATCAGAGGAAAGAAATGGACAGTCGTTTTGATAATTACGAATATGTCTGTGATTTTGAAAATAAGATTTTTCTTTTTAAAGGTGATTTATTGCAATTTCCTGCTGAAGTACATGTCAATACAGTAAATACTGTCGGAATCATGGGAAAAGGTATAGCTTTACAATTTAAACAAAAATATCCAAAGATGTTTACAATGTATCAGAGTATTTGTAATGATTATTTTACTCGTGGAGGAATGATTTTTCCATGGGAAACTGATACAGATTATCCTAGATATGTTTTAAATGTTGCTACAAAAGAACATTGGCAAGACAGTTCAAAATATGCATATATAGAAAGTGGTTTAAAAAATATATTCAATTGGTGTTACAAAAACAATATTCAATCTATTGTCATGCCACTTCTTGGTTGTGCCAATGGAGGACTTAATAAGTATAAAGTATTACTTATGATTCAAAAATGGTATATTTACATGGAGTTAAAATATAAACTTGGTTTTAAGTTGGATTGCTATCTTTGTGACTATCAATTATAGGAGATAAATATATATGTTTTATTATGTACAGTTTACAGGGTGGGATATAAGAAATTATAAATTTTCTATTCGTTATGACAAATCGCATGAAGATTGTACAACTTATTCTGGAAGTTTTATATATTTAGGAAATGATAATCAACCAATATCAAATATGATTCTTATAAAACGATATTGTAAGAAATTAATGGAAAGACATTTTGATAAATGGAAGATGGCGTTTATACGTGCACATGCTGTTACTACAGAACAAGAAATGTTTGTTTTGAGTAATGGTTATTATTGGAATGCTATTGAAATAACTAAACGAGATTATTTACACGAAGTTGGATGTACTCCTGGTGGTAAATATACCGGCATTGAAATTTTTGATGAGAGATCTTTTTTACAAAAAATAAAAGATCTTTTTAAACGGATGGATTCACGTTGAGTGTAAATACATATAAGCATTTCATAAGTATATAAGACTAACCTCTTTAAGAGGTTAGTCTTATATACTAGAATATGTTATTTGTTTCTGTATTGTAACCAGTTTTACTTAAGAAACATTTTACAGGAGCACCATATAGAATTTGATATGTTCCACCACTGTATAATAAAAATTCTACGATGACTGTAGAATTGACAAGTAGATTTTCTTTTTCCCTATTGATATTCCAAGCTTGTCCATATTGCTCAACTTCAATAGGTGCAGTAATAAGTGTACTCATGGTATCCAGTGCACGAATAGTAAAATGAGTTGGTAATACGGGACCCATTTCTGTGTTGGGATCGTACATAGGATTTGATTTGTAATAGAACGCATCTAGAAATGCTTCTTTATTTAAGAATCTTGTAGTAGGAATAAAGTATTGTTTAAGTACAGCATCATATTCGATAATTGGTCGTCTTCTATCAGAAGCTTCTACACCATAAATTGTAGTAAGATCTTCGGTATCCGATAAAAGATACTGTTGAAATTCTGTTGGTTTGTTTAAATATACCCAAGAATTTTGTCTATACGGTATAGCAGTGCTGACATCAAAAAGTTTCTTTAAGTCAACGTCAAATTTAACTTGCTGCCACACATTGTATTTGTTTCCAGTAAATGTTGTAAGAGACGATACGTAGTTTGTCACATCATTTACTTTATCTCTTCTATCTGAATAAGCTATATATCGAAGAAAATATTTTTCAGTAACTGAATTGTAGATTGGTACAAGACTTACTTTAATACCATCGATACTTTCATTTTTAATAACAGTTACCCATTTTTCACAAACAAGATATCTTTCTCCACGAGTGTTAATAGAATTTTCAGAAACTTGTCTAGCTCCTAAAAAATACTTTAGTAATAATTTTTGTTTTTGTCCAGGATAAGTAGGAATAAAGTTTTCGTGTCCATACATAAAACAACGAATATTATCGATAGTAATTTCTTCAAATGTACCATCTGCATATTCAAGTCTTGGAGAAATACATAAGTGTGAAATATCTTGTCTTTGTCCAATGTAAAAATTAGTTCCATCCATTTGAGTGGAAGTAGCATCCAGATTTACAATAATCTGGGTATTGCTTGAAAGATCGTTTTGTAGATAACTTCTTTTGGTGAAAAGTATTACAGTAACTCTTAAAATACCTAAATTGTCGAAAATTTGACATTCTACTTGATCGTTGTCTACCATAGAGTGGAGTGTATGACAATTTGTACATTGTTTAACTCCTGACAAACAAGCATCATTGATATTTGCCATAGGAATTCTGTTGCCTTCATAAGTATCATCAGAATTCACATAAAGAGAAAATATTTCTTCTTGTCCTTTGGAATTCGTTTTAACTAAGCGATATTCCATTAAAGAAGATCCAAGCAAATTTAGTTTTGAATCTACAAAGAGTTTAGTTGGTTTTGTTCTATCGTCATAGTAAAGACAATATCTTTCATTGCCATAGGAAATGATACGAACAACTTCATCACTAGGATCTTTAACAATGATGGTAACTGGTTCTAGAGTTGATTTTAATGTGTACTCATCTACAGCTCTAACAACATAAAGTTTATTTCCATCGTTTCTATCAGTTACTAATGCCCCAACATTAGGAACTACTCTACCATCGCCATCAACAAGAGGACCATCTCCAGAATCAGGATCATAGATTTGATCTTTGAAACAGGCATCCGGTCGTCTATCTTTTAAAAGAATAATTTTTTGTTTAGTAGGATCTGTTGTAGCAGTTGAAGTTGTAGTGAGACTATTGTTTATACGCATGAGTTCATTATCTGCCATGTGTTTCTCCAATATGGAAATATTTAATAATAAATCTCTCCAGAAGTCACATGATCTTCAGGCATGACATACTTAATAAAGTGTGTAAGTGCCTTATATACATCAGGACCAAGTACAGGAAGATTTGAGTATGTGGGATTGGCATCTACAAATTCGATATCGTATTTTGCTTGAACAACTATATCGGTTTTATAGATATAGTTGTAATATGGTGCCAACTGACTGATCATTTTTGAAACATCCGGATCGAAAGATATTCCAGCAAGAGTACCATTCCAGACATCTCTGATGATCATCGCTACATATGAAGAATAAATACGATGTGAATGATCAAGAACAATAATACCTGTAAGTTCTTCTCTGGTGCCGTAGAAATATTCGCTAATAATTTTGATTCTTTCTATGTCGTCATTTTCATGGAATTCATTGAGATATTCTTTTGCTATATGTGGAACACAAGTATGAATTTCAAAAGGTGCACCTTGTCTATGTTTTCCATTATCAGGAATAGCAATATAACTTCCTTTATCAATTACATCTGGTTCTAAAATACCATCAATATGACACATGGACATTTCTTCAAAATAAAGAGCAAATTGTGTTTTGTCAAAGGCTTGATTATTGACAACAAATCCATTGACTTCATTTTCTATTTCAGCACTGCTGATAATCCATTCTACAATATTGTTGGATGGTTTTAAATATTCTTCATTGTGAACAACGATCATTTTAAATGTAAATTCGTTGTATTGATTGTGAACATCTTGAACTGTAAAATCTAATCCTTCGATGAGATATTTACCATTTAAATAAACTGATATATGTGGAGTGTACCATACTGGAACAGAATCAGTTCCAGCATCTTTGACAATACTTTTTACTTCAAGAAAGATTGGATCGTAATTAAGTAAATTACTGTCGATATTTTTAGAATATCCATTGCAACAAGCTTTGTTTTGAATAATAAATGTCTGATCGTATAATGTTTGATCGAAAAGTATAAGAGTTGTACCATCACTTTGTAATTTAGTGGTAATACTTCCTTTATTCAATTCCATTTCTTCATAAATTTTATTTGAAGTTTTATCGTAATATTTCCAAGACTCATCTTTTGTTGTTTCTTTTAAAATAATAATTTCTGTAAAAGGTACTGATAGTACATATGTTCCAGATTCTGGGGTAAATCGTACAGATTTGTTATATCCATCAATGAACATTTCTACAGATAAAGTATCTCCTTTGTTCACATTGACATTGTTAATAAGAGAGATGTGTAGAAGTTCATTGAAATTTTTATAAGTTATGTTGTCTGCAGGAATTTTTGTACCATTTTTATATACTACCGGATATACAGGAGCTGCTTGAAATAAGTAAGGTTTGGTAAATGTAAAACTATTGTAAGTACCATTTATATTTCTTTTATGAATAACACGTTCACAAATAAGAGAAAGCGTTCTGTAATATCCAAGTCCTTCAACATAGTTGTACATATTACTGGGAGTGACAATATCTGGTACATCCCACATCATACGAACATATTCAGATTTTTCTAATTCGCTGGCTTTCCAGAAAGAAAGATTTTCTTGTACCTTACCAAGAAGATGTTTTATAATAGTAGAATCATCTTGAGTATAGAGAAGATCAATATAAGATTTATCTCTTACTAAAACATTATCTTTATCGTGTTGTCTTACTACAATATGCAAAGTAACACTTTGTGATGCAAGGTAATCTCTATATGCATCCATAATAAACATGGGAATTCCGTAATCATTGTGAGTAACTTGAGTTACACTTCTTTCTGCACATCGGTGTAAAAATTTTCCTACTATAAGACCTTTATCATTTTTATCTTTTCTTCTAACGTAAAAATCTAATGTATTGTGAGTATAAACTTTGTTTAAAGGATTGAGATTTTTTGGAATGTGTACAAGTTGTTTGTACGTCTTATCTCGATCGCTATAGAAAACAACATCATTTTTAGATTCAGTAAGATCGATATCAAATGAAAACACAATGTTCTCATCTATAAGAACATCTATATATTGATCAAGTTCAAAAGAACCACTGTCCTTAGCTACAGTTTCCCAACCATTACAAAAGATGGTAGCTTTGGATAAATTTGCCGCTGCAAAATTCCATATCTTTTGTCTTTCTATATAACCAGGATCTTTAGCTGGAATTTTTACAGATTTTACAGTCATTTTATTTGTAATATCACTGTCGTAGTATACAGTAAATCTTATTTCTTTTAACTGATGACTTTTAAGTCCACAAGCATCAAATGCCTTTTTGTCAACTGCAACTAAATATCCCTGATTGTTATCTAGTTTATATAGATATACAAATGCTTTGGGAATCATAGTTCCAGCAGTATCGTACACGTGGAAAAGAATACTGTGTTTATTTAATAGATCTTCAGTTGAAATCCATTCTTGATCAATAATCCGTACCCATAATGCATGGAGAGTATAAGCAGAGGCAGCATAAATGTAATATGCGGTTTTGTCTGTTGGAAGGAGCATAGATGTATCTGAAATAAATATTCTTCCTGAATGAGATCTTTCAAAAAGTAAATTGGGATTGATGTTATTTCTAAATTCTGATTTTGTTTCATTCCAAATATTATCAAAACAATAACGATTAAGTGCTTCTGCTATTGCTTGACGCATTTCTTCTGAACTGGATATCATATATTTATCTCCTTAACACATGATGGAGCCATACGATTGTTGTGTAACCTTGAATACATACAATTTAAAGAAAAAATTAAAATTTTGTAATATATAAGAGTAGAGGACAAATTGTCCTCTACTCTTATATCATTTATTAATACGGAAGAATCTTGTAATCACCGAGTTCTACAAACAAATACATAGTTTCTTGTTTTTGAGTACGAAGTTCTTCCATACTTAGAGCAAATGTACATTTATCTTTATTTTTGTTGTAGTAATATTTTGTTTCTGATGTAATATATTTAATCAAATCTTCGTGATCTTTATCTACTATAAATTCAAAACCAGGAAGTTGATCAGAAGTGCATTTATATCTGTTCTTATAAACATCTTCAATTGCTACTACAACAACATCAACTGGTTTTGATAATACAACATCAGATCTTGATGTATAATCTTTCATTTCTACATCCGGAAGTTCTTTGTTCGGAAAAATACTGGTTAGTGTTTTATCTTTGTAGTAAGCTGCCATATCCATGCTCACTAGTCTTGGTTTAGTGATTTTAGTTTCGGTGTCAAATTCACTGTTTGTTTGATCGTCAGTTTTAAAAATAGATTTAATTTTTTCATAAAAAGACAGGCTCATGTTAGTCATTCCTTATTATTTATGGTTTTTAAGTTTCTTTATTTTCTTTCTTAGTTTATTTATTTCCTTTTTCAAAACTTGTTCCCTTTGTAAATATTCTTTTCTTGTAATTGCTCCAGTTTGAGATGTGGTTGTTTGATGAAAATTTTCTGTATCGTTAAAGTGATTTAGAATAAGCTCTCTTAGATTAACTTCTGTGCTTAAAGAAGTCTCCTCCGGATAGGAAATACTTGTAAGATCGTATGTGCGCATTCCAAGTATTGGTATAGTTCCTCCTTTACTAGTAGGAACTGCTCTCTCATAAGACCCATTTTTTACTTTTTCTAATAAAGAATTATAATCATCATTGATCATTTATGTTTATTCTCCAATGAGATGTATACGAACATCTGTAAGAGTATATCCTAACCAGTTTGTTCCATTCCAAGTTTTTTTCACTTAGTCGAAGATCGTCTTTCAATCCTCTGCCAATTCCCCAGATACGATCTGTTGGAGAACATTCAACAAGAATTTGACCAGCTGTTTTCTTGAGTTTTTCTAGTAAATGTTTGTTTTGAGAAAATTTATAAAAATTACCATCATAAACAATATCTCTTGCAATAGAACTCCAATATTCCGCATCAAATCCTTTAACTTGTCTACCGAGATGTTTGTGTTCTTTTGGTTCTGTTGCTTTGAGAATTTTTCTAGCGATCTCAATATCATTAAACGTCATGGCTTTGTTGTACATCATGTATTGTTCAGCACAGCAAAATACTTTTCCATTTATCTCTTCTTTAAATACAGAAGGATACCATTGTGAAAAAGGACCGCCATAAAAGAAATGATATTTTTCATTCATGCTCGATACTCGTTTGTTTTAATGCATGTCTGTCAAATCTGGATCTTCTGTATTCTGGTTCCCAATATCCAAGAATAGTAAACCAATCTGAATTTTTACCGTGTTTTTCATCAGTGTACTTTTGAAGAAGTTCAACATCGTCTTCTGATAAATGTTCTGGTAATAATCCTGCAGACATATTTAGTAGAAGATTACTTACATAGTCAATCATTTTAATTTTTCCTCCGTATTAAAATTGTGTCGTGTTCTAAGGATGAGAAACTTTTAATTGTCCGATATATACAACTTAGTGCTTGATAGCCACCGTTGGTATTATCAAGCATTTTTAAATAGTTAAGTTTTCCATATTTTCTTTTATACTTACGTATCCAATTTTTCCAATTTCTATTTTTCTTATGAAAACATTGCCAACATGGTTTTTGCATTGAAATATCAACTAAGATATTCTTTTTTGTTGGTAAACTATATGTTAAAGTTGTTGTTTCATTGAAATCAGATGTCTGATTCATACATTCTTCAGTAATCAATCGATTAGATATCATTTTGGTAATGATCCTCTTTTTGAAATATTATTTTTTATGAAGAGATGTGGGTGAATGATTATTTGTCTTATATTGTTCGATAATCTGATCATTGTCATCTGGTTTATAATTTTTTATATTTTCTATAAAGTTATTAAAAGTAATTGAGAATTTATATTCGTCTTCATCCATTTTGAAAAATGGTAAAATTTTTTCTTCTGGTTCCCAATAAATATTTTCATTTTCAATGTCAGAACGTATAATTTTAAAACCTGGAGTTTGACTATTGATGAAAGGATTTTCGTTACTACCAGTTTCTTCACAAAATTGTTTGTAAGTCATAGAAATAATTTCTACTGGATACTGTAAAATACCTTTCATAATTTTTCTCCAAAATAGAGTAACAAAGATTAAAATGAATATTCAATAAAGTAATATATGTTTAAAATGTACACTAAATAACTACATGACTCTCATATGAGAGTCATGTAGTATAACTTTTTATTTATTATCAAAAAGAAGATGTGAAACTTTTAATTCTGCAATAAAGCGTTTTCCTTCCATATCAAGCTTGTATTGTTTCATAAGATTTGATAGAGAACCAAATTTAGAACCGGACAAAACATTAATAATCATGTATGTCCAATAAGGTGGATATTCAAGAGCTATCTGTGTGGTATCAACATTAGAAGTTCCACCCAAAAAAGTACAACTTCTATAAAAAATACCAGCATTAAACCTACTGAGTCTTGCTGGTCCTAATTCCGAAATAAGTTCGCATACTCCAGGAATAGTCAATCCGTCTTGAGATAAAGGTGCACATCTATCTGCAATGGAATTTAGTTGACTATAATTTCCTAAAAATGTACATTTGAAAAAGAGTGATGGTTTGGTTGGATTTTCTCCAGATCTGCTTAATTTTTGAGCATAGTAAAGAGCTAGAATACTTGCTATTGTAAGCTGTTCCGACCAATCCAAATTTTCATTTCGTGCAATTATACCACTGATAACCATACAGTAACATTTAATAATATACGCGCATAATGGCGCGTTAAGCCAGAAATCACTCACGCTATAACTTCTGGTGAGCAATCCACGAATATACATGCTATGCAGTTCGTTAGCATCCGAGATAACAGTGGTACGATCTGTTATTTTAAGGAGTCCTGCGAGGTTGATAAGCATCTTGTTTTTAAATTCATAATAACTATTGATAGCATCCACACCAGGAGCAGTTTTAAGATCGAGTACAATATTATTTAGCGTGAGTAAATCTGGTAAGCTATCAAATGTGTTATTACTTGTCTTAGATACAACAGGATAAAGTGGAGCAAATTCATCTACATATCCTGTTGATACCATTTGCTCAAAAAGAGTAGTCATATATGTTACAACAGGAGGTTTATATTGATATACACTGGTTAAGGATTGATACGGAACTAGAATGCTACGATTATTAATAAGATATTTGACGACTTGTGAAATCTGTGTCTTCATATCCACAGTTTTCGCATATTGAGTATCAGTTATTTTTTTATTTATAATCATGTATTAAACTCCAAATCTGCTTATGTAACTATTGACATGATGTGTAGATAACATTAAAATTAATTATCTACAGGGAAGATAGCCTTCACAATAAAAAAATAATAGTGCTAAAAAATAAAGAAATTCTATAGAATATGTATCCGTATTTATACCGGCAAGGAGTTATCAAATGAGTAATTTCAACTCGAAATATACGTTTCCAAACTCTCTTACACAAGTAAAAGATGAGTCCATTGGAAATCCTACAAACATTGCAGAATATCCATTACATAAACCATTCTTTCCTATTCGTGCTGCCAGAGGTGAAAAGAATAAAGTATTTTGGCTAACTGGTGATGAAGCAATAACCAAGTATGGTTCAGAAACTTTTGATCAGTTTAGCGAATACTATCGTCCAGAACAGTTGTATTTGTCTAAGGCTATTTTTCCAGGGCAAGCTTGTTTTATAGCAAGAATTTGTGCACCTGATGCTAAAGAAGCTTCACTTGCTCTTGAATGTCATCTGACAAAAAATGCTCAAGTTCAGATGTACGAACGAGATGATGAAGGTAACTATAAGTATGACGACAATGGAGATCTCATTCCAGTAATGGATGAATCAAATAACCCTGTCAAAGAAAAGGGCGTCATTCTTAAGTATGTACTTCGTGAAGTAAGTGATGATGAAACTTACGATACAATTAAAAAGAAGACCGTTTCCAGTGGTGATAAAGAGACTGAAATTCTTCCTGTAATTGGTGGCATTGCTACTGCTCCTGGTGTATTTGGTAGTAGAAGTGGTTTTAAAATTTACTTTGATCCAAATGCACAATCAGAAGATCTTCTCGAAGAAAATAAAGCTCTTCAATTTACTTTTGCTCCAGTAGAACAGCCTTATCAATCTAATTTGGCTGCTGCTATTGGCGATAAGTATGAATACATAAGCAATACCTTTGTGTTTAAACCTGATCAGGTTGATCCTAATACACAAAGAAGAGTTTCATTTGATGACATGATTTCTCGTGTCTATTATGATACTAGCAACAATTATCTTCTTCCTTATAAACTGCATTGTTATGCTGATAATATTAAGTATATTGGCGATGCAGTAAAAGAAGTAGAAACTAATGATCTTGAGATTGTGGATGGTTGGATGGTTGACATCTTTACTCTTCTTAATCTCAAGGGTTATGCATATGAGCACGCTATTTTTGATACTGCTGGAAATGATGGCGTATATGTCAATGATGCTGCTATACAGTATCTTTCTGGTGGTGCAGATGGCGATCTCAGTGATGAAACATTTGAAGATTTGTATCGTCAAGTACTTGACTTTACACTTATTCCCGAACTTGTAGATACTTTTAAATATCCTATTACTCACATTTATGACGTTGGGTATACTATTGAAACTAAGTTGAAGATGGCATCCTGGATGGCCAAACATAAGTCAAGTAAAGTAGAAATTGCTACACAAGATATTTCTCGTCCTATGTACACCATGGACGAAAGTGCTTCTGTGGCAGCTGCTGTACGTACTCGTATGGCTCTTACTCCAGAAAGTACGTTCTATGGAACGGAAGCTATGCGTGGAGAAATCTTTGGTCAGTGCGGTATGCTTAATGACACAAGTGTTAAGTATATTGTTCCCGCAACATTCTGGATGGCACAAAAGAGAGCTACTCTTCACAACGCTTCTTATATTAAGGGTACTGTAAAAGGTTATCCCAACAATATTGTTAATATCTATCGAGATGTTAATTTTGTTCCGTTCAGCGATGATCAAAAGCAGATCTTCTGGGATGGTGCTGCTAACTATTTCCAATATGCAAATATGAATGATATGTTCTTTGCAGATATTAGAAGTATTTACAGAGCTACATCCAGTGTTCTTTCTGATACTACATATACCGACTGTTGTATTTACACCATGTATATTCTTAATACTGTATGGACTTACTATGTCGGTAAAACAAATGCTCCTGTAAACACTTTGTTTAGTGATATCAAGAAGAGTATTGAAAGTCTTGCTTATAAGGCTTATGGTAATCTTTATGATCTCACTGCAACAGTTTATCAGACAGACGATGATATTCAAGCTGGTGATCAGCTTCACATTGATAGTGTTCTTTTAGGTGACACACCAAACCGTCGTTGGTTTAATACTATTATTGCACGTCGTCCTAATCTAACTACCACGACGGAGGCATAAGTAATATGAGCACAGATAAAACTTCACTACAACTTGGCATTATGAAAGATGCCTTATTTCCAGAAAGCTATGCTTCTGCACTCGGTGGAACTCCTGATACCAGAATGGCTAATTTGGAAGCAGGTGGTCAGCTTGGTGTTGGTGGTCGAATTCTATCTCTTGATGGTGCAACTCCAGCAGTATTTAACTGCTGCCATATTGTAGTTCTTCAAACACCTACAATGTGGAACAATACTGAAGAGGGTAGAATACTTGCCAGAACAGTCAAAGCTCTTTTTGAAGTACATGCAAAAGATGTTTCTGGTATTGATTTTGGTTATACACTAAACTTTACTGATTCTCTTATTGGACACGATACTCAGAATGCTTCCATGCCCACTACTTCAACTCGTAGTGGTGTGTCTCCTGCTTTTACATGGACTGAAGCTTACGGTAACGTAGTGTGGAATACCATGTACAAATGGATCATGGATATTCAACATCCTGATACTCAGGTGTCTTATCTTTCTTCCATTAACAATGAAACAGTTCCTGAATGGGTATATTCTGCATTCAGCCTTTCTTTCATTGCTATTCAGCCTGACCCAACTGGCATTCCTGGTCGTATTTATGACGCTGCAGTATACTCTCAGGTAACTCCAACTGAAACTGGTATGATTGGTTTTAAACGTACTCCTGGTACTGCTGAAGTTCCCGATCGTACAGTAACATTTAAGGGTGTTGTTTCTCATAACGACAATACTCGTGAACTTGGTAAGATTGTCATGGCTACTCTGCAGATGCACAGACCTGATTATCAGCGTGCACTTACTTATAGTGGTGGTATTCTTACTGAAACTCAGAATGCTAATGTTGGTCTTATTAAGACTGCAGCTGAAGCTATTGAAGATTACCAGAATTATGGTTATAGTCTACCTAATGGTTATACTAATGCTGGTTATCAAGGTACTTCTGAATCCAGTGGTATTACAAACCTTTAATAAAAAATAAATAAAATACTTTATACAAGGAGTTACCCAATTAAGGGTAACTCCTTGTATAATCAAAAATACAAATTATTTTTTGTTGTAGTTTATATATTCTTCACCAGTATCAAAATTTCTACACAATTTGTCTTTAACAACACTATATGTTCCTGGACGATACACAACAGTAGTAATTGTTGTAAAATCATCCAGTTTTATGGCATTGGTTTTACGTAGTTCAGGTGTTTATTTCTGTGAGTTTGAACATACACAACGCCTCACCATTAGTATCATCTATTGCTCCAACTTCATCCATCTTTTCCTTACAATAAGGACATGTTTTGGATACTGTCTCAAGACCTTCTTCTCCATAATACATGGATTCATAACAATCACAAGTTACAATATGACCATTAGGACAGATAAAGCATTCTCTTCCTTCGTAAGACATGATACATTCCTTTTTGTAAGTAAAAGGTTAAAATCTTCTGATGCCCGTTAGGACATCAGAAGACCCACAAGGAGAGTATGGAGGTGGAGGCACATTGTGGCAATTTTAAATTCCAGGAACATCTGAAGTATATAACTTTCCAACTTACACATTGGTGTGGACAATTGTATAATTTAGAAAATACATATACATCAGATGTTCCTGAAACCAGGAGTAAGACTTGATAAATTGTTTATCAAGCATGTAATATAGGTGTTGTGTTTTTAAAGACATTTATTGACTAATCTTATTTTATTGATGCTTTTTCAGAAATAGTATTTACAAGATTGTTAAATTGAACAATTGTATTATCGTCTCCAGTTCGCTCACTTTTAAATTGCATCTCTGTTTCTTTGCCATATTTCTTTTTGAGATAATTTGCAAATTTTGGAATAGTATCTTTTCTATATTTTATTGGTAAATTAATATCTATTTCTGTTGTTTTTGTATCAGACGTTATTAATGCTTTTACACTATTGTGAGAAGCATTCTCTTTACAGTATATGGTAACTTCTGAATTTTCTGTAGGATTGCATTTGTATACTGCTGTATTAAAACCTTCATCAAAATAAAATTGCCAATCAAGCTTATTTTGATTTGTAAGTTTTATAATGTCAGACATAAATTTTATTGCTTGTTGTTCGTCTTGATTGTTCATAGTTAAATCCTTTTCTATTGTAGACAATGGGTTATTATTTGTATATTGATAACGGTTACCTAAAATTGAATATGTGATTATAAAAATAATTATTATTGTAACCGCTATCAATAGTTTTATTGGTTTGAACATTTTCGTGTGCTCTTTGTTTGTTTTTTAATTTTTGCTAAGTAATTGATGAGATTGTATTCAGTAGAACCATGTCGTAGAACACTTTGAATTATAGATGTTACCAGATTGTAATAAAGTTTATCCCAATTACTTCCACGATAAGTGTTGTCACCTCTTGGATATGTAATATTATTTAAAAGATAAAATTCAGTATCAGTGCCGTCGACACCATATTCAATATTCAAAGTTGAAGTGTATTTTGAAAATTTTGAAGAATCATCAAGACGATTATTCAATATAATTGCATTGTCAGTGGTGCAATAACTTATAGTTTTTGGATCTGTGAAAATTTTCCATTTTAAAATATCTGTATTTGTTAGATCAGTCATAGTGATGAATACATTTTCAAGTAAAAGATCTGGCATACATTTTGAATTACTCATATTGGTTACTCCTTGAATTGAATGATTGTACATGATTATACTTAATCAAAGTAAATAATTAAATTCATTTGATTAGATTTTTTAAAATGTTATAATGATGTTTCAATTGTTCATTAGTTTTTCTAGTATCCGTAATTGTATTATTAGAGTTTCCTTTTATTTGAAATTCAATGTCTTGATACAACAAAGATGCTGCTTCATATAAAGTATTATTTACATTTATACGAGGTATTTTGATGTTAATGTCGTGTGAAGATAAAATATCCTCAGTAGAATGTAATTTGATTTCATAAGCATCAGTTACATTTTCATAAAGTTCATAATAATAAATATCTATATTTAGATTTTTGTATTTGGCAGTATAATTATTGTGACAATATCTATAAATTTCTCCATACGACCATTTTAAATTTTTGTTATAATGAAGATAAAGAATACGTTTGAATATTTCTTCCTCAGAGAGTGTTCCATATGGTGTTAGTAGTTCCTGTAATTTTTTCATTTTGTATTTTTTATAATTTTCACCTATTGAATCCAATGACAATAAAAATATAATTGCCATTACTGCAAGTGTACAAACACATATGACTGGAAAAATCATAAGCAACAACCTTTTTAATAAGGTAATATATAGTTATTAATTTGTTTAGTGATTGGGGTTTTGTCCCAATCACTAAATTTATTTGTTATGAAGTATAATATTTATTTTCTAAAAATGTATATTGATTTTCGATTTGTTTTGTAATTTTATATTGATAAATATCAAACTCCCAATCAACATTTAAAATATCAGAAATACACTGACAGTTTTTAATGATGTCAGCAAGAGCAGTTTCTTTAGCTTCAATAAATTTATTTCTATTTTTAATGTACATTTGAATTTTACAAAAATCTTCCGTAGAGACAGATATATTTTTGCAAAGGTTATCTTCATTGCACACAAAAATATCTATAGATACTACACTGCTTGGTTTTCCAAATTGAGGAGCAGGTACATCAGTATTATAAATTTTGATATGTTCTGGAGAACAATCAATCGTTACTTGTTTTCCATTAGAAAGTTTAAATGGAAAATTTTCATGTCGTTTTTTATTCGCAATAAAATAGATGTCAGAAATTTTATTACATTTTATAGTTTCAATTTCATTGTTTGAACTAAATAAAGGAGAAAGTTTCCAGATTCTTTTCTTATTTATTTTGTTTGTATCTTTATTGAACTGATATTCTACAGAATCAGTAATGTAAGATTGTGGATGTTCATCATCTGGTAGAGTAGAAATTTCATTAATCTCATAAATAGGTGGTGTTGAAAGAAGTTCTTCTACTGTTTTTTGAGAAAGTTCTTTTTCATATTCTTTTATGTTTGGATTGTATTCCCATTGATATTTTGTAAGATGTAAATCGATAAGAAAATTTTTGTCATTGACACCAGGTAATACAAATTCAAAATAAGAATTAAATTCTTCTAAATACAGACAATAATTTTTCATAGTAGAAATACTCCTTAATAATGTATCTGTTTCATAATAGAACCTATTGGTGTTTTTTTTTTCAGATATAAAAGAGAGGAGGGATTTAAACCTCCTCTCTTTTATATTAAATGTTATTCTTTATCTGAACTAGGTAATTCTTTAATGGAATTGTCTTGATCTAGAGCAATTAGCTTTTGTCTTTCTTGAACAAATACATCTATGACATCGATCAAATCATATATAAAATTTGCTCCTTCCATAGATCTTTTGATTGTTCTGATAAGATAGTTTCCAAGTTTCCAGGAATAAAGGGTATAATAAATTTCAGCATCTGATCTTTGTTTAATACGTATTGTTGGAAAGAAACCTTTAAATAAATCAAATAAGTTATGTGTCGGTGGAATAATAACTATTTGAAATGGAAGATTATCTTTATCAGTATAAAACATATCACTGTATATATTGTATTTCCAAGTGATACGTTTATTTTTTGTGGCTTCGATAAGCTCAGTGACAAGCACATTGACATATTTACTCATGAGTTATTTCTCCATCAACAGTATGTTTTAATTGAATCTCAATGAGTTGTCGAAGATGCTGAAATTTTTCCATGAGATTTATATTTGTGTACTCTATTACTGATTTTGATATATCAATTTCAAATGGTTGAGTAAAAGGTATAGCACTGATACAAATTTGATCAAATATTGGAAGTTTTAATTCATCTTCGTGTTTTCGGCTTATTTTAATGACGAATACTCCAATTTTTGTTGTTGCTTTATAATAAACGATTTTGTGACTATATGAACTGTGGTCATGTTTTGTCCAAGTAATTAGATTTGATGTTGTAAGTAATTGCAATTGATTTAAAAATTTTTCTACTTCTGGAGATTCGTTATCATAAATTGGCTTCACGAAAATTACTAGACCTGCTAATAAAATTACCATCAGTATAAATAGTATTAACATGTATTCAATTCTCCAAATAAAGATTTGGATTTGTTAAGAATACTGCATTGTTACTGTGAATCAGATTAGATAAAATATTATCCAGATCGTTAGAGTTTATTGAATTCACAATAATGTTTTTTAATTTATCACTATCGTGAACATCGAATTTGTACGATACAATCTTGTCATTATTTATAATAAATTTTCCAGTTTTGGATTTGGTATAATAAATAAATTGATGTTTGTTGTCTTCTGTCTGAAGATGTAATTGATGAGATTTGTTGGTCTTTATTTGTCTCCAAACAAATTTTTTGGAAGTTGTATTTTTTGAAATATAATTAAATAAATAGATTTGTTTTTCTACATTAGTTAGAAGATGTAACATCTCATTTTTAAAAATGTAATCGGTAATAAATTTAAACAAATTTGCACATTCTTTTGATTGGCAAGATATATTTATATGTTTAAGATCAGACTGTAACTCTATCTGCGTAGTGTATATTTTTTCATGATATTCACTATGATGACTTGTTACAATAGTTAATACTAAGTTTTTTGTTTTGTCTTTAAGGATATAACTTTTAAAAATGTTATTGTTAGAAACATATACATCTTCTTTTGAGTGAAGTTGTATATCAAAATTATTGTGATTTAATCCTTTGATGATCAAATCTGTAATAAAATGATATTGTTGTTTTTGTTCTTCTTCACACCGTTTTCTGTTTTCAAATTTAATCTTATTTAAATGATCATTTAAAATACTATTATAAGCTTGTAAAATATTTATATCTTTTTTAAAAATCTCATTTATCACATCTTTATTTATCATTGTAGGTTCCTTCTGATATTAGATACTCATTTATTTGTAAGAATTCTCTAACAATTTGACGATGACAAAAATTGTTTGGTGATTCGTAACAAAGTAAAATTATACCATTGGAATTTTCTTTTTGAAAAAGATTAATCAATTCTTGTTTTAATGTGTTTGGGTTGTTCCATTTAGATAATACTTCGTTTAAATAATGTTTGGTATATTCTTCTTTTGTGAATATGTTATCTTTATATTTTTTATAAAACCAAAATTTTGGAGCTAATTTTTTAAATTCAAATTCATTAGAATGTGTGTACCAATTAGGAGCTACTCTAGCTATGGAGACTGGAATAAGATTTTCTTGTTTATAAATTTTTAATTTGGCAAAATATCCTGTATATAAATTACATGATGATTTTTGTGCTTCAATTGACATCGTGACAATCTCGTTCATTTTGTTGTAAAATATATAATTTTTCTGCTTCTTCAATGATAGTTTTGACATAGTGATTGTCTTTGGAATTAAGAAGCAATTTTTTCTTTAAACCAGAATTTGGTATTTCTAAAACATTGTACTTTTCATAAACGGACAATACAAAATAATGTATACCCAATTGTAGAATAGGTATTTTTATAATGTATTGTTCTCCATTACGAATAAATCGTTTGTAAACTTCTATGTTGTTACTATCATAAAGAAATAACTCACTCAAATTTAGTTCAAGTGTATCTGTATCACGTGCCAATTGTAATTTTTGTTTATTTAAAAATTCTTTAAAGATAAGCGGAAATAAAATTATCGTTATTAGAATAAGAACGCATATCAAATAATTATTTATAATGGACACGATTAATTCCTTTTTGATTAAAATGTTCATTAAAAATTTTAGTTAATTGTGATACACGTTGATCATAAAGATTACATTTCTCAATAACTTGATCTGTTTGCATTGTTTTAGGAAAGCGTTCAAGTATGCTGTTGTGTCTACTATCTTCTATTTTTACAAGAAGTGAATAAACACTTGAACATACTCTATTTGTGTACTGAGAATACGATTCATGTTTTCGTTTTGTAATATTGTCTAGACCAATACGAATTTCTTTTATTTCTTTAGAATTGCAATTGTTAAATTGTTGAATTGCTTCCATGGTTTTATCTAACGAATAATCAGTATCTTCGATTACATCGTGATATAAACCAATCAAGTAACAAATAGTACAGTCTGATTTAGACCATTTGTAAATTTCAGCACTTACTCTTGCCATGTTCGCAACAGTTAAGCAGTGATGCCAGTATTCTTCTCCTGATTTGTCAAATCTGCCGTCGAACAATTGTTTAATGAATTGTATTTGTTCAATTGACATTTTTTAACCTTTTTACAATTCGTTAATAAATTGAGTAATTTTTCTTAAAGGAGATTCTTCATAAGACGATTGAGATTGATGATTTTTTGTAAAAAGCAATTTAAAGAGTTTTGACGCATCTTCAGTTTCAGAAACACCGTTGGTTATAAGTGGGAATGATACAATAGGAAAATTGGCAACTCCTTTTTGTCCAAGTTTATAAATATTGATTGAATATGATGTAACTTTATCTTGATTTACAGTAATGAGATATCTATTTCGTTCGTGTTGAAATTTTGTAGAAAGAACTTGATTTGGATTGTTGGTAGATTCTACCCAAATAACATTTCCTTCCAAGGTTTTGACATAAAGTACAGTAAAAAATTCTTTTCGTTCGTCTTTAGTCGTCTGTGTAGAAAACATGATACATTCTCCTTTATAATAGATACAAACAAAATAAATTACAATATTTTTAACAAAATTCCAAATTACATGCCCATTCGACACATGTTTTTAAAGTATTATTAAATTCCTTTGCTTGTTGTAATTGATGCTCTGCACTAACAATAACATTGGATACGTTAAAATATTTTTTGCAATTTTTATAAATTTGATTGATGTTGTTAGAATAAAGAACTTGAAGTATAGTTTTGTGTACATTGTTAGTAAGGTGTTCATCCCAAGAATTACTTCTCCACTGCATAGCAGGAAGACCATATTTCTTAAGATAAAAAACATAATCTTTTTTAGTTTTAAAGAGTTTATGGTAGTTTGATTTCATTTTCTTAATATCTTTTTCTAGTTGCGATATGTATTCATCCATTAAAATGCTGATACCCTCACATTCTTCCGGGGTAAGATATCCATCACAATCTGAATGAAGGAGAAATTTTTCTAAAAAACTATATTCAGAATCATGCTCTTTTATTGTAGTATTAGTAACTAGATAAGATCCATGACGTGTTTCATTACCAAACTGATATTTATATTCATGAAGTGTTAAAGGAATGTTAAAATGATGCCCAATACAATTTCTGAAATAGGTAAATCCACCATAAGAAAAATGAGGACCTTCAGGATAAAAATCAAGACCCATAACAAAATCTCCTGTTGTTTAAAGTTATAGAACAAAGTTTTTTGTACTTCTAGGTAGTAATATATCACTGTTTTTAGTATGAATTTAAATTTGATGTACTGTAGGAATTTTCCTACAGTACATCGTTACTTAATATAAGTTTTTAATAAAAAATTCCTTATTACATCTTATTGCATACAACGCAATAACAAACTATCGATATATTCTTTTCTCCAAAATCTATCAGTAACAGAACTTCCTTTAGTATTAAATTGTAATCCAAATCGAATAAATTCTAAAGCCATATATTTTTTCTTTAAAATTAAATAAAGTTCTGCTGCGTATAACCAATTGTCACGTACTTCTGGAGCTTCTCCAATTGCACGCATTGCCCAAGCAATAGCTTGTTCAATGTTTTGTTTTGAACTTGCATATATAGTAGCTATTTCAGTACAAATAGAAGCTCTCAATTGTTTTACTGCGACAATGTCTTTTCCATATTTGGTATTTAAATTACTTTTACAAGCTTCGTTGGTTATTGTTAAAAACCGAAATGCTTCATCTAGAGCATCATCAATTTTATTTTGTTTTTGATATTCTTGAATGAGATAGTTAGAAGACCAATAATCATTAGGATCTTCTTCGCAAGCCTGGATACATAAAGGCAAATAGTTTCTTTCTTTTGATTCATCAGGATGATGAATAAGTATGGGAAATTCTACTACTTTTCTTTTTTCATCATTTGGATTTTCAATCCATTCTACTCTTTCATGTACACAATGTATCCATTTGTATCCGTGTCTACTGTGACATTTTTCCTGATATGCCGTTGAATTGGGAATAGTTTGTTTGTCATCTTGCCAGGAATAAATATAAGGAAAATGTAATTTCGTTGTAAGTGGTTCTAAAGAATCTTCTATTTTTTGTCTCCATCCTTTAGATAATGTTTCGTCTGCATCTAGAGAGATGCAAAAATCTACATCTTCAGGAACTAAATCAAGAGCCATATTTCTAGCATCATCAAATCTAAATGATTCAAAGGAATGTGTAAACAAAGTAACTTTATCTGCATATTTTTTTATGATGTTTGTTGTGTTGTCTGTCGATCCGGTATCTAAAATAATAAACGAATCTTGTTCCTGTAGTTCTTGTAAATGATAAGAAATAAATTTTTGTATATACTTTTCTTCATTTTTTACAATAGCATAAATAGCAAATTTCATAGCTAGATCAATCCTTGTTTTAACATATATAGGGCATTAAATGCCCTATATATGTTTTGTTTTATATAAAAATTATATATTTTAATTTACTACAATGTAATTGATTCTCCATTTATGTTACAAAGATTAGATTTTCCATCTTTAAAGTCATTGACATGAATAGTACAATATGATGTTGAATCTAATTTACCTAGGTGTATTGTTGGATTGTGTCCACTTATATCAACATTTTTAAGAACAATTGATACGTATTGATTAGTATTGGTAATGTTTAATGTATTGGTATGAATAGCATTCCAATATTTATCTATAGTTCCTAGATCACAAACTTCTGTGGTAGCAGGTACAAAATTAATTGCCATATTCAATTTCTCCTAATTAATTACTACTAGATACAATATTAGCAAGTGTATTTAATAATTTTCCTGTTATTCCAGTTGAAGTGACATATAAAAAGGATATACTACCATAATTTCTACTTACAATAGGTATGCTCATGTTGGTCAGATCATAATTGGTTAAAGTTAAACCTTCTGATGTTATAGTAAAATCAGAATATGGAATATCACGATAATCTGAAACAGGAGCAGTGCTCGAATTACTTGAATGTGATTGTATTCTTAATAATAAATTTTTGTCATATGGATATTTTGACAATATAAATGATACAATATGACCATTTTGTATAGTGAGATATTGATTCGGTGCTACTTCTACATCTGGAATTGTTGTTGAAAATGTAACAATTGTATTATTAACAAATGTATCATTAGTTTTTATTTTTGTAGAATATATACTACGCCATCTTTTTGTAGCAGTTCCCATAGTTTGTGTAGTAGCAGAAGGTATAAAATTTTCAGACATATAAAAATTCCTCGTATGGGGTTTATATACGATTAAGCATACTATTTTGTTATATATCACACCCTATTACTTAGGGTGTGATATTTTATTTTTATGCAGTTAATTTATTATTTCCAGGCCATATGGTTTCATCCATATCCCAATGAATAAAATAAACATCATCAATATCAGAAACAGCAAGCATCTTTAAAAGAAGTTCTTTTCTTTCTTCTATTTGAACACGTCTTTCTTTTACAGCGGTAGCAATTTTAAATGCGTCTTGTACAGGAACACTAATAATTAAATCATCCCAAACATTTTCATATACATGAATACTTACCGAGTCTGTTTTATCTGGATCTATGGTAGTAAGAATATGTTCGTATTGAGTATTTAAGGGAGGAGTACAATTGATTTCTATATCCTGGCCAGAAGTGAGTTTGAATTTAAGACGTTCTTGAACTCTACCATTTGCTTCGTAATTAATTCGATCTGTTCTGCTTTTAATTTCCCATGTATAATCTTCCTCGATAAGTTCAGGAGATTTGGCAGTCCAAGTTTCAGATTTAGTAACTCTATTGTTTTCAACATCAACTGCGTAATCAACAGCAGTTATATTGTATCTAAAAGGATGCTCTGGAATAATACTCGTAGTGACAACAGGATAAATAGGAGGAACAAGCAGTTCTTCTAATGTACGAGTACGCAATTGATTTTCATATTCATATATGTCAAATTCAGGATTGTTGTGATATCTTGTATTTTCTACAAGAATACGAATAAGAATATCTTTATCCATTTCTTTTGATTCTGGAGTAAGTTCAAGATAAAATTCTTGATAATCGGTATATTCGTCATATGTAAATACTGAACAAAATTGACCCATGTTATTTAACCTCTAAGTTGATTGTTAATAGTCGCTTTAAGTTTTTCCAACCATTCTAAATTCCAATAGTTGGACATAATTTCATAACTTTCAGATTGACTACAATTTAAACCAAGTTCAAAATATTTTTGTGCTTCGTGGGTATTTCCAAGTTGCAAATGAATTATACACAAAGATAGATATGTTTCTCTACAAGGCCATATCCCTACAGCAAGTCCTTTATAGATAAACGCACTGTGATAATTGTTTAATTTTTCATAAATAAATCCTACACGAGAATAACATCTAGTAAGATTTCTTAAAAATTCTTCATTGTAATTGTCAGTATTGATAAGTCCTACTTGTTTAAAATATTTATCATATTCCTTTAAAGCTTTTTCAAATTGTTTAGCAAAGAATAATTCATTTGCGTATAGATATTGAATATGTAAAAAATCTTCTTGACTATAGAGAGAGTTAATGGAAGGTTCATTTAAAGATTGTACACAATTTTCAATGATTTGTAGATAGTTTCTTTTACGTTGTCCGTTTCTGTAATGTATAGATTCTAGAGACATATCTACAATATGTTTGACTAGATTATTCTTTGGAATTAAACATTCATGAACAGGAAATTTCCAACTTGCATCTTTTCTTGTATGAATGGAACATCTAGGTTGAACAAAGAAGAATCCTTCTTTTTCTTCAGAACAATCTTCAGTTCGTTTAAATGACAATACAAAATGTTTTTCTTTTTCATAAATAGTTTCTATTTTATTTCTCCAATTAGATTTAAAAAACTCATCTATGTCTAGAGCTATACATACATCTATATATTCAGGAATTTTAATGGATGCTTGATTTCTAGCTGCGGAAAAATCCCATTGTTCATAGCTATAAAGATGAAGTTGAATATTAAATCCCTCATCCTGTAATTTTTTAATAATGTTTAAAGTGTTATCCGTAGATCCTGTATCTGTAAATACAAAACAATCGTTTTCGGTCATATCTTTAGAATGATGTCGTATAAATTTTTCTAGATAACGTTCTTCATTTTTAATTGGAGCATAGAAACATACATTCATTTTTATATGCCTTATTCAGTTAGTTCAAGAATAGGAATGACATTCCCATACCACAATTGAGCACTGTTATATGGACGATATCCTTCAGTTTCTTTTAATATTGATAAAGGATATTTATTAACCCCTTGAGATGAAGACATTGCTCCCATAAAAGCTGCCCAAGCTCTAGGTGTTATAGAATTTTCTGCTACAGGATCGACAGGAATATCAGGTATCTCTGGTATTTCTTCCAGTGATATTTGAAAGGTATCTACTAATGACCAACGTCCACTTAAAGTAGGATCTAAACTATCTATACGTGAAGCAAGTATTGCAATACGAATTAAAGTATTAATATTAGGAAGATCACAAGATTGTCCATTACTTAAAGTTATAGATCTACATTTATGGGCAATTCCAGTATCTGCTTCAGCCGCCATTAATTTATCAGTCAGTTCTTTGCTAGTTTGGGTATCTTTAACAATTTCCGCATTTATTATGGTATCTGTATAATCAGTAGCACTATCATCAGTGGGATATATTGGAAGTTGTGTTGGCATAGTTACTGCAGTGATTCCTGCATTTGTTGGTGATGTATTATTTTGATTTGAAGGTACTCTATATTGAGCATCTAGTACAAGAACTTTTCTTTCTATACCATCATTAAATACTATTACAGATCCAGGAAGAGTTGGATGTCTGTAAAGTTTTCTTCCAGATGGTAGTAATGCAGGATCTTTAATATCAGTTCTTACGCCATCGATGAGTTTGTAAAAAAGTTTGTTAGTGTTATCCCAACCTATTTGATAAAGAACATTTTCAATTGTAGATTCAAATACAATTCCATCAGTTATACTGGAATAAATGTTATTGCTTGTATAAATGGTATTCCAGGGATGTTCTGGAGTTCCGATACATTGTGTATTTTCTTTTGGTACAAAATGTTTAGCCATACTATTTGTGATTACCTCTTATACTGTACTTAATAAATATTTATTTAAATGATTGTCATCCCAAACAAGACCATCACATTCAAAACTAGTATCAAAATCAAAGGTCTTGCACATCATAAAAGCTTCTCTAGCTAAATTTTTTCTACCCATTCTATAAAAAGCTATTCCAGCATAAAACCAACTTTCTCTACTAAATGGAGATTCTCCTAATGAACGCATTCTCCAGTAAATATATTGATTCATAACTTCTTCTTGTGGTTTGTCTCCATATTCTAACATATTGGCTATATAACAACAAGCTTCTCCTCTGTCTCTCCTAGAACCAGAAAAATCACATTCTGATTCATTCATACATTCTTGTTCAGATAGAACTAAATATTTTTTAAATTCTTGTATAGCTCGATCGTAATGATCTTTTCCCATGTTCATAAATTCACGGGCATATAGAAATTGTATTCTTGTATCTGTAGGATCTTCTTTGACTGCATCTTCAAGCATTTTAAAATAAGTGTTTCTTGTTTCTTTTTTCCTTGTCTGAAGATGTATAAGTTTTAATTTTTTAGTAGCTATTATATTTGGTATTACACCTTCGTTTTCTTCTAAAATTTCGTGGATAGAATATTTCCAGTGAAAACATCTAGGATCATGAAATTTTCCTACTTTTTGAATAAGTGCTGGTTTTGTGTAACATGTTTTATTTAAGTATCCTTCATATGGATTTTGATCTTCTGTAGCAACATCAAAGAAATCATAAATAAATTCATTAAAGATTTGATTGATGTTTGGATTAGTATCCAAGATAATATCTAGTTCATTTCTCCAATTAGGATCTTCAAATATCTCATCTATGTCGATACTTAAAGCAAATGTACAATTTTTAATATCTATTTTAGATTGTGCGTAATTTCTAGCAACATCAAATTTCCAAGGAATAAATTCTTTTTGATAAATATTTAATCTAGAATCTTGTTCTTTATATTTACAAAGAGTATCCCAACTTGTGTCAGTAGAACCAGTATCTACAATTATTAACTCATCTTGTGGCTGAAGTTGAGATAGCATTAAATTTAAAAACGAAGTAAGATATCTTTGTTCATTTTTACAAATGCAATATACTGAAAGTTTATGAGACATTTAATAGATTCTCCTTTATTTTTTATAAGTATACCTTCATATGAAGGTATACTTATATACATTTTAACCTAAGACATAATCACCATTTTCATCGACAGTAATAGGAAGGTTTATATCACCTTCAACTAAAACTTTTTTGTTGAGATAAGTTAAATTGTTAGATAGGGTTAGATTGTCCGCATCGGATATTAAGGTAACTTCATTAAAATCATAGAAATTAGAATATTTCCATCTAGTAAAAGATACTAAATATGGAGTAAGTTCATTGGTTTTGTTAGACCATGAATATAAATATCCGTCTTCCGTAATAGCATGTGTGGTAAATTGGGATGTCTGATATACAGTTTTCCATTTTGTAGTAGTTGATATTAAATTCATGTCATACTCAGGAGTATCTATTCCTATATAATTTCCTTGTCCGTATAGATATCCATCTTCAGTTATTCCATATATATTTTGGTCACTGCTAATAGCATATTTCCATGTAGTAACGGAAGACTGTAATACTGGCTCTGTGTTGTTATTATTCCATGAATATAAACGTCCATTAATATCTATTGCAACTACGTGAGCATATCTGTGACAAGATGCATATTTCCATTTTGTAATATTGCTAACTTGATGTGGAGTTAATTGCGTTTCAGAAGCAAAAGATGATCCCCAAGTATATAAATATCCATTAATATCAATGGCTACTACAGTCATTTCCGAAGCGGATATTTGGGACCATTTGGTATTTCCTATTTTTATAGGTGTTACCTGTTCTTCGTTATTGGAACTTCCTGTGCCTAACATGCCATTGTCATTATAACCCCAAGAATATAAATCGCCATCTTTAGTTATAGCAAATAATGTAGGAGCATTGGTATTATTTGTACTTGTAGCATATTTCCATTTTGTAGTAGAGGAAATTAAATTTAAACTAGGGTCACTGTAAACATTATATTGATAAAGCAGATCATTTGTGTCAATAATTAATGGAACTGCTGAACCGTGTAAACTTTTCCATTTAATATCTGGATTCAATTGTGATGGGGCTTCAAAAATATTTTCAAATAGACAATTGTCTTCAGTTATTCCTAAAGTACCACCATTGAATGTAATAGCAGATTTTAATTTTTTACCAATTACATCGGAAGAAGATTGTTTATTGTTGTATACTTGATAAGCAAATCCTTCTTCAGTTCCTATTATAATTTTATTTGTTAAAGGTTTAATATGATCTATACTAATATTATTTGACCACGAAACTGAGCTTCCATTAGTAACTAAGGGTTTATTTTTTTTTTGATCTGTTTGATTTGGAAACGGAGATTCATTTTCTCCTTTAGTAACATGACCTTGTGCGTCAACAGTAACTTTATTATAAGTACCTTCTACCACACCACTATCCGGATGGATATATGGACTGACATCTTTTTTAAGAGCTAATTCGTTGTCGTTAATTGTTAGAGTAAAAACTGGTTTAACTAGACCAAATGTGTTACTGAAATTAGTCTTAAAAGTAGATTCCCATTGACTATTACTTATTTTAATTGGAGTATATTGAACAATGGATCTAAGTCCATTACCTACAAGACCAGAAGATCCGTTATCACCCCAACCATACAATTCATTATTAACGGACATTCCAAAAGATGTTTTATTGTCACAACTAACCCATTTCCATTTTGTAGTTGTACTAAATATATATGGTGTGTATTGATAGGTATCAGCTTTCCCAGTTCCCAATGATCCAGTATCGTTTTTACCCCAACTATATAAATGATCGTTTTCATCAATCGCAAATATAAAACTGTTGCTCGCAGAATACCTAATCATGGGGTATATAGTTTTCCATTTGCTGGTATTAATTTTAATAGGAGTATATTGATTAGTGGTATTTCCTAAACCTAACTGTCCTACTTCGTTATTTCCCCATCCATAAAGATATCCGTTTTCATCAATAGCAAATGCGTTGTATGCCGTTGTATATACAACTTTCCATTTTGTAGTTTCTGATATTAAATACGGTGTGGTCTGATAACCAGACGTGTTACCATTTGGAATTAATCTTGCATCATTGTTTCCCCAGGCATATAACAAATCATTTTCATCTATTGCAAATGTACATGATGTAGTACTAATAGCACTAACTACTGATTTCCATTTGGTAGTTTCAGAAATACGTACAAAAGATTTTTTGGATACTACACTTCCATCTCCCAAATGTCCATACGAATTAAATCCAGTTCCGTATAAATAACCATTAATATCAATAGCATATGCTACTTGAGTTAATTTCTTTTCTATATATTTCCATTTAGTATTTCCTGGTACCAACATAGGAGTGTTTATAGTTGCCGTATTACTTCCTGCGCCCAATTCCCCAGCATAATTAGAACCCCAAACATATAACAAATCATCATAAGTAATACCATATATTGAATAATTGCCAGGAATAATATGTTTCCATTTAGTAACAGATGAAATCTTATACGGAGTTAACTGAGTGGTGTTTGAACCATTTCCAGTTTGTCCAGAACTATTGCATCCCCATGAATATAACAAATCATTTTTGTCTATAGCAAATATAGCAAAAGTATTTCTGTTTACAAACATTTGTTTCCATTTAGTAATTTGAGAAATTTTATACGGTGTATATTGAGAAATGGAACTTCCAATGCCTAATAATTTATAATCATTTCCCCATGTATACAAATAATCATCTTTGTCAATTGCGTATAGATTGGTGATGGTACTATAACTAATACAGTAAACACTTTTCCAACAAGTATTTGATATTTTAAACGGTGTTAGATGTATAGTAGTTTCTACACTGTTTAAAATATTATTAGAATTTTTGCCCCATCCGTAAAGATTTAAATTATTAGAAGATATATTTAAATTAGTATTATCTGTGGTAACTGAATCTAATTCCAAATCTCTAGTCCAAAATTTAGTTAATCCATTAGTAGCTAAATATGAATCTTTTTTAATTGTAGAATCGTCTGGAAATACATCAGTATTTCCTAATTTAGAAGTGATATATTCAATATTAGCAATTTGATTTGTATTAGTATCATCAGATGGAGTAGGTGCGGTAGGTATACCTGTTAATTCTGGTGAATCAGTATCAGCCTTAGTTTTTATTTCGCGCATAATTTTTGGAAACATACACTCTTCCCTAATGTTAGATTGTAAATAATGGTATGTTTATCAACAAAAAATAAAATATATGATGTGAAATCCACATGAATATCTACTACCGTATATAATTGAAATATTTTCTTGACAAAAAAAAAAGAATGAATGAGATATACTGGTGGAAATCCACCAGTATATCGTCAATTATCGTATAATTATAAGAATCACATAAACTACAGCAAGTTGGGTGAGGTGGATTAATTTGGTATATAAAACTTCAAGACACACGTCGTGTTCTTGTTGTTTTAAATCCTCTATTTCAGCTTCAGTTTTATCACAGACATCACGTAGTTCTCCTATTCGTGCTTCTTCTATAGGAGTGAGTTTAGTTATTGCTAAATATGAAATATATAAAGCAAACATGGTTTTATATGAAATTGATGGAAGAAAATATTGTTTGACTACAAATACATCCCATACATAACAAAGAAATTTAGGAACAATCAAATAGTATAAAGCACATATAAAAAATGTAAGTGCTCTCATTTGTAATCACTCCGAACAATTTCTTTTTCAATAAGCGGAGTATTCATTAAAACATTTCCTTCTTTATCTACTTTATAGATAGTGATATGTTCTTTGATTATCAATTCTTCTTTATCATCTGTATAGTCTGAAAATGTATTGAGATCGTATTCTCTTTCATCTAGCATACTTGTCATAGTCTTGTTGTAAGAATTGCCAAAATACGCTAGTTCTTTAATATCGCCGTCAATTCCGAATCGTTTTACTTTTGCATAATAATTGTTAATAAATTGAAAATCATGATCATCTATTTCAAATCTACTTAATGTAAGATTTAAATGATCTCCATATGTGGAATAAGAAGAAGTTTCATTAAATAGAGTATAACCCCCTTGTCCAATATTAATAGAAAGTTCATTTAAATCTCTTTGAAAAACTTCAAAATAATCAGAAATGTTAAATCTGTATCGTGTTATATCTCCATATACTGATAATCTCATTTGATTGCGTGAAAATAATTTTACAATGGTATTAATAAGAAAAGATCTAGCCTCTTCAACAAATAAATCGTATGCTTCTTCGTCTGCAGGAAATGAAATGATGAATTTATAAATTGGATCAGATTGAGTTAATTTTGGTTTGGAATAATTTTTATCACAGGTCTTATACCCGAAAATATAAGACCAATCTGGTCCAAACCATTCGTTCATTTTGTTGTGTGTTTCTTCATCCAGGTCTTTTGGAAGAAGTTCTCCTTTGATAAGATCGTCTATGATTTTTGTAAAATTATCGATATAATAATAATAATTGTGATATAAATAATTAGTATAACTTTTCATAAGTATTTCCTTTTTGTGACAGATAGGATTATAATCCTATCTGTTATATTAAAATAATATAGATATTATTTTAATAATGGAGAATTTAAATATCATGCCCTTTTATACAAAAAATCAATAGTGCGCTTAAAGCCTCTAATGTTTTCGTTAAAATACCTAATACACAAACGTTAAAAGAAGCTAAAAATATCTGGGTTAAAAATGAAAGTGGTATATTAAAACCTA